GTGCAAACTCTGGTGATAATTTATGGGTTAATAGTAAAACATTACCAGGATCATATACTATTACTGGTGATACAAGTATTGGTGGAAATTTAACTGTTAGTGGTAATACATCATTACAAGGTTTAACAGCAACTACAATATCGGCAACGACATATCAAAATTTACCTATAAGTGGATTAACCCCTGGATCAAATATTACTATCACTGGAAGTAATTCAAACTTTACAATATCAGCATCAATTTCAACAGGACCTTTTGGTGTATCTAATACATTAGGAGTTTATACTTACTACTCAACATTATCTGCGGCTATGTCAGCAGCAACTACTGGACAAACTATTGAAATGTTTGCAGATGTTACTGCAACAACAACAGTAACCTTAAAACCAAATGTCATTTTATATGGTAATGGTCACACATATACATATTCGGGAAATACAGGTAATGTATTTTCAACAAGTCCTGGTAGTGGTACTTATTTTTTCTATAATATGAACATAAGACGCTCAAATACTGCAACATCAACTGGTGTGATATTTTCGGCCGATGGAACAGTTTTTGCGACTACATTAACTTTTAAATGTTATAATCTAACCGTAACTTACACAACAACAACAGGTACTGCACCAATAGTTACAACAACTGGTTTTGGTATATACGGTTGGGTATTTGATGGAATAGAAGTTATAGGAAATAGTTCTGGATTTTTATTTCCTGATGTATTTTCGGTTAATAATATAAGAAATAGTAGAATAGAAAATACTGGAACAGGAGGTGGATACTCAACCGCAAATATAACTGGTGGTAGTGTGATTGAAAATACATATGTAAAAACAGTGTCGGGTGTTGCAATATCATTAAATTATAGTAATCAAGGTGATACTGCTAGAGATTGTACTGTTATAACAACATCTTCAAATGGTATTGTTGGTGGAACAGCAATAAATTGTTATTCTTTTTCAAATTCAGGAAGAGCTATCACATCTAGTGCCTTTAATTGTGTTGCATCAACGGTTACAGGAATTGCATATTACCAAAGCAATGCTTGGAATTCAATTGGAACATCTTCAAGTACTGGTGTTGCAGTTAGACCATTTTTTACAATTTCTTCATTCTACGATTGTACTTTTAGAAGTGCTGGAAATGCGACAATTTCAGATACTACTTATCCCGCTAGGTTTTATAATTGTTCAATAGAAAACGCTTGGAATAATGCGTCAGGACATGGTATTTTACTAAATGGTGCTGGAGTTGAGGTTACAAATTGTTCCATCTCAGTAACTAACGCGTCCGCAAATTGTATAGTAGGTGCCGGATCGATTACTGTTAAATATGCAAATAATTCATTCCGAGGTGCAACGACACCAATTAACATTAATGTTACACAAGGAATTACTAATACACACGATAATCAAGGTAATATATTAATATAAATGGAAAATTATAAAATAGATATTTTTTTAGAACTAAATTTTCTTGTTATTCAGAATTTAAACACACAAGAACAAAAATATTTTACCATATCTGACTTATCTGGTGATTTATTAACATCGTATAATAATTTTAATCAATTGATTAATCAAAAAACTAATGAAGATTTCAACCAAATTTATGTTGCTAAAAACCCTGTGATTAGGTTTGTAACGATGAAAGTACATATTACAAAGTTAGAAAATACACAAGAAACACTTTATGATAATTTATCTGATTCAGAAAAATTAATATTTGATAATTTTTATAACACATTTACAAACTAATTAAAAATGAATTTAAGTAATATATTAATTGTTGTGATTAACATCATTATTTAAAATAAAAATAATAGTTTATATCGTTGTGAATTAGAAAAAATATATAAATGCCACACCAAATAACAATAACAGGAGTAACGGGTAATGCGCCATATCAGGCTCAAGTTTGTAATATATCAATAACAAATTGTTTTAATGTTCCAGGAACATTTAGTTCAGTCCCATACACTTTTAATGTTCCAGCCCCTTTAGATGTTGCAAATTCAGTTATTGTTATTGTAAGTGATGACGATGGTTGTGAAACTTTCCAACATTATTCTTGTCCAACAACACCTACACCTACTCCAACACCAACCGCAACACCTACACCAACTCCAACAAGTCTATGTAGGTGTATTACAGCTGATAACACATCAACAAACAATGGTTCATTTGATTATACTGATTGTAATGGTAATAATGTTTTGGATGTTATAATTCAAAGTGGTATAACATATTATACTTGTGGTTCAAACCCAACAAATGAAACAAATCTTACAATAACAATTGGCGATCCTTGTAGTTCAAACCAATTTTGTCCAACACCAACTTGTCCTCCAACACCAACACCAACACCAGTAGCACCTATTTGTGCTCTTGGTGATTATTTAGTCTTTGTTTATGAATTTCCATCTGGTTCGGGGGTGGACTTAGATACTGTAACAACTTTAACACAACCAACAATAAATGGGCCTTTAGGTTTTTGCTATAGTTCTACTCCTAGTGGTCCTTATATGTATTGGGGTGGCGATAATACAAGCTCAGGTGGAAGTGAATCGGTGTATTTTAAAGTAAATGATATTAAAACGGCATTTCCTTCAGCACCAACAATTCAATTTACAGCAAAAGCCCATTGGTATACAAGCTTAGGAACTGGTGTTATTAATCTTGCTATGTATGTTTATTCCGGCGGAACAATGGTTTCCGATGGTAATTATGGATTTACAAATGTCGGCGGTTCTTTAGTCGCCACATACACATTCCCATTACCACCATTATTAGTAGTCCAACAATGTGCAATACCACGAACACCACAATGTTTAGGAACCTTTACTTATAATATTTCAACCGGATGTATAATAAGGACAGATGGTTGTTAAATCAAAATCAACTTATTGAACCACTCACGAACTAAAGATTTGTGGGTTTTTTCGGTGGGTGTTATATAAAATAATAATTATTTAACCATTCAACTTTTTATTTTATTCCATATTTTTTTATTAAAAAATTATATATGGATAAAATTTTCGTTCAAATCGCAAGTTATAGAGATCCCCAGCTTATACCAACAATTGAGGATATGTTAAAAAAAGCTAAACACCCAGAAAATTTAATTTTTGGGATTTGTTGGCAATACGATGAAACCGAAGATATTACTAAATATGATAGTAATCCAAATTTTAGGATTAAAAAATATCACTATTCAGAAAGTCAAGGTTTAGGTTGGGCTAGAAATGTGACAAATTTACTATATGGTGGAGAAAAATATACATTACAAATCGACTCACATCATAGGTTTGTTGAAAATTGGGATGAAATTGTCTTGGAGGATTTTAATCAAGCATTAGAAGTGTCCGAAAAACCTATTATTACAACATATTGCACACCATTTGATCCGAATGAAGATAAAGATAAGTGGAATAAAACACCAACATTAATGTCTCAATATGAGTTTAGTTCTGACAAACTTTTAATGTCAATGCCTTGGTATATTCAAGATTATAAAGAAAGAGACAAAATAATTAGAGCAAGAACAATAAGTGGACATTTTTATTTTACATATGGAAAATTTATCGAAGAAGTACCATATGATCCTGATATTTATTTTGGTGGTTATGTTGAGGAAACAACACTAAGTGCTAGAGCATATACAAATGGTTATGACTTTTTTAGTCCATATAGAATGGTTATGTGGCATGAATATACAAGAAATTACAGACCGAAGCATTGGGAAGATCACGGTAAGGAAAGTAAAACACAAAAAACCAGTGGACAAAGAGATGTTTTTGCTAGAGAAAAGACAAGACAACTTTTTGGAACTGATGAGGGTGATATTGATATGGGTATTTATTGTTTGGGTAATAAAAGAACTTTACACGATTATGAAGTTTATGGAGGATTTGATTTTAAAAAATGTATAATCCAAGACTATACTCTAAAAGTTAAAGAACCACCAAATCCTATTGATTGGGAAAACCAATTTATCAAAAATGTGTATAATTTTGAGGTAGATTGGGATTTAAATTTTTTCAAAAAGTATAATTTTATAAATAAAAGGTTTTTAACTTTTGCGGTTGCAAATAGTAGTGGTGCTGAACTATATAGAAGAGATTTTACATTAGAAAACGACCCTCAATATGTTAATCTAGAAATAAACAAATTTAGAGCTTTTTTTGAATCAGCGGATAGACCAAATAAAATAATTATGTATCTCTTCGATGAAGAAAAACAATGGAGTGATAGATATGAAAAAATAATAGTATGAGAATAGCATTTATAGTCATAGGAAATAGTAGAAGAAGTAATTACTTGAATGGTGAAACATTAAGATATGGTGGTGGTGGAGGATCTGGAACTGATACAAGTTCTATTTTAATTGCCGAATATCTTGCAAGTCAAGGACATGAAGTTGTGTTTGCATCAGAAAGATTAGAACCTCATTTAGATAAAAAATTAGAATCATTAGGGTTGGGTTTTGAACCTGGAAAGAATGTAAGAGGCGTGTGTTATACTGATATACATTTCACTAATGTACCAAACAAAGAATTTGACATATTAGTAAGTAGTTTATGGTTTGTTGATTATAAAAATATCCCAATCAAAATTTCAAAAGGTTTAATTTATTGGTCTCATATGCAATGGATATATGGGGTGGGTGAAATCATTGATTTTGTAAATACCAATAATTTAAAATTAGGCATTGTGAATATATCTGAATGGGAGAAAAAAATGAACCAAAATGTGGTTAATAGTTTATTAAATAATTGTAAAGATACAATTTCAACAATAATACCAAACCCAATAATGGATGATGTAATAAATGAAGTATTATTAAATAACCCAAAAAAGAAAAAACATAAATTTATTTTTCATGCAGCATGGGCAAGAGGTGGTGATGTTGCGGTGGAAGCGGTTAGAAAATTAAATTTCAAGGATTGTGAATTCCACGCCTTTGATTATTTATTGGCAACACACGCACATTCAGATTCTTTTTTTAAACTACATAATAGTGTGGATAAAAAAACATTATTTACACATTTGGCCGAAAGTGAATATTTTATTTATCCTCTATATACACCATATCAAGATGTTCATAAAGACACTTTTTCTTGTGTTGTTGCAGAAGCTATTGCGTTAGGTTGTATTCCGGTGACATATCCATTAGGTGCTTTACCTGAAAATTTTGATGGGTATTGCGCTTGGTTGAATTTTCCTCCGGGTTCAGACCCAAATAAGATGCAAAACGAACCTTTATCAAAAGACATTGATGGTATTTTTAAATATTCTGATAATATCGTATCCAAAGTAAATTTTTTAGAAGAAAATCCAGAATTTAAAAATAAAATAATAGAAAATGGAAAAGATTATATTTTAGAAAAATTCAACAAAAATAAAGTAGGAGATATGTGGACAAATTTTATTAATAGTTTATTGAATGGGTAATAGAGATTACACAGATTACTATTGGAGATTACATAATGATTCTAGTATCCCAATTCAACATATTGAGTACCTGAAATCAATTGATTACTATCCTAAAGTTATTTATGACATAGGTTCTGCGGTTCTTCATTGGACTAAAGAGGCTAAAAAAATATGGTCTAATTCAATATATTATAATTTTGAAGCAGTTTTACAAGTTGAAGAATTTTATTTGGAATATGGTTCTACATTTTCTTTGAATGTTTTTAGTGATATGGACGATAAAGAATTAATATTTTATAATCACCCACTTTATTTGGGTGGTAATTCTTATTATAAAGAAAATGAAATTTTTTCTCCCGCGGCTAAAAACATATATGATGAAAAATCTTATGAAATAAGACTGACAAAAAAAATAGACACTATTGTATTTAATCAAAAATTCAGATTACCTGACTTTGTGAAAATTGATGTTCAAGGTGCCGAAATTGATATTTTAAAAGGAATGAAAGAAACACTCAAAAATGTTAAACATATGATTGTGGAATTACAACATGTTGAATATAATTTAGGTGCTAAAAAAATAGATGAATCAATTCCCTTTATAGAATCTTTAGGTTTCGAGCTTGTTTCAAATAAAAGTAATAATAAATATTTTTGTGGTAATGGTCCTGATGCTGATTATCACTTTATAAGAAAATAATTTATGTATGATTATATAATTGTTGGTTCTGGATTTTTCGGTTCTATTTGTGCTCACGAACTTACAAAAAAAGGATATAATTGTTTAGTATTAGAAAAACGCAACCACATTGGTGGAAATTGCTATACATCTAACAGAGATGGTATTAATGTTCACGATTATGGTCCCCACATTTTTCACACCTCTAATGATGAAGTTTGGGAATGGATAAATCAATTCGTTTCCTTCAATGATTTCACACTAAGAGCTGTTGCAAATTATAAAAATGAAATTTACTCATTACCTTTTAATATGTGGACATTCTCAAAATTATGGAATATTACACAACCAAGTGAAGCAAAAAAAATAATAGAAGAACAAGGTAGTGAAATTATAGAACCAAAAAACTTGGAAGAACAAGCCATAAAGTTGGTTGGTAGAGATGTTTATGAAAAACTAATAAAAGGTTATACAACTAAACAATGGAAAAAAGATCCTAGATTATTACCAAAAGAAATAATAAAAAGACTACCAGTTAGATTTACATACGATAATAATTATTTTAATGACAAGTATCAAGGAATACCAATAGGTGGTTATACCCAAATATTTGAAAAATTATTAGATGGAATTGAGGTAAAATTAAATGTGGATTACTTATCGGATAAAGAATATTGGAATTCAGTTACAAAAAAAATAATATACACAGGTCCAATAGATGCTTTCTATAACTATAAATTTGGAGAATTGGAATATAAAACAACAGAATTTAATCACAAGAAATTTGAAACTGAGAATTATCAAGGGTGTGCTATGATGAACTTCACGGATTCCGAAGTTTCATTTACGAGAATTATAGAACATAAACATTTTGAAAAAACCGAATCAAATGTGAGTTGGGTTAGTTGGGAATATCCAACAGACTATTCAGCAAAAAAAACAGAACCTTATTATCCTGTCAATGATCAAGAAAACAATTTCAAATATAGTCAGTATAAAACATTAGCCGACAAAGAAGAAAATATAATTTTTGGTGGTAGATTGGCGGAATATAAATACTATGATATGCACCAAGTAATAGAATGTGCATTAAAAAAATGTAAAGAAGAAATTATATTATAGGAAAACTAATATTTATTGTAAAAACAATAAATGGAATTTTATATTAAAAAGAACGCAACATTACCATTGTTAAAAATTCAAGTGGTAAAAGACGGTAGAAGTGACTACAATAGTTTTATGAATTTCATTGAGGAATCAGCAATATTCTTTTCAATGTCAGATGTTGAAACCGGAATTCCAAAAATAGTGACAAGGCCGGCTGGTTTCACAAAAAAAGAATTTACGGATCCAAATGCTCCGGTTGAGTATTATGTTTATTACCAATTCCAGTCAAAAGACACAAATAAGGTTGGGAGATTTGAAGGTCAGTTTTTATTTAGAACCGAGAACGAGGGTGTTTTAATTTTACCGATAAGAGAAAAATTATATATTAATATCCAAGAAAGTTTTATAGGTGATGATTTACCATATGAAAGTTGTTATGTTTCAGAATTTCCTTGTTGTGTTTCAACACCAGTTATTCCAGTAACAGCAACAACAACAGTTGTCGAAACAGAATTTCCACTTGGTAGAACACATAAGCCAGATGAACGGGATAATAATTATTTAATTGAAAACCACCTTTTAACCTCATCAAGATCAAGGGTGACAATAACATCAAGATATTGGGATGATAATGGATGGTGGGGAAATCAAGGAAATACACCGCATTGTGTTGGTTTTTCTTGGGCTCATTGGTTGGAAGACGGTCCAATTGGACAACCAGGTGTTGCGCCAATCATTCAACCTAAAATAATTTATGAAAACGCTCAAAAACTTGATGAATGGCCAGGTGAAAACTATAATGGAACTTCGGTAAGGGGTGGTGTAAAATATCTACAACAAGTAGGTAAGGTAAGAAATTATTATTGGGGTTATACACTTCAAACATTAATTGATTCTGTTTTAAATATTGGACCGGTAGTGGTTGGGACAAATTGGTATAGAAATATGTTCTTTCCAGATAGAAATGGAAATATAAGAATTGGTGGTCCTTTACTTGGAGGTCATGCCTATGTGATAAATGGTGTTGACACAAGAAAAAGAATATTTAGAATGAAAAATAGTTGGGGTAGAAGTTGGGGTATAAATGGCACAGCTTATATTTCCTTCAATGATATGGAAAGATTAATTAGAGAAAAAGGAGAAATTTGCTTTGCGACAGAAATATCTTCATAAAAACAAGTATTTATAAAAAAAAATTATGGCAAATAAAAAAATATCACAATTACCTTCTGTTAGTAGTGTACAATATACACCAACAGATATATTACCAATTGTAAATTACACGGTTTTGAGTGGAACAACAAGTCAAACAACAATTACAAACTTAAAAACATATATAAATTCCGGAAATACAGTATCAATATCTGGAGGAACTGGAATATTAACTGGAGGAACATATCCTAACTTTACAATAACAAATACAAGTCCAGATCAGGTTGTAAGTATTAGTGGAGGAACCAATTTAAGTATTACTGGAACATATCCTAACTTTGGTGTTAATTTCACAGGATCAACCGGAACATCATTTACTGGTGGAACTGTAAGTGGTGAAACGAATTTTACTGGTGGACTAAGTGCAAATACATTAAATGTTAATGGAAACTTAACTGTAACTGGTAATACTTCTTTACAAGGTTTAACAGCTACAACAATAAGTGCTACAACATATCAAAATTTACCAATTAGTGGTTTAACTCCTGGTAATAATATTGCAATAAGTGGAACTAATGGAAACTTCACAATATCGGTTACTGGGACACCAATTAGTTCATATACCAACATCGGTTCAACCGGAACTTCATTCAACTGGAATGTTTCTGGTGTTAGCACAAATTATCAAGTAACATTGACAGCAAACACAACATTAACATTAACAAATGTAAGAAATGGCGAATACGGGACTTTAATTGTCACACAAGACGCTGTTGGTGGAAGAACATTAAGTTTAGGTAATGTTAATGGTGGTGTGGTAACACATAGTGTTGCAAACGGAGGTGGTGGTATAATATTGACATCAAATGCAAATGCTACCGATATAATAACATTTACATACAACGGAACAACAATGTATTGGACAGTTGGTAATGACTATGCCTAAAATTTAATTATGAGTAGGCAACAATTTACATCAAGAAATAATATAGGTCAAGTACTGACATTTCAAAAAAGTGGGTCAACAACATCATTTGATCCGGATGTTACATTTAGTAGTGGTTCAAGAAGGGTTTCTTGGAAACTTAATAATGGGACAAATATTACACAAACAGCCGGAAATTCAATCACATATAGTGGGTTTTCTGCTGACACAGAAATTAGAACCATTCAAATGAGAGGTAATAGTTTTAGTAACATTAATGGATTTAATTTATTTAATGATAACATATATGGTAAATTAGATTTAACACCATTATTAGGTTTGGGTGGGGTTTTTATTGTTTCAAATAACCCAAGATTGACAGGAATAACACATTCATCATCATCACAAAATTTTAGTACTTATTCTGTGTATTCTTGTAATTTAACAGGAAATTTAGATTTAACACCATTATCAGGTTTGGGTGGCGATTTTCAAACTCAGAATAATTCCAATTTAACTGGTATTACACATACACAATCATCACGAAATTTTACGTCTTATTCTGTGTATTCTTGTAATTTAACAGGAAATTTAGATTTAACACCATTATCTGGTTTGGGAGGTGAATTTTATGTTAATAATAACTTAAACTTAACTGGTATTACACATTCACCATCATCACAAAATTTTACAAGATATTGGGCTAATAATTGTAACCTAACAGGAAATTTAGATTTAACGCCATTATCAGGTTTGGGTGGTGATTTTAGATCTTATAGTAATCCCAATTTAACTGGTATTACACATACACAATCATCACGAAATTTTACGTCTTATTCTGTGTATTCTTGTAATTTAACAGGAAATTTAGATTTAACACCATTATCAGGATTGGGTGGTAATTTTCAAGCTCATTCTAATTCCAATTTAACTGGTATTACACATACACAATCATCACAAAATTTTAGTAATTATTCTGTGCATTCTTGTAATTTAACAGGAAATTTAGATTTAACACCATTATCAGGTTTGGGTGGTAATTTTTCGATATATAATAATACCGGTTTAACAAATATAACGCATACACAATCATCACAAAATTTTACGTCTTATTTGGCTAATAATTGTAACCTAACCGGAAATTTGAATTTAACAAATTTAACAAAATTAGGTGGGTCAAGCTCCGCTTCGACAGGGTATATCCAAGTTAGCGGTAATGATAATTTAACTAATGTTATTTTTCCTAACGTCAATACTTTTTTTAGAAATACTAGTAATAACGATTCGTTCTCGGCTTTTAGAATGTTTGACTGTAATTTAGATTATGTTGATTTTAAACCATTATCAGGAGCCACATTAATATCAGGGGCAACACAAGGGAGACCTATTATTGGATTATATGATAATAATATGTCATCTTCTGATGTAAACCACATTTTGGTCGATTTTAGTGGAAACGCTACTTACAATCCGACCGGATGGTCAAATATTAATTTAAAAATAGGGGGAACAAACGGCGCACCAGATGCTAGTTCAGGTGGTTACGATGGAATTGCCGCAAGAAATTTTTTAACCGGATCCCCATATAACTGGATTATAACACATTCATAAATATATATTAAATTTTTTATTTGACAATACACAACCAATCCAATATATTTATTGGGGTAAGGTAAATGTCGTTTGACACGACAGCAAATGAACCACTCAAAAATATATTATGATTACAGCAGAAGAAATTAAATCGTTTCTAGAAGGAAACGACCCAGAAGAACACATTGTGGCAATAGAGTTTGATTATCAAAAAGACCACATTTATAAAATCAAAGAAATACCGGGAAAAGGAAAATCAATTGTAAGAGATAGCTTAATTGCATTTGCTTGGGTTGGTGATTTAAGAGGGTTAAACTTTTACCAAGGATCAAAGGCTTTACAAAAAGAAGCGATGACCAAGTATGGTATTATTATAGAAAAATTAAGAACAGACGGAAATGAACAATTAGAAAACGGTTTAACATTCCTTGTTAAATCTTTAAAAGGATATAGAGCACTTACACAATTTTTTAGAGATGGTGGAATTGATCCATGGGGTGAAAAGGTAAGAGATAAATTCTTAATGCTTACACCAACAGAACAATTCTTAGTCTCAAAAGAAAAGAGATTATTCAAAGGATTTGAAGACTACAACGACATCACGCGACTTGTATTTGACCTTGAGACCACATCTCTAGAACCTAGAGATGGGAGAATCTTTATGATTGGGATTAAAACAAATAAGGGTTATAGTAAAGTAATTGAGTGTTCAACTGATGACGAAGAAAGAAAAGGTATTGTTGAGTTCTTTAAAATTATAGATGAAATAAAACCATCAATTATTTCTGGGTATAACTCAGCAAACTTTGACTGGTACTGGATTTATGAAAGATGTAAGATTTTAAATCTTGATATAAAGAAAGTTGCAAAGTCACTTCACGGTGAAAGATCAATCACACAAAAAGAATCAATATTAAAATTAGGAAACGAAGTTGAGAGTTTTACCCAAACTCAAATGTGGGGTTATAACATTATTGACATCATACATTCAGTTCGTAGAGCTCAAGCAATTAATTCCTCAATCAAAGAAGCCGGACTTAAATACATCACAAAATTTATTGATGCTGAAGCTAGTGATCGTGTGTATATTGACCACGACAAGATTGGTTCTTTATACAAGGAAAAAAACCTATACTGGTTAAACATTGAAAACGGAAAATATAAGAAAGTTGGTATTGATGAAAAAATAGATGAGGTATGTTCAAGAAGAACTGACATTTATATTCAAACAACCGGTGATGATATTGTGGAGCGTTACTTGGACGATGACTTGGAAGAAACTTTACTTGTTGATGAAGAGTTCAACCAAGGATCTTTTCTTCTTGCATCACTTCTTCCAACAACATATGAGAGGGTTTCAACGATGGGAACCGCCACAATCTGGAAACTTGTAATGCTTGCCTGGTCGTATAAGAATGGTCTTGCAATTCCAGCAAAAAAAGAAAAAAGAAACTTTGTTGGTGGATTGTCAAGATTACTTAAAACTGGATACTCAAAGGATGTATTAAAACTTGACTACTCATCACTATATCCATCAATACAATTAACACACGATGTATTCCCAGAATCGGATATAACTGGTGTAATGAAAGGTTTATTATCTTATTTTAGGGATACTCGTATTATGTATAAGAATCTATCCGCCGAGTGGAAAACAAAAGATAAGAAAATTTCACAAAAATATGATAATTTCCAATTACCCGTAAAAATATTTATCAATTCACTTTTTGGTGCTTTGTCAGCACCACAAGTATTTCCTTGGGGTGATATGGACAAGGGTGAAATGATTACTACCACTGGAAGACAATATTTAAGAATGATGATTCATTTTTTTACTGAAAGGGGGTATCAAATAACAATTTTAGATACTGATGGTATTAATTTTATAACACCAGAAGGAATGGAAAACAAAAAATATATTGGTAAAGGTCTTAACTGGTTGGTAAAGGAAGGTAAAGAATATCTTGGTGCTGACGCTGATGTTGCGGAATTTAATGATATGTGTATGCGTGGAAAGATGGGCTTAGATATAGACGGCTGTTGGCCAGCGTGTATAAACCTTGCTCGTAAGAACTATGCTTTATTAACGGATAAAGGTAAGGTTAAACTTACGGGAAATTCGATTAAATCTAAAAAGATGCCAAAATATATTGAATTGTTTTTGGACAAAGGAATTAAACTTTTACTTAATGGTGATGGACAAGGGTTTGTTGAATGGTATTACGAATATCTACAAAAAATATTTGACCAAAAGATTCCTTTGATGGATATTGCAAACAAGGCAAAGATTAAACAAACCATTGATGATTACATCAAAAGAAGTAAAACCAAAACAAAAGCTGGGGCTGAAATGTCAAGACAAGCACATATGGAACTTGTAATTAAAGAAGGCCTTAATGTTAGTCTTGGTGATGTAATTTATTATGTGAATAACGGAACAAAAGCATCACACGGAGATGTTCAGAAAGTAAATCAACCAAAGAAAGGGTGGAATGAAGAACAACTAAAAACTTTTTTCTCAAATTCAAAAGTTAATCCAGATATAGTGGGATCAGTTATACAACTTAATTGTTATAGAATTGACCCCAAAGAATTAGAAAGTAACCCAGGACTTACTGGTGATTATAATATCCAAAGAGCAATTGCGACATTTAATAAAAGAGTGGAACCATTACTTGTTTGTTTTAAAGAGGAAGTTAGAAATGGTTTATTGGTTAAAAATCCGGAAGATAGACCATTTTTTACTAAAGACCAATGTGAGTTAATAAATGGTGTTCCTTTTGATGAAAAAGATCAGGATAAATTAGAGGATGTTATGGAAATGTCGGATGATGAGGTTGTATTCTGGGAAAAAGTTGGCATTTCACCATATCATATGTATGATAATGTTGATCCATATATGCAAAAATTTATTTCATAATTTTTTAATAAAAGTGAAACTTTAATAAACTGACAGATATTTATATTATGGGGAGACCAAAAATTAACCAAGAAGATAAAAAAATAAAATTTGGTATAAGTTTAGATCCTAAACTTTATCAAAAAATAAAAGATGACGGTCACAAGGTCTCAACATTAATTGAAAGATTAGTTAGAGAGTATGTTTTGGGATAATTATGGATTTTATGGTTGGCATATTGACCACATAATACCACTATCATCGGCAAAAAACGAAGAAGAAATTTACAAGCTTTGTCATTACACAAATCTACAACCACTATGGGCTAAAGAAAATTTGAGTAAAGGATCAAAGATAATCTAACCCATCTTTAGACCATCACTTGCTTTAACATACCAGTTACCCTCAACAAATTGGAATTGAACACAAGCTCCTTTTTCTAAAAGGAGTTCATCCCATTCTTCGTCAATAGAACCAACATCTGATTTAACTAAAACACTTGTTAATGATTTTATTGTAATTTTTGTAGATATATTAGAATTTAAAGTAACTTCAGAATAATCAACTTCTTTTACAATTAAAAAAGTTTCATCATTTGTTACATATTGTGTTTCAGAAATTACTTTACAAACCTCCTTTGGGGTTTCAATGACCACTTTCGGTTCAACAACTGTTTGTGTTTGGTATCTAACAACATTTTTTCTGGGTGTTAAATTTTCAACCTTTATCATATCACATATATTTGTCTTGGCATCGCCCTAAATTTTAGGGATTTATTTAAGTTTTCGGCAATTAATGCGTCTCTTTCTATTACTTTTTCTGGTTTTAACCTAGTTAATCGACCTTCAGCACCAATTAATTCATCTATCAATTTTGTCTTTTCATCTTTAGCTTCTGTCGCTAGTGTTTGCCATTCCAGTTGTAAATCACCATCTGGTGTTTTTAAATTACCACTAAATTTACCACGAACCTTTGAAAGTGTTTCTTTGCAATATGCTATAAACCACCTTCTAACCCAGATTTGTGCCGGATTGTTTAAGTCGTGCCAACTCATTTTGTCAAATGGAACATCAGATGGTAATTTGATAATATCTGGATTATCCTTTAAACATTTATCTCTATCTTCCGGACCAACATCATAATACCAATACCAAACTTTTCCTTTCATTAATGTTGAATTACCGAAGTCAAATTTACCACCTGGTGTGTTCATCAAATGAACCGCTTTCTTACCATCTGGTAATGCTGTTACTCTATATGTTAATTCACCAGCGATAATTCTTTTTTGAATATTTATTTCTTGCATTCTCAATAACATATCAAATGCTGGCATTAAAAAGTAACTACCAGATAAATTACCAACTTGAGCATAACCTGCTGGTCCTGAAATACCACCACCAGCAATACCACCAAATGCCCAAGGATCAAAAAGTAAGTTATTCATTTCTGGTGGCGTGAACCACAACATCTCATTTAATTCTCTATTTGCCGGAATTTCATAAATTTGTTGTCCTTTAACCAACTGAATATAATCTTTTTTCAATACCCAATCACCGCCGGCTTGAAGACCAACAATTTTTGAGTATGCGTAAGTATATCTTGTTTCATAATCCAAACTTCTTGTTGTGAAAGCTCTGGATAAAGATTGTGTATCAAGGTTTAAATTATTTAATGCTGACCATTGAGATTCAATTAACCAATCTTGAACATATTGTGAATATTCGTCAATTGAAAATTCAAGAAGAGTATCCATTTGTTCGTCTTCCAATTCAACACTTCTTAAAGGGGCACCAAGTAAATGTCTTACTTTTTTATAAAGGTCGCTCCTTCCTGGTTCAGATATAATTGCCATAGTTCTTTTTTATATAAATATTACCTTATTGGATTTACCAATTTTTTAAGATCTAACTTGAATCTTTCATTTTTAGATAAACCTATAATAATGTCTTGTGGTAAATTGTCTCCAAGTCTTGGAACACCGTATTTGTTTCCAAGTTGATTAAATAAATTTAAAACTTCTTTTGTTTTTTCATCACCAATTAAAAAAGATTGATAATCATCCATTGTTAAAACTGGAAACTGAATAAATCCAGACATAGTTTTATCACCACTAAGTATTTTTGTTGATAATGATATTGTTTGTGCTTCTGGTGATCTTCCGGCATTTAATAACCCAGGTGTTTTAACAAGATCAATAATTTTATTTTTATCATAATAATATAAATCAATTCCAACTTTTGTTTCATTTGGGATACCAACCAACAACCCGGTGATGTCTGTAAGTAAAAATTCCAATATATCTTCGGCTTGATTTTTCAAATCTTGATTTTCGTGATTTACCAATAATCTAAGAAAATTTGGTTGTTGGCTCATCTTTAACAATTCTTGTTTGTTTTCTTCAGAACCAGAATAGTTGGCTAAATATTGACCCAATGTTTCTTTAATACTTTTAAGTGTTATTCGTTCTTTTTGACTTCTAACGATTTTACAAGAAATTTTATCACCAGCTGGTGTTGAGACATCGAATGGTGAAACATTACTTGTTGCTAGATCACCATTTAAAAATCCGGCCACCATACCTTCAAAATCAAGACCTCTTGACTTACTTTTTACAAATCTTTGAAAATAATTATTAAATCTATATTTTGATCTTTCTGATACATTACTCAAATTAAGCGACATAAGACCTTCAAGTGTTCTATTAAAATCAATATTACCTCTTGAAGTTTCGGCAGTTATGATGTTTTTAATTGCTTCTGATGCGGATTCGGCATCCAAGGGTATAAGTCTGATTTTTTGTAATTCACGACTCATTGCCTTTTTTAAATCATAATCCATAGTATCATTTTCAACAATAATTTTTCTTAATGATTCGTTTAATTTCTTTTTTGATTTCGTTTCATATAAATCATTAACAAAATCCCAATTTATATAGTTCCAAAAATTATTTATATATTCGTCTCTTTTGTTTTGATATTTTAAATAATAAGCATGTTCCCAAAGATCAAGTCCTAGTAACGGAAAACCACCACCTTTGACAACATCCATCAATGGATTATCTTGGTTTGGTGTAAAAGTTATTTTTAATTTATTATTTTTTGTAAGAATTAACCAAGCCCAACCAGAACCAAAACCATCTTTGGCAATTAAATTAAATTCATCTTTTAATTTTTTTAAATTTCCAAAATCTTTTTTAATTTTTTCTAAAATTGATTTGCTTGGTTTTTGTTTTTTTGGTGACAACATTTTCCAAAATAAAGCATGGTTAAAAGCCCCACCAGCATTGTTTCTTACTTTTGTGTCAAATTTTGATATGGACTTAACAATATCCTCAAGTTCCATTTCACCTTTTTTGTTTGATAATGCGGCGTTTAATTTTTTAACATAACCTTTATAATGTTTGTTGTAATGAATGTCCATTGTTTTAGGATCAACAAATTGTTTCATAGCCGAATATGAATATGGTAATTTTTCAATACCAATTTTTTTCATTTCAGTAATAAATTCTTTATGTAAATTTTGTTTTTCTGTTTTAAGAATTTCTTCTTTTAAAAGATCAAGTTTTTTTATTAATGGTTTTGAATGTTCAAAAACAAGTTCATTATAGTCTGGATATTCTTTTTCAAACATTTTAATTAATTGTCCAGCGAAAGCATTTGCTTCATCTTCATTTTGACCACCAATGTCCGGACCTCTTTCTCTACCTAAAACAAATCTTTGATGCGCATGAACCCATTCGTGTGCTAGAGTTCTCATTATATCACGGTTCAATCTATTTTTGGATAAGACTTTAATAACTCCGTTCATATTTTGAGACCCAGTGGACATATGTCCATTTTTCTCACCAAGAAATAAAATTTCGAGTTCTTTATTGACTGGATATTTTGAATTTATAAATTTAATAAAATCGTTATACATTTTCTTGTCTTGTGGGTCAAGACCAGAATCAATATGTTTTACAGTAAGTTTCATTATTTATAAATACCAATAAGTTTAAAAGAAATTAAGGTCTTTTATTTATAAGATTCAAAATTTCTTCCACAACATCACCAGTATCTTGGACCTCATCACCCATTACGGTTCCGATAATTTTTTTCTTTTTATTTAGAATATCATATATCGTACCTTCAATTGTATTAATAAACACTGGGTAATAAACTAATACATTATTTTTTTGACCGTAACGATATGCCCTATCTTCAGCTTGTGCGTGTTCTGCGGGAACAAATGATAAATCGTTCATTATTACAACTTCGGCTGAAGTTAATGTAAGTCCAACACCGGCGGCTTTTAAGTTTCCAACAAACACTTTAATTTTTTCATTTTCTTGGAATTGATCTACAGCGTATTGTCTTTGGACTTTATTACAACTACCATCAAGATATACCGATTCTTTACCAAAATGATTATGGATAAGTTGAAGTGTATCTGTGAAGTTTGTAAATATTATTACTTTTTTTCCTTGGTCTATAATATTTTGAGCAAATTCAATTGTTTCTTTTACTTTTTCATTTGCAATTACTTTTCTTACTTTCATAAGTTTTGAGAACTGAACGGTAAGAGAAGAGGATTCTTCTTTTTTATTTTCTAACCATTCATAATATTCACCCATTAAATCTTTATATTCTTTTGATGATGTTCTTAAATATACGGGTGTAATAATCTTATCCGGTAAATCCAAAACATCTTCTTTTAATCTTCTTAAAATTTGTTTTGATGTTCTTTCTCTTAATTCTTCCAGATTTGATGCTCCGGTTACATTCCATATTTTTCGATTGCCAGCTCTAAACTGAAATCCTTGACAATAACGAATAGCATACGCCATCCAGTTTTGTGCAACCGGACTTTCAATCAAATTTAATAAATTATAATAGTTGATTGGTCTGTTTGTCATTGGTGTTCCCGTTAATAACCACAAATATTTGGCTTTTTTTGTAAAACTATTAATTATTTTTGTTCTAGCAGCTTGACTATTACTTACCATATGAGCTTCATCCAATATGATTAAATCAAAGTTAGTTTGACCAATTGGCGAATCACTTGGGTTTTTAATATCATAAAAGTTCTTTAAAATATCATAATTAACAATTACAATATCGTGTTCCGTTGAGAATTTTTTTCCTTCAGCAATAAAAATACTACGATTGGTATATATGTTAAATTCTCGTTGCCAATTTATTTTAAGTGACGCAGGACAAACTACCAAAATTTTTTTTGTGTTGGTCTCAAGTGCTGCGATAATTGTGGAACATGTCTTTCCGACGCCCATGTCATCAGCTAAAATAAATCTTCTAGATTTTGTAAGTTTTTCTATTGCTTCTTTCTGGTGTGATAGTGGAGGTCTATGTTCGTATTTAGAATAATCAATAACAATATCATCTACCGTTTGTGATTTAATAAGGGACGACTTGGGCACCCAAAATTCGGACAAACTGTCTTTTTCAAAAAATTTACCCCAGATATGATATGATTTATCTTTTTCAACAAGTAGCTTTTCAATATAGACTTTTTCTGGCGTTTCAAACAAATATCTTTCTTGTGCAAACTTCTTTGCAAAGTATGGATCCAGTTCAACCCACTTTCTTGCAACCTTTGGTTTTGTATCAAAATAAGTTACAACATATTCGGCTTGAGTTCTTGTTGGATAAAACTTTTTATTAGTTTCTTTTTTGGTCTTCATATATAGAATATGGTTATTGGCCCCACTATATGAGTCCAATAAATCAAGGGCTTTATGTTCTATCAGTTTTTTTTGTATTTCCAAAATTCCAAGATATAAATAAAAATAATCATAAAATGATATTTATCAATAATGAATAGGTTTGAATTATATGGTTTATTTTGTCCAGACACTAACGAATTAAAGTATATTGGTATAACAAAAAATGGACTACAAAGAAGATTAAACGGTCATTTAAAATCACCAACAAATCAATTTATCGCATCTTGGTTTAATGATTTAAAAAATGAAAATAAAAGACCAATAATTAGACAAATAAAAGAATGTAAATCATATGATGATTTATTACAAGCTGAAATAGACGAAATTTCAAAATATAGACAATTAAATTTTGATTTATTTAACCTTGCTGATGGTGGTAATATAAATCCAATATTAGGTAAAAACATCCTGAAACAAGGAATAAACATATTGTCTGGTTATAGAATAGAATCGGACATTAAACAAAAACAGGAGGAGGCGTTACCATTAGGTGAGTCTACGAGTCCTGAAGCCCAACCATCTTTAGTGGTTGGGTAGTTCACATATTATAAAAAATAAAACTATAAAAGAAATTAGTAATTTATTTAATTGTGCTATAAACACAATTAATAAAAATTTAAGACAATATGAAATATATAAACCAAAATCTAATATTTATAATTTAGTGGTTGATGAAATAAAAAACCATTTAATAAATGGACTAAACTATGTTCAGATAGGTAATATTTATGGATGTAGTAATAAAATTATATTTAAATTTGTAAAAAAACATAACTTATATGTCAAATAATAGAGTGCCCATAACAAGGCTTGGTAAGTTCTTCGGAGAAGAAGATTTTTTTTTTTAGAGGTGGGCCTTGGGATGGAATGGTTAATCGGTGATATGAACTATACCTGTGTTTTATATCGTGTCGATAAAAACAAAACCAAAACCGATGATGTTTATGGTGAAACAGTTTCAGATGGTATTAAATTTTTACCTCCAGTTGAATTTAACGCTTATGTTGGAATTGCGACACCTGAAAATAAATTTATGGGATCAACCAAAATGGACCAACTTGAACCTGGAAATATTACAATGTCTGTTTATTTAAAAACTCTCGAAGATTTAGATGTTGATATCGATTTTGGAGATTATATTGGGTATTATGATACAGAAAGTTTTGTTCGATACTACACGGTTGTGAATGATGGTCGTGTTACATCTGATATAAAACACACATATAAAGGTTACCGTCCATTTTATAGAACTATTATTGCCGCACCAGTTGGACCTAACGAATTTAGAGGATTATAATATGGGACTACCAAAAAAAATTAAAAAAAATATTGACCTTATAGATAAGAAAACTCTTCTCCCAAGAAGACACGAGATTGCTGATATGATTTCTCAAGATGGGACATATCTACCAAAATCGTTATTACATCCAGATTTGGATAGAGGGTTTTTGGATTTTGTTCGTGATGAACTGAAATGTGTTGTCGAGGGTAATACCGTTCCTATGATTGATATTTTAATTACAACACAAAACTGGGCTCAATTTACTGAAACTTGGGACTTCCAAAACATTGATAAAAATGTTGAACCCCCATTTATTGCCGTTGTTAGGTCGCCAGAAGTAACATACGGAAACAACCCCTCTTTAATGACACTCAATATTCCGGAAAGAAGACAATATTATTATGCCAAGGTTCCAACCTGGGATGGACAAAGAAATGGTTTTGACATTTATAAAATACCACAACCAATACCAGTTGATATTAAATATACTGTAATTATTGTGTGTAATAGAATGAGAGAGTTAAATAAATTTAACCAAATTGTTCTTACAAAGTTTGCCTCAAAACAAGCATACCAGGTAATCAAAGGGCATTATATTCCAATTATTATGGGTAATATCCAAGATGAATCGGTTATGGATTTGGAAAAAAGAAAAGTGTATCTTCAAAAATATGAATTCACATTACAAGGATTTTTAATGGATGAAGATGAATTTGAAATTAGACCGGCAATTACAAGAACTTTTCAAATGTATGAGACTGAAACCGGAGTAAAAAGAAAAAAACAAAAAAAAGAACAACCTCAAATTGTTTCAACCTATAATCCAAAATATAAAATAGGAAATTTGGTGTCAGTTAATACCTTTGAATATACCGTAAATCTTAAATTATCAGCAAACAATAATGTTGATGAATATCAAGCTTTTATAAATGATGATTATTATGGTAATAGCCTGAGTGAAATACAAATTAACACCGGAGATACATTAAGAATTGTTATAACAAAGTATGACAACTCAAAAGATGCTGAAATTGTTTTTACACAAGAATTAATTTAATCTTCACCATATATATCTCTTTTTTCTTTACACTTTTCAATGATGAGTCCCTCAAGAAATTTATACATTTTTAAACCTCTTTTATCACAATACTTTTTTAAGATGTTATGAACATCCTTATCAATCTTTAAATTTTTAATTTTTTTATTGTTTTGTTCCATAGGTAGAAAAAAGGTAGAAAAAATTCTCACCAAAATATAAATAGTTTTATGTAAGTAAAGTTTTTGCTAAAAAACACAATATTTATAGTAAAATAAATTAAAACATAAAATTTAAAATCTATGGCAACTAACAGTAAAATATTTGTTTCACCAGGGGTTTATACTTCAGAAGTTGATCTAAGCTTTGTTGCACAAAGTGTTGGTGTTACAACTTTGGGTATTGCAGGAGAGACTTTAAAGGGTCCTGCTTTTGAACCAATTTTTATTAGAAACTATGATGAATTCCAAACCTACTTTGGTGGAACTTCACCAGAAAAATTTGTGAATACACAAATTCCTAAATATGAAGCGTCTTATATCGCAAAAGCATATTTACAACAATCAAACCAATTATTTGTTACAAGAATATTGGGTTTATCCGGTTATGACGCTGGTCCATCTTGGTCTATCGTAACCAAAGCAAATGTTGATCCTAAAACAGTTGATTTCTTATGTCTTAGTGCAATAACAGATCCGAATAATGTGTGTGATACTATTTGTGTTATACCAAGTGCAATTACATTTATGGTTCCATTTACAGCTTGCACTAATTCTGAAGATAGTATCATATATGACTCATTACCTAGTCCATTAACCAATGAATTCTTATTACAACAATACGAAAACTTTGATGGTTCAATTTCAACACTTGATACTAACATTAGAGATCAAATCTTTAATATTATTACAGATAATGGAGATCCACTTACAGCTCAAACTAGAAATATTAACTACTATGGTTCAATTTGGGGTGATGACTATGATAGTTTAGTTAGTCTTGGTTATTCAGCTGAAACAAATGTATTTAATGTTCCATCACCATCAAGTGATTTAACGGATTATACATCACCATTTAATGATGCTTGGTATTATGCTTTATTTAATAATACAAATAATGGATTATATTCAGGGTTTTCATTCTACACATTTGTGTCTGGTTTAACTGAAGTTTTCCCAATTGTACCGACACCTACACCTACTCCGAGTGCAACACCTACACCAACACCTACAAATCCTTGTATTACACCAACTCCAACTACTACACCGGCACCAACTCCAATACCAGTAAATGTTAGATGTTTTGAAGGTATGTTAGTAGGAACACTATATTATTATTCTGGTGTGACATATACAGATTATGACGATTTGGTTGTTGCAACATTAAGATCAAGAGGTATTGCAACATATTCAGATGAAAATAATCCAGTATTTGAAGTTTCTGATATTTCAAATGTTACTCTTAATATGTCAGGTCAATATTCTGGAGTTCTTAAAAACCCATATTTACCATTTGCTGTAAATGTAACAAACGATTCTGGAACTAACTTTATTTTTGAAACATCGTTTAGTCAATCAGATTCACAATATATCGCAAAAGTATTTGGTGGAACTAACTTTGGGAAACCAAGAACATCAACTCCATTATTCTTGGAAGAAAGATTCCAAGCGTTATTAAATTATGGTTGGAGAAAAGGTTATATCAGAGGTTTAAGTGCTGAACTTACAGCCCTTGATTCGGCTCAAAGTGAAGATCCAAATACAATCGGTTGGTATTTAGAAAAATTCCAATCGCCATCATCTCCTTGGGTTGTATCAGAATTGAGAGGTACGAAAACATTTAACTTATTCAAGTTCTACACTATTTCTGATGGTAATTCCGCAAATAGTGAGGTTAAAATCTCAATTATCAATATCTCATTTGCTAATAGAACATTTGATGTATTAGTTAGGGATTATTTTGATGTTGATTCAAATCCGGTTGTTATTGAGAAATTTACAAACTGTTCTATGGATCCATCACAAAATAACTTTATTGCTAAAAAAATCGGAACATTAGACGGTGAATTTGAAATGAATTCTAAATACATTATGGTTGAAATGAACGAAGATGCGCCAGTTGATGCACTTCCTTGTGGATTTGACGGTTATGTATTTAGAGAATATGTTGGTGTTAAATCTCCATTCCCAGTTTATAAGACCAAATATGATTTCCCAGGTGAAGTAATATATAACCCACCATTTGGTTTGGCTTCAGGTGCTGATGATGCAATTAGAACTTCTGGTGACAATATTAGAAAAACTTACCTTGGTATGTCAAGTAATATTGGTTTTGACACAAGTTTCTTTGAATATAAAGGAAAAAGAGCACCTATCTCAACTTGTGATTTGGAAGGTGGTGAATGGTCATACAAAACGAAAGGTTTCCATATGGATCAATTTGCAAGTGGAATTACAATTTCAAGTGCATTTGCAACAAGTGGAACTCCTAAATATTATGTAGGTGCGGCCGCATTCTCTTCTGAACCTACAAGTCCAGATAGTCCATATTACAGATTATTCTCAAGAAAATTCACTTTATTTGTTAATGGTGGATTTGATGGTTGGGATATTTATAGAGAATATAGAACAAATGGTGATAGATTTGTATTAGGTCGTCAAGGATTCTTAAATGGTGCTTGTGTGTCAGACAGATACCCAACTGCTAAAGGATGGGGTGCATTTAAACAAATTGCCGTTGGTGACCAGACTATGGATTATGCAAACACCGATTACTACGCGTATTTACTTGGTATTAGAACATTTGCTAATCCTGAAGCTGTTAATATTAATGTATTTGTATCACCAGGGATTGATTATGTAAATAATAGTGATTTAGTTGAAGCTACTATTGATATGATTGAGAATGATAGAGCGGATTCATTATACATTACAACAACACCAGACTATAATATGTTTGTAGCATCAACAACTGAAGGTGATAATTTAATTTATCCACAAGAAGCTGTTGATAATTTGGAAGAAACTGGAATTGATTCTAACTATACTGCAACATATTATCCTTGGGTATTAACAAGAGATACTGTAAATAATACACAAATTTACATCCCAGCAACGGCTGAGGTTACAAGAAACTTGGCACTTACAGATAATATTGCATTCCCTTGGTTTGCGGCAGCTGGTTATACTCGTGGTATTGTAAATGCGGTTAAAGCTCGTAAGAAATTAACTCAAGAAGATAGAGATGTTCTTTATGTTGGTAGAATCAACCCAATTGCAACATTTGCTGATGTTGGAACTGTAATCTGGGGTAACAAAACCCTTCAAGTTAGAGAATCCGCACTTGATAGAATTAATGTGAGAAGATTGTTATTACAAGCTCGTAAGTTAATTTCAGCGGTTTCTGTAAGATTGTTGTTTGACCAAAATGATGAACAAGTAAGACAAGATTTCTTGAATGCGGTTAATCCAATCTTGGATGCTATTAGAAGAGATAGAGGTCTATATGATTTCCGAGTTGAGGTGTCAAGTGATACTGCTGATTTAGATAGAAATCAATTGACTGGTAAAATCTATATTAAACCAACTCGTTCGTTAGAATTTATAGATATTACCTTCTATATTACACCAACTGGTGCATCTTTTGATAATATTTAGTGAAAACAAAATAGATTAAAAGTAAAATCCCTCAAATTTTTTTTGGGGGATTTTGTTTTTTTATATTATCTTCGTATATTTATTTGTAGAGACATACTCATAACTATTAAATATATTTTACCGATGAAAGTTGAATTAGAATGTTTATCTTGTAATAAATCATTTATTACTGATTTTAAACACAGAGATAAGAAATTTTGTGATAGAAGTTGTTATTTTAACTACGCTAGAAAGAATAAATTACTTGGTAAGACGAAAGACTCTAATGTTAGAGAAATAAGAACTTGCGTTCAATGTGGTAAAGAATTTGAAGAAAGGAAGAAACATCAGAAAAAAATATGTTCGGAAGAATGTAGAATATTATGGAACTCAAATCCTAAACATATTGAATATCGGTTAGGCAAATCGAAGAACACACTCCGTCAAAAATATGGGGTTGATAGTTTGTTTAAAACAAAAGAATTCAAAGAGTCGTATGAGAGTATTTTTATGAAAAAATACGGAGTTAAATCCCCAATGTTAGTTCCGGAATTTGTCGACAAATTAAAATCAACATTGAGAGATAAACATTTATTAAATTTACTACCAAAATTAAATGAAAATAATCTTGAGATATTAGATACATATGTGGCTAATAAAAGTGGTAAAACATCACAACCTTATATGTTTAAATGTTGTAAATGTGACAATATCTTTAGTAGCACAATTTTAGGTTCTGGTAAAATTCCGATATGTCGTAAGTGTTACCCAATTATTAAAAATTCAAAACTGGAACAAATAATTAAAGATTATCTAAATAGTATAGGTGTTAAACATATTGATGGTGATAGAAAAATACTAAATGGTAGAGAAATAGATATTTATTTACCGGATTATAATATTGGAATTGAGGTTAATGGTAATTATTACCATTCTGAAATAAGTGGTGAAAAAACAAAAAATTATCATATTGATAAAACAAAACTTTGTTATGATAAAGGAATCACCCTCATTCAATTTTATGAAGATGAAATCTTATTAAAGAAAGATATTGTGTTGTCAAAATTAAAAAATAAATTAGAATTGAGTAATAAAATTTTCGCCAGAAAATGTGAAATAAAAGAAATTCCAAAAAAAGAATCCTCATTGTTTTTAACAAATAACCATTTACAAGGAAATTCGATAGATAAGGTTAGATTTGGTCTATTTTATAATGATGAATTAGTTTCTGTTATGACATTTGGAAAAAAAAGAAAATCATTAGGTAATGATAATAGGGATAATTCAGAATATGAGTTAGTTAGATTTTGTAATAAAATTAATTTAACAATTATTGGTGGATTTTCTAAACTATTAAAGAACTTCATTAAAAAATATAATCCATCTAAAATAGAAACATTTGCTGATATTCGATGGTCTGGTTTAGATCAAACAAAAACTGTGTATTTTAAAAATGGTTTTAATTTCGTAAAACAAACACCACCAAATTATTGGTATATAAACACAGAAAGATATTTAAATAGATCACATAGATTTTCGTTTAGGAAAGATGTTTTAGTCAAAGAAGGTTACAATAAAGAATTAACAGAATGGGAAATTATGAAATTAAAAAAATATGATAGGATATGGGATTGTGGTTCGTTAAAATTTGAATTGAAAATAAATTAAAGGAAAAGGGAGACAAGTTCTCCCTTTTTTTATTATAATCAATATTTATTGTTATGAATCAGAAAAAATACATAAAAAAATTAATCAATGAAATAATTGATGAAACCTCATCACCAACAATGAAATATTATGCTTTTGATTGGGATGATAATTTGATGTTTATGCCGACAAAAATTTATCTGAAGGATGATAATGGAAAACCAGTTGGTATGTCGACAGAAGATTTTGCTGAGTATAGAACTGAAATCGGAAAAGAACCCTTTAACTATAAAGGAAATACAATTGTTGGTTTTGATGAAGATCCATTTAGAGACTTTAGAGTGACTGGAGATAATAAGTTCTTAACTGATGCAATGAAAGCTCCAACAGGACCAGCGTGGTCTGATTTTGTGGAAGCAATAAATAATGGTTCAATCTTTGCAATCGTCACAGCTAGAGGGCATACACCTTCAATTTTAAAGGAAGCGGTTCATAGATTAATTAATTCAAATAAACACGGTTTAAGTAAATCTGAATTAGTTAAAAATCTTAAAAAATATAGAGACCTTGCAGATGAAGAAGATTTAACGGATGATGAACTTGTAGATATATATTTAGATATGTGTAGATTCCACCCGGTATCATTTGGTGAAGGTTCGGCAACGAATCCGGAGCAAGGAAAAATTGATGCTATGGAAGAGTTCGTTAGATATGTAAAACTATTATCACATAGATTACAGAAAAAAGCATTTATGAAAAATAAAATTTCAAATTATTTTACACCATTTATTGGTTTTTCAGATGATGATGTAAGAAATGTAGAAAAGATGAAAAGTCATTTTGATAAAAAGAAAGATAATATATTACAAACTTATTTAACAGCAGGAGGAAAGAAAACTAAATATTAAAATATATTAAGTTATATATAATATATGAATACTCAAAAATAATCCAAAGTAAATAGAAAAATTTTTAAAATCCCTAAATTTTACTTTAGGGATTTTTTGTATAATAGATTTCCACAATCATAAATTTTTGGAATACCTCTTTCTTCCATTATCTCAAATTCACTTTTATTTGAATCATATCCCAAATCAACCAAAACATCTTTTCTGTATTTGAATCTTGATTCTCTTTTTTTATTAACGACATAGTAATAATTCGGTGTTGTTTCTTTTACAAAAGAAAAGTTCAACTTCTCATATAAATTACCATTACTCCACCTCTTATCAGCATAACTTATAATTTCTTTTGGTGATTGATCAACGATAAACCTTTTAAGTAGCTTAGACGCACCCCCAACAACAATGTGGTTTAGTTTATTACAAAAACGAAGTAATTCATATTCATTGTTTTCTGTTTTTTTATATCCAAGATTTAATCTTTTTTTACCAAATGTCATTATAGATATTAAATTTGAATTGTAATATAAACCTAAATTAAATTTACTACCAACTGAGCCCTGGATATGGTTTTCTTCCAAGAATTTTGTTTTTGTTTGTGTGTCGACATATTTTACTTCACAATTTCTAGCAAAAACACGAACACTAGTAAGACCTAATAATGTTTTAATTCTACTTTTTACAATTTCTTTTTTATTATCCCATTCATCTTCAAAAATATGAACCACTCTAATACCTAGTTTTTTACATTCATTTGTTTTTAAACTATGATATTGTTTGTCTTTAAATTTATCTGAATGCCAAAACAAACCGTCAAATTCAATGGCAATATTATGTTCTGGTATAAAAATATCTAATTCTTGACCTTTAAGAATATTGCGGTCATTTTCAACATATTTAATATTATGTTCATCTAAAAATTCACAGATTTGTTTTTCTTTAAATGATTTTAAATCATTTATTGGATTACACAAAATACAAGGGTTTATGTCATTTTCAAATCTATAAGACAGCAAAGACCTCTCAATTAAATAAGGTTGATTACATTTATCACATTTTATTTCAATTGTTTTTCCGGTATAACCAATAACATTTAAATTTTCATATTTAGAATAAAACCATTCAGTTTTTTTATCAAACCCAACTTGTCTAATTTCTGGTAAAACTAAAGGAGTTGAAACACCGTATTTAGTTTGGTTTGTGTTTTTTATTTTTTCTTTGGTTGAATCAAGTTTTGATATATGATCAACATTGTGTTTTTCTATTGTTTTTGATTTTATATATTCTTTATCTTTAAAAACATTATCAACACCAAATGATCTAATAAAACTTTCTTTTATTTTATTTTTAACATCATCAGAACAAATTGGTGCGTTTCCACCGTATTTAACAATATTTGTTTCTTTGATTTTTGTTTTTCTTATTCCACATTTGTTGGCACATAAAACGGAACAATATAAACCATAACCTTCAGTTAATGATTTTTTAAATTTCAAATTATTACCACAATTCTGACATTTTGGTATATTTTGGATTTTATTGATGTAGTGCCATATTTTTTGTTTAAAGGGTAAATCAATTAAATCGTTGTTATTGTAGTTAATTATTTCAAAATATAACTCTGGATAATTTTTTTTTAAAAAAGATTCTTTAGTTTTTGCACCACTATTATTATTTTCTATAAAAAATTTAAGTAAATCCATTTTTTTTACTTTATAAGATATTTATGAGTAATGTAAATAATATAATTTACAAATATAAACATAAATATTAAAAAAAACAAAAAAATGGCTGATTTATTAATGAAAATGCCTATCCCTTACGAACCTAAACGTAATAATAGGTGGATCTTGAGATTCCCTTCTTCTTTGGGGATAAATGAATGGTATGTTGAAAGCACATCACGACCAAAATTAAAAATAAATTCAGTTCCAATCCCATTCTTAAATACTGAGGTTTATGTTGCTGGTAAATTTAATTGGGAATCACTTCCTGTTGTATTTAGAGATCCAATCGGACCGTCTGCAACACAAGCTATTATGGAATGGATTAGAACTTGTGCTGAATCTGTAACTGGTCGTATGGGTTATGCCGCTGGATATAAGAAAAATGTTGATCTTGAAATGTTAGATCCAACAGGAGTTGTTGTTGAAAAATGGATTCTTGAAGGTGCTTGGCTTACCGGATACGATGGGGGATCTTTAAAATATGGTGGAGATGAGGTTTCAACAATATCTTCCACGATTGTTATGGATCGTTGTATCTTAGTTTATTAGTTTTTTACACACCCTTTACAACCAAAATATAAATCCATATATTTATTAGAAATAGTAAATGTATGGATTTTTCTTTTTTTACAACTAATAATAAATCTGGTTATAAAACCAATGAAAAATGGTTAAATAATAATGAACCAGAATTATATTCAAAAATAGTTGAATATTCAAAAAATATCCAAGACAATATAACCTTTAAAGAAAAAATATATTTTTATTTTCATAATTTAACACAAAGACCAAAATGCGTATCTTGCGGCAATGAAATAAAATTTAGAAATAGATTTGATAAACCATACGGTGATTTCTGTTCCTTAACTTGTGCAAATAATTCAAAGGACGAATTAATTAATAGACAAAAGAAAACTTTCAATAAAAAGTATGGTGTTGATTTCTACACTCAACATAATGATTTCATAAAAAAACAAAAAGAAACCAAATTAAAAAAATACGGTAATGAAAATTACAATAATATTGAAAAGGGTAAAAAAACCAAAGAAATAAATTATGGTAATAGTAGTTACAATAATGTTGATAAACAAAAAAGAACTTGTGAGTTAAAATATGGGGTTGATAATTATGCAAAATCAAATAATTACAAAAACAAACTAATTAATGATTTTAAAAATTTATATCCAGATATTAGTTTTAAGGAAGTTAAAAAAGGTTCGGTTATTATTTTTTGTCCGACTTGTAAAAATGAATCCGAACTTCCCAAACAATTACTGTATGAACGACATAAAAGAAATTATGAATGTTGTTTAAATTGTAACCCGCTTGGTTTTAGTCAGAGGAGTGGTTATGAAGAAGAAATTTCCAAGTTTTTAACCGAGATTAATATCACACACATAACAAATTATAAATTACCTAATTCAAAAGCTGAAGTCGATTTATTTATTCCGGAGTATAAAATGGGGTTTGAGTTCAATGGTCTATATTGGCATAATGAATTATTTAAATCACCAAATTATCATTTGGAAAAGACGATTAAATGTAATAATCTTGGAATTGGTTTAGTTCATATTTTTGAAGACGAATGGATATATAAAAAAGAGATTGTAAAATCAATTATAAAAAATAAACTTAACATTAGTGAAAATAAGATATATGCTAGAAAGTGTATTATAAAAGAAGTATCAACACCAGAATCTAAAAAGTTTTTAGATGAAAACCACATCCAGGGAAATGTTAATTCAAGTGTAAAACTAGGACTATATCATAATGATGAATTAATATCACTTATGACATTTTCAAGAGGTAGAATTATTATGGGAGGAAAAAAAGATGAATGGGAATTAAATAGATTTTGTAATAAGATAAACACAAATGTTATTGGATCGGCATCGAAATTATTAAAGTCTTTTGTTTCAACATATAAACCAGAAAAGTTAATATCATATTCTGATGTTAGAATTTTTGACGGTAAAATGTATGAGAAATTAAATTTTAAAATGATTTCACAATCAAAACCAAATTATTGGTATGTAATTGGTGATAAAAGACATTATAGATTTAATTTTAATAAATCAAATCTGGTGAAAGAGGGTTATGATAAAGATAAAACAGAAAAACAAATTATGTTTGATAGAAAAATTTATAGGATATATGATTGTGGAAATATTCGTTGGGAATTAACTATTGATTAAATCAAGTATTCGTTTATTTTTTAATAAAAAAAACTATGGATCAAGATTTAGTAACATACGGACAAATGGATTTTAATTTACCACACGATATTGTCCAACTACCATCAAATGGTATTTTCTATACATCAAAAAAGAAATCAGTTAAAGTTGGTTATTTAACTGCTAGTGATGAAAATATCTTGGTAAATATTGACGGAACAAAAACAATAAAGGAAACAATTATTATTCCTTTGTTAAGAAATAAATTATACGAAAGAGATATAAGACCAGAAGAATTATTAGAGGGTGATGTTGAGGCCGTTCTTTTATTTTTGAGAAACACATCATTTGGTCCGGAATATAACATTGTTGTAAATGACCCAAAAACAGGAAAATCGTTTGAAGCCTCAATTATGCTTGATGAGTTGAACATCATTCAACCAAAAGTTCAACCAAATAGCGAAGGTTTATTTGAAGTTGTATTACCAACTTCTGGTGCTCATGTCAAATTAAAATTACTAAGTTTAATTGACACAATGGAAATTGATAAAATTGTTGATCTATATCCAGTTGGATATAATGCACCAATTGTCACCACAAGGTTGTCAAAAATGATTGTTGAATTAAATGGGGATAAAGACCAAAATAAGATTTCTACCTTCATCCAAAATATGCCGATTAGAGATTCTAAATTTATTAGATCCTTTATGAAAGAAAATGAACCAAGATTGGATCTTAAAAGAACTGTTATAGCCCCGTCAGGAGAAAAGGTAGATGTAAATATCGCCTTTGGGGTGGAATTTTTTCGGCCTTTCTTCTAAATACTCAAAATTCTTATTGGACGAATATTTTTATCTTGCAAAATACATACATATGCAATATAATGAATTTTTGTCAATCCCAACATATGTTAGAAAATATCTTGTAGAAAAGCTGTTGGAAGATTTGCAACCACCAAAAAATCAATAAAAAAGTATTTATTGTAAAAAGTTAATATGGGTCTTACTGATAGTTTATTATTAAAACTTGCACAAGGTATTTTTGGATCAACAATTAAATCTGTTAATGATTTATCTTCCGACCAGAAAAAAGCCGTTGAGGCCGCATATAAACAAGGTATGGCGGATGCTGAAAACAAGAAAGAAAAAACAGAATTAAAAAGTTCTCCATCAACAATTACCGTTAGTGATACGCCATCAGATAAAGCGGCAGGTGCTTTAGATTTTTCAGGGATTGTTAGTGATTTAGGTGAAGGTCTTGGTAGAGCGACAGCACCATTTACTAGTTTAGAAACAGTAAAAAATGATGTTAATGCGTTAATTATTGAGTCACAAAAACTTGCCAACACAATGGGTCTTGGTCGAGCAAGAGCCGGTGAGTTGAAATCCACAATAGCCGATACTTTACCAGAAATGGTAAAATTAGGTTTTACAACAAGTGAGGGAATAGACAAATTAATACAAATTCCAAACGCACTTAAAACAAACGCATCAATCGCTAATGAAACCATAGTAGAATTGGCCGCGACATCCAAATTTGCCGGTGTTGATGTTGGAAGTTTAGTCAAAGAGTTTTCAAGTGTAGGAACACAACTATCAAGTGTTGGTGATGAAATGGCCGATGTTGCAAATTATGCTAAAAGTGTTGGTGTTAATGTTAAAGAAGTTACAGCCGGAGTTGTTGGAAATTTAAAACAACTTAATTTGTTTAATTTTGAAAACGGAGTCCAAGGGTTGGCAAAAATGCAAGCACAATCAGCAATGCTTGGTGTTAATATGGAAAAAGTTTTCGCAAAAGCGGATTCATTATTAAATCCAGAATCAGCAATTGAATTTACTTCAGCATTACAAAGATTAGGTGTAACATCAACAGAATTATTAGATCCACTATCAGCTATGGATATGGCTCTTAACGACCCAGCAAAACTCCAAGATGAAATGACCAAGGTTGCACAACAATTTACAAGGTTGAAAGCGGATGGAACCGGATTTGAAATTTTACCAGGTGCTAAATTACAATTAAGAGAAGTTGCAAAAGAACTTGGTATGAGTGCCGACGAGTTGGCAGGTATGGCAATCAAAAGTTCTGATTTGGATATGAAATTAAAACAAATTAGATTTCCAAGTTTTGCGGCTAGTGAAGAAGATAGAATGTTAATTGCTAATATGTCTCAAATGAAAGACGGTAGAGCTGTTGTTCAGATTACAGATGAGACAGGTGAGAAAAAAGAAGTTGCGGTTGAGGATTTAACGGCTAATCAGTTAGAAGAACTAAAAAAAGAACAAGCGAATCAAAATAAATCAGCTGAAGAAATTGCAAGAGATCAGCTTTCCGTCCAAGAAAGAATTGAAGGTATTTTGAAAGGTACTGAATTATCCGCAAGAATGGGTGTTGCAAGTTCTGGAACATTACAAAGAGCAGCTGAAGCTAACTTGGCTATTAGAGAATCTGCAATGGAAAACCTATATGGTAAAGTAAAAACTAAAGATGTGAGAGGTGCTGTCACTGATATTACATCACCAGTTGAAAGTTCTATAGTTTCTTTATTCACAGAAGGTGGTCTTTCTTCTGAAAATATTACAAGAATATCGGACACACTAAATGATATACCAAAAAATTTAATGAGTAGAGTTTTTGGTTTGACTATGGGTGCATTAGAAGGAGCTGAAAGTGGTATTAAACAAGGTGCTGCAAGAGTATCTGGAATATATGGTGGTATTGGTGGACTTCAACCAATTACCGAGTCTGAAGTTAGCACAAGTTATATAACACAAATTAAAGAATTTGTCAGTAAAGCTACAACACTTCTGGAAACCAAAACAGATCAAAATTTTAATGTTCAACAAAAAATTGATATTACAAATTCAGATGGTTCTTTAAAAAATGCTCCACCAGAATTATATAATGTGATAATAGATAAATTAAAAAACGACCCAAAAAATTTATTAGAACTTGATGCAGGTATTAAAAAAGTAACTAGCGGTATTTAATATTTTGAGTTATAAAATCAATTTTTTTTGTATTTATTTTAAAATAGGATATGGCTGAAAGTTTATTGTCGTTTGCAAATTCATCAAGTTTTAGAAATCAATTGATTGCTAGAAACTTAAAACCATATACGGTTCCAGGTGTATTCTCAAGCCCATCAACTAATGTAAATTATGAAACAAATTTAACAGTAACAAGTGTAATTGATTCATCAGATACTTTAATATCCACAAATCAATTTGCAAATACATTATATCCATTAAACGAATATGGACCAGAAGGTGGTTTTAATGGAAAATACTCAATACCAGGGTCACCATATCCTGTTGATTCAAATTCGGGACCTTATGATCCAAACGACACCACTCTTGACTTAATTAATGAATTTTTTATTGATGCGGCATATGTTCAAAATATTTATGGACCTCAAGGTGGTTATTCCGATTTAGTGGTAATTACTGATGTTGTTGGAAATCCAAAACTTTATCAACCATATTGGGATCCATCATCCTTTGTTGCTTCAACTTATAAGACATATGATTTAATTTTTAATCAAAATCCATCTGGATCTAATGGTTCATTATCTCAAGATACATACCTTGCTAGATTGGGAGCACAACAATTAAAGAGTGCGTTTGAGGAGAGAATTGCCGATCAACTTAAAAAGAAAACAATTGGTAGATTAAATTTAGATTCTTTAGAAGATCCTTTTAGTGCTAGTTTGGTTGCTGCAGGTAAAGAACCCTTTATTGATAAAAACTGGACAATAACACAATCTGAAAGTCCAGTTGAAGCTGCCGTTGAATTTGGTTTAAGATTATCAGGAACTTATTTTCCAACATCAACAATCCCAGGTGATTATTTTAACGACATTAATTTCCAAGCACCAAAACTTGAAAAAGCATTAAATGTTGTAAATGGTGTTACTGGTGGTTTATTAGGACCAATACTTGATGTTTTTAGAAATCCTTCAGAAACATTTGTTGCCAATACCGGAAATGGACAAAGATCAATTTTATTTTCATCTCTTGATTATAATAAATATAGACCAAAATATGTAAGAGGACCATTACAAAGTATTACAACTGGTCTTGATAGAATTTTAGACCCAAACAAACCAAATACTGGTGGTTATTATGTTGGAAGCCCTGAAGCCGAACCATCACAGATTGACTCACCAGCAAATCAAATACCAGTAGGACCAGGTGGAAAACAAATTAACACAATTGTTTATGGACCACAAGAATTGGGTATTTTATATGAAGGAAATGAAAGTAAATTATTAAATGGTTTAAAGGGTAAATCACTTAGTGATGGGGGTGGTATATCCGGACAATTTGTTTGGACATCACCGAAATATAAAGACAACGCAGGTTTTAAACAAGGTCGTAATGGTAAAGTAACATCTTTAGATCAACAATTTGAGACAATACGAGCAGATTACCAAGGTTACCAATCAACAACGATTCCCTTCAAAGAAGGATCAATATTGGACGACACACAAAGACTAGTTGAATCTGCCGACAAAGTTACCGGTTTATCAAGACTAAAACATGTTGGAAACGCAATCAACCAAGTATCAAAAGTATTTAATGATGGATACAAAGAACTAACAAAAGGCTCACAAGTATTATCCTACAAAGACAATGCTGACAATACTTCAGTTGGGATTGAATATTGTAGAGTTTTTACAAAAGATACGCCATATTACACTTATGCCGATTTACAAAAATCAGATGGTATAACAAAAACAGGTAGAGGGTTTTCTTATTCAATATTTGATAATACATACAACTTGAATATTGCACCACTTAAAAATCCTGGATCAACGAATATTGTTGATAATAAAGTAAAAAAATATATGTTCTCAATTGAGAATCTTGCTTGGAGAACATCAGATAGACCTGGATTCACATATGATGATTTACCAGTTTGTGAAAGAGGACCGAATGGTGGTAGAATTATGTGGTTCCCACCTTACGATTTAACATTTTCTGATGATAGTTCGCCAGAATTTAATAAGACATCTTTTTTAGGGAGACCAGAACCAATATACACATATAAAAACACAACAAGAAAAGGAAGTTTAAGCTGGAAAATAATTGTGGATCACCCAGCCGTAATGAATACAATTGTCCAAAAACAATTAAAAAAGGCTGACCCAGAATTGGTCGACTCAATACTTAATTCTTTTTTTGCTGGATGTGTAAAATATGATTTATACGAATTAGGTATTAAATTTAATACAATTCCAACAAGAGATTTATTTACCTATCAACAAATCCTAAATAATCCAAGATTAACATCAGAAGAATTAGGACAAGTTGCTTTTGAAATCCCAAAAAAACCAGAAGAAGAAGATAAAGCAAAAAACAATGCAACTGGTGCTGATAATGCTACTACCGGTGGTGGTTCAAAAACTAAAGAAAATACAACAGACACAATAAAAGATATTCCATTAGATGAATTTATTAACTACGGATTTTATTTTGATAATGATTGTCCTGAATGTAAAGGTAGTTGGAGTAAAACCGCCAGCCAACCATATGATAGTTGGTATGATGGGTATATCGGAAATAAAGGTAAATATGATACATCGGCACCAGCAATTACATACACCAAAGAAGGGACAACATATAAAGAATGGAGTAAAGCTGGTATTCCAAACTTTTTTACACAAGTTGTTGAAGGTAATTTCAATAAAATTAAAGGTGATCTTTTAACTAAAATTGGTGAAATTTTATTAAATGGTGGTGAAGTATCAATAGATTTGGTTGGTTCAGCATCAGCCGTACAAACACCAGCATATAATAAAACATTATCAGAAAGAAGAATTGATTCAGTAATTCAATGGTTTAAAAAACAACAAGATAAAAATGGTAAGTCTTTTGAAGACTATGTCACAAATAAAAAACTTATTATAAAGGGAGATCCAAGAGGTGAGGAAATTGTGATACCAAAATCAAGTGCCGAAGCGGTAAGTGGACCTACAGTTGTTGGGTCTGGTGAACAAGGTGTATTATCAGATAGTGTAAATTGTAATGCAAATTTGAATATAAAAGTTGGAAACACATATAAGACTACATCTGCTGCTGAGATATATTCAATACCCGCTATGGCTTGTAGAAGAGTTACGATTAAAAACATTAAAGCAAAAGAACCTGTAAAAAAAGAAGGTGGTGGTGGAAATAAAGAGCCAGATCCACAAAATGATGAAAAAAAGAAAGTTGTTGAAAATGTTCAAACTAATCCGGCACAAACAGTCAAACCATCACCAAACATAACGGTAGAACAAAAAATAAAAGATGGTATATCTAAAAAAGTTTTAAGAACTTTATTTTCAGAATGTGATTATTTTGAGGTGTTAAAACAATCCGACCCAATGATTTTTCAATCATTAAAAGACAAGATTAAATATTTTAATCCGGCCTTCCATTCAATGACACCTGAAGGTTTAAATGGTAGATTAACATTTTTAAATCAATGTGTTAGACCTGGACAAACAATACCAATTATTGGTGCCGATGGAAGACCAAAATATAATGATGCTTTAAATACAGCATTTGGTGCTCCACCAATTTTAGTATTAAGAGTTGGGGATTTTTACCATAGTAAAATAGTTCCTAGCAACTTATCATTTGCATATGAAGAAGCTAAATATGATTTAAATCCAGAAGGAATTGGTGTTCAACCTATGATAGTTAAAGTTACATTAGGTTTTGACTTTATTGGTGGTCACGGATTAAAACAACCTGTTGAGGAATTACAAAATGCACTTTCATTTAATTTTTATGCAAATACTGAAATTTATGATGAAAGAGCAACAGCAACTGAAGATGTTAGTGCTAGAGACAAATATGTTGTTGAGAAAATATTATCACAACAACCACCGGTGACAACAGCCGAGGTTGAAAACATACAACCGAAAAAAGGTGGAAATACAATTGGAACAATTTTATCCGAAACACAAATTGATTATACAAAACAATTAAATGAAACTTGGAATAAAACAAAAGAATATTTTGATACTGTAATTGATACTCATATAACCCTATCTAAAAATTTTAATGTTGGGATTGTTTATTTATTATTCTATGAAAGAAATTTTAGTGAAGGTAAATTTGATGAATATGGAACCTCATCAACTTTACCTATATATGGAAAACCAAGTAAAATAGAAAATAAGGTTGATAAATTATTTAGTGAAACAATTTCAGATGTTAAAAAAAGAAGAGATCCATTTATGGAAGAGATTGACAAAAGTATTAATTTGAAAAACTCAGAAAAAAAGGAAATTGAAAGAAGACTAATTCAAAGTATTGAAGCAATGCAGTCAGATTTTTCAATAAATCTTAATAACGATATTTCAAATCTTATAAATGTCCAGCAAGACTATATTCAGAATATTAGAAAACTTAACCTAATTTTAACAAAAACCGATGGTTCATTAAATTCGGAAAATAAACCGGTTGCGTATAATTTATCCGCCGAAACAACACCAATTGATATATTTACATTGTTGAAAAACAACTATAAAAAAATTGAAGATAAACACAAAACATTTTTTGAAGAACCAACAAATATTATACAACAAGATAAATTTTTATTTTTAGCTAAAGATCATTATAATCCATCTGACGCTCTATTTAGAGATAATACCTTTAGGACTCCTGGTGCTACTTGGACAAATGGTGTTGGAACAACAGATGAAGACTATGCAACAAATAGATTTTATCAGATTATGGCACAAACCTTCTTTAGTGAATCTAAAAGAAATTCACTTAAAGAATTTATTTTGAATAGTCAGGTTTTCACAAATAAAGATATAATTAGTAAAGAATTAGATAAAGCAATAACTATTTGTGTTACATTATTTAATGGTTATACACAAAAAATTATTGATTCCTATACTAAAATAAAAGACGATGAAAAATATAAATCATTAATAGAATCACCATTAAACGAAACCGACAAATATATTTTTAACTATACCTCAACGACAAGTGGTTCAAGCCAACAAAATAATAGAATTGTCGATTTATATTCGACACAAAATCTAAATAATGATTTTAAAACATTTGATGGAAAAGTAAAATTTAATTAAGATGAATCTACAATATTACAACAGATATAGTCAATTTTTGGTAAATGGAGAACAACAAGTTGTCCCATATATTAGCCTACCAACAAAAGCAACAGATAAAAATTACATTTATATTGTTGGGCAATCAAGACTTGATAAAATATCTTTCCAATTTTATGGAACACCTTTTTTTGGTTGGTTAATACAACAAGCAAACCCCCAATATTCAGGATCCGAGTGGAGTATCCCAGATGGTGCAATATTGACAATTCCATTTCCTTTACTAACATCATTACAAGATTATAATAACGAATTAAACAACCATTTCTTTTATTATGGTAGATAATGGAGAAAATATTTTAGTAGAATTTGATTACGACAACATATCCCTTATAGACCCAAATAAAGTAATAGATCAAGATGGTAAAGTAAGAGATAGGTTAGTTAAGCAAGAAAACTTGGTTATGTATGCTAACCTTGAATGTAGTGTTGTGCCTAGAACAAAACTTGCTATTGGTGCTCCATTGAATGATAATGTAAGAACAATTTCTGTTGGAAAAATAAACTTTTTAAATCCGGGTTTTAAAACATTTTTAAATAATAACTGGACTGATGAGATTACAGGTAAGGGTGCGATTAAGGGTGAGGGTGTAAATCAACCTAAACTAAATGCGGTTAAAAACCCAAAAAAATCCGATGATTATTATATAACACAATCACTATACTCAAACGGAACACCTGGTGCTGTTGATAATGGACTATTGGGTATTAAGGGTATTGAAGTTGCAATTGATACTAATTTTTATCCACAAGTAACAATTCAATTAGAAGATGTTAAAGGTAGAGGTTTATTTGAGGGTGGTAATAATTCACCATATGCTGCTTTTTTCCAATTACCATACCCAATATTTTATTTAACATTAAAGGGTTATTATGGGAAAGCGGTAAGAATGCCCTTAATGTTGCAAACATTCAACTCAACATTTGACGGTACATCTGGAAATTTTAAAATAACTTTGAAATTATATGGATATAAATATGGTGTAATGTCCTATATAAATTGGGGACATATGTTGGCAGTTCCTCATATGTATAATTCATTTGTAAACACCGGACAAGTATCACAAGGTAGTCCAACACCAACAAATGGTGTATCAAAACAAGCTTCTGATAATGTAAAACCAGTTGCTGTATCAAGAGGGTATCAAAAAATGAAAGAATTATATTCGGAATATAAATCAAAAGGTTTAATTGATGATGATTTTCCAGAATACAGTTTGTTTCAACTTAAAAGTAAGTTAGATACTTTTATAAAAGATATTTTAGAAAAATTTACAAAAGAAAATCTAGGATCATTAACCGAACTTGAAAATTTTCAAACATTACTTACAGAATTCCAAAAGAAAGTATTCTTTGATGGTAGTTCTTGGTATAGAACATATATGGATTTCAAATTTCCATTAGTATTAACCGATAATACAAAAGTTTTCACATTCAAAAAAGATTATGATACAGCTCAGAAAAAAACTGATGCAATAACAGAATTGGATGGTATAATAAAAGATTTTACAAAAAGACTAGAATCAAATAGTGTTGCTGGTAAAAACGGAAGTTATACTGTTGGGGGAAAACAAACAAAAAGTCAGGTTCCGGTGAATGTTACAATAGATAAATTTTACAAAACAATAACCGTTAATGATGTTGATTTTACTAAATCGTTTAATGAGGCTTATGGTAAAACGACAACTGGTGGAACTTTAGTTCAAGAATTTGCACTTGCCAAATCACTTGAAATACCAACAAGTCAATATTTTGTTTTTGATGGAAAAGGAACATTTAACGATATTTGTAACCAAGCGGCTAAAGAAGTTACAACTTTAAGAACTGAAATTGAAAAACAAATTACAGATAATTTAGCTGAACAATTAGCTAGAAAAGATAGTGGTATTGGTTTTAAACCAACCGTTAGAAACATACTTGCCGTTTTCTTTGCTCAAGGTGAAGCATTTTTAAGATTAATGGATGATGTTCATAATGCCGCATGGGAAGTAAGAGATGATCCATATAGGAGAGCTTCCGTATTTGGAACAACAACAGCACAAAGTGTTGATGTTAAAAACGCACAACAAGCAACAGAACCAATTTATCCTTGGCCACAAATTATTTTGGAAAATCAAGGTGATGATTCACAAGAAAAGTTTGCATTAAAATATCCAGGTGATCCAAAACTATCATCAATTACAAAAGCGTATATTCCGGAATTATGGCCGGAGGTTGAATTTGTTGAAGAATATATTAAAGGTTTTATTGAAAGGGAAGCACCAGAACCAGATTTGGGTGATTCAAATAATTCAGAACAACAACCTTTGAGATTGAGTTTAAATGCTATTGATTTCCCTGTATCTAATGAAGTTTTCCAAAACAAAGAAGAAGTAAAATTTTATTATGAAATTTATGAAAGGGTTATGGTTAATACATTCTTTTCTAAATTAAGTAGAGTTGATGGTTATCAATCAAGCGTTTATTTGGTAGAATCTGAAAATGAAAAAATAAATGCTTTGAAGGCATTGGGTAGCGATAATCCATTTTTAATTAAAAAATTAAAACAATATCTAATTGATGGAAATAATTATCAGACATTTTTAAGACACATTTCAAATCAAGGTGAAGGAGAAAGTTGGCAAAAATTTATACGAGGTGAATTTGTTACACCATACATAAAAAATAAAACAAACACACCATTTCAGTTATTTAACAAAAACATATTGTTAAGTCCATCATCACAACCAAATGTTTCAGCAACACAACAAAGTAAAATTGAAGACTATATTCAGGTTAAAACATATAGTAATCAGTTTGATTTTACGGATATGTATCCAATTACAAATCTTGATTGGTGTAAAAATTATTTGGCAAATGGTAATGGAATAAATGGTGTTAATGAGATTTTTAATACAAATAAAATACTACACTATAATACAATACAAAAAACAATTACAAACTTTAAAAGTGATGATACGACAGATACAAAAAGACCTATTACAAATTTTAATTATACCCCAGACATTTTTAATCAAACGATAAATTCAAACCTTAAAGAATTTTATAATAATAGAAAATTTGAAAATCAGTTCATAACCGAAGGGAATATAAATTATTCAGGATATAATGGTTATTTGAGTGAAAATCAAACAACATCAATAATGAATACACCATATTTTATAAATGCAATACAAAATGGTGTGTTTAACTTTAGATATAAGTCAAATGATTTAAGTCCATATAAGGCGGCAGCATATCTTTTTATTAATAGCTTACCAATTGCGACATTGAGAGAAAGATTTAAAACAAAGGACGCTTCCGAAGATTTGGATTATATTGTATCAACACTTAAAAAGTTTGGTGGGGTTCATAAATTACCTTATGTTTGGATATTAAAATATGGGTCAATTTGGCACAGATATAAAACTTGGAATAGAGAAGGAAAAGACATATTGGATAATTCTTGGAAAGATTTTAATTATTTATCAAATTATGATCCGGTAAATTCTGCAACAACAAAAACATACAATTTAAGTATTGATGGGACACAACGAAATATTGTTTTAAGTCAAAATTTTGGAACTGGAGCATACACAACATATGTTAATACAGGGTTTTATCCAAAACTTATTGATGATATGAATGTATTTTTACAAGGTTTAAAATTGTTTAGTGGATCTACACAATTAAACGGAACCTGTGATGTGTTTAATAATACAATGGTTGTATATACGGTAAATGACAATACATTAACCCCCGGATATAAACTATCTGGCCCTAGTATAGATTTAGATACAACAATTGTATCACAATTAAGTGGTGCAACCGGGGGACCTGGGATTTATCAAATCACACCATCTCAAAATTTAGATAAAATAAACGGAACTTGTAATATATCTGGAACAACACTTGAACTTACTTTTATAACTGGTGGAACATTAGATGTTAATGCAACAATTGCAGGCCCTAATATCATACCAGGGACTAAAATAGTTTCTAAAATAACCGGAAGCTCAAACCCTAATTTGGTTTATACAATAGATACACCACAAAATTATTCTGGTGCAACATTTTTTGTGTCAACACCTGCCGATTTTTTTGTAACCAACTCACAAACATCTGGGTATGGTCAAGCTGAAGTCCAAACTTTAATTGATAATAAAAAATTGGTATTAACAACAAACATAAATTCTAAAATTATAAAGACAACTGGTTTTGACCCAAATAACCCAAATAGAAATTTAAACCTAACACCTTGGTCTGTATTATCAAAATTCACAAACGAAGATAAATATTATGTATTACCATCTTTTGGTAATGTAAAAAATCAAGTTGGGGATGAGTGTTTCAAAAATGGAAGTTTAAAACTAGAAATCACCGGAAACACTGCGGTATTTAATGGTTCCGCTAGAATGTTCTGGGGTGCGCCAAATTACGGATATTTTGATAATGGTAAATTACAAATACCAGACCCAGACTCATATTTGAAACAAATTTTTAATGATAAAAAAATACAAGAAAATTTCTCAATAAGTGGAGATAAATCAAAATACACTAAAATATCTGAAATTTTTACAACATTTGAAACAAAAGTTTTAGATGCGTTTGAAGAGGAGTTTTTAAATTATAGTAGATCAATATATGATTACAAAACAGTAATTGCCGCTGAAGAAGGTGAAGAAACTGAAACTGAAATAGCAATAAAAAACTTTCAGTATTTTATGAGGTTATTAATGAAGATTGAAAAACCAACTTCAATTGGGACCGAAGGGTTAATTGATGAGGTTATAACAAAACAAAATTTAAATTTTCAATCATTATTTAATAGTTTAATGACTTATGACACGGTGTTTAGATTTGGAAACCCAACGATGTTTGATAAAAGATTATTTTATACATTTTCAACAAAATTTATTGAAGAACCAATATCATATCAAGGATATAACCAAAGTATGGCAGGGTTTTTACCAACATCCGGAGGAACAGTTACTTTAGCACAATCAAAAGCGGCATATCCAGAAACTTGGAAAGATTTAGAGTATTATGTTGGTTTTTCTGAAATACCAGAATTAAAATATAGTGATAATGGTTCATATATAACAGATTTCTTTGTTGATATGAATGTTCAGTTTTCACAAAAAAATGTAAAAGATTTTGCACCAATAATTAAATTATATGCGACACAAAAATTATTAGATCCAACAATGAATGTGTCAAAGTTTTTTACACTTATGAACACATATATAGATACTTGTGAGTTGTATCTCACAAATGTGATAAATGATTTAATGACTGGAATACGAAATGAATTACCAGATGTTTCAATTGTAAAACAAAATCCAGATCAAAAAGCGCCATTAGTTGGTGATCAAAGTAGGGATGAACTATGGGATTCTTTCAAATCATTAAATGATACTTGGATTTCTGGTCTTGACCTTAAAACAAAAACATTGTTTGAGGACATTCTATTATTTGATAGGGCTTGTAGAGATGTTGGACAGAAAGTTCTTTGTGATATTTTTAAAATTAAAGATTTGATAGAAACATCATTACCAAACAATAAAATGGAAAATTTGATTAAAACAATTTTAGTTGATAATAATTTTGGTTTCTTCCCACTTCCCGCTTATAGTAATTTTTATAATGCACAAGAAGTTGTCAAAAATCCAGTTCCACAACCAGAAGGAACCACAGAATTTGCAAGCTCAATGTGGGGAACATTCTTAAATGTTGATTATCGAAATACATCACCAAAATATTTGTGTTATTATAAAAGTGTCCCAAGTAATCACCTTGCGATGAATGATAATGCGGATTATAAATTTAGAGACGACGCATTTGATTTAAGGAGAGCTAGTGACAATCCATTACTTGAAAATCAATTAAATAAGACAAATTGGGATAAATCAAATAAGGTTTGTGGTTTCAATGTTGATTTTAGTAATCAAAATCAACAGATATTTTATCAAATCAATTTACAACAAAGTGTTGGAAAACCAACAGCGGAATCACTCGAAATGATAAACCAAATGGCGAACTCTAGTAGAAATAGAGGAACTGGTTCCCAAAGTGTATCACTATACAATATATATAAAAATAGAAGTTATGAATGCACACTTGATATGATGGGTAATGCTTTAATGCAACCAATGATGTATTTTAATTTAAGAAATGTTCCGATGTTTAGTGGACCATATATGATTACAAAAATATCACATAGTATAAGTGAGGGTGATTTTAAAACAAGTATCACAGGGACAAGACAACCGTTCTATGATTTACCAAAAGTAGATAATTTTATTCAGGCGTTAAGTTTTAAAATAATTGATAAATTGAAAGATCAGTTACAGAAAAAAGAAATTGCTCAAACATCATCAAGTGGAAATGTAATTACACAATTAAACAATGTTATTTCCACCGTTTCTGAAAAAGACACACTAACAACAAATCAAAATTGCTCTTCAAAACTAAACCCTAATTACCAAGGATTTACAAATGTCGCAAATCCAAGTTTAATAACAATAGCAGCAAAAGAATTTAATGTCTTATTGCGAGATAAAGTAAGGGCTAATGGTTATAAAGCACAATCAGAAGAAGAAGTTCGTTTAAGACAATTGTTATTTATTTTAATTCATATGGATTCTGGTAGTGGAAATAATTTTAAAGCTTATGATAATAATTTTTCTTCAGTTTCATTAGATCAAACCTATGGTCCTGAATTTATTTCATTTGTTGATAAAAATTATTATTGTGTGAATAGAGGAACAATTAAAGATATACCAATGGTAAAATTTACTTCTACGGCAAAATATCTTGATTTTGTAATATCAAAATCACCAGCTATATTAAAGAGTTTTTTGAGCGATAAATCACCACAAAACATAATTAAAATTTATGTTTCTTCTTGGCCTGTAATTAGAAATGGTAATGTCTATGACAAATTAACCGAACAAGATAAGAAAAAATTGGAAAATGCGTTAGAAAAAGCTAATGATTTATTTAATTCAGTGAATAGTTAATAGTTTTTTTTAAAATATAAGATATTTATAATAAAAAAAATATGAATAATACTAAATTAATATTAGACAATTATTTGGGTAAAAATACCAGAATGTCAGAAAAAGAATTGGGTAACGGAATGAAACAAGTATGTGATTTAGATACTGGAGATTGTTATGTCGTTAAAGAAAAAGATGGTCTTATTGAAAGAGTTGATAATACAATGAGAACAAATAAAAAAATCCAAGTTGAAACAACTACAGGAATAAAAACATTATTAAACGGATAGAAATGGGTATTGATACTAAAATATTAGAAGAAATTAAAAGATTTAAAAAAATCAATCAATATATTGTTGAACAAGAAGATCCTATGGCAGATCCGGCGGCAGCGGGAGCACCACCAGCAGACCCTATGGCAGCCCCAGTAGATCCTATGGCAGCACCAGCAGACCCAACTGCAGCTCCAGTAGATCCAGCAGTAGCACCAGCAGACCCAGCGGCTACGATACCACCAGCACCAGCGGCTCCAGTTGATGTTGAAGCTGATGATGAGGTTGAAGTTGTAGATGATGAAGGAAAATCAGAAAAAGAAGAATTAGAAATAACAGATCTTGTTGATACACAGAACTCAATTAAAGATAAACAAGATGAATATTTTGACCAATTATTTGGCCAACTAAAATCATTAGAAGATAAATTATCAGAAATGGATCAATTGGTCACAAAGATTGATGGTTTAGAAACTAAAATTGAAAAAATGAGACCTAAAACAAATAAAGAAAAGTTAGAATTGAGAACTTTAGATTCAGGACCATTTAATCAAAAGTTGTCTGATTTTTTTACAGATAAAGAACAAGAATTTGAAAAAACCGGAAAAGAATACGAATTAACAGTTGACGATGTTAAACAATATTCTTCAAATGAGATTGAAGATTCTTTTGAAGAATACGATCAAGACGAAAAAGATATGATGTGATATTTTGAGAGGGACATTTAAGTCCCTCTCATTTTTTTAATTTTAACTTATTGACTGCGACACAAATTTTAATTATACTTTCTATTATAAAACTTTAATAAATAATATATATGGCGACAAACAATGTTTTAGATGCGGTTTTGGCTCAGTATGAAAGCTCAAAACAAAGTGGTTCTTCTTCCACTGCAAAGATGTCTCAAGAAGAAAGAATGAAAAAGTATTTTGCTGCGATACTTAAAGACAACGAAAAGCAAGCACAAAAAAGAATCCGAATCCTTCCTACACCAGACGGATCTTCACCATTCAAAGAAGTATGGTTTCACGAAATCTTGGTTGATGGTAAATGGCAGAAGTTTTATGACCCAGCAAAAAATGACAATGAGCGTTCACCATTGAGTGAAGTTTATGATGTTCTTATGTCAACTGGTAAAGAATCAGACAAAGAACTTGCAAAACAATACAAACCTCGTAAGTTTTATATTGTTAAAGTAATTGATCGTGACAACGAACAAGATGGCCCTAAATTCTGGAGATTTAAACACAATTACAAGCAAGAAGGAATTTTTGATAAAATCATTCCAATTTACAAAGCAAAAGGTGATGTTGCTGACGCTGAAAAAGGAAGAGACCTTATCCTTGAATTAACAAAGGCAAAAACACCAAAAGGTGCGTTCTACACCGTAATCCAAACGGTTATGTATGATGATCCATCTCCGGTTCACGAAGATGATGAAACAATGACAAGTTGGATTGAAGATGAACTAACCTGGGAAGATGTTTATTCTAAAAAACCAACAGAATACCTTGAAGCAATTGCTCGTGGTGAAACACCAAGATGGGATTCTGACGCAGGAAAGTATATTTTCTCAAATACCGAAGAAAGTGAAGTAACTATTGGAGGTTCAAAAACTAAAGAAGAAGTTAAAGTTCTTGACCCACAAGCTGATGACGACATCGACGAGGAATTACCATTCTAAATATTAAAAATAAATATGGGTGTGTTTATATACAATGCACCCATATTTTCTTATATTTTTAAAAAAAGATTTTATGGCAATAAGAAAAAAAGAATTTAAGTTTGAGGACATCAAAGCGAAGTTCTCAAGTAAAACAAAATATAAACCAGAAGCGTTTTATAATTGTGGTGAAGCATTTATGGAAGCGTGTGGGTTACCAGGACCTGTAATGGGTGGGATTTCGATGCTTTTGGGTCATAGTAACGCTGGAAAAACAACAGCAATGATTTTGACGGCCGCTGACGCCCAAAGAAAAGGACATTTACCAGTTTTTATAATTACGGAAAAAAAGTGGAATTGGGACCACGCAGTTGAGTTAGGATTACAGGCGGAAAAAAATGCAGATGGTGAATGGGAAGGGATGTTTATATTTAATGATTCATTTGATTATTTAGAACAAGCTACTGATTTTATGAATGAAATTCTTGACGCTCAAGAAAAAGGAGACATTCCCTATAGTATTGTGTTTTGTTTCGATTCAATTGGATCCATACCATGTCAAATGACATACGAGGGTAAGGGTGGCGGAATGCACACAGCAAAAGTATTAGCAGATAAAGTCGGTATGGGACTACACTCAAGAATTTCAAAATCAAAAAAAGAAGATTACCCATATTATAACACATTGGTCGTGGTTAATCAACCTTGGGTTCTCCTTCCAGACAACCCATTCGGTCAGCCTGAAATTAAAAGTAAGGGTGGTGAAGCAATTTGGTTGGCTAGTAGTTTAATATTCCTTTTTGGTAATCAGAAAAAATCTGGAATTAGTCATATTGACGCAACAAAAAATGGTAGAAAAATATCATTTGCAATACGAACAAAAATATCAATACTAAAAAATCACATAAATGGTCTTGGGTTTAAAGATGGTAAGATTATTACGGTTCATAACGGATACATATCTGACACAAAAGAATCATTAGATACATATAAAAAAGAGTTTTCAGATTATTGGACAGTAAAAATGGGTGGTAATGACTTTTCATTAACTGAAAGTGTATCAGACGATTTTGATGATGAGTAAAAAATTTATATTTTTATAAAAAAAAACAAATGAATAGTAAATTAAAAGTAGTATCGTTATTTTCCGGATACGGAACCCAAGAGTTGGCACTTAAATACATTGGTGTGGATTATGAAAGTGTTGCTAACTGTGATAATTTCAAACAAGCGAATGAGTGTTATAATGCGTTACACACAACAACTCACGGTAATCTTGGTGACATAAGAATGGTTAATGAAAACACATTACCACAATGTGATTTATTAACCTATTCATTTCCTTGTTTTACAAAAGATACATTAGTATTGACAGATACTGGGTATAAAAATATTGTTGATGTTGAAATTGATGATTTGGTTTTGACACATACTAACACATATAAAAAAGTTACAAACAAATTTGATCAAGGTAAAAAAGAAATTTGGAGTGTTAAATCACCAATATTTGACGAATTAAAAACAACTGAAAACCACAGATTTTATGTTGTTAGTAAAATTGATGGAGATAAAAATAATTTAACAGAGCCTTATTGGAAAGAATGTAAGGACTTGACAAGTAATGATTATTTTGGTGTTGCAATAAATCAAAATAGTATTATACCAAAGTGGGATGGGATTGATTTTAAATGGGGTGACGGTAGAAAAACTAGACACAAAAATGAATTATCAAAATATATGGATAATAATGATTTTTGGTGGTTAATTGGAAGATATATTGGTGATGGCTGGATGAGACACCAAGGAGGTATAATAATTTGTTGTACAAATAAAAATGATTCTGAATTACAAGAAATTAGTGAAAGATTGGAAAGATTGAAAATTAATGCGACAGTTGTTAGAGATGGATCAACATATAAGATACATTTACCAAAAAAAGAAATTGGTTTATTTGTCCAACAATTTGGGAAGTATGCTCACGGTAAGAAATTGACTAATACAATTTTTGATTTACCTAGAAATCTTTTGACATCATTTATCCAGGGTTATTTTTCCGCGGATGGAAGCTTTTATCAAAATTCAACAAGACAAAGAATTATAAGTGTAAGTCGTGAATTAATTTATGGTATTGGACAATGTATTGCAAAATGTTATAATGTACCTTATTCTATTTATAAAACAAAAAATAAAGATAAATACATTATTGATGGTAGATATGTTAATCAAAGAGATAGTTACACAATTGCTTTTGATTTAAACCAAAGTAAAAATAAAAAATCTTTTTTTGATAATGGTTTTATTTGGACACCAATTAAAGGTATTATTAATACAAATAATACTGAATTTGTTTATGATATTGAAGTAGATGAAGACCATTCATTCACAGCAAATGGTTGTATCGCCCATAATTGTCAGGACATTTCAATTTCTGGAATTCAAAAAGGAATTAAAGAAGGTACAAGGAGTGGATTACTATTTGAAGTTGAAAGATTATTAAGTACCAATAGACCAAAGTATCTTTTGATGGAAAATGTTAAAAACCTAATATCAAAAAATCACATTGATAATTTTCAAAAACATATCTATTTTTTAAGAGGACTTGGGTATAGTTCTTTCTGGAGAGTATTGAATGGTGCTGATTTCGGATGTCCCCAAAATAGAGAAAGAGTTTTTATGGTATCCGTTCTTAATAGTAGTATTGATGAGGTTAAAGAAAAAATGATGAATGTGGATAATCACAAAAAAGAACGAATTCCTATGAGACCGTTCATTGAAGAAAACTTTAATCCAAATCTGATTGTTAATTGTCAATTTACACCACATCAACCAAAAAAACACACAATCTGTAAATTAATCGGTAGAAGAGATGACATTAGCTACGATCAGGCAAGAAGAATTTATTCTGTTGATGGGTGTTCCCCAACTTTAACAACAAGTGGATCACCACAAATTCTAACAGAAGATGGTAGAGTGAGAACTATTACAGCAAGAGAAGGGTATAGATTTATGGGTGTTAAAGAACAAGATATTGATTTATTACTTACAACCTCATTGTCTAATACAGCACATGTCGCACTAGCCGGAAACTCAATTTGTGTCCCTGTTATGGAAGCTATATTTACAGAGTTTTTATCCGACTATATTACAAAAGAAGAACCAATATTGTCAAACCCACTTAACGAAGAAATTAATGACTAAAACCTTATTGGTCGATGGTAACAACCTATTAAAGATAGGCGTGCATGGTGTTAGAGACTTCTTTAACAATGGAGAACATGTTGGTGGAACTTGGCATTTTCTAAACACTTTAAGAAAATTTTTAGAAGAAAACAATTACAATAAAATTGTTGTTTGTTGGGATAGTGAAACCGGATCATCACAGAGAAGAACTATATACCCAAAGTATAAATTAAATAGAAAACAAAAGGTTGATGATGATTATAAAGAACAATCTTTTACTACTCAAAAAAACAGAGTAAAACAATACCTTGAAGAAATGTTTGTTAGACAATTGGAAGTGGAACAATCGGAGGCCGACGATTTAATAGCTTATTATTGTCAAATTTCTGAAGATGAAGAAAAAACAATATTTTCATCTGATAGAGATCTAACACAACTTATTTCAGATAAGGTAAGTATATATTCACCCCAACAAAAAAGATATTATAAGAATGGTGATGGGATTAAAATTTATGAATCCGAAATACCACACTATAATGTTAAAACTTACAAAATATTAACTGGTGATAGTTCGGATAATATTGATGGTATATTTTATTTGGGTGAAAAAACATTCCTAAAATTTTTTCCGGAGATACTTGATACGGAGTTAAAATATACCGATATTTTAACAAAGGCAAAAACATTACTTTCGGAACAAAAAGGAAATGTTGCTTTACAAAATTTACTTAGTGGAAAAACCAAAGAGGGAATATTTGGAAAAGAGTTTTTCACAATCAACGAAAAATTAGTGGATTTAGCTAACCCACTAATTTCAGTGGAAGGAAAAGAATTGGTTAGGTTATATTACTCGGAATCGTTGGATCCAGACGGAAGAGGACATAGAAACTTAATTAGAATGATGATGGACGACGGATTCTTTAAATTTCTACCAAAAGGTGATGACGCTTGGGTAAATTTTTTAAAACCATTTTTAAAACTATCAAGAAAAGAAAAAACAAATTTTAGAAACAAAACAAAAAATTAAAAAAATGAGAGATCAGGATATAACAAAAGTTGAATTTTTGTTAATGTGTAATGAAAACATCGTAGTTCAAAGATTTTTTAATGTGAAAGGGTTTAATAAAACCGCACATAAATCAGAAGAGTTTTATGATTATATTAAGTCGTTTTGTAATGAACTTCAATATAATTTGAAGATGAGATCTATTGTCTATATGTTGGATAATCAGTATGAAATTTTTGAAAACCCAGATGTGTTAAATACATCAATTACCGAGGGTGACGAAAATTTTAACCTTTATATTAAGGTAGAAAATATGACAATTTGTCATAGGATATTTGATGCAAAACCATACCCACCAAAGGTCAGATACACCGTAGACCTACGCCCAAAGCTAAAAACAATATTAGGTGAACTAACTGACATTTTTTCAGGTAAAAATTTTAATTATTTTTATCCACAATTTATTCAAAACTAGTAGTATTTATCATTACTGATAGGAGGAAAAAATTATGGCGACGAACAAAAACTTTGAGTATCTTGGAAACAATTTTCAAATTCAATTACTTAATCAAATTATTTTAGATAAAGACTTTTCACATTCAATTATGGATGTAATTGAGAATAGTTATTTTGAAAACAAATACTTTAAAATCATTATTCAAATGGTTAAGGAGTATTATAAAAAATATGACCACACACCTTCTTTTGATACATTAGAACAAGTCGCAAAATCCGAACTACAACAAGAAACCGCAGTTAAAGTTGTCCTTGACACAATTAAGAAAATCAAGTCTGCACCTATTGATGGGGCCGATTTCGTCCAAGAAAAAGCATTAAAATTCTGTAAGCAACAAGAATTACAGAAAGTAATGAAGAAAGCTCAAAAAATCATTGATGGTGGTGAGTTTGAAAATTATGACACACTTGAAGAAATGGTTAGAGAAGCATTATTGGTTGGTTCAAAAGATACATCAACAATGAGTGTTTTTTCAAACATAGACCAAGTATTAGAAGATGATTACCGACACCCAATTCCGATGGGAATACCAGGTATTGACAGATTGTTAAAGGGAGGACTAGCAAAAGGTGAAATTGGTGTAATCCTTGCCCCTACCGGAGTGGGAAAATCAACCATTCTTACAAAGATTTCAAACCACGCATTTAACCTAGGATTTAATGTCTTACAAATCTTTTTTGAAGACAACCCAAAAGTGATTCAGAGAAAACATTTTACACTCTGGACCAAGATTCACCCTGACGAATTGTCAGAAAAAAGAGATGAGGTAACGAAAAAAGCAAAAGAAATTGAGGAAACAATGGAAAACACTTTGGATTTGAAAAAATTACCATCAGATACAGTAACTATGTTACAAATTAAAAATGAAATCAGAAAGATGATTGCTGATGGTAATAAAATAGATATGGTTGTTTTAGATTACATTGATTGTATTGTTCCGGACAAAAACCTTGGTGATGAATGGAAGAGTGAGGGTTCAGTAATGAGAGGGTTCGAAGCTATGTGTCATGAGTTAAATATTGTAGGCTGGACGGCAACCCAAGGAAATAGATCGTCAATCTCATCCGAAGTTGTAACAACAGACCAAATGGGTGGTTCGATTAAGAAAGCACAAGTAGGACATGTTATTATTTCGGTAGCAAAGACATTACAACAAAAAGAAATGAAATTGGCCACAATTGCAATTACCAAGTCTCGTATTGGGGATGATGGTGTGGTGTTTGAAAATTGCAAGTTTGATAATGCTATGATTGAAATTGATACTGAATCTACAACTACATTCCTTGGTCTTGAAGAACAAAAAGAAGAAAGACAAAGACAACGGGTTAAAGAATTGTTAGAAAAAAGACAACAAAAAGAACAAAAATCTTAAATAAAAATAATTAAATTTGTAAAAAATGGATATTTCACAAAAAATATTGAGCGATATTACGGTGTATATGAAATACGCCAAATTTGTCCCTGAATTAAATAGAAGGGAGACGTGGGAAGAACTGGTGACAAGAAACAAAGAAATGCACCAGAAAAAATACCCACATATTAAAGATGAGATTGAAGAAGTATATAAAATGGTATATGATAAAAAAATTCTTCCATCTATGAGATCATTACAATTCGGCGGAAAACCAATTGAAATCTCACCAAATAGAGTTTATAACTGTGCTTATCTACCGATTGATCACACTGACGCATTCTCCGAAACAATGTTCTTACTTTTAGGTGGAACTGGAGTTGGGTTTTCAGTTCAAAAACACCATGTGGATAAACTACCAGAAATTAAAAAACCAAATCCAGCAAGAACAAGAAGATATTTGATTGGAGACTCAATTGAAGGTTGGGCTGACGCAATTAAAGTATTAATGGAATCTTATTTGGGTTCAAAATCATCAACACCGGTATTTGATTTTTCAGATATTCGTCAAAAAGGAGCATTACTTGTGACTTCTGGTGGAAAAGCACCGGGACCTCAACCATTAAAAGATTGTATTCATAATATTACAAAAGTATTGGAAAACAAAAATGATGGTGATAAATTAACACCAATTGAAACTCACGACATCGTATGCCATATTGCTGATGCCGTGCTTGCTGGTGGTATTAGAAGAGCTGCACTTATTTCATTATTCTCAGCTGATGATGATGAAATGATTTCTTGTAAGTCAGGAAATTGGTGGGAATCAAACCCACAAAGAGGTAGAGCAAACAACTCAGCTGTATTATTAAGACATAAAGTAACACAAGAGTATTTTATGGACTTGTGGAAAAGAATTGAGCTTTCTGGAGCCGGAGAACCTGGAATTTATTTATCAAATGATAAGGACTGGGGGACGAATCCATGTTGCGAAATCGCACTTCGTCCATACCAATTCTGTAACTTGTGTGAGGTGAATGCTTCAGATATTGAATCACAAGAAGATTTTGAAAAAAGAGTTAAAGGTGCTGCATTTATTGGAACATTACAAGCTGGATATACAGACTTTCATTACTTGAGAGATGTTTGGAAAAGAACAACTGAAAAAGACGCACTTATTGGTGTTGGAATGACAGGAATCGGTTCTGGAGTTGTATTGGGTTATGATATGAAAGCGGCCGCTCAAGCTGTTAAAGAAGAAAACGAAAGAGTTGCCGGATTAATTGGTATTAACAAAGCTGCTAGAACAACAACAGTTAAACCATCTGGAACATCATCACTTGTATTGGGAACTTCATCTGGTATTCACGCTTGGCATAATGACTTCTATTTAAGAAGAATTAGAGTTGGAAAAAATGAAGCAATTTATTCATACCTTGCAATCAATCACCCGGAATTAGTTGAAGACGAATATTTCCGTCCACACGACACTGCAGTAATTACAATTCCACAAAGAGCACCAGAAGGGTCAATTTTGAGATATGAATCAGTATTCCAAATGTTGGAACGAGTGAAAAAAGTATCACAAGAGTGGGTTAAATCTGGACACAGAACAGGACAAAATACACACAATGTATCGGCAACAGTTTCAATTAAAGAAGATGAGTGGGATTTAGTTGGTGATTGGATGTGGAAAAATAGAAAATATTACAATGGCCTATCAGTCCTGCCCTTCAACGGAGGCACTTACACACAGGCTCCGTTTCAAGATTGCACACAAGAAGAATATGAAAGTTTGATTAAAACATTAACAAATGTTGATCTTACAAAAGTAATTGAGTTGCAAGATAATACCGACCTAAGCGGAGAAATAGCTTGTGGCGCATCAGGTTGCGAAATTGTTTAATTATGAAAGTGACTTGGGGAAATGATGTAACACTAACATATCAAGTATTACTAGCGTTCTATAATTTAAGAAAAAAAAATTAAAATGACAGTAAGTGCATCAAAAGATTGGATACAACAGTTATATGTTCAGGAGACGACAAAAAAATCTCCTGAACCTGACTTTTATAAAGATGAAAACGGTAATATAGTTATGACCGAATCATTCCATATAAAGAGAGGGAAATGTTGTGGATCCAATTGCAGACACTGCCCATATGAGCCACTTTACCAAAAAGGTAATACAAATTTAAAAGAATCACTGAGAAATCGGTGATTTTTTTTGTTTATATAAAATAACCAACCCTTATATTTATTGGATATGGCAAATGGAGTCACATACGGAATAAATTTTCCTTTTAGAGAATCTTTTAATGGTAGATACTTGGATTTATCTGATAATGGTGATGAAGAAATAAGAAGCAATTTAGTTCATTTGTTATTAACAAGAAAAGGAACTAGGTATTATCTTCCAGATTTTGGAACAAGATTATATGAATATATTTTTGAACCACTTGACGGACCAACATTTTCAGATATTGAAGCTGAGATTAGAGATTCGGTTGAAAGATATATTCCTGGATTACAAATTTTAAGTATTGAAGTTAAAGATGCTTCAGATGGTGAAGAAAATAAAGGAACATTTGTTAATTCACAAGGAGAACGAGAATACACAGTCCAAGGTATTGGAGAAAAAGAGCATACAGCGAAAATAAAAATAAATTATAGAGTAACAAATCAAGCATTTGAGTCAACTGATTTTGTTATAATCAATATTTAATAGTATGGCGGAAAAGAAAATATCATACACAGCTAGAGACTTCCAGACTATAAGAACTGAGTTAATTAATTTTACAAGAACTTATTACCCAGACCTTATTCAGAATTTCAATGATGCTGGGGTGTTTTCTGTTCTTATGGACTTAAATGCGGCAGTAACGGACAATCTACATTTCCAAATAGATAGGAGTATTCAAGAAACCGTATTACAATACGCACAACAAAAATCATCAATTTACAATATAGCAAGAACTTATGGATTAAAAATACCAGGACAAAGACCATCAGTTGCATTAGTTGATTTTTCAATCACAGTTCCGGCTTTTGGTGATAAGGAAGATTTAAGATACTGTGGTGTTTTAAGAAGAGGATCACAAGCGTCCGGAGCGGGACAACCATTTGAGACCGTATATGATATTGACTTTGCATCACCAATTAATGCTGAAGGATCACCAAATAGATTAAAAATACCAAATTTTGATGCAAACGGAAAGTTATTAAATTATACAATTACAAAAAGAGAAGTTGTTGTAAATGGTATTACCAAAGTATTCAAAAGAGTAATTACACCAAATGATGTAAAACCTTATTTTGAATTATTTTTACCAGAAAAAAATGTTTTGGGTATTACAAGTGTTATTTTAAAAGACGGAACACAATATACTAATATTCCAGAACCACAAGAATTTTTAGGTCTTGATAATAGATGGTATGAAGTAAAAGCTCTCGCTGAAGATAGGGTGTTTATTGAAGACCCAACAAAAGTATCAGACCAACCTGGAATTAAAGTTGGTAAATATGTTACAACAAATACAAAATTCATATCGGAATATACTCCGGAAGGTTATTTAAAAATGACATTTGGTGGTGGAAACATTTCGGCTGAAGAACAATTAAGAGAATTTGCAAGAACCGGAAATTCTTTTGATTTGAATAAGTATTCAAATAATTTAGCATTGGGTTCGGCATTAAAGTCAAACTCTACTTTGTTTATTCAATATAGAATTGGTGGCGGACAAGCATCAAATCTTGGTGCAAATGTTATAACACAAATTGGTACTGTTTCATTTTTTGTTAATGGTCCATCTGAAAGTGTAAATAGAAGTGTAATTAACACATTGAGATGTAATAATGTGACGGCAGCTATTGGGGGTGCAAACGCACCAACAACAGAAGATGTTAGACAAATGGTTTCGTTTAACTTTGCGGCACAAAATAGAGCAACAACGATTAACGATTATGAGTCATTAATTAGAACAATGCCATCACAATTTGGAGCTCCAGCAAAAGTATCAATCACAGAAGAAAATAATAAGATTAAAATTAAAATGTTGTCATTTGACGCTAGTGGTAATTTAACTGACACAATATCAAACACATTAAAAAATAATGTCGCCAATTATCTTTCAAATTATAGAATGATAAATGATTATATTTCCATTGAAAGTGCAAATCCGATTGATTTATCTATTGATGTTGATGTTGTTTTGGATGCGACACAAAACCAAGGTGCGCTTGTGTCTAAACTCATTAATTTGGTTACAACATTCTTTAGCCCTACAACAAGACAATTGGGTCAAAATGTTAATGTATCAGAATTGAGAAGAATTATTCAAAACGAAAATGGTATTGTTAGTATTTCAGATATTAGATTCTACAATAAAGTTGGGGGTCAATATTCATCAAATCAAACATCACAAAGATATTCTGATGCGGCAACAAAACAAATTCAGTTAATTAACGACACAATTTTTGCCGAACCAACACAGATTTATCAAATTAGATTCCCAAACAAAGATATTAATGTTAGGGTAATTAATCTAAAAACCGTGAATTTTTCATAATAATTTATTTATTGGGTTTTAATCTTATTTTTCTAAAATAGGAAATAAACTATTTATCAAAAAAGTAGAATTTAATGCCCAAATCATATAGAATAAGAACCGAAATTGGTCAAGACAAATACATAAATGTCAAGTTAGAACAAGATTTTGACCAGTTAGAGATACTTTCACTAAAAATAAATGAATCTGACATTTATACAAGAGTTTGTTCTGACTATGGTGTTGTTGTTGGTAGGGTATTGGTAAATGGTGGTTTTGGGGTTCCAAACGCTAAAGTATCTGTTTTCGTTCCATTAACACAAGAGGATGAAACAAATCCAATAATCTCTGAGTTATATCCATATAAAAATTTATCAGACTTAAATGAAGAAGGTTATAGATATAATTTATTACCAAAAGACCCATCTTATTCGGTTCATGCCGCAACAGGAACATTCCCAACAAGACAAGAAGTTTTACTAGATCAATCATATATTGAAGTGTATGATAAGTATTATAAGTTTTCGGTAAAGACAAATGATAGTGGTGACTTTATGATATTTGGCGTTCCAACCGGAACTCAAACATTGGTAATGGATGTTGATTTATCGGACATTGGTTGTTTTTCATTATCACCACAAGATTTAATCGACGCCGGTGTTGCTAGTCCGTCACAAGTAAATGGGAATAGATTTAAATCGTCTTCAAACCTAAGTGAATTACCACAAATTAAAACTTTAAATAGAGTTGTTGAAGTTTCACCATTTTGGGGTGATGTTGATATTTGTCAATTTGGTATTACAAGAGTTGATTTTGATTTAACGGCCGAAGCAAATATTAAAATTGAACCAACAGCGGTTTTTATGGGTTCAATTGTTTCGACAACAAATGAAGATGCGATTAAAAGAAATTGCAAACCAAAAAATGATACTGGTAATATGTGTGATTTAATTGCAGGTCCTGGACAAATATTGGCAATTAGGCAAACAATTTTTACTGACAACAACGGAAATCCAGCATTGGAAGAATTTAAATTTGAAGAGGGTGGAAAATTAATTGATGAGAATGGAACATGGATGATTAATATTCCTATGAATATTAATTATGTTATAACAAATGAGTTTGGACAACAAGTCATTTCAAACGACCCTAAAAAAGGAATACCAACTAAAGGAAAATATAGATTTAAAATCAAATGGCAAAACGAACAAGGAATTCAAAATGATTTTTTAAGAGGTAATTTTCTTGTCCCAAATATAAAAGAACACGGATGGACATCATCTGGGAACGACCCATTTAATCCTAATTCAGCGTCTCAAGTAACAGTAACATTACCAGCTGGAACTGTAACAGGATCAACAATACCAGTAGTTGGGACTGGTGGTTATTTACTTGAAGATACAATAAATTCATCAAATTTAACAGTTATAATAAACGGACAACCATATTTTGGTGATACAACATCAATACCGGTTACCGCTGGCGACACAATTCAGTTTATCTCAAACCCAATTGATGACACACAATCACAGACATTTAATATTACTTTTTTACCACAAAATTATTTTGAAGTGTTAAAATCATACGCCTTTAGTTTGGATTGGGATGATTATGCGGATAAACAATCGGCAATTGATTGTGAAGATACTTTTTATGAATTTAATTATAATAAAGTATATACTGTAAGTTCGTTTATTGATAGATATAAAAATGGTAAAGGAAGATCAAGACATTTGGGTATAAAAGAAATAACAAATAGAGCTTGTCAGAGTGAAAATAATAAATTTCCAGTAAATGACCTACAAAGAAATTTTGATTTTATTGAGTTTGTCGTAAGTATATTATTGTTTATTTTAAAATTTCCAATAATAATTCTAATATCTTTAGCACATTTTATTGCGGCAATTTGGCCAATTTTTAAATGGGTTATTGTAATATTCATCCCATTATTACTAACTTATCTAATAATACAAGCGGCGAGTAATGTTGCAGGTGCCGTACCCTTTGCTCTAGGTCAGTTAATTGGTAATCTTTTAGCTATTGTGATTTATTCAGCAATATTAGCCTTTTTTTTAATAAAAATAGCACCAAAAATTATAGCAAAAAAAGGGTTCTCAAAAATTGCATTACCTATGATTTCATATCCAGATTGTGATGCTTGTCCGTGTGAAGATAGGGGATCAGATTTTGATGAAGTTGAAAGTTTTGCATCTGGAACAGGCGAAGGTAATTTTTCAAAATTAGCTAATATTAGTACATCAACAAATTACCAATGTGGTAGAGATACGGCAAATTATAATAGAAATCCATATTTAAATAAGTTGTATGAGGATGAGTGCCCAACTAGTGTAACATTAGAAGCGACAAATAGTTATAATCAAATTTTTTCTGGTGTTGACGATCCTGCAGTTTCTTGGAGAAGAGGTTCAAGATCTTTTATAACAAGAAACGAAGATTGTAATCGTCGTAGGGATGAATTCGGTTATCCTGTTACAGAACCTTGGCCACAAAAATTAAATTCATTTAATTTGAGGGATAAATATTTTGATAGTGCCTCATCAAGTATTGGTGGTATTAATCAAATTACAACAAGTGTTAATGGGTCACCAAATTTTAAAGACCAAATCGTTATTTTACTTTGTGATGTTGGAATGACATCAGAATTCCAATCCGGAGATTTATTAACATTTCAAAATCCAGCATTATCACCAGACTTAATAAGATTAACAGGATTAACAGACTCAACTGGTGGAACAATAACAAATGAATTTGGAACTTCATCTATAACTGGTACAACAACAACCGGAACAACAATATCAAAAACAATTTGGTATGCTAATCCTAATAATCCTAATAATAGTTTATCAACAACAATACAAATCATACAAACAGGGAATACAAAAACAAATTATAAATTTGTTAGTGATATTGAATATTTCCAAGTAGTGACTGGGATGACAACTCAGGAATTTTTAAATAAAAGTAACTTAACAAGAGGTTCTTTTCCAAGTGAATATCTTTTACATAGAATAAGATATAATTATGAACAATTTGATGGAAACGATGATTATACCCAAAGTTGGTCTTCTTTATTTACACAATGCCAACAGTGGGACCAGTTAAGTATTTTGGTATTAGTTAGAGGTGTGGATCCTTACACTGAAAAACAAAATATAACATATGGTTTAGGTCGAATATTTGGTTATTCAAATCATAACCAAGTCCAAGTTTCAGGTAAATTTAAATTAAATTATCCAATTAGAGGTTATTCTGATGGGTTAAAACCAATTGAACATAATACTAATGATAATTCACCAAGTGTTTCACCAACGGATAGAAAAAATTATTATCCATCATTTACCTTTACTCCAGACACTATGTTGTTCTCTCAATATACGAATACAAACTCAAAATTACCATATTATTATTTATCAACAGATAGGAATAATTCTAATTTACCTGGTAATTATAGACCAGATTTAGGATTAGCAACAAATTTAAATTTAAATAATCTTATTGTACCAACAACAAATAGACTTAATCAAAACCTTTCGTTTGGTGGAGACTTCAAGGTATATAACCTAATGCTACCTTTTAGAAATTCACTGTCAAACCCAAATAATCGTCAAGATGATCAACTCACAGATTCAACAGGACCACAAAATACAGCAGGTAATGATTTAATATCTCCATTAGAATCTTACTATGTTGGTGGTGGTTCATTTTTAATAAGTCCAAGATTAAGATCTGATCGATTTATTGGTGGTGATTACGATCGGAGTCCTGTTTATTGGTGGTTATATTCACCTGGTTATCACACATATTCTACACTACCAGGTGTTAATTTTAATAACCCACAAGGTATTATTATGAGAAGTGATAGACTACCAACATCAACGAATAGTGAAGGATCTGTTGGTAATCCAAATACAAGTTTTGCACTACACCAAAATAATAGTTTTGCAATATACAAAATACCAAATGAGGGTATATTATCGGCACCACTTTCAACAACATCCACAAGTCCAGATTCAACCGGAGTATCACAAGATTTAGATTATTCTGGTGCGATTGGAACATCAATTGTGGAATCTTTAAGTTGTAATGGGTTAGTTGAGTTAAAATGTTATACTGGTTCTGGTGTTAATTTTGGTATAAATCAAGAATGTTCAAAAGATGATAAAGTAAAGGGTGGTTGCTATTATCTATTAAACAAACCATATATATCTAGTATTGACGACGACATAAAATTATTTTTAGAATGGTCTGCAAGGTTTAGAATAAATTTTGCCGCATGTCGTGGTGTATTTAGTCATATGTTCCAAAACAATTGGATAAATGGTGTATTATATATGCCAACATTTAATAAAGGAACAATATTTAATATAACAGGACAAGTAACTAATTATGAATATTGTAATGATATTATTATTTTTAACGATATAAGTAATAATTTCTATTATAGAAGCTCCCCATGGGATGGAACCAATTTTATTGGTGCATTACCACCAGCACCAACTTCTGCATTACCAGGTTTATTACCAGCACCACAATCAGACAAGTCACAAAATGAAAAACAAATACTATTTCCAACAACAATTATGGATTTGGGTAATAGAGATGAGTTTATTGCTGAAATATGTGCAAACCCAACTTTTTCTGGTGAATATTTAATTAACACCATAAAAAGTAGCACATATAATGATAATTCAGATTTGTTACAATTAGGTATTGTTTCTAGATTATTAAATTCTACTTGGGCACAACAATTACTTAGTGTTGGGGACGCCTCAGTTAATCAGTTCTTTTCAAGAGAAGGGGACAGAATTGATGGTGATTTTGCACAATCATTTTCTATAAATTCTGAATATGAAATAAATCCATTTATAAGTGGGAATTATCCGGATAATCAAATTTATCTTGGTGAAGATACATCTGGAAAACCTGTTTTTGGTATTTTTTATGATTTAAATGAACAACAATATAAAAATAGAAGAGCGGTAAGTCCCGGTGTTTCAATATATAATATTTCACCACTATTACAAGATTATTATGGATACCAATCAACACAAGAAGTCCCTAATTATAAGTGGAAATTAAATTCAAATACAAGTATTTTTGGTAATGAAACCAACAATTGGTACACAACTTCACCATTTTATAAAAAGAAATATCAACAATTTGATGCAAGTTCTGGAGATTATTTTACAACACCAACATCAACTTCGCCAGCGATAAATTTAGGTTTTATAACCAATTTTACACCATTTTATAGTTTTACCGGAACCTTAACACCAGAACCAAATGGTGGGACTTCAACACCATTTTTAGTTGGTGGGCCAAATCATTTCTACTTTGGTTTAAAAAATGGTAAAACAGCACTAAATCGGTTCATAAAAACATATTTAGAAACAGAGGAAGACTAATGGGAATAGATAATACAACAACAATAGTATTAGGAAGTGAAAGATTTAAATCATCACAAGATACTAATTTGTCATTGGATGTCAGTTTGAATGGTAATCAAAAAGAAATTATTGAATTTGACAGAAATGTTGATTTAAGCTTACAAACTGTTTTTGACGAAGAACGACAATCATCAACAGTATTTAGACCAAGTTGTAAATATTCTTTTATATTTCAAAATGAGTTTATTGGGAAAACAACTTATGCACCATTTAGAAACAATCTTTATTATACAAATGCAATAAAAAATAAAGTTTCCCAAATTACAAATCCAAATATTCCTTGGCAGGGCTATCCCCAATATTTTGAATTTGATTTAATAAGAACTGACAACAACACCGTTGGTTATACCAAACCACCAAATAACCATTTAACTTTTATTAACAAAAGTGCTAGCACATATAACTGGTCACATTATATAACATATGTCTATGATAATGACTACAATAAACCATTATACGCTATTGATCCCCAAACTCAAACATCTTGGTATTGGACAGCAAATGACGGACTACCATTTAGGATTTCAGTTGGTACGGATCAAAACCAAAATGAAATATCGTTTAAATGTCCGGTAAAACACGGACTACAATCTGGTGAGTATGTAAAATTACCATTTAGCTACAATGGGAATAGTATATTTCAAGTAAGTAGTATTGGTGATGTTGGATATGGTAGTGATTTATACATATTTAATATTGATAATGTTGGTTATACCGGAACCACATTCCAAACTGGAACAATTGGTAGTTTTAAGAGAATAATAAATAATGAGAATATCAAAGAAACAACCTCAAAATATTATGTAAGAAAACATAAAGTTTTAACAAATGCTGATTGTGCGGTATTGGTTAAGGCTGGGTTTGAACTTAATAATTTTAGGTCAAAATCAAAACTTGAAAAAGCCGTAATTACACCAGATGGTGTTGAAAGAACATCAATAAAAGAAGGAAATCAAAGTTATACACTTTCGTTTAATTGTGATATTGACATTAACTCATTGAGAGATAATCAAAAAAGACCAATAACAGAATTACACTTTACAACAATTTGGAAAGGGTATTTTGGTTGGACCAAAAATCTAAAACAAGGTTTTGATTTTAATGCTCCATTGGTTAATAACCTACCAAATAGTTGGTGGGATCAAACAAATCCATTATCATCAACAGGTATTCCACAATTACAATATAACTCATCAACATTACCACCTGAAGGTCCATTTTATTATAATGGCGATTTAAATGTTGGTGATGTTATTGATGGTTCATATTGTGAATGGAATGATTATGAACAAAATGAAAGGGTTATATCAGAAATTAACCATAAAATAACATTTAACGGTACTTTCTTTGAAGTTCCATCAGATTCACCATCAACAAATCCACTTGGGTATTATTATAGACCACATTCAGCATTAACAATTAGAGTATTTTCTGATTATATTGAGGAAGCACCAAGAGACGGTGTTTTAGGTGTTCCGGATTATGCTTACTATTCGGATTTATCAAATAGTTTTAGGTGGAGAGACATTTATACTTATGGCTTTATTGACACATCAGATATTGGTGTGGATTATCCATTTTTGAACGGAAAACATTATCCATACGCTAATTATATATTTAGAGTTTATCCAGAAGGTATTAACCTACAAAACATAAATGAAATTGTAACACCTACCGAAGATGAGTGTGAATAAAATAAAAATTGTTCTTCCAGATACTAACAAGTATGTTAATGTTCCCGTTGAATTAAATTGGGATTTTATGGGTAGGGATGATAGTATTGAAGAATATCAAAAAAAGATGGTAAAGGAAGTTATTGGGATTGCCAATGATTTTGAAACATTAAGATTTACACATAATCAATTTTTAAATCAATCAACAGAAATAAATTATGAGTTTTCATTTTTTGATAATTCGCAACCAATAACCGCAAGCACATTAACAATCTCCAATTGGGATATATCATATCAAAATCAAGGATTTACACCTTCAGATATTTATTATTTTACAAAACCATTCACAAAGTCGTTCTTTAAGTTGGATTTTTATGACACACCGGAAGACAAAACGCAAACTTTGTATTTCTCAATAATATTACCGGTTCAACAAGGCCAGACCGAAAGTGTTTCACTTTCATCATTATTACCAAATGTTGATATTAAGAAACCAAAATTTGCCTTGGATTATATTGGAGATAAGGAAGGGTTTTTTATTTATTGGTTAAGAAAAAGAGATTTTATAAACATTAATGAGTTTTATATGTCAGCAAAATTCTTTAATGGAAGACGAGGGGTTTATGCGACAATGACAAATAAAGTCCAACCACAAATCTTACCATCAAGATTTAATTTCTTGGGTAGCGATTATTTTTACTATAAAGTTAATTTGAACTATAACACAAAAACATATGAGGTTTTTGAAACCTCAACAAACACGAGGGTTGGAGATACTCCAAATCCGATAAAATGGTATGAATATGTAAATCCATAATGGAAGAACAAAAATATTATTTTAAAATATCACCAGAAAATATACTTTCGGATTTGGTAAATATTCCATATACCGCAGGAACCGAAGTAATATATGATATTGACAATTGTTGTTTTATTACTGCAACAACCGAGAATACAATTACCGGAACAACAGGACTTTATCTATCAATGCGAGATCTTTTATCTGGTGGAACAAATGGAACATCTTTACTCACAGGATTAACAATACCTATTTTATTTACACAATCTGCTGTTGATATTGGATATTACTCAACATTTGATGGGGCTGTTCTACAAAAAGAAGTAATCAATAATTTTATTTTTACAGCAAACACATTAAACCCATATAATTATATTTTTTATAACACATCAGAACAAGAGATGATTAAATTTCTTGGTCTTATAACATATAAATTAAATTGGGGTGATGGAACACCAGAAATCACATTAACATCGGCCGGACCAATAACACATACATACCCGGCATCAAATGGAACATATACAATTACAATGACAGCTAACTCACCTTGGGGTGTTTCGGTTGTCCAAAAAACAATTAAAGTTCCAGTAACACAAATAACAATACCGAACCCAAATGGTAATGCTGTATTTTTTCCGGCTGGGGGAAGTTGGTCTGGAACACCAATAAGTTATGATTATATTTTTAGTGGTGATTCAAATACAAATTTATCAGATTTTTATAGTAGTAATTATACTTCAGTTCCTTTTATTATCAGTGGATTTACTGAATCGTCAATTAACGATTTGGCACAATATGGTCCAAAAGATATGTTGTTTGCTGGTAAATACAAGATTGGCACCCAAGTAACCGGAACAACCGGTTGTGTTGGAACAGTTTGGGGACCGGATCCATCAAACACATATATATCATATACGATAAACAATATTGACTATTATGACTTTGAGGACTATACCTTATATGTCACATATTCTTCTGGATTTAGACAAGACGACCTTGTTATGTCGGCACTTACAAAAAATGAAGGCTTATTGAATGTGATAGATCAACCGGAAGTCCAAACAAATGTATTTGTTGAACGAGGAAAACAGGCTGTTTTGGAGTATATTGAGAGAATAGGTGAGGTTGATAATGTTGGTGATTTAGAAAAATACGGATATGGATTTTTCAAAGTCAAAAAAGATACTGCATAAGTATTTATAACAAAAGAACAATAAATTTATAAAACATAAAAAGTGGCTACCGGATCCTATGGAGTAATAAGAAGTGCGGATGTCAGTCCCGACGATGTTGAGGTAATATTAAATTATACCCCAAGTAGAGATTTGACTGATAATTTTGTATTGACAAAACTTGACGCTAAGACAATATTAAGACCATATTTCAATAACGCCAATACTGGTGGGGCAAACAACGAGGTTCTTGGTGGTCTTTACAATTTAAAATTACCGGCGGATCAGTTTAATAAACTTGGTATTTATACACTTTATATTAGACCAGCCGAAATTAGAACAACAATTACTGATTGTGGTATTTTATCTGCACTTCCTAATGTTAAGGGGATTGTTATTGATTTAAATAATGTTCCACAACAATTTAGAAATAAATTTGTAAATCAAGGACTTGTTGGATTTAGAGTTGAATATTTAAACTCTGATGGTAGTAAAATTCCCAACTTCTTTAGGATTATTACATCATCTTTTTATTGTGAGCCAGTGGTTCAAAATTTGACAAATACAAGTCAAAAATCAATTAGATATATCTATGTTGAAGGAACTTCAAACTTACTTTTTTGCACATTATCACCATCGTCATCACCAACAAATAAACCAAACGCAACACCATTTATCGGACAACCAAACCAAAATATTATTATAACAAATACCTATTTTAATCCAATCACAACTGAAATTGAAATTGTGGATCAGGATATTTCTACACTTGCAATTGCTCTTTATGGTAATCAAACTAAATCTATGGATGATGGTATTTACACAATTTACGATAGTGGAAACAACATCTACAAACAATACAACTTATACGAAATTAGAGATCAATTTAATAATTTACTTTATGAAGTAAGACAGGATAGAGGTAATAATATTGATTTTAGCAAAGCTTTCAATAACATAACTGGATAATGGCTTTAAAGAAATATACATGTCCCCCACAAACAGCATCTGGCGCTGGAACATTTTCAGACAATTTGGTAGGATTCCAACTTGTTGATGGGGGAGGTTTTACCCAAGGTAATTTTGAATTTACCGAAAATCTTAACGAAAAACAAAATAGGAATTTTAATATTGGGACATTTTCTGACCCAATAAATTTGGATACATTAAATATTGAAAGTGTAACACAATCAAGGTTAATACAAGCAAATAATTTTAGAGTTTATCCAAATTTTGATTTATCACAAGTAACAAATTTTACTCTTTATGGTTCATTAGTAAAAAGAGTATCAGCGTCAATTACAAATATAATTAACTTCTTTCCAGCAGGACTTGAAGCATTATCAATTGCTGGTGATTTTACGACAAATCAAACTGCACAGAATATCGTATATGACCAAGTTGAAGATATTACAAACTTTGAAATTCCTTTAACTGTAATAAGAAATCCATTTGATATTGATTATACCACAAACGCAACAAGAAATCTTGAAGTAAGTGATGTTGTTGTATCACCATTAAGAAATTTTACAAAAAATTTCCAGAGCTATGTTGTTTATGTTGATGATAGTCCATATAAAATAATTGGGTTTTCACCAACTAGTTCAAATTCAACAGTTCTTGAATTATCGGTAGAAGGGAATCCTTTTTCCGGGAACCAAACATCATTTCAACAAATTGTAGTAAGACCAAGTGATTATTATGTTTCAAAGGTTTTTAATGAAGATTTTGATGAAGTTGAAAAATTTTTACTTGATAGGAGTTCTGTCCCACAATATACCGCAAAATTTGTTATATCGGTTGAAGATGAAGATGGAACATATTATCTTACAAATCAAAATTTAACATTTCCAAAAAACGGTGTTTGGAACCTAGACATCACATCATCATCTTTTGATGCTTATCTAACACAATTAAATGAATTTGCCACAAGTTTGGATAGATATAGAACCAATCTTGTTTCAAGGTTTTTAACAACTGGGGCGTTTAAAGAATTTGATACTGATGATCAAAAAATGGAAAAAGTCCTACAAATATATGGTAGGAGTTTTGATGAATCTATGAAATTCATATTGGCATTACCAAATATGAATAATGTCCATTATATTGTAAAAAATGATATACCATCACAATTATTAAAAAATCTTGCTCAAACATTGGGGTGGAATACAAATATTTCACCAATTACAGAACAAAATTTATTGGATTCTGTATTTTCAAACGGGTCAAATCAATTTTCCGGTGTTGGGATTGGACAAACACCAGAAGAATTAAATTACCAATATTATAGGAACTTAATATTAAATTCGGCATATCTTTTTAAATCAAAGGGAACAAGAAAATCCATTGAAATTTTACTTAGGTTAATTGGAGCACCAGAAGCTTTAGTTGAATTTAATGAATATATCTATGTTGCGGATCAAAAAATAAGTATAGATGATTTTGATAAACAATATAGTTTAATTTCAGGTGGAACTTATAATCAAGAATTACCAGTTCTTGATACAACGGATGTTTATTCGGTAATGGGAAAAACATATACCGGTATTACAACACAAACAATATCATCAAATGTTGATTCGGTTATTGAAGATTATCCTCTCGATGATGATGGTTACCCAAGTATGCCACAAGCAACCGATTCGTTTTATTATCAAATAGGTGGTGGATGGTTTGAATCGACACCAAAACATAGAATGCCAGAAAAGGTTGATTCAACAAATAGTGTATTTACCGGTTCAAATCAAGATTTTCAAACAACACTACTTCCATTTAACTACGGAGAACAATATCTTCAAAGATATAGAAAGTTTCCATATATGGATTTGGGGTATAGATTGAGAAGAACCGTAGATAATAAAAAAAGTTGGACGGACGAAGAATCAACATTAAGACAAAGTTTTGATGGTAATTTTAATGCGTATTATGAAGTTGGTGATGAAAGATTAACAATCAATGTTAAAAATGCTGATATACACATGAACCCAGCCCAAGGGTTGGTTTATGATGTTTGGAATATGTCAAGAATTTACAACTATCCAATACCAAACGAAGGGTTACACTATGTTGAACCAACTTGTTGTAATCCAAACCCAAACACACCATATCCTATGAGAGGTGGTATAGATTGGACAGAAATCGTCCCAAAACCAAAACAAAAAACATTTTTTGAATTTGCCCAGACTTTCTGGAGAAATATGATAAATGTAAGAAATAGACAATATATAACTGATGGAAAAACTGGGGGTTACCCAACATTACAGTCAATTTATTGGAAATATTTGGAATCAGAACAAACAATTAACATTCCAAATGATAATTTCACATACCAAACAATGATTGATTATGTTCACGGACTAGGTGATTATTGGATTAGACTTATTGAACAAATGGTTCCAGCAACAACAATCTGGAATACCGGAGTTAAATATGAAAACTCAATTTTTCATAGACAAAAATTTGTGTGGAGAAGACAAGCTGGTTGTCAAATTATTCCAGTTCCTTGTAAGCCTTGTTCTCTTGTCGGACAATTATTTGCATATGATTGTCCAGTTCAATCTGTTGAATGTCCATTATATCCTTGGGGTTCAAATCCTGCAATAAATTCTTTTGGTGTTGTTTTAATGAATGTTATAGAATCATATTTAGTGACAAATGGTTACGATCTAACAAATGATTGTGTTTTAAATTCAATTACCACTAATTGGTTTGTTGATGTAAGACTAAATAATAGTGTAGTAGCATCTGTTCCATTTTTTAGTGGTACAGGGTATTTGGTTGAAGGTCTTAGTTTCCCAACACCTAACAAATGGATTGAAGGGGTTAATAGTTCAAGTGATGAACTACAACTTTATGGATTAAGTTTTATAATTAATCAAAATAGTGGGAAAATTGTAATATATAGTAATAATTGTATTCCACTAAATATGAATAATAATTTGGAATTCAATGTAGGGATAAATTTTAAAATATTGTGTAACGGATAATGGGTGTAATAACAATAAATAATTATTCTATAACTGGGGATTGTACTAATTCCGGTCTTGGGCAAGTATTTTTTAATATTACTGGTGATAGTCCGGGTTGGGCGGTTAGCGAAATCTCAACAAGTGGGTTATTACCAACATCAGCAACAACAAGTGTATATCGGGTTAATAATTTACCGGCTGGTAGTTATTTTGTTGAAATTACAGATTCGGCTTTTGATAGTGAAATAGTTCCGGTATATATATCATCTGGAACTTGTGTTTCACTAAATGTTGAAGGAACTTTTTGTGGTGCAAATAACGGATCAATTACAGCAACAACACAGAGTATATATGGCTCAGCCGATTTTTATTTATATAATATATCAAATAATTTATATGATTCGGCAACTGGGGTTCCAAATAATTACATATTTAACGGACTATCGGCCGACACCTATTATGTTGTTGCAAATGATGGTGGTGGTTGTTCTGGAAGATCGGAATCTTGTATTATATATTCATCAACACCGATAAATTATGGGTTTTATGTTGTAAATGATGCCAATTGTGTTTCTGCGGCTGGTAATGGAAAAATATTCATAACTGGTTTAACTGGAAACGCACCATTTACATATTTGTGGTCTAATGGTGAAACTTCATCATCGGTAGAAAACTTATTACCTGGTGTATATTCGGTTACAGTAACCGATTCAAAAGGGTGTGAGTTAATTAAAACAGTAACAGTTAATAATGTTCCACCAATTAAATTTGGTTCTTTTATTACAACACCACCAAGTTGTTTTACAAATAACGGTGAAGTTAGTGTTACGGTTGTTGATGGTACAGCACCATATTATTTTAGTGGTAGCAACGGTCAGACAATCGTTACTTATTCGCAAACATATACTTTCACAAATTTAAACCCAGGAAATTTTTCAGTTTTCGTTCAAGATGCCGGTCTTTGTAGTATTACAAACTCAACCACATTATCAACACCAAACTCATTTTTTGTAACATCAGTAAATACTGTAAATTCAAGTTGTGGTAATAATGGTAGTGTTAATATTGTTTTAAATAATGGTGTTGCTGGAGGAACTTTTATATACACACTGACAGATTCTCTTGGTAATACGAATTCACAAACAACAACACTTGTTAATTTTTCATTTAATAATTTAGCATCGGGGACATATACCTTAACAATTACAGATGGGACTTGTACATATACAAAGACGATTACAATAACAAATATTATTTTATTTACAATATCGGCAGCCACAACCGGAACAACTTGTGGTCTTAATAATGGTTCTGTAAAGATTACAGCAAGTCCTGGTGGTGCATTACCATACACATATCAAATTACTGGTCAACCACCATCATCACAAACACAATTCAACAACCTAGCATCCGGAACATATACCGCAACAGTAACAGATAATAATGGTTGTTCACAAACAAAAACATTTAATATATCACCATCAAGTGGTGTGTTTTTTGATTTTTTAGTAACACAACCAACAACTGGTAATAATGGTGAAATTGAAGTTTTAATATATAATGGTGAACCAACATTTACATATTCTTGGAGCCCAAATGTGGGTTCTCAAACTGGGCTTTTAGTTACCGGTTTATCACCAGGTGTTTATACCTTACAAGTTACCGATAGTAAAGGTTGTTCGTATTCCAAATCAACAACATTACAAGGAACAAGTTTGGTGTCATCATATCAAGTTTTTAATATTTGTGATTCAAACTTCCAAAGTCTCGGTATATCAGGGAAAAGAGGAATATTTCAAATGTATAATGAAGGTTATTATGATTTAACTTTTGATTATACAGATTGTATATTAAATGATGCTCAATTTATATTAGAAGTAACTGTTGATGGCGACTTGGAAACAGTTCCTTTTTACACATCAAACGGTTTAAATGATTATCCTTCAGATCAAGACTGGATCACAATTCTTGTTGACACATTGGAAGGTTTTGAAGGGATAGGTGAAGTTATTATTGATGAAACTAAAAACACAATACAAATATTTACGAATTGTATTAGTGGTACAGATTGTAACCCAAGTAATGTAAATTTACTATCTGACGCAAAAGTAATTGTTAATTTGGTGATAGAATATGACATTTCTTGTCTTTATTGTGGACCAATACCAACTCCTACACCAACTCCTACACCAACTCCTACACCAACTCCTACACCAATTCCACCATTACCAAATACAACTGATGTATATGCTTATATAGATATAACATCAGGACCCTATGCCTTTAATTGTGCTACTCGGAATAAACTCGTATTAGCTCAAAGTATTTCACAATGGTTTAGTAATTATCAATTAGCAAATCCAAATTATACTGGTAATTTATATTTATTTGAATATCTTCAACCAGAAGATTATTTAGGGCTTCCTAGAAGTATTAAATTAGGTACAAAACCTTCTTATGCTAATACTATAACATGGTTAAATCCTGCCGATGGTACAACCATAGGAGCAGTAATTCCTCCAAATTGGAATACACCAAGTTGGGTTGCACCAACTTCAATTTTATTTATTGCATTTGTTAATGAAAGTGACAGTAGGTATCACGGATCAGATTTACCTCCTTCATTAACAAATGATGTACTACAACCAACAGCATATCCTTTTCCTTATGGTGGATGGACTTATGATCATGCAAATTTTGTAAGTGATTATAATACTCATTGGGATTATTTTAAAGGAGTAATTTATCCAGCAAATGATTTAGCTAGTAGTGCTAAAAACTTTTTACTTCACGCGTATGCTGCTACAACAAATAGTTCAAATATATCTTCAGCTGAATTATCTTCAGCTTTAGGTACAAACTTTGATGCTAGTTTTAATTCTATAACATATCCTATAGCAAATGTTTATGTTTCACAAAATGTAGGTTTATGGAATTATGGTTGGAGTGCTATTTTAAATAAATCTGTAACTACTGATATTTGTGGTCCTGATGCAATTGATTTTACACCTCAAGAATTTGCAAATGACTTAAATAATATTCTATCAGGTGGTAATTAAGTTTGGACAACCCAAAACTTAATTGATACAACATATAATAACGGTGTTGCAATTCCTAAAGCGACAAATGATACAATATGGACTCTACTGACCACCATAATTTTAAAAATCAACCAATTCACTTTAAAATATTTCAAATTATAATTCCAATATGGAAAATATATTGTTATTTACCCAAAAAAACAAATAATTGATTATTTATAAGTAAAAGTTTAGATGTCGGAAACAAATAGTAACACTGTTTTAAACACAACACCAAATCCGGTTCCAAATAACCCTATTGGTGTTTTAGGATTTGTTATACCAACACCTACACCAACACCTACGATTGCTCCAGTTCCAAATAACCCTATTGATCCTATAAATGAATGTAGTGTTATTACAATATTTCCTATGGAAGTTGATTGTTTAACAACAAATCCAACATATACAGACACATTTAACGGTTCAGCTTCTTTACAGATTACTGGTGGAACACCACCTTATCAAATAATTTGGGAAAATGGTAATGTTGGATCATCAATAACAAATTTGGGTACTGGTTCATATAAAGCAACCGTGACAGACTCTTATGGCGATTTCACAATAATAACTACTTGTGTTTTGACAGCACCACCACGACCATTACCACTACCTATGTGTATTACCACAATAATTGATGATGTTAAAACAATTTGTTCAATCTCAAGTAGTGGTTTTTATAAAGATAAACCATATTATCGATTATTAGATACTAATTGTACAACACCAAAACCTTTTTATATATGGTGGAATGATATTACAACAAGATGGGTATTAACAAGTGCATTAGGTAGTGGTACACAATATAATCATAATCTTAATCCTGGAAATTATCCTGAAACAACAACAACTTATAGTTGGATACAGAATAGTGGTTCGATTTATTTAATAACAAATTTAGGAAGTTGTCCTGAACCAATGTGTTTCACACTTAAAATTGAAGATGAATATGTATCATTTTCTAACAAATATCCAATTGGTAAATATAACGAAAAATGGTATTATGGGCTTGGTGATGATTTAACACCAGAGTTTTATGTATGGTGGAACAGTGGAACAACAAGATGGGTATTATCAGACATAATAAACGGAGGAACAACATATGCGACCCTTCAAAACCCCGGAAATTACCCAGAAGCAACAAATACAAGTATATGGACAGGTAGCACTGAAGTAATCTCAAATCTAGGAAGTTGTCCTAAACCAATGTGTTTTACCTATAGTATATCTGGAAACACTATAGGTTGTTCACCAAAGTATCCATTAGGTAAGTATAATGGTAAGTGGTTTTATCAATTAACTGAAAGTGATTGCACTACCCCAGTAAATTATTATGTCTATTGGAATAACACAACACCAAGGTGGGAAGTAAGTTCAAATATAGGTTCTGGTACTTTACACTCATATCTTAATAATAACTATGATTATCCAGCGACTATAGGAACTAGTACTTGGACAAATGTAAATGAGTCATTATTTCAAATGTTTGTTTCTTTTGACGATCTTGAAACATGTCTTAAATATGCTGAAGCTGTTGGTCTAACTCAAAATGCTGCCGTACCCGCATAAAAAAATTAAAATAATTAAATGCAATTAGGTTTTAATATTACAAAAAATGATAGTGATTGTAGAGACAATGGATCAATCATTATATTACCATATGGTGGAATGCCACCGTATAGTTATTCATTAGATAGAGGAATTACAACGCAACAAAACCCTATATTTCAAAATTTACCTAGTGGAATATATTCGGTAAGTATTATTGATAATAATCAAGAAATTAAAACACAAAATGTCGTAATAAACCAAACAATAAAAAACACGGTATATGTTGTAAATTTAATTAAAAATGGTAATAATTTTAATGTTAATATCACACCTTCTTTACCAAATGGTGTGTTAATTGAATTTAGTTTAATTTTTAAAAATGATTTTACTAGAGCTCCACAAGAAAATTCTGCAACAAATACAATAACAACAAGTGTAATTGTTGATGGAAACCAAATTATAAACCCATTACCAATAACCAATAACTCAAGTAGTTTTAATTCTTGTGATAATGGTAATTACTATATTACAAATGATACTTATACTTGGAATATAACTATGGGATCAACAACAACAGTAAGCGGAACAATTTTAAGTAATTTATCACCAAATTTACCAAAAACTGACTGTTATTTTGGAACAATAGAAACAAAAACATACATAGATAATTTAAAAATATTAGGTTGTGATTGTTGTTCAACACTAATTCAACAAGTGGGTTGATTTGAATAATAGATATAAAACACAAATTTAGTTTCATAAATTATCAAATAGAATATTTATTAACAAATGAGTTATATACTTAAAAATACATCAGGATTAGTCAATACAAGAGTTACCGATACTGGAAGACAAAAACTTTCACAAGGTAATTTTAAAATATCTTATTTCCAAATTGGTGACAGTGAAGTTTCATACAATAAAACACCAACTGGATATAACCAAACAAAAACAAATATATTAGAACCCCCATTTAATACTCAAAACACCGCCGGTGTTCCACAATCAAATAAACAAAGTGTTAAATACCCTTATTTTGTTGATGGTGGCGCTGGAAATACATATGGAATTCCATTTATGGATTCGGTTGTTGAACCAGTTTATAATAGAGCGGCAATGCGAGGATTTTTTAGTGGAGATACTACAACACCAACAACAGATTGGAGTGTATTAACAAACGACAAGTATGTTATATCATCAAATTTTGTTGTTGATATGACAACATTAAATGGGACAAACACAATAAATTTAATATATTCTGGTTGTAATATATATAATTTTAAAGAACCTTCTATTGGTGATATTATAACAATATATTATGATGGTAATGGTGGTAATAATTGTTCTTGTAGTGATTATCCACCTCAACCAACTCCAACACCCACACCAACACCGGGATTAACAGTAACACCCACACCAACACCGGGACCAACTGAAGATCCTTGTGCGACACCTACACCGACACCTACACCAACGGCAACACCTTGTCCACCACCAGAACCAACCGCATTATGTCCTCAACCACCAGATGCTAAATGTGGTATGAGTTTTAATTCTTGTTATCCAATTTTAACTTATAAGATTGTTGGTGTTTGTCAAAACGAAATAACATTAGATAGAGCAACACCTAATTTTACATTATCTGGTTCTAGTTGTTATGGAAGAGCAATCATTTATCCACCAACAATGACATCACTTTATGATAGTATAACACCAAGACCTCATTGGTCTAGTGATGTGATTAATTTTGAATCGGTTTGTGATATAGATCAATTTGATGTTAAAATTTGGAATATGAACATTCCTTGGACAGAAACACCAGCAGGTATTAACACAATATCATATGAAGGATATGATAAATTTGGATCTGTTGATTACATTGGAACAAAAGAATATTTTGGATATAACTCAAGTTTAGGTCAAACAGACACAGATTATGTCTATTATTATAATTCATTTGATGAAATTGTTGAGGTAAAACCAGAAGAACAGAAAGCAATTGCGATTATTCACTATACAAACCAAACAATAGATTTTTTCTACGGTGAAAAATTTGCATTACAACCATATAATCCATCAAATCCGGATGATACTACTGGTCAAGCTAGGAATTTTAAGCTACACATTCCTTGGTTAATGTGGCACAAAAATCCTGAATGTTGTAATGGTGAGACATTTTGGGTTGATCCACCGAATTTTGAAGAACTTGATTTATTCCAAGTTCAATATATTAAGTCAAATAAGAATGACAATATGAATCAACCAGGAATTCGTTATTATCATTTGTGGGATACACATGCGAATTCAAACGGAATACCAAGTAGAATTGGTAAGGTATTTCCGGATAGTAAATTGGTTATTATTGACGATGAAGAAATTATTGCGGCAATGTCATACAAATCAAATAGAAACTGGACATTACCAGCACCACAACTTTCCTTAATCACACCAAATACTTGTGGAGTTGAGTCTCAATCAACTGATGGTGTTATGTCAAGTGCTAATGAAACTATGTATGTCACTTATAGATTTACAAATCAAAACACTTTCACAAATTCATTACATTCAAACTATTATCCAAAAATTGTTGGAAATAATAATATATGTAATCCAGAAACTTCAAAAAATGTTGCGGTAAGATTTGGACCAGAATTTTCTTGTTTAAATTATCAAGAACAACCACCAATTGAAGATACTTGTTTTATTTTAACTGAAGAATTAGACATAACAATAACAGAAAATGATGACGATCTTATTTGGTGTGATGATTCAATTTTATTAACAAAAGATAATACACCGGAATTAAAAGAAACATATCTGAACACAAGTGGTCCAATGAAAACAAGCGACCCTATTACTGATTGCGATGTAAAACCCGGTTTCTTTGCAACAAACTTTGAAATTATTGCTCAAAAAGTTACAACTGGTAATAGACCGCAACCAAATGCTTGGAAAATCATTGATTTCACAGATTATATTTCCGCAACAACAGTAAATGGATATATAACACAAGAAGGTTTAACTGGAACAACATTTGTAATTACAAAAGAATTATATAATAGTGCCCCAATATATAATCTTGGTGATTATATTGAACTTACACCACAAGGAAATACAGCACCAGATTTAAATTTCGGTGATGAGTATTATTTCTATGGTTCTTTGGAAACGGATATTCAAGCGACGATATATGAAATGAATTATAAGATAGTTTTAAATTCTAATGAATTCAAAAATACATCAAACCCAACTTGGACTACTGGTAATCAATCATATGTTAGTGAGATTGCATTACTTGATGATAATAAAGATATTCTTGTAATGTCAAAACTCCAATCACCGGTTTTAAGACAAGGTATTCAACAATTTGTAGTCAAATTGGACTTCTAATATTCATTTTATTTCTTTTTATGTTAGAATTTAATCATAAACTATAACTTTATGGGAAAACCTATTAAAAATACACCAAAAGTATTGGGTCTTGATATTTCAACTAGAACAATTGGATGGGCTTTATTTGATACTCAAAACGAGGAATTATTGGAATTGACACACATATCACCAAGACCTAAAATAAAAAAAGAAGAAAGTGATAATAAATTATTTGAACTTCTTTTAAAATCAGAAATATTCGCAGAAAAGTTAAAACAATATATTGGTCTTGGGATTGTAAAGGTGATTATTGAGGAACCATTATTAAACTCAAACAATATATATACAATTCAAACATTATTAAGGTTTAATAGTTTTGTTTGTAAAGAAATATATAATATTTTAGGTGTTGTTCCAGAATTCATATCAACCTATAACGCTAGAAAGTTTGCTTGGCCAGAACTAGTTCAAGAAAACGATAAGAAAAAATTTGTATTATTCGGTGGTCTACCAAAAGACATTGATAAAAAAATGATTATTTGGGAAAAAGTAGCAAAAAAAGAACCACAAATAACTTGGGGATATACCAAAAACAACACCCTTAAAAAAGAAAATTTTGACCAAACTGATGCCTATACTTGTGTATTAGGTTATATGAAATCAAAAGAAATTTGGAAATAATATCGTTTAATTTACTGATAATTTGAAATATCGTCTTTTTATGTGATATTTTTTTATTCTACTACGCTTCTGAATAACAATCTGAACCAAAATCAGACCCAAACATTTCGAATACACTTGGTTGAGTATTATTCCAACTATATACGTCTGTTACTACTGGATAATCGTCAGGATTATTAAGATATGAATATAATGTTCCAGAACCAATGCCTGTTCTTATTTCCCATCTAGATGTTGATGTTTCCCAATATAAATAAAACTCAATAGAAATATCATAAGTTAAAGGACTACACAGATCGGCCGCAATTCCATAATAGTATTTACCATTGTGGATTCCTACTGGAAATGTATTATTACAACTTGAAAGACTAGCAATTTCAGTGTAATAGACAAAACACATAGGTTCAGGACAATCACCAAGTATTGTGGACAATGAACCAACAACAGAACTAGCATAATGAACCCAAGGATATTCTGATGTACCTTCTGGATAATTTCCAGGATTTTCATTATACCACAAAAGGTTTCCAGACCCTAAAGCGGTGGTCATTTCCCATCGCATATTAGTACTATTCCACCAAATATACAAAAAACTATCTGTGTAACAATCCGCTTGAAGTAATTGGTAATACACTTTATTATTATGATAACCTCTTGGACCTGTTTGACAATTAGTCGTTTCTCCAAGACCTTCACCACTAGCATAAATACACATAGTAGGACATTCATTTGGTGTATTTGATGTATACATCGCTAATACACCTGGTTGAGTGTTGGTCCAAGTAACAGTAGGTGAAGATGTAGGATAATTACTAGGATTATTAAGATATGAATATAATGTTCCAGAACCAATACCTGTTCTTATTTCCCATCTAGATGTTGATGTTTCCCAATATAAATAAAACTCAGCTAGTTCAGGACCTGTAGGATTACACCCATCAAGTGAAAATACATAATAGTATTTACCATTGTGGATTCCTAATGGAAATGGATTACAACTTATTTGTTTAAAAATACCATCAAACACACTATATTTTCCGTAACTAAAACACATAATTTCAGGACAATCACCAAATATTACAGCAAGGGTAGATACATTGCTATCACCATTCCAAACCCAAGGATATTCTGATGTACCTTCTGGGTAGTTTCCAGGATTTTCATTATACCATTTGACCTCTCCAGAACCAAATGTTTCTGTTACTTCCCACCTTGTTGTACCACTATTCCACCAAATATACCTAGGTATAGTTGTGGAACAATTATTACTTGTATCTAACATTTGGTAATATATTTTACCATTATGATAACCACTTGGATTTGTTTCACAAGGACTAGAATCGCCAACAATCGATTCACCCTCCCACCAAATACACATAGTAGGACATTCACCTAGTAATGAATAATTAAAAATTATTTGCGGATTTGAATTATTCCAACTATAAGTACTGTTTGTTTCTGGGTAATTTCCAGGATTAGTAAGATAATTTAGTACTAGTCCAGAACCTAATGTTTCGGTCAATTCCCACCTTGTTGTATTATTATTCCACCAAATATAATAATTACTTTCAGCCATCGAACATGCACTATCTAATAACAAAAAATATACTTTATTATTATGAAAACCACTAGCAAGTATCGTACAAACGGAATTACCACCAAAAGCTTCAAAATTGTAACTAAAACACATAGGTTCAGGACATTCACCTAGGATAGAGTATTTCAAAATAATGGAACAATCCCCACCTACCCAAGGATATTCTTGATTACTTACCGGATAATTACCTGGATTATTAAGGTAATAACATACTGGTCCAGAACCTACTGCATTGGTCAATTCCCACCTTGTTGTATCATTATTCCACCAAACATAATAATTAATAGGAGTTAAACAATCTAAATCTAACATACGATAATATGGCTTACTATGGTAATAACCACTTGGTAATATATGACATGGGTTAGTATTTGTCGCTTCAACCCCCAAATTAAAACACAATCCCAATAATGGTTGCTCAATACAACTCAAATATTCACTATCAACACATCCAGAACAATTTGATAATTTTAACAGAACACCAGGATATGTGTTAAAAATTGGTGATAATGGTAGTGTTAATGGTGGTGGAATATCTCTATCTACTGTGGCAATTAAAATACAATTATTCCCATATATATCACAACCAAAAACATTGTATGGTGCGTCAATCCCTGTAATATTACTAAGAACTATTTCATTTGTCATAGTTATATACTTTTATTTATAAGTATATTTGACAGATATTTTTTTTTTAAAGATATTTTTTTATTTAAGGTGTTGGTGTTGAGGTAGGTGTTGGTGTTGGTGTAATACAATTTGTTGGAACACAAGTTAAACAAGCACCATTTGATTCCAAACCAATTGTTTGAATTATTACAATATCATCAATTCCACTTATATTATCGACCAAACCATCAAAAACAACACATAGACAATTTCCATTTATTGTTGTTTTATATACATAACCTAATGTTGGTGTTGAACCAGATTCATTCAAAATCACGTCAGAAGAATAGTATAATAAACCAGATGTGCAATCTCTGAATTTTTTATTAGTCTGACAACGAATATAATCATCAATTGTGTTAAAAGAGACCTTACCCGTAAAATCACAATTTCTTGTAATACTTGGTGTTGGAGTTGGAGTTGGTGTGGGTGTTGGAGTCGGTGCTACTGGAACGGTAGTCGCCGATACTGTTAGACTAACACCAGCACATTGATTTGTTGGAGTAGGTGTTGGAGTAGGTGTTGATGTTGCAATCGGTGTTGGTGTTGGTGTCGGTGTTGGATCAACCTCACAATCAAAATGTGCGTTAAAATCAATATCACAAACTGGTGTTGGTGTTGGTGTAGGTAATGAGCAAGGACCAGGCCCAAAAAAATCATCACATAAATCAGGACAAGAACTTAAACAAGGCGATTTACCAAATAATAAACAAGAACCACCCAAAGTTGTGGATAAACACCAACTTGGATTTGTTGAACCAGATCTGTAGTATATTTGATATGTTGGCGAAGTACTACGAGTAAAATATTTATAACCATTGTAATTTGTTGATGAAATATTGTAATTCCCATCATAAATTCCAGCACCATTAATACAATAAGTACTATTACAAGGATTAACTGGTGTTGGTGTTATTGGTTCGGTAGCCATATTAAACTGATAAACTTTGTGTTTTAATGCAATTATTATTATCAACAACCTTGACAACAAAATTTGTTAAAGAAGAATAAACAGACGGTATTTCAAACACATAAGGCAAACTTGCCGGAGTTATTGTTGATACATATACACAAGTTGTGATTGTTGCGTCACAAACATATACATCAAACGGAGATGCACCACCAAGACCACTAATTGTTATATTTGTTGGCATTTATTTTCTTTTTACATAAATATAGAAGATAAGAAAAACTTGTGTAGTTGATATAGTTATTTGTTTTATCTATATTATAGTGAATGGAAGAACAAGAAGCAATTGTTGAATTATTGGAGGAATTTTTAGGTGATCACGGATTACATTATCCAAATCGCGGTCAAATCCAATTTAATTGCCCGGTGTGCGATGATGATAGAAATAAACATAATTTGGAAGTAAATTATTTTGAGGGTGTTTTCAAATGCTGGGCGTGCGGCGATAGTGAGGGAACCCACGGAAAATTGGGAAAATTATTTGATAAATTTGGCAATAAAAAGTTAAAAAAACTTTATCTAATTTTAAGACCAGAAGAAAATGAAAAAGTCGTTAGAGTTAAAAAACCAAAAGTAGTTCTTCCAGAAAATTTCACATTATTCAAAGATTCACACCCAATATATCCGGTCAGAAAACAAGCATATAATTATCTTAAAAGTAGAGGAATAACCGATGAGATAATTGAAAGATTTGGCATTGGTTTTTGTGACAAAGGAAGTCATATGGGTAGAATTATAATACCTTCATACAATCTCAAAGGTGATCTTAATTATTATGTCGGAAGAAGTTGGGATCCACATAGCAGGGCAAAATATAGAAATCCGGAAGCCGAAAAAGACCAAATAATATTTTGGGAAAATTTGATTGATTGGAATAAAGACATATATTTGGTTGAGGGAGCCTTTGACGGAATGTTTTTAGACAACCCAGTTGTGATGCTTGGAAAACATATGTCAGAACTTCTTTTTGAGACAATATACAATAAAGCAAAAGGAAATGTTATAATTTGTTTAGACGGTGATGCCTGGGAAAATGCCGTAAGATTATATCACGAACTTAATGGTGGTGAATTGTGGGGTAAGGTAAAAATTGTAAAACTTCCAAATGATAGGGATGTCTGTGATTTGAAGGGACAAATAGATGATTATTATTTTGAAATAAGAGATTAAAATGGATTTAAATAAACAAGCAAACTTGTTTTTATATAACGCCAATGTTGGTGATTACTATATGGTAGGTGATTCCAAAATATCAGTTATAAAAAGAACACCAAAACAAATACATTTATCAAATGGTGTTATAGTATATATTAAAAAAACAAACCACGATATATTATATCTACATTCTAAAGGTGTAAAACGAAATAACAGAATATACCCAATTGTCAATCAAATAATTAGAGATATTGAAGGATACTTGATTTATAAAAAACTTACACAAAATTATGGATTTAATTAAAACAGTAGAAGAAATAAGATATATCTTATCAGAAAGACGAAAAGAATTTAAATTATCTTTTGAGGAAGATACACATAAATATACAATGTTAAATCTCAATGGAGAATTAACAGATAAATGGCCATCAGTTTCAAAGGTAATGAAATTGTTTTATGATGAATTTCCATCAGAAAAAAAAGCATTTGAGATGTCTGGTGGTGATCCAGATGAAACAGAAAGGTTATTAAATGAATGGAAAATGTCCGGTGAATACGCAACAAATATGGGTAGTAGGGTCCATTTTTTATTGGAAAAACATTCGTTGGATATGTTTAATTATGAGAAAACAATTAGAGAACCAATCTATGAGTGTGATGCAACACAAATAACAAAAGGTGATGCAATGATTACCGCCGGAAAACTTTTTTTAGAGAAAATGAAAGAACGAGGAGCTCATTTACTTGACACCGAAATTGTTTTAGGACATCCGGAATTAGAATATACAGGACAAGGAGATACGAGCTGGTTAATTGAAAATAAGAATAAAGATGGTTTTGGTTTTATAATAACAGATTACAAGACGAATAAAGAAAAAAATTTCATAAAACAATGGTATACAAAACCAATGCGACCACCATTTGAATATCTACCAAATAATGCTCTTGGGCACTATAACACACAACTTCCGTTATATGGTAAATTACTTCTTAAAATGCTTGAGGGGACAAAATATGAAAATATAAAATTGTTGGGTTGTATTATTGTGAGATTAACAGAAGATAGAGAATATGTTGAATACAGAGTTGATAAATCCACAATAAATACTATACTTAATATGGATATAAAACCAATGTTAAATAAATTAAAAAAATAAAAATTATGAAGTTGTATATGACAAAAACTTATTCGGTTTATGAGTCTTACGGGCCGATTGAAGTAAATTTGGAAGATTACCCAGAGTTGGAAGGTAAAACAGATAAAGAAATTCTTGAATACTTTAATGAAATTATGTATGAAGAAAACATTAAAGATGGTAGTGAAGAAACATTAGTCGACGAGTTTCAATTTAACACTGAAATGATAAATCAAAAATACTCTAACGAGGAAGAAGAAATTGTAAATTATTAAATTATGGAAGATATTATTAAACCAAGAATTGATCTAAAACAACAGGAAACTGTAAAATGTACGGAATGCGGATCAAAATGCTTCAAAGAAGTTGTGATGATTAAAAAAGTCCCAAAATTATTAACCGGAAGCCACGAAGACACGATTGTTCCGTTTCCGACCTATATGTGTAATAGTTGTGGGTTTGTAAATGAAGAATTTGAACTTTTTATAGATTAAAATGGAAATAGGTAGAATGACAATAAGTGAGATATATCCTCATTTGGCGATTATATCACACACTTATGGATTAAAATTACACAGAGTTAGAGATTTTAGATTTGCAAGAATTATTTTAGCAAACCTTTATAATAGAGAATTAGTATGATAAAAACTTTAGTTCATTTTTCTGATCTTCATCTAAGATTATTTAAAGATCATGACCTTTATAGGTCAATATTAACTGATATGTTAAATCAATGGAAAGAATTAAAACCTTGTCGAATTATCTTCACAGGTGACCTGGTTCATAGCAAAAACCAATTAACACCAGAATTGATAGAAATGGTGAGTTGGTTATTAACAGAATGTTCTAAAATTACAAAAACAATTATTATACCTGGCAATCACGATGCCTTAATCAATAATTCAGATAGGTTAGACGCTTTATCTCCGATTATCGATTCACTAAATAACAATAATATTGTTTATTACAAGGATAGAGGTGTTTACGAAGATGAAAATGTCAGTTGGTGTGTATATTCTCAGTTTCAAGGGAATATTCCACCAGATTTGAATGTAGCGACTGGAATTAAAATTGGTTTATTCCACGGACCCATTTCCGGTTTAAAAACAGATCTTGGTTTTGAATTTGGGGATGAGGCCTATGATGTTGAAAAATTTAATGGACTTGAAATTGTTTTATGTGGTGATATTCATAAAAGAGCCGAATTTAAATTTAAAACTGGCAAGGGATTTATGATTGGGTCAACGATACAAAATAATATAGGTGAAAGTATAACTAAGCATGGGTATGGTATTTATAACATTGAAACTAAAGAGTATAGATATGTTGATTTATTTAATCCTAAACCTTTTTTAAAATTTTCAATAAAATCATTTGAAGATATTGAGAATGGAACTGAATTACTCACAAATTTTTAATGAAAAATTAATTAAATCCATTAAAGAATATTGTCAATTAAATAATATTGAAGATATTGATGGATTTATTAAAAAATGTTTTGAATCGGGGTTCAATATAGAAAAGTATGGATTATTGGGAAAAACACTTAATGAAGGTGAAAAAGACTTAAAAACGGGTGTTGTTGAAGAAAAACAGTTAATAAAGGAAGTTATTGTTGAAAAACGAGTGGAAATACCAGTTGAAGTGATTAAAGAAGTTGTTGTTGAAAAAGAAATAATAAAAGAAGTTCCAGTTGAAACAATCAAAGAAATAGAAAAAGTGATTGAAGTGATTAAGGAAGTTCCGGTTGATAGAGTTATAGAAAAAGAAATTTACATAACAGACAATCAACAAATAAATGAACTTGGCGAAAAAATCACCAAATTGGAAGAAAATATTTTCCATTTAGAAAAACAATTAGAAGAAGAAAGGAAAATTTTTTCCATTAAAACCCAAGAACTGGAAAATAATTTCCAAAAAGAAATGTCTAAAAAGGATAATGAATTAGACGAAGTTAGACGAAGTTTAGACATTAAGTTAGACAACACAAATGAAAAAATGCTTCAAGAAACACTCCAGAAGTTAAGAAAAGAGTTGCTTGAAAAAAACGAAAAAATAAAAGAATTAACAAAAATAAACCAGGACCTACAAAATACAAAAGAAAATAGATTAAGCGCCGTATTCTTGAGAGGTTCAAATTTAAAATAAAATAGTATGATACAATTAGTAATTTTTATGTTGGTTGCCTACGGAATGACAAACATTTTGGTCTACGGATCAATTTTTAACGGATTAAGACAATCCATACACAATTGGGGTAATAGTGACTATATGGCCTTTAATGGTCTCGGTAAATTCCTATCGGGGCTCATTTCTTGTGTGTTATGTACTTCAACATGGGTTGGATTTTTCCTATCATTAACTTTCTTCTCACCAATTCATAATTTTATTGGACTTAATGAATATGTTTCCGTATTCTTTGATGGAATGTTTTCGGCGGGTTCTGTATGGGCAATCAATGCGATAATTGAATGGTTTGAAGAAAATAGACCACAAAAGATTGAATATCATCAAGAATCGGAAATTGAGGAAGAACAAATATTAAACGATTAAAAATAAATAAAAATGGGTAAGAAAGAAAAAGAACGCAGGGCAAAGGTTGCAAAAAGAAACAGAAGAATTGCACAAGAGAAATATTCGATGCAAAACGCATTGAATAAAATGATGAAACAAATGGCGGAACAAAAAGAAGCCGATAATTTAGCAGTAAAAGTTGGTAATGAAAATATTCCATTTGAAGTTGTGGGTCAACCAACTAACACCGGCATTAAAGGTTTTGAATTTGAAGGTAATGTCTCGTTCAAAGAGGAAAATCCTGAAATTTTACAAACAACAGAATTTAAACCAGAAGAAACAGTTGTTGATGTTGTAGAAACAACTGAAAACAACGAGCAGTAATAAAATATGGATTTATTTAATCCACCAAAATTATTCAATTACAATATTATGATAAAAGATTTGGATTTTTCAAAGCTTGAAAACCCATCTATTCAAGTGGTGTGGGAAGACCTACAAGAAAATTTCACACAAGACAAAATGAAAAGTGTTAAACATTACTTCCAAAAGAAGTATAACACCACAAATGTTAATGTTGTTACAAAAGTAAAAAATGTTGATACTGAAACTATGCAAACGGTTGATGTGTCAATGAATATTACAGATACAAATTACCAACTTGATTTGTTAAAAAAATTCTTGGAATCCAAGGGATATGGAGAACACCTTAAAGAAGTTTTGGATTTAAACCAAACGGTTGAAAACAAAATGAAAGAAGATGATGTTGATACAACACAATTTAAAAAGTGGTATATTAGAAACATTGAGTTCTCCAACTTTTTATCATATGGTGAAAACCAACGACTTGATTTTGATAAGTTAAATGGAATAGTTGTTGTTGAATCAGATCCTCCAAATTTTGGAGGTAAAACCGTATTATCGGTGGATTTATTAATGTTCCTATTCTTTAACGAAACAACAAAAACATCAAAGGCTGAAGAAGTATTTAATCGATTTACCGATAAAAACTCGGTAGTTGTAAAAGGTGAGATTACAATTGATGGGGAAGATTATATTATTGTAAGAACCATTGAAAGAAAAAAATCAAAGAAAGGTGAATGGAATGTTAAGACCGAGCTTGATTTCTTTAAAAAACTACACGATGGATCATTACAGAATTTCACCGGTGAGCAAAGACGAGAAACTGAAGCTTTCATTAAAAACTCAATCGGAACCAAGGAAGATTTCTTAATGACAATTCTTACAACAGCAACAAACCTGGAAGAACTATTGGAATCAAAACCAACCGCCAGAGGGCAAGTCCTATCAAGGTTTATGGGTCTTGAATTTTTAAAGAGAAAAGAAGAAGCGGCAAAAGAAATTTATTCTTCATTTAGTAAATCAAAAATATCAAACCTTTATAGTTCAGAACAACTAAAACAAGATATTGAAACTTTCGAGGAAAAAATTACTGAACTAAATAGCCAGATTGATGTATTACAAAAAGAAGTAAAAGAAATTGAAGAAGGTATTGCAAAAGGAAAGGATTATAGAGATTCAATGTTAAAAAAGAAACACACAGACATTGATAAAGAAATTGCATTACTTAATCCGGAAACAACAAAATCTCAAATTGAGACTTTAAAGAAAGAAAAAGAAGGATATGTTGAATTATTATCTAATTTAAAAGTTGTTGAACCAGAACAATATTATAAAGAAGATGAACACGATAAAGTAAAAGAGGATTATAAAAATAAATTCCAATCAAAAATTGAACTTGAAACCAAAATTTCTGAAATCGAAAAATTACAATCATCAGTGAAGGGTGGCATTAAGTGCGAACATTGTGGTATTGAGTTAATGAACGCGGCAATAACACAACAAAAAATTTCGGAACTTGATGGATTTACACAACAAAAAAAGGTTATTGAGAAGTTAATGACGGAATTATCCAACAAAGAAAAAGAATTTGTTGAGACAAAAAGACAGTTTGATGAATATGAAAAAAACAAACTTATCAAAGAAAAATATGATTTGAGTGTTGAAAGCTGTGATCTTAAAATATCTGGTTTGGAAGATAAATTAAAAAGGTGGGATGAAGTCCAGGATAAAATTAAAACAAACGATCAGATTGATGCAATGTTAATCAAAGCTGATTTGAAATTGGATAGTTATGATAAACTATTAAGAGAAAAGAACAATACAATCAACTCAAATGAGTATAGTATCAAATCTAACCAGGAAAAGATTACAAACAACAAAAATTTAATTGTAAAAATTAAAGAAGAGGAAAGTAAGGATAAGATTTATAAAATGTATCTGGAAAGTTATGGTAAAAATGGTGTTAGTAAAATTATTATGAGAACTATGATGCCACTTATTAACTCTGAATTACAAAGATTGATGGAAGATTCTTCATATTTCAAATTAGAGATTAGAATTAACGATAAGTCAGAGGTTGAGTTCATCCAGGTAGATAATAATACCGGTGTTGAAAAGTTAATGGTTAGTGGTTCTGGTTATGAAAAAACAATTGCTTCACTTGCTTTAAGATCTGTCTTGAGTAAGGTATGTTCTCTACCAAAACCCAACCTTGTAGTATTCGACGAGGTATTTGGTAAAATAAGTAATGACAACTTAGAAATGGTTTCTGAATTTTTTGTTAAGATTAAGGATTATTTTGATAAAGTGTTTGTAATTACACACAATCCAATGGTAAGTCAGTGGGCAGATAGTGTAGTTAAAATTACAAAACAAAATAATATTTCAAAACTCTTGGTGGACTAGAAAATTGTTTGTAAGTTTAGTAAAAAAATATTATGGGGATAAACTCTGAAAAAGGTAGGGAAGTTCAAAAAGAATACTCAACCAAAAAAGAAAAAGAAATTTGTGAAGTTAGAAATTTAATACAAGTTGGTGGTAGTAAAACTAAAATTGATGGGACTAATGGTAATCAGAATGAAAGTATTAAAAATTTTTCTGGTAAAAGCACACAAGTTCATTTAACAACTCAAAAAAAATTTATAAAAAAATTTAATTTAAACGGATTAAGTAAAAAATTTATTGAACTTTTTTGTGGCGATACGACTATTAACAATAATGGTAAAGATCGTTTCCATACAAATGAAATCGATGATGAAATAAAAAATGAATTTTTATCATTTTTAGAACAAAATAAAGAAAAAATTATTGAATTGATAATTTGTAATGGTGAAAATATAACTAATGTAACAATAAGAGATTTACAAAATGGTAAAATATATACTAAGAGTTACCAAGAGATACAAAAAATTTGTGAAAATACAACTTGGGTAATGTTAAAAGGTGGTGTCCATTTAAAAAATGAAAAAAATAAAACAATTTTTCATTTACAAAGAGAAGGTAAAAAAAATAAAAATAATAGATTTAATGTTTTGTTCCATATTCATAAAAATTTATTTTTAAATTAAAATATTTATAATTACATTATGTTAAAACTTATTTTAGGTGACTCCTTGGATGAATTAAAAAAAATTGATGATGAGTCAATTTCTTGTATTGTCACATCACCACCTTATAATAAAAAAGGATTGATTGGTAAAGTAAAACCAGGTAATCAAGTTTGGAAAAAATTTAATATAGATTATAATTCGTATGGTGACGACTTGAAAGAAGATGATTATAAAAATTGGATGGTTCAGATCCTTGACGAAATGTATAGAGTTTTAAAAAAAGATGGATCCATATTCTTTAATCATAAACCAAGAAGACACAATAACAAGGTTTATTTACCAACCGATTTTATCTCTAAATCAAAATTAGATTTATACCAATTAATAATTTGGAATAGATTGTCTAGTCCAAACATAAGAAAAGATGTTTTATTACCATGTACTGAACACATTTACTGGTTGACAAAATCAAAACCAAAAGTTTTTAAAAATAATGTGGATAAACAATTTCATTCTGAAGTTTGGATTATAAATCCAGATAAAAACACACAACATCCAGCACCTTTTCCACAAAAATTAGTTGAAAATTGTATCTTATTATCAACAGATGAAAACGATGTTGTTTTAGACCCTTTTTTAGGTTCTGGCACATCAGGAATTGTTGCTAGTAGATTAAATAGAAATTTTATTGGTATTGAAATTGACGAAAAGTATATGGGTTTATCAAAAAGTCTTTTAGAAGAAAAAATTTAAGGGTTTATAACCAACCAATTCAGAATTTTTACTATCTTTGTTGAACCAAAATAAAAAACTATGAAATATTTATTGTTTGTTTATCCCTGTGATGATAGCTGGGACCCAACAGAGTCAAATGAAAAAATAGCAAGTGAATTAGCTACAGTTTCAAAATCAGACGATATAAAATATGTTTATGGTGAAAACCATAGTATTTTTCACTTTGATTCGATACTATCACCTTCAGAAATGAGCGACTATGTTGAACTTATTAAGGATGAATCACCAGAGTTTATGTTCGTATTAGCCCAAGGTGTTAAAAGTGTAAATTCAAATATGGATAGCAATCATTTGGAACACTTATTGAAGGTCAATAAAAGAGGTAGAAAACCAAAGTCAAATCCAATCAAAGAAGTATTGTCAAACGATCATCTAGGTTTCGATATTTCGAAATTTATGGAAGAGAATAGAATCCGTGTTGAAGAATTTTTAAAAAATCAAGTATGCGACTTGACTCTTGACGAAATTTTGGATAAAATTACAGAACAAGGAATTGACTCATTAACAAGAGCTGAGAAAGATAAATTAGACGAATATTCAAAACAAATATAATTATAATATGAAGGAAAAAAACACCGGAGTTCCAATTAACCAGGAAGAGATTTATCACTACCTAAAAGACATTAGAAAGATTAAGGTTATGACACCTGATCGTGAAAAAGAACTGGCCATAAAAATGAAGTCAGATGAAATCTCTGATCGTGAAAAAAGAAAAATTGAAGAAGAACTATTACGAGGAAATCTTCGTTTTGTAATTACGGTTGCAAAACAATACCAAAATCAAGGTCTTGATTTATCGGACCTTATTGCTGAAGGAAATCTTGGATTAATGAAAGCAATTAAAAACTTTGATTGGAGTAAAGATCTACGATTTATATCATATGCTGTATGGTGGGTTAAACAATCTATTATTCAATCTTTAAATGATAACGCAAGAACAATCCGTCTACCGGTTAATGTTGTTCAAGACCTTCAAAAAGCTAAAAAAGAGGTAGATCAATCAGGAAAGAAACTTGATGACAAGTTTGCGGGACTTCCGTCAATTATCAATCTTGATATGAACATCAATGAGGAAGGTGATACACTTATTGATTTAATTGAAAATCACGATGCTTTAGCTCCAGATGCTGGTTTTGACACAAAAGACATTTTAAAAGATAAATTACTTTCATTACTCAACATCTTGGATGAACGCGAAAAAACAATCGTTGGTGATTACTTTGGTCTAACTGGAACACCAAGAACCTTGGAAGATATTGGTTCTGATTTTGGTTTGACAAAAGAGCGCGTTCGTCAGATCAAGGAAAAATCGCTTAGGAAGTTGAGAAATAGTTGTTCTGAATTATTTGATTATATATAAAAATTTAATTTGTCTTTTTTGTTCTTTACTCATATTTATCAGTATGAGTAAAAGAAAAACAAATGAAGAATTTATTTCGGAATCAATTGAAATTCACGGTGATAAATATGAATATTCACAAGTAAATTATATTAGTAATGGTGTTAAAGTTAATTTAATTTGTCCAATACACGGTTTATTTAGTATAAGACCAAACGACCATTTAAGTAAAAAAGTTGGTTGTAATAAATGTAATAACGCTAGTATATCAAAATCTAAAAATATTGGTAAAAATATAATTGATAGATTTAATAAAAAACACAATAATAAATACGACTATTCAAATAGTGTCTATGTTCGAAACGAAATAAAAATTGATATAATTTGCCCAACACACGGCTTATTCAAACAGACACCACATCATCATTTGGCCGGTGCTGGTTGTCAAAAATGTGGTAATGTTTATAAAAAAACAACAAGTGAATTTATTGACGAGGCAAATCAGATACACAATAATAGATATGATTATAGTTTGGTAGAATATAAAAATAATAGAACAAAAGTTAGTATTGTGTGTAAAAATCACGGAATATTTAATGTTTCACCAAATCACCATTTAAGTAAAAAGTCTGGATGTCCAGAGTGTCAAAATTCAAAAGGTGAGGAAAAAATTGTGGAAATATTAGATAAACAAAAAATTAAATATATTAGAGAATGTATTTTTGATGATTGTAAAAACATTAAACCACTCCCTTTTGATTTTTATTTACCAGAACAAAATATATGTGTTGAATTTGATGGTGAACTACATTTTAAAAGTGTTAAAAATTTTGGTGGTGATGAATTATTGGAAAAAACAAAAAAAAGAGATAAAATTAAAACTAAATATTGTATGGATAATAATATAACATTAATTAGAATTCCATATTATAAGTTTGATGATATTGAAAATATCTTATTAAAAAATATTGAATTATGAATATACTGAGTCTTTTCGATGGGATGAGTTGTGGCCAAATTGCTTTGAACCGAGCTGGTATTAAATATGATAAATATTATGCTTCCGAAATTGATGAATATGCGATTAAGGTAACACAACATAATTATCCGGAAACAATCCAGGTTGGAGATGTATTAAATGTAAAAGGATCTGATTTACCAAAAATAGATTTAATGTTTGGTGGATCACCGTGTCGAGGTTTTTCCTTTGCCGGTAAAGGATTGAATTTTGAGGATTCAAGAAGTAAATTATTTTTTGAGTTTGTTCGATTAAGAGATGAATTACAACCAAAATATTTCTTGTTAGAGAATGTTAAGATGAAAAAGGAATCCGAAAATGTAATTACAGAACATATGGGTGTTGAACCGATCAGGATTAATAGTAATTTAGTTTCAGCACAAAATAGAGAACGATTATATTGGACAAATATTCCTAATTTAAAACAACCGGATGATAAAGGAATATTAGTTAAAGATATTTTGGATTATTCAACAAAACATAAAACTTTACCACCAAAAACCATCCAAGCTCAACTAAATTATGCTAAAAACTATAAAGCAACTGGTAAAGCACCAACACTTACTCGTGAGTTAGCACACGGATGGGGTAAAAATATAACACCAAAATGTTATATAGAAATTAAAGCTATAACAGGAGAAGATAGGTTATTTACACCACTTGAATGTGAGAGATTACAAACTGTCCAAGATAATTACACATCCGTTGTTTCAAACACACAAAGATTCAATTTACTCGGTAATGGATGGACCGTAGATGTGATTGCACATATTTTTAAAAATATTTATTAGGAAAGTTTGGTAATTAGAAAAAACTTTTTATCTTTGTATTATTAAATTAATAACAACTTGTTTTTGGGCTCCCAAGTATAGAAAAGGAGTTTATCTCTTAACTTACGGGTTAGGGGGGGTGATTGAAAAAGATGGGAGGTCCCCAAAATACACAGAAATGTGGTAATCATCAGCTATCCCATATACAGCTCGATGGGCGTTAAAATCTTACGAGATAAGATTAAAAAAGGACGGATAAACCGTCCTTTTTTTCTTATAGATATAAACGTATTGTTTTTTTTAGATCTTCCGTATCAAAAAATCTTTCTCCTTTTATTTGTGTTATAAATTCTGCGTAATACTGACCTTTACCTTCTTTTCTTACCGCAACAATTTCTTGATAATTACCTAAAGTAAGTAAAAATCTTTTTGTTTGTGGAGGTGCCCAACTTGTTGCATTTGTAAAATATTCATTAATTGAATCTTTATAATCAAAAAAAAGATTCAACCCTTCGTGTTTTCTAGGGTATAATATATTTAAATGTGATAATCTACCACCAGGTTGATGCTCTGGTTCTTCTGGCCTAAAAAGTCTTTGCGCCCAATGATCAGAAACTTTAATCTCAAATTTTTTAGAACAAGAATATTTTACAATTTTTTCATTTGGTAATTCTTTTTCTTTTATATCGCTACACCATTCATTTTTTATATTTGGTGGCCAGTTGTATCTTTCTTTAACATATTTATTTAATTCTTCAACAAGCTCTTTATCAACAGGCATTGATGACCTTCCTTCAGTTAATAAATTTTCAAAAAGAAAATCTGGTAAATCAATCTCTTTAATACTGAAAGTCTCAACTTCCTCTTTTAAAATTCTCCTAATTAAACTTTTCATATTTATAATAAATACCACAAAAATTATTTGGTAGATTAAAAAAAAGAACATATCTTTGTATTGTTGATGTAGTTCACAAACACAGAAACAAGGAATGTCAGCCCTCCTAGTGTAAAGCTGACCACTGAGAATCAAGTGATAGCAAAGATTCGGGTTGGATAAACCTACCTTAATTGGTTAAATATCCATTGAACCCTCCGTTTTTACGGGGGGTTTTATATTTATAACATATGGAACTATTAAGTGTTTTAAAAAACATAATACTTGAACAAGGAGCAAGAATAAATTTGGGAGATTTCACTGATGAAGATGGTGACACATTTAAGGTTGTGGCAACAATACATTCTCAAGAAACCACAGCACCTAATACAAGATTTGGTAGAGTAGATGTTAATACTATTGGTGATGTTATTTTTGAATTCTCGGATGTTTTTTCTGAGCTTGCTAAAACAATATTAGAAGGTGGTAATAAAACAAGTATATTAGTTAAGGATTATTTAAATCTTTTTGATTTTATTGTTGTACCACATCTAAATAGAAACGGAACATACTCCCTCAATATTGTAACTTCAATAATATACCCAAAAACTTTATCATATAAACCAGAAAATAAATTAATTATCATAAAAAGTGATGGTGATTTAGTTGTTGAGGAATTTGTAAATCTAAAGTCATTTACAAAATTTGTCAAAGGGAATATAATTGTTCATTATGAAAGATAAATTATTACCTTGGTTTTTATTATTTTGTGCGCTAGGTCTTTCCGGAACTGCGGCCTACTATAGTGTTATTGGATTATCTGTGGTTTTTACAGGTGTTGCAATTCCTGTTATTATAATGGGTAGTTTTCTTGAAATCTCAAAACTCGCAATTGCAACTTATCTTCACGATAAGTGGGACGAAGTATATGGTGTTTTAAAAATATATATGACAACAGCCCTCGTAACACTTTCAATCATTACATCACTTGGGATTTATGGTTTATTAAGTACCGGTTTCCAACAGAATATTGCAAAACTTGAAATCAGTGGAAAAAAAGTAAAAAATGTTGAACTTAAAAAAACCAGATTTGAAGAAATTAAAGATGAATTAACCAAGGAAAAAGAAACTTTGGATCGTGATATTACAAAATTAAGAGATGGTTTATCAAATAATACGACCACACAATCAGTTGATAGAAAGACCGGTCAAATCATAACAAAAGCAAATAATGCCAATAGAAAGACATTTGAAAATCAATTAAAAGATGCACAAATAAGAAGAGATACAATTTCAAAAAAGATTGATAATTTAAATGACAGTATAACAAATCTAGATGTTGAGATATTAAATATGGAATCTCAGGAAATTGAAGGAAGTGAATTGGGAACCATAAAGTATTTAAGTGAGGTTTTGAATTGGGACATTAAAAGAACGGCAAATCTTTTTATTTTGATTCTTATTTTTGTTTTTGATCCATTGGCAATAACATTGGTTATTGCAACAAACCAAGCGTTTAAGGGGAATAAAAAGGACGATGATAATATTCAACCAACCCCCAACCACCCCCCAACTACCCCCCAAGTAGATGAGGGTAACCAAGAAAGTGACCAAGAAAGTGACCAAGTACCGACCAAGTACCGACCAAGTACCGACCAAGTAGTTGATATGCCAACAATTGAAATCAAAAGAGAACCATTGAATATAACAGAACAAAAATCCTGGATCCCAACAAACGAAGAAAAGGGTGAAGAAGTTAATCAAAACATAAAAAGATTGGTTTATAAAAAATCTAATGACTAAAATAATAAAATACGGAAATTTTTTAGGTCAAGGTATAAATAAAAATAAAAAACAAATAATACTCCTACATTCTTCTCGTTTGGCCGAAGAATATCTTACAGCCTTAAAATATCGTGGAAATAGAAAATACGATAAAATCCCAAATTTTTTTATAGATAAAGAAGGTAAGATTTTGGAGTTATTGAACCAAGAAGAAACATCTAAAATATTTAATAGTAAGTTAATAGATAAAAACGCAATCACGATTTGTTTAGAAAATTTAGGATGGTTGCAAAAAGAACCATTAAAAAATGGATACATTAACTGGATTGGAAGTATTTATAAAGGTAAGCCATACGAAAAAAAATGGAGAGATTTTATTTTTTGGGATACTTACACAGAAGAACAAATAAATTCTACAATATTTTTATGTAAAAAATTAATTACAGAATTTAATATTGAGAAAAAATTTGTTGGACATAACACCAAAATAAATGGTGCGGAAAAAACAAATGGTATTTTGACTAGAAGTAATTTCTTTTCAGATTCCACAGATTTAAACCCATCATTTAATTTTGAATATTTTTTAAAAAAAATTGAAGATGAGTAGATACGAAGAAATTAAAACATTATTGGAGGCAACAAGAAAAGCTCTTAAAACCCAAATTTCTGAAAGTGAGTCAAAACAAATTATTAACAATTATAAATTACTTACAGAACAAGAAGATGTTGAAAAAGAAATTGAAGGGGTAACAAAAGAGTATGAGACAGCCGAAACTGATAATGAGGAAGATGAAGAAAAATCAAATAAGTCAGAAAAAAAGAAAGCTTATAGAATTTCTGGAGGTATTATGGTAATACATAGCAAGGAAAGTAAAGATTTACAATTAACAACTGAAGATAAAAGAGCTTTCCAAGAAACTATGGATGAATTTGTTGTTGAAGTTTCTGAACTTGTTGATTTTAATAAACTTAATTTATATGAAAACAATGTTGAATGGTCTGGAAAAATAACCGAACTTGATGTTGAATTTTTCTATACTATTGGTGAAAAAAATGGTGTCTATATAAATGGAACAATGACAAAAATTGATGAGGAATACCTTGCTTTTCTTGTTGATTTGAAAAAATATTATGAGAAATTTAAAACAAAATGGTCCAAAATAATCGCAAGCCGAAAGAAAACCCCAACCGAATGAAAGATTTTTTTAAACATAATTTCAAATTTATTATTCAGTCAATTGGAATTATCCTATTGATTGTTCTTGTAATTAGAGCTTTTACACCAGTGGAAGATAGATCTGAATTGTTAAAATATAAATTAGAACAACTGGATTTAAAAATTAACGATTTAAAAAGCCAACAAAAAAAATTGGATAGTTCAATCTTAAACTACAAGAAAGATATTTTAAAAATTGATTCTGCTATTTTCAAAATTAAAAATGAAAGAAAAACAATAAACAATTATTTCCAGGTTGAAAAAGAATTGATTTTGACCTATGATGCCAGACAAATTGATTCGGCACTTAAAAAAAGATATAACTATTAATATGAAATATATTTTAAACATTATTTTTATTTGTCTTACAACATTTTTGTTTTCACAAAAAAATGTTGATTCAACAACCTTGAATATACCAGCTAGAGTTGGTAAGTCTATTTTACTTGATTTAAATGAGTTTGATCGACTAAAGAAACAAGAGGAAACTTATATTAATGAAATTTTTCAATTGGAGACGAAAATAACCAAAAACAACGATATAATTTCAATCCTAGAAGAAAAGGACAAAAAAAATAATCAAATAATATCACTAACCGAATCAAAATTTAAATTATTAGATAAGGAAAATAAAAGTTTAAGAAGTGAAATAAAAAAAATTAAGACAAAACATATAATTATAGATATAGTTGGTGGCTCAATTATAGTTGGATTAACATACGCTTTAGTTTTTAAATAAAATGGAAGACCCAATAAAACCAAAATTACAACAAATGGTTTCTAGTTTAACAGCTGGAAATCAAGAAGCTAGAACAAAAGCACTTAAAAGTTTAAGTGAGGAGGATACACATAAAAATCCGGAAGAATATCTTAATGACCCAAAAAATATGGGAGATATTTTAAAATTGGTTAAAAATAAAAAATTATCAGGAACTAGAATAAAACAAAAAATTAAAGAATTTCTTAAAAACCCAGAAGAACTAAGAGAATTTTTAACTTCAATTCTGGAAAAAATAAATAGAAGAAAAGAAAATAAAGAATCGACTGGTGCATCTTCAGCTGGTGCATATTCTGCACCTCTATTTTCTGGTGAAGAACCAAAGAAAGTTGAAGCAAAGGAAGCAACCTCATCATCATCGTCTGGTTCTTATGAAACTCCGGCCGCTTGGGCTAAATCAACTAGTAAGAAAGATTGGAGAGGAAAATCTAAAACACAAATTCCGGGTGGTAAATTCGTCCAGGTTAAAAAAAAATGTAAGAAATTTCCTTATTGTAATCAAGGTGATATTAAAGCCCTTAAAATATTTGAAAACGATACTATTAAAAAAGTAATAAACAATCTTTCAGAAAAAATGGATATTCACGAAGATTTCATAAAAGAAATAATTTACAAAGAAATTGTAAAAAGAAAGAATAAATGATATTTATAATAAAAAAGTAAAGATGAAAAATTTAATTGCAAAAATAACTAACAAAATATTAAACGAGACTCTTGAAGATAAAACAAATGATATTATGGAAAAATTGAAATTCAATAAACCAGGTGAATCATTTGATTATGTTGAGGAAGGTGAAACTTGTGAGCAATGTGGTGGTGAAATGAAAGAAGGTGAAACTTGTGAGCAATGTAGTAAGGAAATGAGTGAAGGTGAAACTTGTGAACAATGTGGTAGTGAAATGAAAGAAGGCGAATGTTCAGAATGTGGAATGAAAGAAGGTGAAGTTCTTGAAAAACTATATGGTGGTCAAAAGAAATTAGATAAAGCAAAACCATTTGGTAAATTAACAAAAGCCGATTTTGATAAATTAAGAAAAGAAGGTGATGAGGCTATTTACGAGTTGGAATTAGACGAAGAAATGGAAGAAAGTAGTGAATTCACTTATGCTGCGAAAATGGCAAAAAAAGAAGGTAAGAAAAGTTTTGATTTGGATGGTAAAAAATTCCCAGTAAAAGAATCTGTATTGTATAATTTGGAGATTGATGGTGAAGAAACTATTTTGTCTGAGTCTGAATTGGATCAGTTAATTATTAGTATCGTTGAAAAAGAACAAAAAAATAACGAATCTTCAGAGGTTAAATACCAATTAGAAGTGGGAGGAAAAGGATTTATTGTAAGTGAGGAAAAACTTTTAGATATTATTGAAAAAGCTGTTTTAAAAGAACAAAACAATATTAGTAAAGGAAAAACACCAAAAGGTCTTGGTGAGTATGAAAGAGCTGTGAAAAAATCCAAAAAAGAAAACGATGATTACTTAAAATCAGTTAAAAAGAAAATGGGTGATTATTTAAAAGACGGTTCTAAAGGTGATTATGAGGAAAACCCAAAACATTTCCCAAAAGGAAACGGACAGTTGGAAAAAATGAAAACAAAAAAATATACAATGTCTGATGATGGTAAAGAATTCTTGGATGACTATATGAGACCAGGAATGGAAAATTTGGTTCCGGATGAAATTGAATATGACGAAAAATGGGTAAAAGATAATATTGAAGGTTCATCAAGAACCGGAAATAACCCGGAGTGGGCAAATGCCGAAGAAACTGATCTTGGTAAAAAATTGAGTAAGAAAATGAAAGATCAGAAATATCGTAAAGCTAAGATGGCCGCATATAGAAAATCAAAACAACCTATAACGGATGGTACTGGCGAAAACTCCGGATCTGGTGTTAATATTAAACTAGAATCAGATTTAGATAAAAGAAGAAATCTTGTTTTAGAAGAGTTTTCAAAAATCCAAAAACTTATTAACTACGATAGAGCGACACAATAATTTACTTATAATTTAACTATGATATTATTCTCCATAGACAATTAATAGTTTATGGAGAATAATTTTTTTAACTATATTACAAAACAAGTAGAAAAAGAGGATGTTGATATTTGGATGAAAATGAATAATATCTATCCAGAAAAAATGGAGTTATACTATGACTTTTGTAATTCATTATACCTTAAAGTAACATCAACATACCTTGGTTTTGAAGGTAAAGACGAAACCAATACAATAATGTCAGAAGAAGATAATATAAATCATTTCAACTGGTGTTGGGACCAATTATTGGAAGATTTCAAAAAAGAAAACATAAGTTTTGAACCGGATGGTGATCATTATGATTATTTCATAACATTTTTTGATGAAATATTTTACAAACAAAAAGAAAAAAAAATAAGAGAATCAATAGATAAGTTTTTTAGAGATGTTTTTGATTTAGAACAATCATTTACACAATCTGATTTAGACCTTATATTGACGATATATAAGAACCTTGATAAAAATATGACCGTTAATATTTACTAAAGGCGAATCATACCATATCTTATAGTTTAATAAACAAATAAAAATTTAAAAATGGAAACTTTAGAAAAAATTAAAACATTGGTTGAGACAATATCAGCAGAATCAACAAAGTTTTTTGAAAAAGGAAACAAATCTGCCGGAACAAGAGCAAGAACCTCAGCACAAGAATTACGAGAATTGTTAAAAACATTTAGAGCTGAAATATTAGAAGCTAAAAAAAATGACTAATATAAATACAATATTTCTTTTTCTATTTATATTTTCTTTGATTGGAGTAATACGACTTTGTTTTAAAACAATAATTTTATTATTACAAAACACTCCACAAAAGTTAAATTTACAAAAGAATGAATTGTTTTTTTATGGGATTTTGATTTCATATATAATAACCTACATTATACAAAAATAAGATGAGTATTTACAAAGAATTTAGTGATTTTTATCCTTATATCCAGTCAATCAGAAAATTAAAAAATTATTTGAGTTTTGATATGAATTTTCCAAAAGAATGGAAATTACCAAAAAAGTTTGTTCCAGAAAATAGTGTTGTTGAAAATGAATCACAAGATCCAAATAAAAGGTTAATCTCTTTTGTTTCAGAATTTGAAGAGGAAAAAATCAATACGATTGCCACAAACATCAAAAATGTTATTAAATACAATAAGGAACTTGAAGAAAAAGAAAGGTTATTCAATTTGAAAGTCAAAGAACTTAAAAATATATTTGAAAAACAAAATTTAACAACACTCAAAGATTTGAAGTTTGATCTTGAAGATAAATTTAAATTGATAGATGATGAGCAAGATAATGACAGACAAGGAGAAGAATCTCCAATGGTTGAAGAATGAGATTGAAGCTGATGAAAAAGAACTTCATAGGGAAAAGATGGAGTTCATATCACAAATTAAAAACCTAAAAAAAGAAGAGATAATCCCAACTGAAAAAGAAAAAATGTCCTTATGGCAAAGAATGAAGAAAGTATTGTTGGGGATTTAGAAAAATTAGCACTAATTACCGATGGAATGCAAAACATTTTTCCAGATGGTGTTGGTGCTATTGTTTTTGAATTAAGACCACACGATTTTTATAGGGTTAAAAATTATTTTAAACAATTAAAAACTGATGGAAGTAGGTTTAAAATTGATATATCGGGTGTTGAGGTAATTTTTATTCTTGAAGGGACTATTGAAGAAAAAATAGAAGATGAACCTATTATTGAAAAAAAATCGTTCTGGTCTCAAATTTTAACAAAATTTAATCGTAAAAGTAAGTCGTAGAGTTTCTATAGAGGGTTGATTTTGAAAAACCCTTCTGCTCCAATGTTGAGTATAAATATCTTTTTTGATCCTTAGTTGTTTCTGGAACCACAATACAATCACTCCTCCTATTTTTATATAAAACATCAGAAAGTATATTTAAAAATCTGTTAGATTCTGGCTCACACTTTAATGAAAATAAGTTATAATTATCGTCTTCCTGAACAACAATTTTATTATTTAGACTTGATATGAATTTTAATCCACCACCTTTGAGGTATTGATTGTAGAATTTTTTAAAACTTATTTTTTTATTTGATTGAAGATCAAAAAGAAATTCCTCAACCTTATAGTCGGAAACTTTTGATAATTTATAATCTGGATCATCAAGTTCTATTTTTAATTGTCTTCCCAGACTATCTTTTTTATAAAAAATTGTAAAATCGTTAGAATCCTTTTCAAGCAACCCAACCTCAAAAAAAACACTTTTACCGTTTTCGACTCTCTTATCAAAAATAACATCGTTGTTCGTTAGACCGGTAAAATATGAATTGGCTCGTTGAAATGTTTTAAATTTCTTTAAAATCTTTTTTCTTTCTTTATTTTTGAATAAAACTATTAGATATTTCATAAAAATATTCCTATAATTAAAAAGTATATTAAAAACATTAGATAAATGAATGGTGAAACATATTACGACATTTTAGGTGTTGCTGAAACCGCGACACAAGACGACATAAAAAAAGCATATAGAACACTTGCAAAAGAAAATCATCCAGATAAAGGTGGAAATGAGGATATTTTTAAAAAGATTTCTGTGGCCTATGATACTATTGGTGATGAACAAAAAAGACAACAATATGATATGGAAAGAAAGAATCCATTTGCCGGTATGGGTGGTGGTTTCGGTTCGTCAATGAGTGATTTATTTAATAGTGTTTTTGGTGCTGGAAGACAACAAAGACAACAACCAAGAACTCACACAACAAATCTTACAATATCTATTGGTGCTGTAGAATCTTTTTTGGGTAAAACTAAAACAATCACATATCAAAGAAAAACAATGTGTGAACCTTGTAATGGTAGTGGGGGTGATAGTCAAACTTGTTCAACCTGCCACGGACAAGGCCAGGTCGTAAGACAAGTCGGATCAAATATGTTTATACAAATGGTTCAAATGCAATGTCCAACCTGTATGGGTTCTGGAAAAATAATGATAAACGCTTGCCATTCCTGTGGTGGTCAAGGAACAAAAGATGAAATTAAAAATGTTGATATTAAATTACCACATGGGGCTGATGACGGTCAGTTTTTAAGATTACAAGGACAAGGTGATTTTAGAAACGGAATTTTTGGTGATTTAATTTTGAGAATACAAGTGGATAAAGAAAATAACTTTGAAAAATTCGGAAACCATTTAGTTTATAATTGTTATTTTACACTTAAAGATCTGGAAAAGGATAGTTTTGAAATCCCACATCCGGACGGATCAATGACAATCAAGTTTCCAAAGAACATTGACACATCAAAACCTTTAAGAGTTAAAGGAAAGGGATTTAGAATTGAAAATGGGGGTGACTTAATGATAAATCAATTTTTGAGATACGAAAGAAATTAGAAAAAAGACATAATATCTTTTACTAACGCTATTCCACCATATATTGATAAAACAAACATTACAATACCAAAACCAATTAAAAAATTTTGTGTTCTTTTAACACCCTTGTCAGTTTTACAAGATTGACACCCTACTTTTGTTGCTTCTTTATTTTCCATATTTTAATTATAATAAATAATTATATCACCTCTTACGATTTTAGTAAAGTAATTAAAACTTAATTCTTCTCTAATTAAAATGTCATAAATCTTTAGTTCGTGAGTAGTTCAACAAATAAGTAATTAATTTTTTTTAAATTGACATATAAATAATAAATAGTTATTTTTTTACTTGGTTATAATATTTATAGTAAAAACAAATTATGGAATTAATCAACCTATTATCAAATGTAGTTAAGGAGAATGCTAACACTAAAAAAATTCTATTGGAATACCCAGAATCCACAATTAAAAAGTTAGTAGATAAATTTTCTAAAGAAACTCAAGATTCTGAAGAAATGATAAGAAAAAATATTGCCGACTTTGAAAGATTTAAAAGTGCGTTTGCAAATGAAGACAAAGACATTTTTAAACATACATACGAAAAACTTAAAAAACTTATTGAAGATAAGGCAACAAAACAAAAAAGTAAAAAGAATCTTGAAGATATGGTTCAAGACTATATCCAAAAATATAAAGGAACCGATTTACAATTAGTAAAAACAAATATCAAGAAGTTTTTTGAAATTAAAACACAATTACCACAATTAAAAGAATTTAAGAAAGAAGTTACAACTTATACTCCGGCAGAATTAAATTCTTTGGTTGAAAGATACTTTTCAAAATTTAATAACCAAGGTGTCAATGAACTTATTGTTGCAATCGCACAAAAATTCCACGATCAATTACCGGAAGAGGATGTTATGACAGTAATTTTACCGAGAGCAAAAAGATTTGTAAAACACTACAACTTATTTCCAATCAATATGAAGTTAAGTGCGTTTATGACATTTGATGAATTTGAACATGCTGTTGATGGTTATACACCAATGGAAGAAAGTGAGTATGATGTTCCTGAAGTTGACACAAGCGATGTTGATATTGCATATGAGGATGATAATGTATTAATCTTTGCGCCAGATCAAAAACATAAATGTATTAACATTAGAAAGAAATTTGCACCAGATAGAAGATGGTGTACATCTTGGGAGGGTGCTTCAAATTACTATTACAATTATAGATTAAATCAAAATCTTACACTTTATTATATCATCAACAAAAATTTACCAGAATCAGATTTAAATTACGCTTCAGTTATTCTTGTTGATAAGTGGGGCGAAAAGAGGTTAGCCGATGGTTCTAATTCTGGAAGATATGCCGGATCTACTGTTATTCCTTGGAGTGAGATTTTAAGTAAAATTCCAGTTCTTAAAGATAAAGAAAAATATTTGGAAGGAAAACCATTTACTGATGAGGATCAAGATAAAATGCAAAAATATAAGTCTTATAATTTAAAAACTACAGATCCTATAACTGAACTTGGTGGTTACCAAGAAGTTGAAATGTGGTTAGAATTAAGAAGCCCAGATTTAAAATCAACACAAAATGGGGATGAAATATTTAAGAATCTTCCAGAAGAAATGCAAAAGAAATACATTGGACTTGGAAATGAATTAAGCGCTGGAATGGTTAGAGTCCTTACACCAAGTGCTATGTCATATTATGTATCAAAGAAAAAAGAAAAATTGCTTACAAAATCCTTGAAAGATTTAAGTGAAAATAATATGGAAGTTATTATGAGTAGAGAAATGAGACCATATTTAAAAAGTTTGAAAGCAAAATACAAAAAAGAAATTGAAAATTTTAACACAGGGTTTATTCAAATCATTTATCCAAGTGACCCAAATGCGAAATATGCCAGAATGTTTGGATTTAGAGAAGTTTTTGAGTTAATACCGGAAAATACAACAATGCTTACAATAGAAAACAAATCAAACGATGAGATTTATATTGAACTCCCTGAAACGATCGGTAGGCTTAAAAATTTATATACACTTTCTGTTACTAATATTGTTAAATCAATTCCTGAAGAAATTGGTGAATGTAAAGAATTATCTTTCTTGAATATAACAAATTGTCGTGAATTAAAAACACTACCTGTGACACTACTTAATTGTCCTTGTTTGACCTTTATATCAAAAAGAAATTCTGGTTTGGACATTAAGAATGTGCCAGAAGAATTGGCACAATATTTAATTGTTGGTGATGAGTTGTGGTCACCAAACTTCCCAGATTATATTACCGATCAATGTGTTAGTGAAGGACCAACTGATTTTTAATTTATGAAAAATATTGATGTAGAAATTTACATTTCAAATTTAATTTCTTTTTTTGAAAACAACCCAAATGATTTAATTGATCTTATTGGGTCCCTACAAAAGGATGAGTTTTATCAAAAATTGAGACAAAGGAGCGAATTAAATTTTAAAGAAGGAAAAGATTTTATTTTGTCAAGAGAACAAATTATCGATATTGTTCTTGAACTAAAAATACCAGAAATTGTATCGGACAAAAAAGTAGATTTAGATAAACTTATACATAAGACAAAGTTTGGTGACATTATTTTAAATTAGTTTCAAAAAAATATTTGGAGATTAAAAAAATGTTTGTATCTTTGCTAGGCAATAATTGATAATAACTTTAAAAAATATAAAAATGAAAACTGTAGAAATAACAATACAAGAAATCTGGGCTGCAACAAGGCCAATCGTTCAAAAGAGTAAAAAAGAATACACTCGTAAACAAAAACACAAAAATAAATCCTACTAAAATATGTATGGAAAAAAAATACTTTAAAAAGGAAGATATTTTTATTGAAGAATTAACAAAAAAAACTGGAAACTTGTATAGTTCAGTTTTAATTGAAACACCAAATTTAGTCCCAGATGATTTAATTAGTAGAGATAATTTTACAACAGAATATTTAGAAAGTATTTGGCTCCAGGTAGAGAAAAAAATGTTTCACTTTGAGAGTATTTTTAAAAATAGGTCTGATATTTATCTTTATCTATGTAGATATGATGGTGAATATCGATTGAAGATAATTTATGAAATTAGTAAGCTTAATGAGGTTACTCTTTTCATTAAACAATTAACTAAATTAAAACAAAATGGAAATTAGTAGTGTAGAATTACAAGAAAAAATTAAAAATGGTGAAAAAATTATTCTAAAATTAGGTGCATCTTGGTGCCAACCGTGTTTGGTTTTAAATCCGATTTTTGAAAAAATAGCTAGTCAAAACACATCAGAAGTTCAGATGTACACGATGGATGTTGATCTAAATAGAGAGGTTGCAATGACCCTTGGCGTTAGAAGTGTACCAACGATAAAAGTTTTTAATGGTGGTGAAGTTATTGATACAAAAGTTGGTGTTTTGTCAGAAGGACAAATAAATGATTTACTAATAGAGTTAATTAATGGATAAGGTAACTGTGATATTCACAATGAAAGGATGTCCTTTCTGTGTTGAACTTAAAGAAATGTTGGAAAAAGAGGATATTTTCTTTGTTGATAGAGATATTCACGAACACGAAGAAGAATATGACTTATTTGTCGAATTAACCGGTAATGATTTTGTTCCTGCCTTTATGTTAATTGAATCTCCAGAATCAAACGAACCAATAACAGAACTTTTTGCTCCGGATAGAGATTTTGATGATATAAATGAAGGTTTTAAAATAATTAAAAAATTCTTAAATGATTAAAAAAACCCCATCCTAATAAGGTGGGGTTTCTTTTTAAAAGAATATTATATGTTCTAACATATCTTGTTTTACATATGGTTTTTCTTCATCTGGAAATAGTATATCTTGTAAAAGGTCATAATCCTTAATTCTCTCACCAAACTCTTCTAAATTAAAAGAAAATACATCAAGAACCAAAGACTTAATACCAACTATATTATATTTTGAATCCGCAACAATTTTTATTTTAAAATCTTCATCTTCATTCATTTCTTTGGTAAAATAAAAATCTAAACGATTAACACCCATCGTATTGTATAAATGATTAAAAATGTAGTGTGAATAATACACCATAAGACGACCACAATTATGACTATATCCGTATGGAAACTCTGATGATATTGAAAGTTCCATAATTGGTTCTGGTTCATCAACGAACACACTTTTATTTACATCAATCCAACCTTTCTCAATATTATTGATTTCTTGTCCATAACGAATAATATCAATTGTATTTATTTGGGTAATACCAACTTCATCTAATATATCCTTGAACCACTCAAAAAAATCTGTTTTTATTTTTTCTAGATCTAAAATATCATTTGATGTTGTGTGACCGTGGATAACCATAAATGATTCACAATCTGTAACCTGGATGATTGAATTTTCTTTTTTGTCTATTCTTGTAAGAATAAAATCGGCAAATAGATTTACAATACCTCTCCTTGAATTTTTGTTAATTTTTCTCATATTCCATCATTTTTTATAATGAATATGATTTTTAATTAAATATCTAAATAGTTTTAGATATAATCACCAAAATAATCGTTAATTGCTAAATCAACCTCTCTATGGTCTGGATAATCATCAACTCTAAAATCAATTGGTTCATAAATATCTTCACTGAATAATTGGTTCATCATTCCAGTATAAGAACCAAAATATTCTAAAACACTTTCATTCCAGGAATCACCCAAGTTATTTTCAATAAAAGCTAAGACATTAGAATAAAAATCACGAATTTTAATATATGAAATATATTTTGTTTTTTCACCAACTTTTGTTGCAATTTCATCAATTGGTGGTGAAAAATATTCTTCAAGACCATCCATAACTTGTTTATAAAACATACTTTCATATGCGCTATTATAAGCGTTTTCGTGTATTGAATGTAATTCACTTTCTAAATCAGATAAATCACCATCCATTAGTTCTTCCATTGCTTCTGCATCATTTATTAAAGGAATAACATCATCTTGTGTAATTTGGAACATACCATCACGAGCCTGAATCTGAGCCAATTCTTCAAAGAAATCAGAATTATAATCACTAACATTTAAATCTTTGTTTCCGATATGTTTTAAAATGTAATTTGCAAGATATTGAATATTTTTTTTGTTTAATACTTTAATAACATCTTCATATACATCATTTGTTGTATCCCAATATCTTCCATAATCTAAACCATCACTTAATACTTGTTTTGCAATTTCTTGTAAGTCATAATCACTTCTTCTACTACTACTTCTAAAAAAATCTGCAAGTTCTTCTCTATCCCTTAATCTTAACCAATATCCATCACTCCTTGGTTCAACATCAGTTAGTAAGTTATCACATATGAATTTTAATGTTGAAACCTTGTCTCTGTTCATCATCCAAAGAAGATAGCAATTCCTTAAATGATCATTTAAATCGTTATACTTAACATCTTCCAAAAAACCATTTTCACTTAAAAAATCAAAAAGTTCTGGGTCTTTTTTAAATTCATTTGCTGGAATATAAGAAATATCTATGTTGTCTTCTTCACCAAATTTTATGACGGAATTTAAGAAGTTTCTTGTTGTTACAAAAATTTTGAGTATTTCATCATACTCACTTTCTCTACCATCGTGAAACCATTCTAAAAATTGATCCAATCTTCCCATATTTTATAAATATAAAAAAAAGCGGAAAATTACTTCCACCTTTAATTTTTCTTTGGCCAAAGGAAATTATTTTTTGTTGTAATATTTCTCAACGATTTTTTTTACTGAATCTTTTACAGAATCAGTAGTTTTAGCTTGTTCAGATACAGTTTTTTGCGCTGGTTGACTGGCAGCCGCTTGTTGATTTCCTTTGTTTTTGCATCCGCATGACATAATGATTTGTTTTTACAAGTTTATTTATCTATAAATATTATGATATATTCATATTTGTAAAGTTTTAAGTATTTATTATTGTATGAAAAGAATTTTAAGACTTACAGAATCAAATTTGATTAAATTAGTTAAGGATATTATTAAAGAACAAGAAGTGGAGGAAGTGAGATTTACACCAGAAGAATATACAATGCTTTTAAGACATGTGGGATATAATGCACATTTAATTCCAAAAATGTCAAAATTTAAAAATAAAAAAATTGTTGTAACTGGTAGTTTAAAATTAGACGGTATTGATAGTAATAATTTAATAGATCTTGGATCAATTAGAATTGAGGGTGATTTAAGTGTTAATTACACTAAAATAAAAAATCTTGACAACACCGAAGTTACCGGAAGTAAAAGGTATTGGGACACACCTTATTATGGTTTAGTCCAAAGAAGAATACAACAAGAAAAATATAGAGAACAGGAAGAACGGAGAAGAAATGATGTGTGGAATCTGGCCAATACAGATGATGAAGGATTAAGAGCAAATGCCGTCTTTTTATATGCGATGGAAAGAGGTGATGTTAGTGGTTTAACGGACGATGATAGAGATAGTGTCAAAGAAATTGAAGAAGAAATTCAAAGACTTGAAGAAGAACAACAAAATTTGAACCTAGATGATGAAGAGTATAGTGAAAAATTTGATGAGATTACAAATAAACAATTAGAACTTGAAGAAGAAAGAGATGAGTTAATTTCAGGAAAATCCGATGTTTATGATTTCTATCCGAGTGGAACTAACTATAGAATGGATAGTTTTGAATGTTTATCAACCGGTTATGAATATACCGTTGGAACAGAATCTGAAGCTGATGTCGCTATGGAGGATTACTACGAAGAATGGGTCGAGAATCCAGAACATTATATCAGTAAAGACCGACTATCTTATTATATAGATGGAGACGCTTTAGCCGAAGGTTGGGAAGACACAGTAAGAGATTGGATATATGAAGAACCAGAGTCTTATAATGTTGAAAAACAATTAAGTAGTGACCAAGAAGAAGAAATTTGGCTACTTGAAATGGAAAAATATATTCTTGAAAATACTGGTGTAAGATTTCCAATTCAACATGCAACAAAAGAAGATGGTGGAGTTTTTGATTTTGAAGATGAAGAAGGTAATAGGTTTCAATATTATGAAGAAGGTGGTAATTGGTTTTTAGATAAAGATGGTGTAAGAGTAGATCCCAATCAAATATATGACGACGAGGACACACAAGACCATCAAGACGATAGAGATAGTAGAATATCAGATATTGAATATGAGATTGAAGAAATAAAAGATAATCCAGATGGTGACCCAAGTGATGATGATATTGAAGAAGCTGTTGAAGATTATTTGGACCAAATAAGGAGAAGACCTGCTGATTGGTTAGATGAAATGGGTTTTGGTGGTGATGAACTTTACAATTATATTGACAAGGATCGACTAAAAGACGATTTGATTAGAGATAGTGATTATGGTGAAACTTTGAGTTCATACGACGGACAATATAGTATGATTGATGTCGGTGATAAAGAATTTGTTGTAATGAGAACCGACTAATATTTACTGAAAATATTATATGATTATTATTATTCCAAATGGCAAAGAAAAAGAAGATAGAATTTTTAATGAACACCGAATGGATGTTTGAAAAACCAATTGACAAGGAACACAAAGAATATAAATTACTTTCTTATTTCCAAAAAATGGGTGAAAAACTAGATAATTTGGAATTATACCCAGGATTTATTGAACTTGCATTACATTTGGCAAATGTTCAAACACTTGTAAAAGACAAAAAAATTCTATACACAAACAAAAGATTTTCTTCAATTGACGATGAACTATTGGTGAAAGATTTAAAGATTAAAGATGTTCCAGAAATGACAAAGGACGAGTATGAAGAATTTATCCAAATTTTATCATATACAACACCAAGAATGATTGAATACTTTAATATTGCCAAATCTGTTTGGGAACTTGTTTTTGATAAGATTTATTTGGTTGTTAAAAAAAACAAAGAAAATATTATAAATGATTCTGGTTTTATGTATTTTAATGATAAGAAAAACAAAAGAATTATTGTTTGGGAATATGAAAAAAAACCAGTCGCTAAAGGATCACCGGAAAATAAGTTAATCACAAAAATAATTTATGATGGAGAAAGAAATAATTTGACTCCCTCAAGAATAATATCTACATTTAGTTTATTGGAAGATAAAAAGAAATTATCAGTAGTTGAAATGGTAAGTAATGGTGATTTTCCTTTAGAAGAAACTTTATTACCATTGTTCAAGAGAAAACTAATTTCTTATATCGAACAGAAAAAAATAGTTGAATATTATAAAAGTGTTAAAACAGAACAAGATGAATGAGAAAGAACTTATTGAATTAGTAAAAAAATTTCCTAACGATTATGATTTGGGTGAAGAGATTAGAAGAATCGTAAATGAACTTAAACAAAAAAATGGAAAATAAGGAACAGGTAAATCATCCTAATCATTATGGTGGAGAAACGAACATTTATGAAGCCATAAAGGTGATTGATGCTTGGAATCTTGGGTTTTCATTGGGCAACACGGTAAAATACATTTCAAGAGCCGGGAAGAAAGATCCGGATAAAGAAATACAAGATTTGGAAAAAGCCGCTTGGTATTTACAGCACCATATTGATATATTAAAATCTAATCGTTAAAAGTTAGAATATCACCAATCTCAATATCATACTCATTACAGAAACCACCTTTAACCTCTAAAACCATATCGCCATTACCTTTGTATCTTTTACAAGGCTCTTGCCTACAAGGTTTGCAGTTATGGTGTATTTTAGAAACTCTATTATTTTCGATAAAAATAATATCTAATGGTATGATACAGTCTTTCATCCAGAATGAGTGTTCTTTATCATTCATAATAAACAACATCCCATCAAATTCATTTGAAAATTTTCTACCCATCATTCCTTTTTGAGTGTCTTTTGAATTCATTACACATTTTACATTCAACAGATTATTATTAAGTAAAATCTCCATATTTATATAAATATATCTTATGTCTGAATTAAAAAAAATAGCCGGAGTTGTTGTTAAATATAATGATAAATTACTTTTGTGTAAAAGATCAAAAAACGAATCTTTACCATTGGAATGGTCTATACCATCTGGACATATGGATAAAGATGAATTACCAATTGATGCTGCTGTTAGAGAATTTAAGGAAGAAACGCATTTGAAAATTGATAAAAAAAATTTGAATCTTATTGGTATTTTACTAAAAATGACCTTCCGGAGACAAAAAAAACAAAAAATATGATGGAAATTTTGAAAAATTTTTGACTTTTTGTGAATTTCATAGTATTTATAAAACACAAAAAAACCACATATCCTTCTTATTTTGTTGGTAATAATTTAAAATCTCATAGATTAGTAATATAATTTGTGAGATTTTTTGTTTTATATCAAAAAGTTCATTATATTTGTGATATGAAAATAGGATTTAACATAAGAATATTACACGAAACCTTTGGTGAATTACTAAATGAAACATTTATGGATCAGACACAATTCAAATTATTTTTGAAGATGGTTCATGCAAGTGTTGAATTAAAAGAGAATTTATCTTTTTTTAATGGAGATACATTTTATGTGAATATACCAGCAAAAACATTGGGTGATTGTATAATAGTTACAAACACAAAAGAAATATCAATAACCGAACAGGTTAAAAGTAAGATTGAGGCGTTGGTTACAAAGTAGTTTCCTTGTTCTATCAAAACAAGGTGGTGGAGAGTTGACATTCAATGTCGACCCAAATTAAAGGAATCAGAAATGGTTCCTTTTCTTGTTTTTATAAGATATTTTTTTTAATTTTGTTTTATGGAAAAAATACTTGTGATATGCCGCGGGATTTGTGGTGCTGGAAAATCAACATTTGCTAAAACTTTAGGTGGAAAACATTATGAAGCTGATATGTATTTTATTGATCCAAATACCGGTGAATATAAATTTGATGGGACAAAAATTAAAAATGCTCATACTTGGTGTTTAGATAAGGTTAAAACCGATATGGCCGTTGCTCGTGAAAAAATTGTTGTCTCAAACACCTTTACACAAGAATGGGAGATGACACCATATTTTGATTTAGCAAAAGAATTTGGATATAAAGTTTTTACTATAATTGTTGAAAATCGTCACGGAAATACCAACGAACACAATGTTCCAGAAGATAAGATAGAACAAATGAAAAATCGTTTTAGTATAAAATTATGAGTAGATTAGACAGATTAAAAGAACAACATCCGGATTTGAACATATCACTAATTGATATTATTTCACATTTGGATCCAACGGATTCTTACAAATATACAGAGTTCTTAATTAAGAATTTTAAAAGAGATAGTGATTATTATAGTTCTAACAAAGATGAATTTATGGGATATATGGGTATATTCCTATTTGGTTCCGGTGAGGTTGAAACTCTAAATGAATTTGAAAGACATTCAAAGGCAAATAGAATTAAAATTAAAGATATTAGTCAATACAAAAATTTTTTAGAATTAAACGAAGCCGTTAAAGTCGCCGAAGAAATTGAAAACAGAAAAAAAATTGAAAAAGAAATATTAAATATTCACGAAGATGAAACCTGGTTTATTCTAACACCATTAAGTTTTGAAGCATCTAAAGTATATGGTACAAACACAAAATGGTGTGTAACACAAGAAAAATATTGGAATCAATATTTAACAACACATAGGTTGATTTATGTTTTAAATAAAAAAACGGATACAAAAATCGCATTCTCAAGAGAGTTTAGAAATGAAAAGTTCCAAGCTTGGGATCAACAAGATAGAGAAGTTGATCCAATGTTTATTGACTTTATTCCGGATGAATTGTTTTTAAAAATTAGAAAAGAACTACAAAGGGATAAGACAACTGGAGATTTAATTGGTTGGGGTGATAATGTGAAAAGTGTAAGAAAAATAGCTGACTACCCAATTAGTGATAGAATATTAACAAATGATCCACATTTTTATGGACATACCATATCTGGAAACGCGAATTATGGGGATATTGTTATAAGTAATCCTCAACCGAGTACAACTGGAAATATCCAACTTGGTAGGATTAAAGAATTGTTAGGACTATCGAGTGCAACGATAGGATTAAATAATACCATAGATTATAATTATTTAGATGAAGATTATAATTATTTAGATGATTTACCTTAAAGATAAAAACTATGAAATTTAAAACATTAGAAACAATAGGAAAAGTGTTTATAGTGAGCGATACACATTTCGGACACCAAAATATTTGTCGTGGTGTGACGAATTGGAGAACTCAAGATGGAAAAATCCCAGTTGATTCAACAAGAGATTTTCAAACTATCGAGCAGATGAACCAACGATTGGTAGATGGAATTAACAATATGGTGGGTCAGGACGATACATTGATTATGTTAGGTGATGTTTCATTTGGTGGGTTTGAGAATATTGGTATTTTCTTAGAAAGATTGATTTGTAAAAACATTCATCTAATACTTGGTAATCACGACCAACATATAGTTAATAACAAAGAAAATATCCAATCAAGATTTTTAAGTGTAAATCACTACTTGGAAGTTAGAATAAATGACAGAAACTTTGTTTTATGTCATTATCCATTACAAAGTTGGAATGGTCTTAACAAAGGTGTTATCCATTTACACGGACACTCACACCTTGGACGAGAAGCCAAATTCGGTAATGGTAAAAAAATGGATGTTGGTGTTGATGGAAATGGATTGGACCCATATAGTATTGATGAAATAATCAAAATTATGGATAAAAGACCAGTTGGGTCCGATATGTCTGGAGATCACCACCTGGATGATTTAGTTGGTGTTGTTGGATAAACTATAACTCCAATATATTTATTATTATGAAAATCCTAATAACCGAAAATCAATTAAGACTAATCACAGAAGCTGTTGGTGTTCCAAAAGGAATTATGGAAGCGGCCGAAGAACTATATAGTATTGTTCTAGAAAAGTTAAAATCAATAAATGAAAATGATATAGAATACGAATTTGATATTGAAGATAAAGAATTACAAATTTCAGATATAACAATAGATCATATCAAAGTTATAGTTGAAATCCAAGAAGTTGAAGATTACGATGGAAAACCAGAAATAGCGGCGATGGGTGTCTCAAACGAATTTATTTTTGATAATGCTATACTCATGCAGATTTCACCGGTAAATAAAACTTTAATATTACACATTAATTTTGTTGCGGCAGAAATGTGGGAACCAGAGGAAATATTAGAAAAATTCCAAGAAGATGAAGCACATACAGTTTCAGTTATGGCTCACGAATTAAAACACAAATACGATAGAACAAAAAAAACAAAAGGATTCGTAGGCGATCTTGCCGATTACCAGGCGTACTCATCAGGTAGATTAAATTTTGGAATACCAATCTTAAATAAGTTTATGAGATACAGTTATTTTATTCAAATGACCGAAAATCTGGTAAGACCAACTGAGATCTCAACTAGAATGTTAAAGAAAGGTATTACAAAAGAACAGTTTTATGATTTTATAACAAATGATACGGCATATAAAGAATTACAAGATATTAAAAATTTTTCATTTGATTATTTGATTGAAAGTTTGTATAATGAAATGGAAAGGGTTGATAGATTATTAGAACACGCTGGAATGGAAACAAATGTTGATGATGAAACAAAAATAAAAATGGTGCTTAGATTGGTATATGTTAATTTAGTAAATACTAAAGTTGAAAATTTTGATAATTATTTTTATTCACAACGAGAAAAGATTAACAGTATGTTTGATGGGTTTATGGCACAACTATTGGGTGGTGGAGAGAAAATAAATCCAAATAAAGAAAAAGTTAGGAATAAATTTATAAATCATATAACCAAATACCAAAATAGAGAGTTGGATTTCTTCAAAGACGAATGTGAAAGATTTAATTATGTTGCAACAAAACTTATGAAAAAAATATCAAAAATTTATTCATTGATTCCGGATGAAAAGGAACAAACAAATGAATCAATATTAGATTGGGATCTACACCAGAAACTTATGGAAAAAAAGTATGGTAAAAGACCAATTCAAACTTCCTACAATTTCAAAAAATAGTTTGGTAATCTGATTTTTTTCTATATCTTTGTGATATGGAAAATAAAACATTAGGTCAATTATTGAAGGGTAAAACATCTGGTGTCTTTGTTAATGATAAAGACGAACATTGTTATGTTGGTTCATATTATACTGGTAATAAAAGAAAGTTTCAAATCATATTTTCAAAAGGACTTAATGATATAGCAACAAAACCAGCAATAAACTCAACTTCTGAAAAAAGAGTGTTGAAGTTTTTAAGTTCTGAAAACTTTGTATTAGTTGATTAATGAAAAAACCCTGTAAAGAATGTCCTCACTTCATTCGTAATCGTCACAACGATACTATTGTTGATTTTGCTGAGAGAACCGGTAAGAAACACAATTGTCATATGACAGAGGGAAAAAAAGATTTGTGGAATGTAACTAATAAAAATTTGGAATGTTATGGAAGTAAAAGAAAGTAGATTAAAAAAAATTAAAAGTAGATTATTATTTTTTATAAAGTTGGTAATACCCTTTTATGTTATTAGGATTAAAAAAATTTTAACAACAGGAAAAGATATAGAAAAACTTCCACCACCAACAAAAGGGTATGGTAGAATATACTTTTTTGAACCTGATGAGAATGGGAATTTTTGGGCGAGACATCACGAAATGCCTTTATATCTTGCGGATAAATTTAACAAAGAATATAAAGATAAATTAGTTGGTTTAACTAGAGAAGAAATTGTTGAATGGATTATAAAAAATAAATAATTAGAATGTTATGGAGGTAAAACAGACAGCAGTAGAATGGTTGGTTGAACAATTAGATGGCGAAAGACATTTAACAGAAAATGAAATAAAACGACTTATTCAACAAGCAAAAAAAATGGATGATGAGTTTTTAGAAAAACTTAAAGACTTTGATAATTGGAGAGAATGGAAAAATTCTAGTATGAAAACAAAAGAAACTAAATTTGGAACTTATATGGAAAAAGAAACACCAACAAGTTTAACTAGTAAAAAAATTACTATCTTTGTTGAAAGATTGAAAAAAATTGGTATTGATGTAAAACTATCGGGAAACTTTCCTTGGGTTTATATTGATGAGATCTGTGGAATTAGAGTTACCGAAAAGTTTGAAGCAAACCACGGATTTACTTTGATATTTCTTCCTGGTAGAAATGATAGTCCAGTGTCTGAATTTACAGATATTACAGAAATATTCAAACTTATACGAAAGTATTCGAGAGAAGCTAGATTGATTCAAATGATGAAAGACGATGAAAAAGACGGATTATATGAAAAATAACAAATTATTCTTGGATGACGTGCGGTCACCAAAGGACGCAATTGGATTGGTTCCGGATAAACATAATAAGTTTTATTGGGAGAATGATTGGGATGTTGTAAGAAACTATGACGAGTTCGTACAATACCTAGAAGTAAATGGTGCTCCTGAGTTTGTATCATTTGATCACGACCTTGGTGATACTGCAATGGATGAATATTTTAGAAATGTTGCAACCAAAGGAACTTTGGATTACGACAACATCAAAGAAAAAACTGGTCTTGACTGTGCAAAATTTCTTGTTGAATATTGTGCGGACGAGAACCAACCATTACCGGAATATTTGATCCACTCAGCAAATCCTGTTGGTAAAAAAAATATTGAATCATTTTTGGAAAATGCAAAAAAACATTTATCTTTGTAATATGGAAAAAGAATTTGTACCTTATGAGTTAGCTTTAAGGATGAAAAAACTTGGATTTGATGAACCTTGTTTTGGATATTATGATGTTGATGAGGGTTATAGTATTGGATATGCTTTTTGCTATTCAGATAGAGAATTACAACCCGAAATTGGATATTCAGCACCACTATTCCAACAAGCATTTAGATGGTTATTACCCCAAATAGATGGTGAATTTAAAGTTTGTTTAGGTGAAAATGGGTGGTATGTTTATAATTTGGAGAATCAAGTTTTTGAAGGTGATGTTGCACTTGAAAAGTTAATTCAAATTGTGGAACAAAGAAATGTTGATATGACCGATTATGGCGTGTATAAATAAAAAACAAATAATATGAACTTAGATAAACTAACAATGGACGAACTTATCTCATTAAGAAATGAAATTGAGAATAAAATACAGTCATACGAAGATGGATATTTGTATATCTGTTCTGTTCGTCAGTTTGGTAGTGTTTGGGAAGAAAGACCAAGTAGTTTATATTCGTTAAAAGAACTTTGTGATTCGTATTACGGAGACAACGGTATTGTTGATGTATATACTAACAACCCCAATTTAGAATTTCCGGAAATGGAGTTTGAAAATTATGGTGACGTTATGTATATTAAATCTGAAAGTGATTACAGAGACTGGGTTAAATACAATAAAGAAAAAAACTTTGTTGAAGATGTAACAAAAAGAGTTAATGAGTGGGAGGAATGTAAAGATAAACCATTAAGATACAGGCCTATGTTTGCACCTATTTGGACAAAAGAGGAAGTTGACGAGATGACCAAAGAGTTTGAAAGTAAGACGTGGGACTTTACTGAACCAAGGTCTATGAAGAAAAATTATTTTGAAGAAGATAGTGATAATTAAAAAAATTATTTATACCTTTGTGATATGAAATATTTAGGAGTTAGTTTGATTTATTTAGGGTTCTTTGGATTAATAGGAACCGCATTGTACATTACCCAAAACGCAAATTGTTTATGGGCTTTATTATTAACACCATCTATGAAAAGTAACGATTAAAATTATGGAATTTGAGGCATTTGAAAGAGCAAAAAAAGTTAAAGAACAACTTGATAGATTAGAAAATCAGAAGTATAAGTTGGAAAGATCTCTTAAATCTTGTTTTTTGGGTGCAACAATCACATACTCAACAGGAGGTGAATCACGAAGAAAAGACGAGGTTATTCTTTATAACAAAGAAGTAATCAAAGAAATGATAGTTAAGGAACTTGAAAGATTAAAAAAAGAAATAGAATTAGTAAAAGAAGAATTTGAAAGTATATAAAAATGGAAAATTTAAATAGTGTTACATATGTTGGTAAGATAGGTTCAGTATCTGAAATACCAGGTGCTGACAATATAGAATTAGTATTAGTTAATGGTTGGCAAGCAATAACCAAAAAAGGTGAATACCAGGTTGGCGATATGGTTGTTGTTTCTACTACTGACGCTGTAATACCAAAGAAACTTTCTGATGGATTGGGTGTTACAAATTATTTAAGAAAAGGACAAAGAGTAAGAACCGTAAAACTTCGTGGAGTTTACTCTGAATGTTTAATAATACCAATAGGTTTTGTTCCGGATAAATATAGATACGAAGGGGCAGATTGTATGGAACTACTTGAGATATTCAAATACGAACCACCAGTTAAAACCATAACTTTACAATCTGGAGGTAGAAAAATAAAATACCATCAAAATCCTAATTTCCACATATACTACAAGTTTCCTAATCAGAAGAATGTTCCGGATATGTTTAACGAAGAAGATGAAGTTGTTATAACTCGTAAACTTCACGGAACCAATGCCAGATATGGAATAGTTAAAAAGAAAAAACTTTCATTACTTGACCGTGTTAAAATATTCTTCGGAAATAAATGGGCGGCGTTTGAATATGTATACGGATCTCATAATGTTGAGAAAGGGTCCGACTCACAAGGTTTTTATTCTACCGATGTTTGGGATGAGGTTGCTGTTAAATATGATATAAGATCAAAACTTTGGTCTCACGTTAAAGATACTTATGAATACCTTGAAAGTGGTTTTATAATATACGGTGAGATATATGGCGCTGGTATACAAAAAAACTATGACTACGGTTTAAGTGAAATAAAATTTGCCGGATTTGATGTTGAGGTTGATAATGAATATGTTGGGTACCCAGCTGAGTGTGCACACTTTGATGTGTTAAACTTACCACAAGTTGAAAGATTACACTGGGGATATTGGAATAAAGAAAAACAAGATAGTTTTGTGTTTAATAATTTTATAGACGGAACCAAAGTTCCACACGAAGGTATAGTTGTTAAATGTGTAACCGGTGATCGTAAAAAAGTGTCAAAATGTATAAATCCGGATTATTTAATTTTTGGTGAAAAAAATAATGTTGGTGACTCCCATTGATGGAGTCACCTTTTTTTCTTAACTTTTTAAAAAAATTAAAAATATGAGTTACGTTAGAATAGATGTTGATTTAGATGAGGTTTACAACGAAATGGATAGGATTGATAAACGCAATATGGCCGAACGGTTATACGAAGATGGTATTTTAGATACACACCCAAATCCAGAAATAAGAAAAATGGTTAGAGGTGACCAAGAATCAATCGTTGAAAAATATTTAAGAGATGATTTAATGAAAATTTGGAACTCATATTACCAACTAACTAATGAAGAAGAAGAAATTATTGAAAAAATAGCAAATAGATTATGATAAAACCAGTAAGAGAAATTATTTTCGGTGTTTGTGATAAAACCGGAGGTTGTGACGCGTATTTCGGATTCTTCAAAAATGAAGAAGACGCGAAAAAAGAAGTTAAAATCCAAGCAGAAAGATTAAAAGAAGATTTAGGTCTAATGGATCTCATTATAAAAGAAGATAGAGCAATAATACCACAGGAAGGTAGAGTGGAACAAATCGTAGTAATTATTCATCCTTTTGTGTTAAGATAATGGAAAATAAACCTAAATTCAATTTTGTTGAATTCGTATCAAAAAATCTTTTTTGGTATGCAATTATGGTAATCACAAATAGATCATTTAATCCAACCGAATGGTGGATTTATCAATATTTTTGGGGTGGTGTATTGTTTGTCATATTTGAATTTTTTATATTTAGTTCATGTCTGATAGAAAAAAAAGAAGAAGAAAATGGGAATTAAGAAATTAAAAAAAGAAAATGAAATTTTAAATTTAAATCTTGCCAATATGTTGGAAAGATTTGATACAAGTAAAACCAAAAAATATACACAATTCTTGGTTAAGATGCTCAATAAAAAAATTGAAGATTGGCAACTAGAACAAGATGGTTTTCGACCAGTCATTCAATCAGAAAGAGTTCACCTTAGTCCAGTTGAAAGAACTGTAACAAATGATTCATTTGAAAATATAATATCAAGAGCTTTATTTTGTGAGTATTTATTTTCTTGGGGTAGAATGGAAAGATTTGTTGAATTTACTGAATTAATGGAAAGAGGTTTGATTGATGAAAAAGACATCAGTAAATATGATTCCTGGGATATGTTGGAAATACAACTATATGAAGCTAAAAATCGTGAGTTATTTAAAAGATCAAAAAAAGAAATTCACAAGATTTTTGAGGACGACAATTATTTGATTTTTAAACCATTAACTTATGCTGCATCTTGTTCATATGGTTATCAAACAAAATGGTGTACAGCAATGGTTAGTGATCCAGATTATTTCTACAATCATTCAAAAGGAATTTTAATTTATCTTATTGACAAAAAACAAAATAAAAAGTTTGCATTTTATAGACATTTACCAAACCAATACGAAATTTCAGATGATCACCAAGATTACGCATTTAAAACATTTAACCAGGAAGATAAACAAATTGATACAATACAGACAGGTCTTCCAATGAACATTCTTCAAATCATTTTAATGGAATGCGATGTAAAGTCACCGACAACAATTCCAAACTATAAATTGTTTTCTGAAGAAGAAAAAAATGAAATGAGAAGATACAACGGACCATTACCTGAAGATGAAATTCTTGGTGGAGAAAAAATGATGGAAATTGCAGAAGAAATTATGCCAATTGCTCGTCCTTTAACAAGACAAGGAAGAATAGTACCAATGCCAATTCTTGAACCACAAGTAGAAGATAGAATTGAACCTATAATGGAAGAAGAAGACATTGAAGAATATTTGAAAGATTTAAAAATTCGTGTTGATATTACTAAAGAAGAACTGAAAAACCAAATTGAAGAACATATATTATTTGACAAAAGTTATGATAGAGAAGATTGAGATATATGTAAGATTCGCAAATGAAGGAACTTACTATGATAAGATAAGTGTGGACCCCACCAAAATAAGTAATCCAAGGATTTTTACACAGGAAGTATTTTTTGATATTGATGGTATTACTGTTGCTACAAGAAAAGAAGATTGGGAAAAAATAGAACAATGGAAAGAGATTGGAGAAAAGAACTAAAAGAAATATTAAAAAGAAATAATATGAGTGAAAAATATATAGAAGATACATTAGCATATAATGATGATCCGGCAATAGAAGAACCTATTATTAGTGGAACATCTGATGAAGAAAAAAAAGATTTAGATATACCTTGTTGTTGGAGTAATTTAAAAAATAACGAGTACGCACCGGCATATGTTACAGTACCAAAGGTTCCTGCCGGTGTTTATGAAATAGGTTGGAATGGTAATTTACAAACTTATACCGTTAAAAAACAACCATTCAAGTCTGACGAGTTATATCACTTACCTTCATATGAAATTACAGACATTTTAAAAGATATTGATAATTTTTGGAACAGAGCCGACAACTATAAGAAATATAACTATATCCATAAAAGAGGTATATTAATGTATGGTGAACCAGGTTGTGGTAAATCAGGTATAATCCAATTAATATCACAACAACTAATTGAAAAAGATGGTATTGTAATTAATATCAAAGATGAAGAAGATGTTGAAAGGTTTACATCATTTATTGGGACATTTAGAAAAGTTGAACCAAAAAGACCATTGATTGTTTTATTGGAGGATATTGATTCACTTGCTGGTGAAGGTAGAAGTCAAACTGCTAGATTATTAAACATACTAGATGGTGTTAAACAAATTGAAGGTGTTGTTTATATTGCAACAACAAACTATCCGGAGAAGTTACAGGAAAGAATCACCAACCGTCCGTCCCGTTTTGATAGAAGATATAAAGTGGAACTTCCAAATGAAGATATTAGAAGAGCTTATATTGAACATAAATTAAGTGAAGAAGATTTAAAAGGTATTGATATTGAGGAATGGATCAAAAAAACTGAAGGGATGTCATTGTCACACTTAAAAGAAGTTGTTATTTCGGTTATTGTTATGGGTAGAACTTTTGAAGAAACAATTGAAAATCTTGAAGGGTTGAAAAAAACACCAACAATTAAAGGTTCTGGTAGTGTTGGGTTTGGAAAATAGTTAATATTATGATAGGAAAAGAAAAACAAGAACAATTTTTAAAAGAGCTTAACTTATTACTTGTTAAATATAACGCAGAATTATATATTGAAGATTTTGGGGATTATTTGCAGGACTGGAAAATGTTTGTTGATTTTAATTTTGATGAGACCTTGGAAGACGGTGAAATTGTTCCACAACTTATTATAGGTAGTTTTTTGGATGGTCGTTAATTGAATATAACGGTTGGGTGTATATGTAGTTTTTTATTTTGAAATATCAAAACTTATTCATACCTTTGTAAAAAAATTACATATACAGACCGAAGTAGAAAAAGAAAGCGGATTAGGTGCAATAAAAATCTATGAACTTTACTTTAACAAAACCTTTAAATCAGAATAAGATGACAAAACACAAAAAAGTAACCTGGGAATGTCTTAGTTGTGGGAACCAACACGAATCGTATTCCAATAGAAGATGGGATATGCAAGTTTGTGAATGTGGAAAAAGTGGATTTGATTTGGAGGAATTTTATTCAAGAACAATGGGTGAAATAAGAATTATCAAAGAAGAAGAATTAGAAAAATGAGACATCATACAAACTTTTATACAAATAGATTAGTCAAAGAATGGTTGAAGAATGGTAAGATTATAATCGCTTGTGATCTTGACGACACAATTATTCCATATAATGAAGAGATTAGAGAAAATTGTAAAAAAATGGTTGATCTAATCTTGGAATGTCAAAAAGAAGGAATATACTTTTTGATTAATACAGCAAGAAGTTTAGATAGATTAGAGAACGCAAAAGAACAGGTTGAATCTTTGGGTGTTGAAGTCCACGGAGTAAATGAAATGCACCCAGAATGGAACAGACCTTATGGTATAAACGGAAAACTATATGCAAACATTTTTCTTGATGACCGAGGTGGTTTTTGGGATTCATATTGGACTTTATCAAACGCATTGACTATTGTTAAAAAAATAAGAAAAGATGAGAAAGAATGATAATTTTAGAACTGATACTGAGTTTGAAGATTTCTTAGCAAATATTGGTGGACTTGTAAGAGTTTATAGAACAGACAAAGGACCAATATTATCAAGAAATGAATTCAATGTTGGAAATGGTTGGCTTGGAATACTTGAGAGACTTTTTGAAACTTTGATTAGACTTGGTTGGGATAAAAGTTTTATCAATGTAAAAGAAAAATTTGGAGGGCTTAGTTTTTTTATTGACAATCTTCCAGAAAATGGATTACACTTTATCGTTGAGGCGGAAAGAGAGAGTTTCCAGGTATGTGAAGTTTGTGGAGAACCAGGAGAACAACATAAAATAAATGGTTGGATTTATACCTTATGCGAGGAACATCGGGATGAAAAACTATATATTGAAGTAGATGGAAAATTATACCTTAAAAATTTAAAGGAACCAATATTAAAGGGAGATTTATATTTCAACGCACTTCATAATGAAATATCAATCTGTGAGTTTGATGATTTTTCTGATCCCTGGTCTTTAAAGGTTGTTGAAGTTATAAAAAATAATGATTAAAATTTTCACATGGAAACTGAAGTTGAAAGATTAAACAAAATGCGTGAAAGGATTCTTAATAAAAGTGAAAATAGTAATAACACAGATTTATTGTTTTGTGATTCAATAAAACATAAAAATGATTTGGTTGATGAAAATAATAAATCAATGACATTTACAATTCATCCGGATGAGGTAGAAATCTTAAATAAATGGAAAGAAAACATAAAAGGTGTTTTTGATATGTATGGTGAAATTGAATATATATTTAGACCAACCGGCGGTTTTGGTTTTGAGGTGTGGGCATATAGTCATTTAGCCGATAGAGAAATTTGTCTAACAAAAAATATTGACTATTAAATATAATACAAGTATAATTTTGAAACAAAAAAATAAGTTATGACGATTAAACAAGCATTAAAGTTTAAAAACAAGTTAGTTCAAGAATTAAATGAATTAACAAAAAGATTACACATTAATAACTCTGTATTAGAAGGAAATGAAAGATCATATTCTTCTAAAGAAACATTAGCTGCAATCTATAAAAAGATTGAACAAATCAACATTATCAAAACTCAAATCCATAGAGCAAATGGACCAGTCTATGATAAAATTTTCCTAATGGGTGAGTTAAAATCTTTAGTAAAAGGTTTAAAAGAACTTGACTGTACCAATGGTGTGGCAGTTGATTTCTACGCTCGTAGAAGTGAATCACCAATTATCAAAAACGCTGAAATTTCAATTGTTGAGAGAGACAATGAAGTTAAATCACTTGAGTTGAAAATTGAACAACTTCAAGAAGAGTTGGACCAACACAACTTTACAACCACAATTGCTGGTTTGTAATTTGAGTTGATTATGTTATATCTATTACGAGAACTTTGTTCCAGATCTACGATGCTATGATTAGATTACCAAGGCCTTAAATGTCAAAAGTTAAATAGTTCAACAGTTAGTATTTCAAATCTTAAACCTCTTCTAACCTCAGATAGACATAACTCAACTCATAAACCCCACTCTCTTCATTGAGTTTGGGGTTTTTTAAAATTTTAAAAATGACCGAATTACAAAAAAATGCAGTATCTAAATTCTTGAATCTACATTATGGTAATTTAATTGTTGCGGAAGAAAAGAATGGGAGATATAAAACATTTAGTCAGAAAAATTTTGGTGATAAAATTTTCATTTTAGATAGTTGTGAAGATAGAAGTATAGATAGTGTTGTCTTTGTTAGTTCCAAATATGTGATAGATCCAATATTAAATATGTTTAATATTGATTATAACGAAACATATAACTTTGTGGAAGAATGGTTTTCACAAAAATATAAAACAAAGCTTGATATTATTACCGGTTATTGAATTTAATTTATTATATTTGTATTATGAAAATATTATTTTTAGATCACGACGGAGTTATATGCCTATCCAATAATTGGGGTGGGCGATATAAGAAAAAAGGATTTGATTCAAATCCCGAAACTCCTATGGATATACGAATGGATAGTTTTGATGAAAAGGCAGTTAAAGTATTAAATGAAATCATAGAACTTACAGGGTGTGAAATAGTCATATCTTCTGATTGGAAGAAGTACGGAACATTAGATGATATGAAAGAAATGTATAAAACTCGTGGAATTAAAGCGCCAATTGATTTAACACCATCAATTAAAGATTGTGAAAATTTTATAAACGATCACGAATGGATGGCAATGTGGGAACTAGAGCACACACGAGCTGTTGAAATAATGAACTGGTTACACGATCATCCTGAAGTAACACATTGGGTTGTCGTTGATGACCTTAATATGGGTAAAGATGGGACATCCTGGAAAGAGTGGGGTCTTGATAATTTCGTTCATTGTGCTAGACCACATACTGAAGGAATTAAACAATCGGGCGTTAAAGAAAAGATATTGAAGTTTTTGGAATGAAAAGTATAAGTCAAATATTCAAAGGGAATGAACACTTAATGGATTTAAGTCCAGTTGAGGAATTAATTGAATATACCCAAGAACTTGAAGGGCAAGTAATGGAAAGTAAAGTTGAAGATACTTATGATAAAGAACATATGTTAAAATCAATGCTTTCAGATATACTTGATAGTTGTAGAGAATATGAAGAAAACAAAATTCTACAAGACCGTTATCCGGATTTATATCAGAGCATTGACCCAGACACTTTAGTTAAAAATTTAATGGCTTATATTTTGGATATGAATCGTAAAAATGATTTGAGAATATGAAAAAAAGAGTTTTTCTTCTTGATATTGACGGCACTATTTGTGATGATATAAAAAATGAGGATTCACACCTTTACTCAACAGCAAAAGTTTTTCCAAAATCAATTGAGATTATTAATAAACTTTATAACGATGGAAATAAAATTGTGTTTTTCACCGCAAGAGAATCAAAAGATAGAGAAACAACATACAATTGGTTAATAGAAAACGGTTTCAAATTTCACGATTTGATTATGGATAAACCAAGATGTATTGAGGATGATTGTGAGTATGTTTGGGTTGATAATAGACCGGTAAGAGGCATAACATATAAAGGAGAGTGGGGACCTATTGTTGAGTTAAAAAATCAAGAGGTTGAAACTCTATTAAATTTTAACATAAAAAAATGACAAAAAAATTAAAATTATTTATAATTGATGAAAAACCTTTTTTGGTCTCATTGGATGAAATTCAAATTGGGGATAAGGCGATTATGACTGTTGGCGGACAATATCCTTCCATAGTTGAATGTAGTAATCAAACAACTTTGAATTTAATTACAGACCCAAAGTTGTCTTTAAACCAGGCATATAAAATTTTTATGGAACCAGAAAAAATTACATTAACTGGTGAACAAATAGATAAAATTACCTATGAAAGTGATGGTGTGTTAGAGGTTGAAATTGAAAATGGTGAATTAACCTATAATATTTAAAAAAATGGAACAATTTTTAATAATTAGTGGAATTGTTTGTGTTATGATTTTAATACCACTTGAACTTTATATTCGTTATAAAAAAGGAAAAAAAGATGATCAAAAATAATATCAAAATATTGATTGATGGTGAAATTGTTGATGCCGTTTTAGAAGATGATAATTATTTTGTTGGAGGTAAAAAAGTGATATATCAGGACAAAGATGGGACAAATAGTTTAATTTCTGTAAGTTTAGTAAATATAATTGAAGATGAACTCGCTGGATCTCCACGGGATTAGACATAACGAGGTCCAAACTATTCTGGATCAATTTCTGTGGGAGAATATGAAATCAAATCAAAAAGTTGTTGGTGTTATTACCGGCCAAAGTAATCAAATGAAAAATATTGTAATAAATTGTGTTAGTGATTATAATATGACTTGTGAGGAAGAATATTTAAATCCTGGAAAATTCATCATAAAACTTGTTTGATTAAAGTTTTTTTTTTAACTTTGATTTAAAATTAAGGTTATGAGAGAAAATAAAGTTTCAATATTGGGTCAAGAATTCCAAATGACATTTACCCAGGACGCTGATTGTTGTGATACAAGAGATCAATTTTTAACTATCAAAACTCAAAATGGTGGTGGTGGAGATTTTTATGTTATTGAAACAGAAAGATGGGCTTTTGATAATGTCACAGAACTTATTATGACATTAAAGAGATTTGAAGCCGCACATTCGTTAATAAAAGTAAAAGAACTGGAATGAAAGATTTAAAAAATGACGATCTATTTGATTTAGCGTATTCTGAATTAAAAAAGATGGAAAAAAATACTTTTATTACCACTATATTGTGTATTATTGTTTTAATACAAAGTTTATTTGTATTATCCACAGGAAAATGGATTTTGTATTCAATATGTCTTGATGTTGTTTGTTTTTTATTGTATATTTACCACGATATAAAATATAAAAAAGGTGATGAATTGTTAAAAGAAGTTTTAGAAGAGTTAGATAAACGAGAATTGTAAAAAAAATAAAAATGAGAAAAGTAATTTTAGGAATATTAATTTGTGTTATTGCAACATCATGTACTCAAAACGAACGAGTTAAATCTTGGGGTGGTCAAGGGACAATTAATCTACCAAAGGGAAGAAAGTTGATGAACATAACTTGGAAAAAAGACCAAATTTGGTATTTGACAAGAGAAATGAATTCAAACGATGTTGCCGAAACTTATCAGTTTCAGGAAGAATCATCTTGGGGTGTAGTAGAAGGAACATTTAACATTGTAGAAAAAAAATAAGATGACAGAGAAAGAATTACAACTTTTGGGGTTCCAAAAAGAATACATCGGAGAATATGATGATGATGAGTCTTACTATTATGCTTTAGATATTGTAAATGGTTTAACATTTATAACTCCGGCAAATGAAGAATTAAAGACATCAGACTGGCCGGTAGAAGTATTTAACACGGATCCAATCATCAGATTTACTAAATTTGAAGAAGTCCAAGGACTAATAAACCAATTGACAAATGCAATTGTAAAATGAAAAATATAGAGGTAATTTACGGACAGTTATTGAACGAACATAGAAGAATCTTAAATGAAATTTCAGACATCAACGCAAATAGCTACGAACTCAGTGATGAAGAAAAAAGGAAAGTCCAAGAACTACAAAAAAAACAAATACAACTTATGAACCAAATGAAAATGCTATTCAATGGAAACTTCGGCAAATAAAATACCAACACACGATCCATACACCGGAGAACTTAATCCGTATTATGAAGAATTAACCGGAGAAAGAAATCCATTATCACCGGAAGTTGAAGAAACCACATCAACTTTTGATTTAAAACAATTGGTTGGAAAGGAATTTAGATATAAGGGTAAATACGGACTTTCAACCTGGACTGATGTTGTTAAAAATATTGAAGTTATTCACGGAATTGAAACAAACCTTCAATTACCAATTAAACCACTGAAGGATGGTGAAGACCAAAAATCGTTTGAGTTATTTGGTTATAAATATTACTTACAAGTTAGATCAACAAGGGGTAATCATTTGTATGATTTCAGTGATTGTGTCTTTATAAATTAGTAAAAAATAAAATTATGATAAGAAATTTTGGAACACTATTCTTTGTGATTATTTTAAGTGGGTTAATTTATGGTGGAATTTTATACCTAGCATTTAAAAAAGGTGATGTCTGTGATAAATTGGTAAGGTTTAATGACGGAACACAAGTGGAAGCAAAGGATGTTAGATCATACCATAATGGAATGACAACAATTACGAATTGCACCGATGATGTTTTAAGGACACCAACACTTAATATAAAGATGGTTGAAGAACTAAAGAAATAAAATTAAATCCTCACTTTAGAGTGGGGATTTGTTTTTTAAAATAATATTATTAATTTTGAGGTATGAAGGGGAAATTAATTAAAACAGATGTAAATTATATTCTTGAAGATGATAATGGGGTTGTTATAGCTTCAACATCATTAAAGAAAGAAGGATTATCGTTATCACTTAAAAACTGTAAAGTAATTGAACTTGGTTATGATTTGGATGAGTTGGCTAAAATAGAATATCCTATTTGTGAAGTATGGAATGATGAAGAAGCACTTATTAGAGAACTTGCTTTTAAAAAAGGTTTCCAAAAAGCACTTGAGTTGATGGGTGATAAAAAGTTTAGTGAAGGGCAATTAAGAGAAGCATTTTTCCATGTGCAAAATGAACCCACTTTTGATGTTTTTAAACAATCACTACAACAAACAGAATGGGATGTTGAGATTGAGACTGTTCCAGCACTGTCAAATAATGGTAATGTCTATTATGGTGATATACCTAAAAAAGATGAATATGGATGTTTAATATTTAAAAGAATATGAAAATGGATAAAAGAAGTACACACTACGGTGATATATCAAAATGGATAGAAAAAGTAATTGACTCTTGTGAGACATATCAACAAACATTTGTCGTTAAAACATTAATTGGTAATTTTAGAAAACAACTAATGAGAACTACTCCTGACAAATATTGGAGAGATTATCATTACGGTGTTATTTTGCCACTTGAAACTAAATTAACAAATAAAAGACAATCTTTTATTGGAAAATCTTAAATAATGGAAAAAACAAAATACCCAATAGGTGGATTTGCTCCTGGAAACTATATGTGTGAGTGCGTCACCTGTAAACACGATTTCTTAGGAGATAAATTAGCAGTACAATGTGAAACTTGTGCTATTGAAATGGTTAAAACAAAAATTGAGGTTGCCGAAAATGGTGGTATTGAAATAGTCCACGATTATTTACCGGGATTTATAGAACAATTTGGTGATGGACCTCTTGGTGAATTAGATCCGAATGAATGGACCGCACTTGATTTTTTGGAATGGTTACAAATTAATAATTATAAAATAATAAAAGATGTCAGATAATTTTAAAACAAAAAAGTGGATTGAAAAAGTAATTAAATCCTGTGAAACTTGGGAACAACTCACAACTTGTGAGAAATTGGTTAAAAATTTCAAATCCCAGATGGAGAAATTTGGATATGATGAAATGTTGTCTTTACCTTATATTACAGATTTGGAATATAAAATCTTTACAACCAGAAAAAATTTGATTAACACTTCTACAATAATACTTAACTAATATGAATATGAATAATCCATTTGATCCAAATCTGTTACAACAGATTATGAAGAATTTTCAGACACCACAAATTCAAAACCAATTACCATTTAATTTTGGTGGAGTAAAAAAATATGTTTTTGCTTTAGCCGGACTTTTAATGTTGGCCGGTTTTGGTATTGGAATACTTGTGGGACTTATGTTTAAGTAATAAAAATAAAATAATGGAAGATTATACCTCATCAGAAGACAAAGAACAATCTGAAGAAATCTCAAGAACAGACACTATTAAGTGTCCGAATTGTCAATACACAGGAAAAGTGGTAATTGAAACATTGAGAAGAACTGACAAATATAAAGTCAAACCATTTGAAATTATTGCTTGTAAAAATTGTGGTACAATATTTTGTGATGTAGATACTTTGAAAGATATTTTTTAATATCTTTGAAGTATGATTTCTGAAAAACTAAAAGACATACCACAAAATCCTGGATGTTATTTGTTCAAAAATGACAAAGAACAAATCATCTATGTTGGTATGTCAAAGTTTTTACCAAAGAGAGTGTTATCTTATTTTCAAAAAAATCATACTGGAAAAACAAAAACTCTTGTTGAGAATATTGTTGATGTTGAATTCAAAATCACTTCATCAGAACAAGAAGCAATTATCCTTGAAGAAGAATTAATTAAATTATACAAACCAAAGTTTAACCTAAAAGGAAAAGATGATAGAACAAGAAAATGGTCCTTGTGTTTTACCGATGAAGATTTCCCAAAACTAGAAATTGTAAAAAACAAACAAGATGATAGACTATCACTTGATCTTACCTCTGGTATCTTATGTCGTGAAATCTATAACCTAATTCACGATGTGTTTGAACTTCGCAGTTGTTCATATGATTTGACAGAAGAAAACATTACAAAAGAAAAGTTCAAAACTTGTCTTGAATTCCATTTGGGAAGATGTAATGCACCTTGCATAAATAACATCAAAAAGTTTTATTATAACGAGATTGTTCGTGATGTCAAAAAAGTTTTATCGCTTGATTTTTCCGGACTTAAATCAAAGTTTAAAAAATCAATGAAGCATCATTCCGACAACTTGGAATTTGAAAAAGCACAAATCTTATTATCAAAACTTTCAAATCTGGAAATTATTGATAATAAGTTGAATGTTGTTAGATTACAGAAATACAACAAGAAAGCGTTTGATGTGAAGAATATCCTCGGACTTAAAAATCTTCCACAAATAATTGAGGCGTTTGATAATTCACACAACCAGGGTGATTCCAATGTTGCAGCGTCTGTTAGGTTCCAAAATGATAATCCAGTTAAATCTGAATACCGTAAGTATATTATCAGAACCGTAGATGGCGTTGATGATTACGCATCATTTGATGAAATACTTAATCGTAGATTTAAAAGATTAATTGACGAAAAACAAAAACTTCCGGATCTTGTAATCATTGATGGTGGTAAGGGACAACTTGGTATTGCAAAAAGAGTATTTGAAGAACTTGGAATATTAAACCAGGTGGATCTTATTTCAATATCAAAAGATTCAAATCACAAATCATCTATTATTCACAAAGTTGATGGTTCCGAATTCAATATCAAAGATGATTTAAATTTTACAATGTTTGGCAAAATACAAGAAGAAGTTCATCGTTTTGCAATCAAATTTCACCGTGAAAAACAATCCAAAAAATTATTCTTATAATCATTGAAATATATTAAAAAGTTTATTATTTTTTGTAATATGGGATTTAATAAAAGATTTTTAAAGAAAGAAGGAATATTATTAAATCTTGAAAATATAATGGACTACCTAGATGCCGATGCTGTGTATTTAACGGACGACTTTTCAAGGGAAGTGTATAAGATGTTTAATTCAGGAAAAACAAAAGAAGAAATTTTAAATTATATAAAAAAAGAAAAATTATGACATTTTTTAACACATTACTTTTTGCCTGGTTTTTGGTTTTGATAGTATTTGTTTCTTGGGTTATTCAATATTTTTATGATGAGCGTAAAAACAAAAAATAATTTAACAGATTCGGAAAAGTTAAGTTACATTTTAAAAACTGAATTAAAAATAACTGAAGCTATAATGAGAGGACATAAAGCCTCCGATACTGATGAATTTAATGAAGAAAGAAAATTAATTGAAAAATATAGAAAAGAATTAAAAATAAAATAATATGGCAGAGTTTATAAATTACCCTTTACCGGGAGAAAAGTATCAACATTATAAAGGTGGTAAATATGAAGTGATTTGTTTGGCAAATCACACAGACACGAAAGAACCTTTGGTTATTTACAAATCACTATCGTTTGGAACTATCTACGCCAGACCATTAAACGAGTGGCTTGAGGTTGCCGAAAATAAAAAATTTGGGGCTGGAGAAATATCAATTAATAGATTCCAAAAGATATGAAAAAAATACTTTATTACACAACAAGAGTTATTTCAATAGTTCTTGCAGTTCCGGCACTCATCGTTGCAATACCAGGATTTGTAATGATGGTTATTTCTGATTATCTGGATCCAGATCCATACAACTTAAAAATAAAATAATATGTTAAAAAAACTAAACAAATGGTTTGAACTAAACTGGGGTTGGTTCTTCATAAACGGAAGAAAACAGGCCGATTGGGCTGATTATTTAAGAAAAAAATATAATAACAAACAATAATATGAAAAAATTAATTTTAAGTTTAATACTTTTTTGTGGGACAATTAGTTTTTCACAATTAGATTATGTTAATGACCTCAAAAAAAATGAATACGGACTATATGAAATGAGTTTCAAAGATCCAATAAAGGCAATATATAAATATAATTATGTTCTGGATAAAAATGGTTCAGATACAAATGAGGTTGTTTATGACATAACAAAAAATCCAATAGATTTTGGTTTTTTTAGTAATGACCCAAATAGTGACAACATCATAGTTAGTATATTTTTAAGAGAAAATAACAAATACAAAATAATGTTTGGAGAAATTGATGGTAATGACGATAAATATTTTTTTGAAGTGATTGACCAAAATGGTGTTATAACAGATTTGTATTATAGAAAAAGTAAGAATAATGAAAAAAATTGAAGTGAATTTAGGAATTGGATTGAATATGTTCTTTCCAGAACCAGTGGTAATTGAAATTCCAGATAATGTAATATTTGTGGAGGAACTTGTAAAATCTTACGAGAAGTATCTTGAGTTTGTTAAAACTTTTGAAGAACCAGATTATGATTATTTGGTCGACGACCCAAATGAATATAAATTAAGAGAATTTACATTGGAGGAGTTTGTTAATGTTTGGGAAAGTAATGATGAGTTTCAACAGAAGTTTCAGTGAAAAATAGTTGAATTTTTTGTTAATTAAAATATTTATGTTATATTTGTACTATAAAAAACGGACAAAATGGAAACTAAAAAAATATTTGATTTTAATTATACAAAGGAACAATCAGAAAAATTCCGTAAAGATTTAAAAGAATCTGGTAATTGTCCAATTAAAAATCCATATTTTTATACCACTTGGAATATGGCAACATATGGTACAAAAGAATATGATGAAAGGTTTAAGAAAACTAAAAAATGAAAAAAACGATTAGAAAAATACTTAAAGAAATTGTTTTTTCAAAAGAACGAGCCGAAAAATTAAAAAGTGATTATAATTGGAGATATTCCCAAAACTTACCAATAAAAGATGATGGTAGTAATTTCATTGGTGGTAAAATTTTTACGTTTGTTACACCAGAAAGAACCGAAATCATTGATGGAAAACCTAAAACTTTTTCTGGTTTTAAATATATAGTTGAAATAGAAGAATACAAATATGATTTCTTTATCATTTCATTTTATCCAAAACTACAACCAGAATTTTATTCAAAACAAAGTAAATTAGCGTCAATCGGTGCTACCCATAGTGATAAGTATTCTTTTAGGACTAATGAAAAAATTACATTAAAGATTTTGTCAATAATGATTGATGAAATTGAAAGGATACTATCCGAACGACCAAATGCCTCGTTTGCTTATTTTGGGGCACCAGATAAGAAAACTGGTACAGACGAAGATATTGAAAACACAAAAAGAGTGAGAGTTTATAATAATGCCCTTGGTGAACACTTTAAAGAAACTCACGAGCTACTATCTGAAGAAAAATTTAGTGGTAGTATTTTAATTAATCGTGAAGTAAAAGATGTTCATCCAGAAATTATTGATTATTATCTTGATATTTTAATGTCGCATTTGTAAAATTAAATTAATGTCCAAAACCAAAATAAACAGACAAGAAGTTTATAATAAATGTGATGGACATTGTGGTTATTGTGGTAAGGAAATTACCATAAAACAAATGCAAGTGGACCACATCAAACCATTATACCGGAATGATAAAGTAACAACCCTTGAAGTTTGGGGTGTTGAAAGGGGAACCGATGATTTTGAAAATTTAATGCCAAGCTGTGCGAGATGTAACCGGTGGAAATCAACATTCAATCTTGAGATGTTTAGAAAAGAAATCGGACTTCAAATAGAAAGATTAAACAATCACAATAATAATTACCGAATGGCAAAAGATTTTGGTTTAATCCAGGAGACAAATATTCCTGTTGTTTTCTATTTTGAAAGAATGTGATATTTATTATTATGAAAAAAATCATAAAACTTACTGAATCGGATTTAACAAGAATTGTTGGTAAGATAATAAAAGAATCCAAAAGTGATAGAATTGTATATGGATCACAAATATCAAACACTTGGAATCAAAAACTCATATCAGAAGGCTATAAACCATATTATTTAGATTTAAATAAAAAGGGTGATTATAAAATAGTTAAGGTAAAAAATATAAAAGATGATCTACCGAAAACAACATTTTATTTTTTATCTGATGACGAACATTCCAAATTAGTAAAACTAACCGAAAATGTAAATAAGTTGATTTCTGAATATCAAAATGTCATTGATTTATATACAAAACAATTGATTGGTGTTCTGGAACAAAAAATAATTAAATAATCTATTGTTATGAAAAAAATCATAAAACTTACCGAATCTGATTTGACAAGAATTGTTAATCGTGTTGTTGAAGATCATAAATTTAACATCATTAAAAAATCGGATATTGATGATACCGGAACTTGGTCTGCCGATATTTTAAGAAATAAAGTACAAGGTAAGTTTATGTATTTGATGAAAGATGGGAAATATGTTAAAATAGATAAAGTCCCAAAGAAAAAATATTTAACAGGAATGCACAATCGTCATAGTGCAGATTACATTGAGTATATGACACCGGAAACCGCCGAAGAAATAAATTCATTACTTGGTAGAGCCAGAGAACTCGAAGCTGAAGCAAAAGAATTAAGACGACAAGCAAAGGAAATTGCAAGATAAATTAAAACCCATCTTTTTATTTACAAAAAACAAAATCATAATATATTTATTCCTGAAACCTTGTTACTGGATTCCGAGTGTTCTTGAAACATTTGAGTTGGGTAAAACCAACAAATCGGCATCCAATAAAATAAACAAATAAAATAAGGAAAAATGTATTACAATCAAATCAGTGATAAGCCGTGTGCTTATATCACAAAAAACAAACAAAGGATTAAACAATTCGGTCAGAATGTTTATCTAAAAGACGGTTCAGAATTTGAAATTGAACTCTATAATGGATCTAAAAAAACCGTTCTATCAAAAATCTCAATAAACGGAGAATTTATTAACGGAGGTGGAATTGTTTTACGTCCAGGTGAAAGAGTATTTCTTGAAAGATACCTTGATGTTCCAAACAAATTTAAGTTTGAAACTTATACCGTTGATGGTTCAAATGAAACAAAAAACGCAATTGCAAACAACGGAGATGTTGAAGTTTTGTTTTATGAGGAAGAAGATATAATTATTGGAAGATTAAACAATAATTTAAATTGGAATCCAACTTACTTTAATACCGGAACCGCTGGTTTTGGTGTTACTCATCTTACATCAACTAATGATGTAATTGGAAACAATTTATACACTTCAAATGTTAATTACTCGTCAAATGTGGATATTACTAGTAATAATAGTGGTAAATTAAGTTTCAGTAACAACGCACGATCAAATAAGTTTGAAAGAAAATACGACCAAAAACCAAGAAGTTTTGCAAAAAAATCTAAATCAGTTGAAACAGGAAGAGTTGAGATGGGATCTTCAAGTAATCAAACATTTAAAACCGTAAGTAAAAATTTCAATTCTTGGACCGTATCAACATCAACTTGGAAGATATTACCAGAATCTCAAAAACCATTTGAGAAGAAAGATTTGATTGATAGATGTCCAAAGTGTTCAACAAAGATTAAAAAATCATCTTGGAAATTTTGTCCTGAATGTGGTCATCAAATGGTTAGAACCAAAACTGAAATTCATTATACGATGGATGCTAATATAATGATTAATGGTAAACAATATCTTATGTCAACCTATAATGATACTTTGGATAATTTCTTAAAGAGACACGAAAATAAATTAATTTACATAAAATCAGATTCATTAACATCTGACTCGTTAAGAGCAATCGTTATTGACTAATAAAAAACAACAAGGTTTCAAAATATTTAATCCCATCTTTATAGGTGGGATTTTGTTTTTTAAAAAAAGTTTTGTATCTTTGAACTATGAAAGGAAAATTAATTAAAACAGGGAATGATTATTTACTTAAAGACACAAATGGAGAAGTAGTAGCAATTACAAATGGTGTGACTGAAGGTAAAAAACTATCCAAACAAAACTGCGATGAGATATTTGGAGTAGTTTATGTTGAGAAGTTGGCTGATGAGTATGCTAATGTTAATGGTGATTATAATGAACATTACGGTCATATTGGTTTTAAAGAGGGTTTCAAAAAAGCAATAGAGTTGAATAAAGACAAGGTTTTTACTTTGGAGGATATGGGAAATCTTTGGGATTTTTGTGTATACAATAAAGGTACTTTTGCGGAATTTACTCAACCAATACTACAACCAACAGAAATTGAAGTTGAGATTGAGATGGATGATATTTGGGATGGCTTAGATTCTACAAGAATTTTTCCAAAAGAAGAAACATCATTTCCGTTTTTAGACCCAAATGGATGTTTAATACTTAAAAAGATATGATATGAAAACGTTTCTAAATATTGTTTTGTATTTATCTCCCGTAAGAGCTTTTATGTCTTTAAAAGAAACAGATAAAGAAACTTGGTTATGGTTTGGAAAAACTATTTTAAGCATTTTAGCACCACTCTTTATTGTATTTGGATTCTTTAATATATTACTATTAATTGGGTCTTTCATATTTTGGAAATTACCTAATGAATTTTATATTCCATTCTATGGATGTCATACTCAAATGATTGTTGATAGAATGTTAATTGGTATTGGGATTATGTTTACAATTTTTAAAAAACAACTTTAAAAAGATTTGATATGAAAGGAAAATTATATAAATCACTAAATTCGGATACGTATTGGCTTACAGTTGATGGTAAGTTATTTGCAGATACAGAAGGTGGTCCTCTAATGGCTATTACAAATAAATTATCGGTTAAAAATTGTATCGACATTAAGAATGGTTATGACTTGGATAAGTTGGCTTATGATTTTGCTAAATACCATTCAATATATCCAACAGCACAAGATGATACTGAATATGGATTTAAAAACGGATTCAGCAAAGCAATCGAACTGAATAAAGACAAGGTGTTTACTTTGGAAGATGTTAAACAAGCTATATTTAATTTTGCAAATTATGACAGAAAAACTATTTCAGAGTTAGACAGAATGGATATGGCTGTCTCATCTATCCAACAACAAATAGAAATTGATGTTGAAATTAAAATGGAACCCTGTTTCTATGACCAATCATTAGGTGGATTTTCAACATCGTATACTGAAGACAAACCAAAAGAACAACCAAAATTAGATTCAGATGGTTGTTTGATACTTAAAAAAATTTAATATGAGTTTATTTAAATTTTACGAGGTTGGTGGCAAAGTCAGAGATGAAATACTCGGTTTGACATCAAAAGATGTTGATTACACCGTGGTACCAAGTGAAGACCTATTAAAAGATATTGGATCACCACACACAATGTTTAATATTCTTGAAGGGTTCCTTAAAGAAGAAGGATTTGAAATCTTTTTGGTAACACCGGATTGTTTTACAATTAGGGCAAAATTTCCAAAAGACCACATTCATAGTGGATTAGTTGCGGACTTTGTTATGGCAAGAAAGGAAACTGGTTATATAATGGGAACAAGAACACCAATTGTTTTACCTGGAACATTGGAAGATGATTTAACAAGAAGAGATTTCACGGTCAACGCAATGGCCATAGATATAGATGGAAACATCATTGACCTATTTGGTGGAATGGAGGATCTAAAAAATATGGTATTAAAAACACCATTACATACAAAAGAAACTTTTGACGACGATCCATTAAGAATTATTAGAGCAATTAGGTTTTCAATTACAAAAGGATTTAGTTTAAGACATCTTGATTACTACATTAATAACTACGATTACGAAAGTAAAATGAGTGTTGTATCGGCTGAAAGAATCCGGGAAGAACTATATAAATGTTTTAAACACGACACGATGAGAACTCTGGATATATTAGATCAATACCCAACATTAAAAAGATATATCTTTGAAAACAAATTAATGTGGTTGAAACCAACTATGGAACAATAATTTTATTATATTTGTATTATGGAAAAAGAATTTGTAATATATCCTTTGGCTTTAAGAATGAAAGCATTGGGTTATGATGAACGATGTATGTCATATTTCGCTGATGGTAAATGGAATTTTGGTATTACTTACAACTCGGATGAAAGAGATTTTGAAAGTATTTCAGCACCAACTTGGCAGTCAGCATTTAGATGGTTTAGAGAGAAACATGGTTTAAGTGGATGGGTAGATGAATCTTTTGGTGGAAGTTTAAGACGAGGTGTGGTAAGTATTAAATCTGAAATTGGATCAGAGTATTACCCAACAACAACTAAATTATTTTATACTTACGAAGAAGCCGAACTTGATTGTCTAACTAATTTAATTGAGATTGTAGAACAAAAAGAAAATATATGAAAAATTTAAATGCCGAATCCATTTGTGATAATTGTGTTAAAATTGACATAAATGAAGAACTGTCACTTGATGGATCCTCAATTAAAATACTTGGACCGGAGAGATTACTTATAATGTCAATGAAACCAACGGCACATTCATTTGAGTTATGTTTATACACCGGAAAACCAATGTTTATTGAATTAATAACAAACGATGGTGTTACAGTTCAATATGTAATGAAATCTGGAAAAGATTTTTATTTGGAGAATTAATCAATTTTTTTTATATTTGTATTATGGAAAATAGAAGCACACATTACGGAGACGTAGCAAAATGGATTGAAAAGGTAATTGATTCTTGTGAAACACGAGAACAAACATTTGTTGCAAAGAGGTTGATTAGAAATTTTTACAATCAATTAGATCGAAAATTAGGGGCATTGAATTACGCCACAATCATATCACCACTTGAATATCGGTTATCAAATAAAAGACAAGAGATACACTCAAAATATTTCATATAAAATGATTGATTGATGAAAAAATTTTATGTATTTTTTTGGTGGTTATGGAACTTTCCCGAAATAGTTTGGATGAAAATTAAATCAAAATTTAAGAGATGACAAATAAAATGAAAGAGTTTCTTGATAAAGTGGATAAAATTTGTTATGAATATCGTTATGAAATAAAACCCACCTATCCTGTTCCAGATGATGAATATCCCACTTTAACAATTATAGGTGATGGTGAAACGGTAAAGTTAATATACATTGACGGAGAGGGAATTGGTATTAAATAGTAAAACAAAACAAAGATGAAGATGGTAATAGAAGTTAAAAAAGATTGTTTGTGCGAACACTATCGTCACGAACTATTGAATTATTATAGACCAGGGCTTGTTGAAAAAAGATTTAAAACCGGAGAACAATTTGAAGTTGTTAAAGAATGGCAGAATTTATATGGAATGTATTACAGAGTTAAGGTTGATGGAAAATCACACGACATAGATGTAAATAATTGTAAAGTAATATCAAGATGAGTAATATAACATTAGACACCAAAAATAGTTTAACGATAAATGTTAAACCAATTGTTGAAATTAATACTGGTATAACACTTGCTGGGCATAAATCTGAATTACCTGTTAAGATAATTGCCGATTTCACAAATATTCCAGAAAGTCAACACCAAGTTTTTTTACGCTCATTTATGTATTTCTACGACACCGAGACGAATCTCTATCACAATCCATTCAAAGAGAAACCAAAAACCATCAAAGAAAAGAAAAGAGATTGGACAATTAATAGAATTATTGATATATTATTTAAAAGAAAATAAAGATGGGTTACACAATTAAACATATTGGAGAAGGTAAATTTGAGGCAACAATCCACGAAACCGGAGAAGTTAAAGAGTGTGGTGAAAACATTCAAGGAATGATCAGGTATACATATTTTGAAGATTATACATTACCACCAATTGGGTGGGAAGTAACACAAAAACAATTACTTGAAGATTACCAACCAAAAGTTATGAAAGATATTTTGGATGGAAAAATTAAACCAGGAAAACACGAATTTTAATAAAATAGATATGAACGCACAAGAAGCAAGAAAGCTCGCAGAAGAAATTAAAATAACTCCAGAGATTGTGGATACAATTGAAGAAATTAAGGAAGCGGCAACAGTAGGTAAGTTCTCAATTTATAAAGACATACTATCACACCCAACAAGAGTTCATCTTGAAAGATTGGGATATAAAGTTCGGTGGTATGATGTTCAAAGAGACGGTTATTGGGAAATAAGTTGGTAAGAAATGAAAAACATTAAAGAACTAACAGAAGACGAAGCAAAAGATATTTTAAAATTTGTCTATCCAAATGAGAAATATTATTGGTTTAAAAAATTATCATTTGAACCGGTAATCACTGAAGATGGCAAACAACAAATAACATTTGATGGTCGGTCAATTATAGGTATTGAGTTTCACAATGGTCAGGACAATTGCATATTACATTTTGATAATTCCAAAGTGGTTTTATGGTTACATAAGAATGGTTATGATATTACAGAATTACTTGAAGCCAATTCTTACTTAAGCCAGATGGAAAAAGATTTTGAAAACTTTGCATTTGCAATCGAATGGATGTCAAAAGGTGAAGAAGGATTCAGAGATGGTTTTAAACAAAATTGGACCTTGGAATATGTCACAAAAAAATGTAGAGAATTGTTAGATAAATACTATTATAAAGATTATGAGTGAACAAATTAAAATAGAACTTTCCTTTACTATGGAGGAAATGGAGAACTTCCTTTTATACAACTACCCAACAAACTATCATTGGAAAGATAGGGTTAAGAAAGACGTAATGGTGTGGGGTGATGGAATAGTTGTTGAAGATATAAAAGAGGAATTTGTTAAGTGCTTCAAGGAAACTTTATTGAGTCAGAGACTTAATTCAAGATCATCAATATATAAATAAAATAAAATAAATATGAATAAAGAAACAAAATTTAAAGTGGGGGACAAGGCTCACAAACCAAAAGGTTATAAATTTCCTTGTACAATTGTTGGTGTATTTGAAACAATTGCTGGTGAAGTCCGAGTGATTGGTGAAATGGACGAATACGGATTATTACACATCTTCAACGAAAATCAATTGGAACATTATGGTAAAGACGAACCAGACTTATTGAATGAGGCTTATATGGGTTATTACTGGATAATGGGGGATAAAATTAAATTAACAAAAGATGAATTTATCAAAAAATGTAAAACTGATATTGAGTTCTCTCAAAGGTGGGGATTAAAGATTGAAGAACGAGAGTTGAATTTGGAAGAGAGATATGATTTAATAGAAAAAGATAAACATACTCAATTTGTAAAATGGGAGAGTTTAGGTACAGATAGATTAAAGAAAGTTTTAGATGAAAAAAATATTCCAACCAAACTAATCACAATAACATACAACGACAAAAAAATAGAAAGTTATGAATAGAATAACAACCGAAGAACTCACACCAGGGTTATTTGAATTATTTTATGGGAACAAAAATATTGGACACGCAATTAAAGATATTAATGGGTATTTTTACTACCAGGCCAATAAAGAAAAAGGATATTGGTCGCCATATAGTTTAAGGTTAATTGCTGATTGTTTGGACGAATTAAATAAACCACACGAAGAACAGATAAACGAATATTTTAAAAAAGAAAATGAATAAAGCGGATAAATATTACATCCAAAACATCCAAAAAATTATAAAAGAAGGTTCTTGGGATGAAAACCCAAGACCAAAATACGAGGATGGAACACCGGCAAACTCAAAATTTATTACAGGAGTTTTTGAAGAGTATGACATATCAAAAGAAGAGTTTCCAATCCCAACATTAAGAAATACCGCAATTAAAACAGGTATTAAAGAAATTTTATGGATATATCAAAAACAAACTTCATCATTGAGAGTGGCTCGTGAGATGGGTATTAACTGGTGGGAAGAATGGAATATTGGTGATGATACAATCGGACAGAGATATGGTGCAACAATCGGAAGATACAATTTAATTGATAGATTATTAGTAGGTTTAATTGATGATCCGTTTGGTAGAAGACATATCATCAATATGTTTCAGTATCACGATTTATTTGAAACAAAAGGTTTATTTCCTTGCGCATACGAAATACTATTCTCGGTAAGAAAAAATAACGGAGAATTAACTCTTGATATGACACTTATCCAACGTAGCAACGACTATTTAGTTGCTGGTTATATTAACAAAATTCAATATACGGCACTTTTAATGATGGTTGCGGGACATTGTGACTATAAAGTTGGTAAGTTTTGTCATTTGGTTCAGAACCTACATATATACGATAGGCATTTTGATGGTGTTTCAGAACTATTAAACAAGGAACCATTAGACATACAACCAAAGTTAATTTTAAAAGAAAATAAAAACTTCTACGACTACACAATTGATGATTTTGAGATTACCGGAATTGACGGTATAACTAAAATAAATTCAAAATTAGAGTTAGCTATATGATACACCAAATAAAAACCTTTGACAAAAAAATTCTTGTGGAACTAAAAATTATTGATCACGGAACAGAATTTTATACTTCAAACGAACTTTCCGTTCTTAAACAAAAAATTATGGATGCAAACCGGGAACACGGTTTACAATTTGAGAATGATTTCTCATCTTTAAATGGTATTAAAGAAGAAAAAATAAACGATAAATTCACTGAGATAAGTGAAAGATGGGGATTAAATTATGAAATTACAAGATATTAGGTATAAAAACATTGATGAAAAATCAAAATTAATTACTGATAACTTGGGAAACAAAATAGATAATGGTGTTAGGGAATTGGTTGTCTTGTTAAATTACCATAAAATTGGAACCACACAATCTTGTTGGGGACATAAAAATTGGGGACTACCATATCCTTGGGTTGACATACACAAAAAATATTTAGGTAATATACTTGAAATAATAGAAGGGATGGATATTGAAACTGAAAATCTTGAAGAAACAATAAGAATCCAACCAAAAATAAAAACTTTGAAAAAAGGTAGAGAGGTATTCAAAGGGTTAAAAAATAAATTAAAAAATAACATAAAATGAAACTACAAGAATTAATTAATGAAATTTTAAGTTCGGGAGAACTAAAAAATAAAAAAGGTTTTTTAGTTGATGTTAAAGGACTTACAGATAATACAATATACGGGGAAGATCTTGAACCATATTTGGAAAGAATTAAAGAATGTGAAGAATTTTCTGAATGTGATGAAATTGTTATTATGAAACATCCAGTTACTCTTGATGAAAATAACAACACCATACAACCCAAAATTTATAAACTTGTACCAAATCAAAAATTTAAGGGAAAATGTTATTTATTATCCTTGGCGTTAACACCCGAAATGTTTGATCCCAAAAAAATTCACGAACCTGTTTTTGATGGTGCTAGTATAACACCAACAATTTATGACCCTGAAACGTTTGAACCAAAAAAGAAAATTGTTTTGGAATTTTCACCAGAAATATCACAAGATAAAACAATTTATGCTTATGGAAGTCCTAGTATGATTAACGACATAGAAGACACTCACCAACAACAATTAAGAAAACAACTTCACGAAAAACTTGATAAAGTTTTTGATAATCCTGAAACGTACCAAGTTAAAGGTGAAAAAGGTGTTATGGTTAGAGGAGTATTTGAAATTGTTGAAAGTAATTCTGGTGTTGAAAAAATGGAACTTTATGGTTTAAGTACAGATAAGATTACACATTTTTCAGTTTTCTTCTTTGAAAAGGATTTAGAAAATTCAAAAGAGGGTCAAGATAATCTTAAACTTTCAAAGATTAGTGTCCCAATAGAACTTAAAGAAAAATATCAAAGTGAATTAGGTCCAAAATCTATAAATGTGACAAGAGAAGAGGTAGAAAACTTTATAAAAGAAAATACAACAAATGAATAACGAACTATCAAATAGACATAAAAACGCACTTAAAAATACATTTCCGGACCTTGAAATCCAAAAAGAAGTTGAACCACAAACACAACTTGAAGAACTAAACGACTATTTGAGGTTATTAGCAGATATGGATAATATTGGTATTAGAAGAAAACTTTTTTTATTGGAGGGGTATATGAATAAAGTTATAAGTCAATTAAAAAATAAATAAAAAAAATATAAATTATGGGAGAATTGTTAAAAACATTAAAAGAACAAAACTCAAGTGAACTAATCACTAAATGGGAAAACATTGGTTTTTTGACTAACGTAAAAAACAAACGAAATACGGCTTTGGCGTGTGAATTTTCAAAGTTATATCTATTAGATAATATAGAAAAATATAATGGAGAAATAACAACATTAACACATCCAGTTATTATTAGAATTTTTAATAAAGTAGAACAACATTTACCAGCAGAATTAATCTTTAATAAAGTTATTCAAATTATTATAGCATTATCAGCTAAGTTAATAACATATCAAACAATTGAAGTATGGAATAGTAGAAATCCAAATTTAGACGAAAAAGATATTGAATTGGAATTTGTTAAAGATTTTTGTGATAATTATCCATTTGAGTTTAAACCAGTACGTAGGTAAAAAATAAATAAAATGAAACTAGGAGAATTTATAGAAAATTTTAGTCATAATAATTTGATTAGATTACATTACAAGGAAAAAGGTGGAAACCGACTTGTTTTAGAAGATTGGAATGATGTATCAATGGACTGGGAAGTTAATAAAGCAAAAGGAAAATTTAGACATTATGTAAACAATGAAGTTTTGGGTCTTGCTAGCATTTACTTCCAACCAGGAAGCGCAAATCATTATCCGGAGGCAATTAACATCGTAATTGAAGAATTGGAAAATCAACCTATGATTGATGAGGTTGAAGATGATATAACAAATATTTGTGAAGTAGTAGAGTAATATGAAAAAACTATTCAAATTTTTAGGTTGGTTAGAACAACAAAGAATAAACGCGATGATCCACACCGGTAAAGGATTTTATTAAATATAATGGCATATATTGAACATAACTTTTTTCCTTTGAAGGTCTTTGTAAGAAATGAATATTTCTATCAAGGAAAAAAAGGACACGGCGAAGTAACCGAAGGTGTAATAATATCTGTAAGATGTATGCCAGGACAAGCGGCACTCTTTCAAGTATTACTAAATAATGGTGTGATGAGAGATAAATTACCTTGTCACGCATTATTAACAACAAATGAAGTACCAAACCCGGATTTACCATTCCATTATTTACAATTATGGAATTGTTTTTCCTATAACTTTACTTTAATACATTTAAGTTATGTATATGACACACAAGTTGAGGTTTTTATGAAAGATAAAAACTGGTATAAAGGAAGTTATTACGCAACAATAAATTGGGGTTCAAATGATTTGAATACAGATTTAACTTTGGCTGAGGATCCAATGGAACATAAATCACATCATATAATTTTATTAGACAACGGGCAAATTGCACTCCAACCAAACAATAGAATTAAATGGTCCGAACCTTCATTTGTGACAAAACCATTTCCAGATAAACCAGATTTTTTGGTGAATAAAGATTGGTTTAATTGTGAAGGACACGATAAGTGGGTGACGGAAGATAGCGAAAGAATGTTTTATGATACAGAATGAAATTAAGTAATATTTATTTAAATAAACGGGAAAATAACTATAGTTATGTACACAAGAGAACAAATTAAAAAAGCGGTTGAATCAAAAGGATATAAATGGTTTAATGATGATTCAAACAGAGGATATGATGTTAATATTGTTGGTGTTAGAAATACATCACCAGCGGTATATAAAAAAGTAACAAATGTTTTTGACGATTTTTTGACAATAACATTTAAAGATGAAAAGGGTGTTTGGCAATTCTATTGTTGGATGGCAACTTGTGATCCGGGTAAGAAGGGAGTTCAACAATTCCATAATAAAAATGGTGTTGCTAGGTTAGTTCCAGGTCAATACAGAAGTGTTTGGTCTGTAGATTTACATCAAGGAAAATATCAAGCGCTTTGTCAGAGAAATGGTAATGTTACAGTTTGGAGAGATGCAAACAAGGATTTAATTTTTGAAGAAACAAAAACTGATACTGGTATGTTTGGTATTAACATTCATAAAGCGGGTCAAGATTCAACATGGGTTGACCGATGGAGTGAAGGATGTCAAGTGTTTAAAAGAGTTAAAGATTTTGATGTGTTTATGTCTATTTGTAAAAAGGCTGCAAAAATTTATGGTAATAAGTTTTCATATACATTATTAGAATCAACTGATATTAAATAACAAATCTTTATTGATTACAAATTAAATGTTTCCTATATTTTATGGGAAACATTTTTTTATGACACAACAAGAAATATTAAAATACGGAGAAATTCAATATCTAAAAGGAAGATTGGATGAATTGTTCAAAATGGAACCAACTATGCTTGATTTACAAGATAGTAGAAAGTTGGACCAAAGAATTGAAAAATACCTTCAAAAACTAAAGAGCGTTGATGAAATATCATTTTATCTTTATCAAACTGAACTTAAAACAAGAAGAAAATCAAAAGAAAGATCAAAAAGAGACATCAAAGATTTGTTGGAACAAATCTTGATAAATGAGAATATAATGAATGAAGATATTTTGGAAAGAATAAAAAAACAAATTGATACATATTAGACAAAATTCATTATCTTTGTATTATGAAAAGACGCCTAACATTTATATCAGATACACACACCAAACACGAAAAACTAAATGGTTTTCTTCCTGGTGGTGATATTCTTATTTGTGCCGGTGATATATCAAGTAGAGGTTATTTAACCGAACTTGAAAGTTTTTTCAAATGGTATGACAACTTAGATAATTACGACACAAAAGTATTCATTTGTGGTAATCACGATTTTGGATTTCAGGACGATCCAGAAAAATTAAAAGGATTACTTACTGGTTATAAGACCATAGATTATCTTCAAGATGACTGGATGATGGTCGGTGGGGATTATGAAAACCTTGTTAAAATATGGGGTAGTCCTTGGCAACCAGAATTTCATAACTGGGCATTTAATCTTCCTCGTGGTGAAAAAATAAAAGAAAAGTGGGATTTAATACCAAACGATGTGGATATATTAATCACACACGGACCTGCTTTTGGTAAATTGGATTATGTTCCATACAATAGAATAAATGTTGGTTGTGAAGATTTGTTAGTTAAAATACAAGAAATCAAACCAAAAATCCACGTCTGTGGACATATCCATGAGGGTGCAGGCTACATATTTGATGGGACAACTCACTATATAAATGCCGCAGTCCTTAATGGTCGTTATGAGTTCAGAAACAAACCTTTGACTATTGACTGGGATCCAGATACAAATGAAATCGAGTTTGTTGAAGTTTAATTTACTAATTTCTTAATTTTCCTAATATTTATAGAAATAAAATATAATAATTATGGAAAAAGATTTAACAGAAAAACTTTATGAAGAACTCAAAAAACGAAATCTATTTGAGGAAGATGAGGATGATACAGAAGATGAGGAAGTTGATGACATTGAAGACGATGAGGATGATGCAGAAGATGAAGAGGAAGAGGACGATAGTGAAAATGTAGAAGACGATTCAGAATCAAATGAAGATTTTTGTGAGATGGTATGTAATATCTTACATTCAAGAAACCAAGCCCATGTGTTTCACCTTCAAACAAAATCATTTGCCGAACACAAGGCATTAAACGACTATTACGATGGAGTTGTAGGATTATTTGATGGTATTGTAGAGTCATATCAAGGAAAATATGGGATTATTAAAAATTTCAAAACTTTCAAGATTGAACAATATAGAAATAACAAAAAAACAATTTCATATTTTGAAAGATTACTTGACATCATAGATGAAAATAGAGATTCAGTAGATGATAGTTTTATTCAAAATCAAATTGACACCGTTCAAGAGTTAATTAACTCAACACTTTACAAATTGAAATTTCTTAAATGAGACATAGACTAAGAGAAAATAATAGAGAATCAAATTCTTCAAACGAGGAGTTTGATTCTTCTATTTTAAATTTTCTTTTAAGAAGAGTTACTGTGACTGAAAGAAAAATGGGTGGGAATTGGGGTGACATTGAACCTTTAACTACTACAGAATACACTTTTGAAGGTTTTCCTGGTTATGGATTTACATCATATCAAAATCGATCATATTGGACAAGAAGAATTTTTGAATTACTTGAAGATGTTGAAATAATTCCGGAAGATTGGTCCGGTAATCCAAAAGTAGAAGATTCAGAAAGACAAAAAATTATTAGAACAGTCAGAAAATTTATTAAAATTATTTTGACTAAATAAAAAAAAAGAATTAGATTTGTTTATTGTTTAACTTAAAAATATAAAAAAAAGAAATGGGAACAAAAACAGGACAAAGAGGTCGTTACATTTGTAAGGTTGGTTATTTAGATGTCTATGCTAAAGATACATTTAAACCAAAGAAAGCTTCTAGGTATAAATTTTCAAAAGCCGATGTGAAAGAAACTGTGTATAATGTATTACACGGCAAAAAACAAGTTATTGGGAATTTTAAAACCAAAGATGAAGCGGTCAAAAATGCTATTGAAGCTTTGGGTGATAAAAGAGTTAATTACTCATTATAAGAGAAAAACCGGATTAAAGTCCGGTTTTTTAATTTTTAGTCATTCCAATGTGAGGTACAATCTTCAAATATAAGACCAAAATCATTTTCAGCTATACTCCAAACATAGTATTCAATTTCCGATCTTAAATTATCCGTAACATCAAGCCAAATATCATCGTGTTCCTCACTATATAATTCGTCTATAGTTAAAATACCTCTTGATGTTATAAATTGCCCATACACTAATTCAAAACCAAACTCCAATTCCTCATTAGTTCCTACAATTCTTTTACCTTTATAATCTGGATTGTTAATTCCTGTTATTCTAACTTTATATTGATCTTCTGGATCAACTTTAATACCAAAATTTCTCATATCAACATCGGTAATTATTTTACCAGTCATATATTTGTCAAATAACTTAAAAGCTCCCTCTGAGTTGCCAACAAAATCGTGATATATATCAAAAACCTCGTCTTGATAATCAGATAATCCCTTTCTTTTTAAATCCAAAAAGTTAATCTTTGGGATTTGACCAGAATTGACTTGTCGTTCAAAAGATTTTGTTACAATCTTTTTAATGATGTCATAATCTGTATTTTCCCTTAATATTTTTCTAATTAATTCTTTCATTACCATTTAATATTAATACTAGCGAAATCTTCGTCTGTGTCATACCCAAAAGATTCTAAAACATCAGCTACAAACCCTTCAAGCACATTTTCAACGACTCCTTTAAATTCAAAATATTCCATCATATCATCAAAAGGTATATCACCAGATGAGAAATTTACATTTTCGCCAATGTCTTCACTATAAAAAGAGCCATCCAAAACAACAAATTCTATATCCAAGTCAAAAGCATTATATTTTTCATTTTCAAAAAACTCGACATTATTAAATTTGACAGTAATCTTTCCTCGTTCAAAAAATTCTGCCATTAATTTTATTTGTTTTTCTGTGAATACTTGTGAAAGTAAATAACTTTTAAAAGCCTCAGCTCGACTATTGACATCTTTAAGATTCATATATTTTATAAAATATTGTAAGATTTCATCTCTATGTGATTGAAGACCAAACAAATGTAAATTCATTATATTTGGTGTTATACCTTGTTTTTTTTGATCATCCCACCTTTTAATAAAGAACCTTTCAAGTTTTGATTTCTCTTCCGATTCGTTGATTGCTTCTTGATTATATGGAATTGCATCACCACCAATCTTTCCCAAACTTTCTTGACTTCTAAAAAGAACATAGCCCATTCCAGGTAAATGATATGTATCAAGTAACCAACCAATTATTTTTCTTCTTGCGTTTGTTAATCCAATAATATTTTCAATAGGTTTAAATATTAATTCGGAATTTACGTAAGTTTCATTTATTTGTGTGTCTAGTTTAACAACAATTTGTCCAGATTTACCAGCAAGATATATGTATCTATCATCCTCACTTTTATATTTTTTTAGATTCTCAAATTTTGAAAGCCAGGATTTAACAAATTTATTTTCCAAACTTGGCTTTCTTCCTTCACTTAAATTATATTTTTTAATCGGTTCATCACCATCTTCATTACTTACAATTCCTGTATCTTCACTACTTGAAATACAAAAATCTTCTTTGTGAAATGGTAGGTTTAATCCGTTTTCTTTTAGGTAATCATAAACAAAATATGTCATTTCTTGCTCATCATTTTTGAAAAACATCTTTAACATAGTATAAAAGTGCTCAAGAACAAGAATCGAACATTCAAAATCATTTGGAACCGAAAGAAAAATTATCCTTCTTGATTTTGGTTCAACAAGATATTGCATATTGTATTTTTTATCTTCCCAAGGTTCAAGATTTAATCTGGATAAATATTTTCTTGTTATTTGTTCCGGGTTTGATATTTCTTCCATTAATATGTTCCGTATGAGTTCTTTCATTATATATAAATACTACAAAAATAGATTATGAAATCTATATTTATTTAAAAAAACAGATAATTATGGCGCACCCAATATTACACTCAAAGTCCAATCAAAAAAAATATGGTGGCAAATGGGAAGATTATATTCATTTACACGAATGGATGGACGCAACGAAGGCCTGGTATGGACATTCACTTCATAGAATGTGGAGACATCATAGTGAAGGTATTTTTGAAGCCGAAAAAATCTTTGGTCCTCATTTCACAAATAGTGATGGTAAAATTGTATATACTAGATACTGTCTTGAAGACCATGTCAAAGAGGATTGCTACAATTACATTCCATCAGCAAAAGAATGGATAAAAGCAATTGAAGCCAAAGAAAAACCTATGTGGATGATAAGAACACTTGATCTTAAATTCGATGACTAAGTATTTATTACTATGAAAAAGAAATTTTTAGCACTTTTAAAATTTTTAAAACCACTTAATAAAACAGTTCAGTTTGTTTGGAATGCTCCTAATGAGAATATTGAATATGAATGGGGGGCTAGCTCAAATATTTCAGGATTACCAGAAATGATATTTGATTTTGCTACTGATGTTGTAGAATATTATTATAACGAAATAAATAGTGAATTATTTGATAATTGTTATAGTGAGACAGACTATTACAGTGTTTATTTATTTGTGGAACCAAAAACAAACTCAATGTATATTGAGTTAAAATATGAAGAATATATAAATCAAGCTGAAACTTATGAAAGAAAATTAGAAAATCCAAAACTTGAAGAATATTTTAAAAGAACTGGAGTTGAAATAATTGAAGCAAGATATAGTGGAGGTGGGGATGATGGAGATATTAACTCAATAACAATTGATGGTGAAGATACAAATATCCAATGGGGATCCAGAGAACCTGACAATGAATTAATTTGGAATACACTTTACGATAATTTAGAAAATGCCTATGGTGGTTGGGAAATTGATGATGGTTCCACTGGAACAATTGAATTAAATAACAATTTGGAAATTGTAATTTCACACGAATGGATTATGAGAGAAATGAATTGGTGTGATGAAAAATTTGAATTAACTGTTGATATGTTTGAAGATTGATGGAAGAAAAATTAAAAATATTATTTGGGTTTTTTAGAGGCCTTAAAACAGAAGAGATTACAACATATATGAATTATATATATGATGGTCTTGAACAATGGGATCATATTTTTACAACCAAAAAAGGTAAAGGTTTTAAATCACCAAAAATAATTGAAGAAATTTTGGAAGAAGTTATATCAAGTATGATGAGAAAATTTCATCGTTTTAATAATTATGATGAAGATGATTTTTGGACATTGTATATTACAATTTATCCTTGGAAAAATAAAATAAAATTTAAAAGTGAATGTAAATATTTATATGAAAATTCATACAAATATAATATTGATTTAACAACTCCTGGTCTCCCAACTGAAAATAAATTATCACAAGAGACTTTGGATGCAATAAATATGACATTTGAAAATGGTGATTTATGGAAAGAAACAGAAACAGTAGCATATGAGTTTGATGCGGAATGGCGTGGTTTAGATATTAAAGATTTTGAAGAAGACGATACACCGGTTACTTTAAGACTTGAACCGTGGGCAATACTTTTGGATAAAATAATGAAAGAAAGAGTTGATAGCTTTTGGAAAGATGAAAGAGGAGCTGCCGGAAAGATCACAATTCAAAGAAATAACTCAATTCAACTGGATTTCAATGTTAGAAGTGAAGATTATGATATGACAGATATGAATATAATCATAACACTAGATGATTTTTAAATAATGAAAGACAAACTAAAAATATTATTTGGGTTTTTAAGAGGCTTGAGAAGTAAAATAGTCCAAACTCGTGTTGAACTTGATCGAAACTATATTGAACATTGGGACCGTAAATTTTTAATAGATGGAAATATAAATATTGAAATTCCGTCATTTATTGAAACAATATTGGAAGAACTAATTGATCATTTTTATTATGAATTTAGAAAATATATTGTGTTAGATAATGACGATTATTGGTTTTTATATATTGATATTTTTCCACAGGAAAATAGATTAGTTTTTCAAGGAACTCATAAAGTAGAAAAAAGTGAATCATTCTCAAGAGAATTTCAGTATGTCGGTATGAAAAGAGAAGTTCAATATGGAATTGATTATTTATACAGTGAGTATCCAGATACCGCATATTTTGATTTTGGAATCAATGGAAGATTTGGTGAGGGTGACTCGTTTGATTTTGAAGTTGATAATCGTAGAAAAAAAATAACAGAAGAACTTGATCAAAGATTATGGGATATAGGATATGGTTTGATGGTGACAATAACAGGAGATAGATATTGGAATGATGGTCCTGGTGCCGAATTAAGTTGTAGAATTTGGGGTGATGATATAATAGTGATGGGTAATATAAAAAAAGAAGAATATGAAGATTCTGGAATGAATTTGGAAATTACTTTGGATAATATTGAAGATTTTAAATAGGATGAAAAAGAAATTTAAATTAATAATGACTTATTTTAAAAGTGCCAAATTAAAAGATGTGGCTTTTGAAGTTGAAGTCGGTGAAGATGGTTATGTTGGTAGTGTTATTATTCACACTGAATTATTGAGTGTCGCTGAAGTTATTGAAGACATAATTCAAGATATAATAAATATTTATGCTGAAAAGTGTGTTGATGAAGGGTTAAGTAGTGTTGATGTTGACGGTATGTCTAGTTATTATAGAATTTACGGTCTGATAGATGTCGTAAATGAAACAATAATTTTTGAAGACCTTGAATATCGCTATTATGATACTCAAGAAAGTGGAAACTACCACGATAAAGATGACTATGAAGAAGGTGATTCTATGTATGAAAAATTTTTAGAAATAGATAAAATATTGACCGAACTTAATATAGATGATATGATTGTTAGTTATGAGGGCGGTGGAGATAGCGGGTTCATTAATAGTGAGTATACAACTAAAAATGGTCAAAGCGGCGATGTTCCAAATGAGATTGAAAATATTTGTTATAATTTATTAAGTGAATATGGTGGTTGGGAAATAAATGAAGGATCTCAAGGTAGTTTTACTATTACTAAAGATCGGATTAATCACGATCATTATTGGAATGTAGAGGAAAGCGATTTGGGACCAATAGAAATAAAAGTAACACAAGATTCATTTAGTGAGTAATACTACAATTATAAATAAAAGAACATTCAAGGCGTTAATGGCTTATTTAAATCCTATTGGTTCTATTGGAAAGAATGTTGATATGTTTGGTGATGAGATTGACTATTACCCAACATTTTGGACTTCGCGTCATACATTTAGGTTTAGTCTCATTGATATATTTGATGAATTTATTCATAAAATAATCTCATATTTTGGTCAAAAACTTTATAACAATACCGACAAAAAAGATGGTTCTTTTTGGGTTGATGTTACGATAAATCCGAAAACAAGAGAAATTCTTTTAACACCAAAGTATTATGTGTATAAACACACAAAAGATAATCATAGGTTTGGTTGGGAAGAGCTTAGATATTCACAACCATTATTTGAATTTATGAAAGATTTGTCAATTGATGAATTAATAATTGATTATAATGGAATGCAAAATGAGTTTGATAGTTATAAAATTACCTACAATAATAAAGAACACAATATAAAAACTTTCCAACAGGAAATTTATTTTATGATTTCAGAAGTTTTGGAAACAGATGATTGGAACGAAGGTGTTGGTGGGTTCGGTACAATGAAGTTAGACTCCGATAATAATGGATATTTATATCATAACTGGGTCGAACAAGTAACAGAAATTGGTGAGCCACTAATTTTAAAAGAAGAAGATTTTGAATGATGGATAAAATCATAATTAACGAAATAAAAAGAAGTTTGAAACTTATGGGTTTGACCGAAAGTCAAATCGATATTGATTTTAGTGAAAATACAAATGAAGAAAATTTAAAAGGTTATATCGATATTATACATTCGGAAGATAATGATTCAAAAAATTTAAATGTTGAGTTTATCCAAGGAGATAGAAGATTTGCTAAATTATTAAATACAGTTTTATATGAGATATATAAAGATAATTTAGATTGGAATGAAGATAAAAGTAAATATGGAATTGTTGATATATATCCACTTAATGATCTAACAAGTTGGTCAATTCTAAATTATTTTGGTGGGCACAAATTTGTTAAAGAAAGATTATTAACTACTTTTAAAAAAGAAAATAAAGGAGAAACACCAAAAGAGTTTTATAGTTGGTTAATCGATAATAAAGAAAGATTACTAAAGGATGGTCCGGTTTTAAAAGAATTAATTAGGACCAATATGAATACCTATAATAAGGGTAGTGTTACTGAAAAATATGTTATTGATAAATTAAAAAACTCCAAATACGAGATAAAGTATTTTCCTCCAGGTTCCAGACAAGATAGAGATCACGGAATTGACCTTATGATTAATGGAAAAAGTTTTCAAGTTAAAGAACTAACCGGAATGTCAGAAGAAGATGGAAAATTAATATTAAACACACCGATGCCAAAAAATTATCTTGGATTATCTGTTGGTAATATTATGTTAGTTGATATTAAAACTGGTAATTATGTTTCATTCCCAAACAAAAACTATAAAATAGACACTAATAACAAATGTTTTATCCTAAATGATAATAAAATAAAAAAAGGTAATTTTAATAATTTATGAAAATAATAATAACAGAAAGTCAATATAAAATGTTGTCAGAAAATTTTGACGAAGTATTGGATTTGTATTCAAAAATGAAGAAGGGTGAGGAATTAAAACCATTCGAAAAAGATATGTTGAAGTCATTCAAAAAACACACAGAAAGAGGTGGTGATCCGGAAGACTTTATTTTTAACGACGACGACATTTATGATATTGATGAAAGAGAGGGAATGAGATTTAAATATAATTTAAAAGGAAGACCATTTAGATTTGAATTTTCCGAAGAAATGGATAAGGGTGATGAAATAGAATACTATGGTGAAATCACATTTAATGGTGATGAATTTTTGGGTGTAATTGTAACAGACAAAAGAGGTTATTTGATAGACTATGATTTTTATAGTGTATTAAATGACGAAGATATTAGATTAAAAGATATTTTAGAAAAGGAAAATAGTGATGCTGAAATCCAAACATTCTTTCAAGAAGAAGTAATTGATAGATTAAAGAAATGAAAATAATCATCACCGAAAAACAGGCCGATAAATTATTTGCAAAGGAAATAAATTGTAAATGTGGGCATTCTTGGAAAAAAGATAAGGAAGATAATCATCCATTTCTTTGTCATATGTGTGGTTGGGATAATAAAAACGAGGAATATAATGATGAAGAGTTGTTTAAATTCTGGAAAAATTATAAAGATTGAATTAGCAGTATATTTATATAAATATGAAAATTGTAATTACTGAAAGCCAGTTTAAAAAACTCATCAACGAAAATGATGATAGAAAAAAACTATTTGAAAAATTCATAAAGGTCTATCAAGATTTGGTTAGTAAAAACAAAGAGATTACAAAAAATAGTGCAAACAAAGAGATTAGAATAATGCAAATTGTTTTAAGAATTGTGACACAAAAACAAATAGAGTTAAACGGGATTTTAGACGAAAACACACAATCAACCATTAAAGACTTCCAATCCGAAAATAATTTAGAAGAATCTGGTTATTTTGACTTAGAAACAATTAAGAAATTGACAGAAAAGTTTTTATTTGAAAATAGTATTAGTTCGGATCAAGAAGATAGTCAAATACCCAAAAATAGTGATATTAAATTAGTTGGTGGTTTTGACGGAGAACAAAAAAGAAATATCGGTTTAATTATTAACCATATGAATAAATTTGGAATAAAAGACCCTTTAGCAAAAATTGGCATATTATCTGTAATCTCAAAAGAATCGGGTTTTAAACCAAAATCAGAACTATCATATGCCGGAACATCAAATTCAAGAATTAAAAGTATTTTTGGTTCCAGAGTTGCAAAATATTCGGATAGTGAATTAACCAACTTAAAAAAAGATCCTGAAAAATTCTTTAATGTTGTATATGCTAAAACCGCTGGAAATCAAGGTGGTGATGATGGTTGGAAATATAGAGGAAGAGGTCTCAACCAATTGACCGGTAGAGGAAATTATGAAAAATATGGTAATTTAATTGGTAAAGATTTAGTTGGTAATCCAGATTTAGTTAATGACCCAAATGTGGCATCTGAAATTGCTGTGGTGTTTTTAACAAAAGGAAAGTCAGGTGATTCATTTCCTAAGTTTAAAGACAAAAAAGATTCCGCAACTTATTTTGCTGATATAAATGCCGGTGGTGCTGTTGGGTTTCATAGATCAAAAGCTGTAAGTGATTCGGATAAGTTTGATTTAGTTAGTAGTGTCGCTTAATATCTTCAATCCTTACAAAAATATGTTGAACAGTTATATCTAACAATAACATCATCAATCCCAATTAATTCATACTTAAACATATGGTGAATCATTTTACCCAATTCTTCATAACCTTTAAAATATGAATTGTCTCTACATCTACAATCCAAAATCAATATATGTTTAATGGTAACAAGATTTAGATTATCAAAAAAATTATCGTAATTCGCATCAGTCTTAGCTTGATAAGTGATATTATCAATCGTAAGAATATTATTATTACTGTGCCTTTTGATAAAAATTCCTATTTTTTTAAAAGTTTCTGGTGAAAGCATAATGAAGTGTAGTAAAAATAATAGAAATATTCAATAGGACTAGATTAATTAATTGGATTTATAAAGTATTTATATGAAAAAAAATAAATTATGACCAGAAAAAATAGATATGTCCTGGTTGAAAGTGGATTACGCGATATTAATAACATCGCAAAGCGCTACAAGAAAGCGAAAATCTACTTTCACCAGGACCTTTGACTTGACGGAGTTACGACAGCTCTTGCAATGAAACATTATCTTGAGCAAAAAGGAATTGAAGTAGTTGATGCAGAAGTAATCCAGTATGGGGATAAAGAATTTGCGGTTAAGAAATTAGACGCTAATGGTGATGTTATGCCAGTTTTAGTTGACTTCGCTAATGGCAAGCCGATGTTCGTAATTCACACCGATCATCACGACAGACAAGCCGGTGTTGAAAAAGACACGGCAACATCATTCAGACATTCAAGATCAAATGTTGAAACAATATCACAAATTGTGTCACCAAAAGAAATATTCACACCGGAAGATATTGAACTTATATCTACGGTCGATTCAGCAAATTATATTGCAAAAGATATTTCAGTTGATGAGGTTATTAATTATTTATTCAAATTGGATAAAAGTCAATCAGCAAGAAGAAATAAGTTTATGATGGGACTGGTAACCAATAAGTTATTATTGGCGTTCAAAAACAAACCAGGTTTCTTGGAAGAATTAGTAATGAAATCACAACCATCATTGTTGAGTATTTTAAATAATATTAAAAGGATAATGGTTGAGAAGAACTATGCTAAAATACCACAACTACAAAAAAATAGAGAAGATTATATCCAACAAATGAAATCACATCCAAATGTGAAAATTCAAGATAGAATAATCGTCCAATATGGTGGTGGTAGCACATTTGCACCAGGTTCATATGACAGATATACACCATTTAAAAACAATCCAGAAGCTGACTTTATTGTTATTGCTTGGCCATTAGGTTTGGTTCAGGTTTCTTGTAATCCATTTAAAAAAGAAAGAGAATTAAAGGGTATTAATCTTGGTGAAATAGCACAAGAGGTATTATCAAAATGGGAAGGACAATTAAAATCAAGAGAAATTCCATTATCAACAATTAAGTGGGTTTCAGAAAGTGGTAAAGAATTTGGTTCAGAATCTGTTGGTTTCACTTTTAAAGATTTTGTTGCAACATATGGTAATGATTTTAAATCACCACAAAGGAACAAAGAATATATAAGAAGCATATATCAGATTATGGAAAAACCATTTAGTGATTTGGATGAAGATGAGAAAAAAATGCTAGATGAAATTACAATTAATGCGTGGGATTTAATACAAGCTAATAGTGGGGGACATTCTTGCATTTCTAATGTAAGTTCGCTAAATTACCTTGGTAGATCAACAAGACCACCACGAGGAAAATATAAATATGATCCAGAAAAAGAGGATGCACCATATATTAAGTTTGTGAAAATGATTCAAAACGAGTTTGTGAAAGTTCTTCAAGATAAGATTGATAAGGGTTAATAAGTGAAACAATTAATTAGAAAAATATTAAAAGAAGAATTAGAAGAGAAATGGTCCAAAGAATATAAGGATTCAATCGACTGTGATAACCCAAAAGGTTTTTCACAACGAGCACATTGTGATGGGAAAAAGAAAAAAGAACTTGAAGAATATACAAGAACACTTAAAATGGCCAGAAGACAAGGTATTGGAACCAGATTTCCAAAGTCAGCAGTCAAAAACTCACCATATAGATTTAGAAAATACACAAGAGACTTAAATGAAAATTTAAAATTAAGTTCAGAATACATCAATTTGGCTATTCAGTCGATAAATCTTATAAATGAAGATAGGGAACCAGATTTTGAGTGGGATTTTACTGATGTCAAAAAAAATATAGATCTTTCAACTTTGTGGGTAAAAACAAAAGAAGAAGCTAAAAAATATTTGGAATTACTTAAAGAAAAGATAAAAAATCTTGACGATAATGTAAGAAAAAAGATTTTAAAATATGCTTTATATTCTTTAATAGGTGTTATTGGTTATCAATCATTACCAGAACCAAAACAAGTTGAACCAGAAAAAACAGAACTACCAATCAATATTGGTGGTGGTTTAAAAGAAACAAAAAAACGAATTCGTAATTATGACGATAAATTAATTGATCATCTAAAATATGAAGAAGGTTCAGTCGTTAATAAAGGCGAACCAATATTAACCGCTTATGACATCGGTGATGGTGCAAAAACAATTGGTTATGGACACGCTGTGTTTAGTAATCCAAATAGAGGTGATGTTGGTGGAAATTATAATTTCTTACCTAAATATCATAGAATTATTCCAGGTAAAACAACAATCACAAAAAACCAAGCTGAAATTCTTTTAAGAGATGATGTTGAAGAATCAAAAGACCAGTTAAATAAAATATTAAATGATTGGGAAAAAAAAGGAATAACACCAAATATAACACAAAATATGTATAACGCAATGATTTCAATGATATACAATATGGGGATTAAAAATTTTAGAATGAGTGAATTTATTCAATATGTAAAAAGAGGTCAAATGGAAAAGGCTCAAGAACAATTAAAAAAAGAAAGCTCACATATGTTTGGAAAATTTCCAGGTCTTGAAGTTAGAAGAAAACGAGAAGCTGAACTTTTTGGTAAATAAGATTTAATTAGATATTTATTTTTATGAACTTAAAAGATTCAATCAAAAATATATTAAGAGAACATATAGAACTAAAAACATTAGTTGAATGTACGATTGCCGGAGTAAGAATTGACGATGGTATTGTTTTAGCAAAGAATAGAGACAGAGGATATAAAGCTAATGTTGAAATTATACACGAATTAATTGATGATGTTGAGGTTGTATATTGGAGAGATATTGATACAGACTGGAGTGAAGGAATGAATGAATTTGGTATTGGTATTGTAAATTCAAGTTTATTGGTTGTTGAAGACGAAAAAGAAGGAAAGGGTGTTAAAAAAGAAAGAAGACAAGTTGATAAAATAAAAGATAAAACATCAAAGAAAAAGTTTGCTGCTGATGGTGGAAAAATAAGAAAAGCTCTTAGTTATAAAACTCTACCAAAAGTCATAAAATCAATTATTAGTTATACCGGTGAAGATAAAAACGATGTTGGATTAAAAGGTGAAACCATAGTTTCTGATAATAAAAATATCTATGTTGTTGAAATGACAAGAAAACACGCACCAGTTATAAAAAAATTAAAAGAAGACTCAAAACTTGTTGTAAGGACTAATCACGGAATTTATCAAAAAGGTGCTGGTTATACAAAGGGTGAAAAAAGAAAATCATCTGTCTCACGAATGGAATTAGCCAAGAAACATTTAGAAGATGTGAAAACAGATATTGAGATTATTGATAGATTAAAAGAAAAATATGACGAAGATCCATTTTTAAATCCATATAGAACTAAAAATATGTATAATATGACAACTGTCGGACAAATTATGATGAATTTAGAAAAGAAAGAAGTTACTGTAAGGATGGATAATGAAATGGGGGAATTCAAAGGGATTGAAAACAAACTTCCAAAAGGATATGAACCAAAAATTAAAATAAAAGTTGAGAACGAAAAAACATATTTAAAAGGTAAAAAATTACCAAGTTAATTCTATGGATATGACAAAAGAAATACAATATATTTTAAGACGAATATCAGTATCGGATTTAAAATACGCTTTACAAAATGTTTTTTTGGACCAAAATGGTTGTTTCTATAAAACAAAGTATGGTGTGGAAGAAGGATATAATATGTTTTATCGTGTTATTTTAGATGATATGTCTGATGTTATTTTTAATATAATGGCAAATTATGACTTTTTAAATGATGATGAATCAACCGAAGAAGAAGAAATTAATATAATTAACAAAGGTCTTGAAGAAATTTTCTCAAACACAATTCAGGAATATTATGATAATCTAAAGTGCGAAGGATATGAACCAATTATTAGTGAAGCAAAATACGATAAAAAAGATGCTGCAAATTTTCTTTTTAGGAGAGTATCAAAAGAAGATTTAGAAGATGAATTTTATGAAAATTATAAATATTATAGTGAAGGGCATAGTCACCCAGGAGTTACTTATTCGGATTTTAAAACACGATTTTTAAATTATATGATGGATGGAATACACGGTTTATTGATTGATGGGTTTATGGAAGAATCAGATATGTATGACTCCGTAATGAATTTATTGGAATATATGTATGAAGACCAAATAGAAGATTTATGGTTTGAACTAACAGATATTGAATATTAATATGAATATAAGGCAAAATATAAAAAGAATATTAAAAGAAGAAATTGAAAATACTGAATCGGAAAGATTAAAGTATGCTGTAAAAAAGATGATTAATTTTTTAACCAAAGATATTGAGTTTCCAGAAAACTTTTATGATTTTATGGTTGATATAAGAAATGTAAAATTTTTAAATTCGGATGAAAGAGTTTTAGTTATTACAACAGTTATGAAAAAACCTTTTAACGACGAACAAACAGACCAGATGTTCGAGATTAGAAAAAAATTTAAACCACAACTAGAAGCTTTTTTTAAGAGTTCATTTGATAGAATTTATTCTGGTGGAACATCAACCTTAGAAGTTTATTTAAGGGATAAAGAAAGGGATAATCAAATTCCAAATTTTTAATATAAAAGCATATTTATAGTTATGCGAATCATTCTTACAGAATCACAATATAATAGACTTTTAAGTGATCACATCTCTTCATCGATATTGCATGAGAGATTTAAAGTCTCCAAAGATGAATATATTGAGCTATACAAAGACGATGATTTTATATTGACAATTCCATTAACACACGAAGCATCAAAAAAATATGGTTCTGGAACAAAGTGGTGTACAACAAAAAGAGATTGTGATAAAGAGTTTATTGATCACATCAAACTTGGTGTTTTGGGTTATATAGTAATTAGAAACGACGAATTAAAAAGAAGGTTGGAAAATAACGCATTTGCCTTATATCGTTTGTTTGGTGATGGTATTGGTAGAACAATTGTTTTTGACGACAGAAATGAAGAATATAGAAATGGTGAAGCTTGGTTGTCAAATAAGTTTGATAGAATTGATAAGTTATTTCAATTTTATTTAATGTTGCAAAAGTTTAATCAATACTTCACAGAAAAAGAAGATGAGGGGTTGTAGTAATGTTGATTATCACATTTAATAGTTCTACAATTAGTTAATTATAACAAAAAAATCAAAATATTATGGTTTTTTGACATTGTTGATGGTAATGGTGAGTTAATAAAATTGATCTATAGAAAACAATAAAACTATGTTAGAGAATCTGTATGAATTTGAAAAATTAACATCAGAGGAGGCTCAAAAAAGAATCAAAGAGTTGAATCGTAAAATTCTTAAACACGAGATTTTATTTACCATTTTTATTTTAATTGATGTTTTAGATATTGTTTTAACAACGATTGGTTTTATTTCATTTAATATTCTAACAGTTCTAAGACTTTGTTTTGGTGTGTATGTTTGTTATAAGATATACAAATATTCAGAACCATATGAAATTGAAAGATTTTTTCTAAAACTAATATTCGGTAAGAAAAATATTAATGGAAAAAATAATTAAAATAGGTCAGAACCAGAAGTCAATTATAGATCAATCCAAAATTAAATTATATCTTTGTATATGGATAATTTAGAACTTGCCTTAATTAGAAGGGTTGCAGTCATTGATAAAATTTTTTATGAACATTTAAATAACAATATCACGATAGATTTGATTAAAATTGTGAAACTTGATTTTGATCGTTGGTTAAGACATGTGGTTGTGACAACAACAAACAATGTTATTTTATATAGTTTTGAACTTAACCTATGGGAAACTGAAACACATAATATTTTTAATAACCTATATAAATTCATATCAAGTAAATATAGATACGAACTTGAGAAATTTTTCAATAATATGGTTTAGAATTATTAACCTCACATAAAAGTGGGGTTTTTTGTATATATAAACTATTTATAACATATGAACCTACAAGAATCCATAAGAAGAATATTAAGGGAAGAAATAGAAAAAATTTCCCTTAAAAGTATTTTAACAAAAATAGATCCACCATCTATATTACATCATTATTCATCATCTAAGAATCGAGATAGTATTCTAAAAAGAGGTTTATTACCAAAAATTGGGGAAAGAACAAAGAATTTTATTACAAACAATGAATTAAATCTGGAACCGGTTCCTTTAATATTTGCACAAGACCCAAAACATGGTAACTTTTTTGGTGTTTATGGGAATGACATTTGGGAAATAGATTTAACAAAACTTGATAATAATTGGTATAAAGATCCTATTCACGAGAAAACAGAGCCAGAATGGTATTTTTATGTAACAACTGAACCAATACCACCTTCAGCAATTAAATTAATTGGATCAAACGAAGAAGCGGACAAAGCTAAAGAGATTTATCTAAAAACGGGAAAACAACCAAAAATTGATTTGACACCTGAAGAAAAAGAACGAATAAAAAAAGAGAAAGAAGCTGAGGAGTTAAAAGCTAAACAGGATAAAGAGTTTAATGAATTACCGGATGATATAAAAAATATGGATATAGGTGACTTAATGAACCTACAAGAATCAATAAGAAGGATATTAAAGGAAGAAATATCAAATCCGGTTAATTTAATTAAAAGAAGAATAGACACGGTTGATTGGTTGGTTGATTTTTCTGTAAGAGAAATAGAAAGACAATATAATGGTATATGTAATGTTAGGACCCCTGAAAACTTTGTGGAGATTGTAATCGAAAAGACAGGAGATGGAATGTATTGGGATTATTTTGCCGACAAATTAGATGATGATTCAGACGAATGGGGACAAATGTATAGATTTATAGAAAGATATGTCAAAAATAAATTTGGTGATAAGTTAAGAGAACATTATCATATACAATGTGGAGATTAATATGAACCTACAAGAAAACATAAAAAGAATATTAAAAGAAGAGATCAATAAAACTGGTCACGGTCGAAGAATAGAAAGACTCCAGAAACTTTTGGATGATACATTAGAGTTAATGTTAAAAACTTGTAGAGAACTGAATTCGGAAGATGATGAACACATTTCATTTGATGTTTGCGATTTTCTTGAGTTAGAACCAAAAATTAGAATCACAAATATTGAAAAAAAAATGTTCTAAACATATATCTCAAGATAGAATATAGTTCCAATTGGTTTGTGGATGAAGACCCATTAGTTTATGAACTACAATGGCATCTACGTAAATTTATCCCAAAAGTTAATGTAATAGTAGATAATATTATCAATACAATGTCAGATAAAGACAGACAGTGGTAGGTTTCAAAATTAATTACTACATTTGTCTATGGACAAATACCAAAAACTCATAATTAGAAGACTTGAGACTATTGATGAGGTTTTCCACTTCTGGTTAAATTCTAATGGTGCTCAACATTTAGTTAGATCACATGATTATCGTAGTTGGAAAGAAGCATTATTACACGATATGTCAAATTATTTTATGGTAGAACATTTAAAAATGCCTAGTTGGGATGTTTTTTTTAATAAAATAGATGAAATGGAGATAATCCATTCAAAATTATGTGATTTTATAAGAAATAGATATAAAGACAAAATGAAAGACACATATAGATTATATAAAACAAAAATTGGATATATCCGAATTTAATTATGGTCATATTTATAATAATATGAACCTACAAGAAAACATAAGAAAAGTATTAACTGAGTGGTATGCCAAAATAAATAGGGAAGAAGAAAGCGGTTTATCTTATTCGGCTATGGAAATGGTTTTAAATAAAACTATGACTAAAAAATATGACTGGTGGAAAAAAATTGAAATATATGATGTTTTATATTCTGAAATTAGTGATATTATCTCATTCTATGGTAAAATATATGTAGATGAAACCTGGGTTAAACAAAGATGGTTAGAATATAGAGGTTATGAACTTACAAATAAGATAGATTATATTACATTAGATGATATTGTAGATCAAAAATTCCTTAAAGAACTTTCAGATAGTTTGGTTAATATATTAAAATCACTCACAAACTATCGTGAAGTTAAGAAAATAAGATTAGAACCATGTGAGATTATACCGATTTAAACAGATAATTCCCACCCCAAAAGGTGGGGTTTTTTGTATATATAAGGTATTTATTACATATGAACCTACAAGAATCCATAAGAAGAATATTAAGGGAAGAACTGGAATCAAAATGGAACACCGGAAATAAACACGGAAATAAATATGATTACCAACACGGTTATTGTCATTATTTTGCTTATAATATTATTGGTAGATTAAAAAAACTATACCCAAATAAAAACATTAGATATTATTTAATAATGGCCGATGAGGTTTATGATTTTGACGAGGGAGAAGTAGAACAATCGTATCTTATTCACGCTTACATAAAGATAGACGATTTATATTTAGACTCCAATGGATTCACAACAGAAGATGAAATAGAAGAAAGAGCCCAGGATTGGTATGATAGACAATTAAATGAATTACCAGAAGATTATAGAATAGATATTTGGCACGATGAATATGATAAAATACCAAAACATTTCTTTAACAATCAATTTTGTAATACCGGAACAATTAAAAATGATATAGAAAAATTCTTATCACACCCAGAAGTAAGAGAATTACTAAAGATTATAGATTAGATAAAAAGATTACAATATATTTATTACATATGAACCTACAAGAATCCATAAGAAGAATATTAAGGGAAGAATTATCCAATGGTGAGGACTTCCATAAAAATCTTAATGTTAGAAAATCTGAAGCCGCCAAAATTATAAAACAATATGGTCATTTTTCATCACCAGACTTACGATATATTACTATACCACTATACGCATACATTGAGTATGAAAACTTCGGTAGACTAAAAGAATTGGGGGTTAAATACAGATTTACACCAATTAGTGAAATTAACTTAAATGGGGCATTATCTAGGTTCATAAAAGAAAGGGGTATTTTTAATGGAATTGGTGGTAACATAATAAGATTATATAATGATGAGCCGGTAACGAAGAGTGAAATCTCAAAAATTAAAAGAAAGATTCAGGAAATTATAGATGAGTTTAATTCAAAATTAAGAACAAACTATCAGATTGATGGGATTGTTGGTGAAAAAAGTTCCGATACTTTAAGACATCAATTAAATCAAAAATTAAGAGACGAAGAATCTAATTATGAACCAACATATAACAATATTGGGATAAAACTTTCCAGAGGATTCGAAGACGAATATTTGGCAACAATACCTATGGATGAAATTGACAAACCACAAATGTTAGATTAAAATTCCAACATATGGAAAATTATTATATCACACCCAGAAGTAAGAGAATTACTAAAGATTATAGATTAGATAAAAAGATTACAATATATTTATTATAAATGAATCTACAAGAAAACATAAGAAGAATATTAAGGGAAGAATTACTAAATGAAACGAAATTCTTTCGCAGGAGAATTAAATTAGACGATATTAAAAGAAAACTTCCAGGTAATGCCGAACAAGTGTATTATGAAACGGAAAATTACGGACAATTCAAATATGAATTAACTTTAAGAGCTGTGGAAACAATTATGTATAATGAGTATGAATTGGGCTGGGAAGATCTACCACAACAAGAAGAAATAGATTTTGTAACAGATGTATCAGATTTGTTTGATGACAAAATTAAATCATTATACAACCACTACAAAGAAAGATTATGAACCTACAAGAATCCATAAGAAGAATATTAAGGGAAGAACTGGAATCAAAAGATATTAGTCATTATTTAGATGTATCACCATTTTATAAATTACCATATCCATATCAAAAATCATTAATGATATTTAGAAATGAAGGAACTACAAATGATATGGAGATTAAAGATTTAATTGATGACGAGTTACAAACTTCTTTTAAAAGAAAAATGTTTTACTATGGAGTTGTCCCAATTAAGTTAATAAAAGATGAGGTTACAGAACGATTAGAATGGGATAGTTTTGAGAATTATCATAAATGGTATGGAGATGAACAAACAGACCACGGAGATTCAGTATTACCAATCATAATTGATTTTGATGATGAAGAACTAATTATAGATGGTTGGCACAGATTCCACTCCTATACTAGAAAAGGATTAACTAAAATCCCAGTATTGGGAATATATAGAGATTAATTATGAACCTACAAGAATCCATAAGAAGAATATTAAGGTAAGAGCTAAAGATTATTAAATAGGTAAAAACATTACAACATACTCACTCATTACAAAGGGAGACCTCATCCGGTCTCCTTTTTCATTCACTCATATGTTCTAATCTTTTTCCCCCATTTTAATGGGTCCCCCCCAGTATTAGTGACCAATATGGTACACAAAATATAATAACACATTTGGTATAATGATATGGTACAACTATCCAGACAACTTTGTACCAAAGTTATATTTTAGTGTTGTATGTATATTATATTTTGGTGTGGTGATTACAGACTAAAATGAATGTGGTAGTGAAAGGGATTACTAATTATATCTTGATTGCAAGGTTTAACCTTGCTTAACTGATATAAAACATAATCCCACTTATTACCACTTATTAGTGATTATTACCATTTACTATGTGTTATTAGTTGTGTAAATTTAAGGTGGTCATTGTTGAAATACCCCCTTACGGGTCGTTGAAGATATGTTTTTAAGTAACCAATAAAGTGATTTACAAACAACATAAATGTCTATCCACGGCCTTTAAACTATAACTATACCATTTTAGCGGGGAAATAGATATAGTAAAAAAAGTGGTCTTCCAGATACTAGGAAGGGGAAAAAATTGGGGTTATGATATTTAGAACGACAATTATTGTGGTAATAAGTGGGAACTATGGAGTGGGAAAAAGTGGGGAAACCCTAACTGGGGGATTGTGTAGTCCCCAACACGAACCTGACATTTTGACATTTCCAAATAAATTAACAAATATTTATAAACAAATTATTAACATATGGAATCAATATTAGACATTTTCAATCCCCAGGTCAGTAAATCAGGGGACACCATAAGTGTGACATATTGTCATGGTTTATATTCCGGACACTGTATTTACAAAGAGGCCACACTTCACGGGAATAAATTAAAACAGCGAATACATATTTTAACTCATACAGATATGGAAGATGTGATTGAGTGTTTGTATAAGATGGGGGAAATAACTGGTCCCCAGGATTTACAGACAATATCATATCTTATTCAAGCTCATTCAAGGGCTCAGCTGGAAAAGTAAATAATAAAAAATATTTGACTTTTTCAAAACAATCATATATTTATATAATGAACTTATTTTCCCCAGAGCTGGGAATTAGTTAATCAAAGTCCTGGTGGCTTGTAAAGATTAAGATAAGATCAAACACAAATAATGACATAAAAAACCACAAACGAGTGGGTGGGGGTTTATCTTCCTTTACAAGACGGGTTTGTATTGGGGGATTTTTTTATTGTCTTATATTTTTATAAGATGTTATGGAGTTCACCCTCTACGAACCCCCACCTAGAGAACTCGGACCCGTTTCGGAATCAACCACCAACAATACAAAGTTACAAATAATAATTGACATAACCAAACTATTTGATATTTATTTTATATGGGAACAAGATTTGAAAAATTTAGCGAACCTCAACTAAAGAAGTATTTGGGGTTTGTTCACAAAGTATTAAAAGATGAAGAACTGGGTGAGCCGGAAGACTTCTTTAATTTATTTTCAAGGTATGACAACTCAAATACAAAAAAAATACTTCAAGCACCAATTGGTTGGGAGTTTGAAAGATTGGATGTTGAATATCTTTATTATCTATTAAAAAATAATCCATTTTATTATGTGGAAGATAAGGAACTTAATAGACCAACCCTTGAGTATAAGGACTGTGATTTTGTAACGGATGAAAAGGTTCGAATACAATACACAAGATCAGGTCAAGTTGATACATATCTTGACGATGATTTTAATTCAAGCTATCTTGAGGAACTAAGACAACACAATGAGATTGCTCCCTGGGATTGGGAAATAACCGATGAAGACCATAGAGATGGTGAGGTATATGATGATTGGTTTGATGTAAATTAATTATGAAAAAGTATATTATAACAGAAGAACAATTAACCAAATTATTATTGGAAGAAGATAAGCCAATAACAAAGGGAATTGCCCTACACATAACTGACGACCAGGGGGATTACTACGAATCAAAGTTAATGGAGTTTAATGGTGAAGAAGAATATAATGTGTGGAAAGATTCATTGGATGAAAATACAAAGATCATTGGGGAAATGGATATTGAAGAAAAGAATGCCCAACCAATGAATGAATCAATCAATGAAAAACAAAAAGGATTTGATATTCTATCAAAGATGATTAAAAAACATTATCCCTACCTTTCGAATGTAAGACCAACCGACAATTCAGGTGGAACATATCTTTCTGTTGATATGGATATTGATTTAAATAAGTTCTATAAAATTACCGGGACCACACCGCCGAAAAAACTAGAAGAATATTTAAAAGAACATATGTTTGATTTACTTAGAGAACGAGGAATGTATCTAAGAAGATATGTTGATAATCTTTATAAGGATGAATATGAAAACAACTTTAACGATAAGTTAAATGAGTTATTAAATAAGTATTATAATCTTATTCCCCAATCAATGCAGTACACAAAGTTTGAAGGAAGAACTGATGACGAACTAATGGATCTTGGATCTGGTAGTGACTTTTATATTAGATGGAGAGATGAGAAAGAACCAATCAATCTTGAGATTAATTATTTTTATCCACAAGTTAATGTTAATAAGTTAAAACTGACAATTTGACCGAGTGGGGGCTTATGGTATATATACCCCCCCTCCATATGGGGGTCTGACATTATTACCCCCTCCCCCCTCCCGTATCCCCCCCATATATGACATTTTGACAGGTAAATAGGGGGGTCAATCCCAAAAATGAAGTATTCGTAAAAAAATTTTAGAAAAAATTTCCCCCATTTTGGGGATATACTCAATTTCTAAAAAAAAATTTTTGGAAAAAATTCCCCAATTTTGGGAATGTCTATTTGATAAACATAGAATAAATGTATGTTTAAATTTTTTAAAAAAATCGACATATAATATTGTTTTCCACAAAACACGACCCCCAATTTAAATTAGACCCAATATTCAAAAAAAAAATTTAAAAAATTTTTTCAAAAAAAGTCGTTTTTTTTTTAATTAATATTTATTTTAAAATAAAAAAAAATATTAATATAGGATATTATGAAAAAAATTATAAGACTTACTGAATCAGATTTAGCTCGTATCGTTAAAAGAATAATCATAGAGGAAGAAGAAATGACGACCAACGACAATTGGGTAACAATTAAAAATCGTTTAAAACTAGTGACCGACTCAGATGGGAATAATCCAAAAACCATTGATTTTAAATATAAAAATAAACCAATGACAACTTTAAACTGGGGAAACAAAAGTGACCAAGGTAAAAGAAAAAATTGGGGGTTAGGTATTGGTAGTGATGGTAATTTAGTTTTTATAACAAGTGATGAGATACAAAGTAAAATATTTGAAAATCAATGGGGAGTAAAGACTGATTTTAATAGTTTATCTAAAAACTATTCATCCAAAAGTAAAATTGATTTTTCCAATCCAAGTAATGTAATATCTAAAATTAAAAAAACCATATTATCTTTAGGATAGTAATCTTTCTATATTTTATATTAACCCCCCCCCTCCCACAAAGAGGGGTTTTTTATTTCCAATATGTTTATTCAATCGACATGATTTAATGTAGTGTCGAAAAAATAAGAAAAAATCGACATGACCTCCCAGAAACACGACCCCCAATTTAAATTAGACCCAATATTCAAAAAAAATTTTTGAAATTTTTTCTGAAATTCCGGGTATTTATTACTATGAGACTAACAGAAAAAGATATCACAAGAATTGCAAGAAAGGTTTTAAATGAAAACCGGGGATCTCTGGGATCGATAAGAGATGAGTACAGAAACGTATCTCAAAAACTTGCAAGATCAATGGAGGAATATGATGTCTTAACAAGAAAAGGGGAATACAAAAGAATGAGTGATGAACTTGATAATTTAAGAAGTTTAACTCGTAAGTTAAAAAATATTCTTCAAACCATAGAATCAAAATTATAACCGGAATCCATTTCCTTTTAATAATTTTCAACTATATATGATTTATGGACAACGAACAAAAAGCACAGAAGTATAATCAACTAATGATTGAATATACAAGAACCCAAAATAAAATCTCTTCAATAAGGGGAGAATCCCTTGAGTTAAATCAAAGACAGTTAAATGAGATTCGAGAACTGGAAAATAAATTAAGTTTCCTAATGGATTCGGCATCTCGTCTTTAATTTATCCCCACCTCATTTAGTAATGGTTTTTATTTTATGATGTATTTATTTATATGAAAATAATAATTACTGAAACTCAAAACAAAGAACTTCTTAAAAGATTAAGAAGAATCCAGGAAGTTAAGGATATAATTACTTATCAAACCGAAATTCAAGATCCTTGTAATTTTGAGGATGGTGAGGATTATGCCGAGTTTTGTATTGACCAAGGTATTAGTTTCTTTTATGGGGATGAAGGATATGAAAGGGATAATGAGGTATTCTCCGATGAAACCGAAGACCACGGACGGGATATTATAACCGATTTAATGTATGATGAATTTTACAATGATTTTATTTCACTGTGGAATGATAGTGATTGTTAATTTGTTATATTTATTTATATGAAAATAATAATCACAGAATCGCAATATGAAACATTATTTTTGAATCTTCCCCAGTTTCTTAAAAGAAGAATAACAATGGAAGATTTGGAATGGTTTGACAAGAATGTAAATCGTTTTATTATTACAACACCCCCCGTAAATGAATTTAAAGATTTTTCTGATTATATTATTGGTGATCTTTTGCATGAATTTATATCCGAAAGAAAGGGTGATGAAATTGATACATATTATGATGAGGACTATGATGAACATCTTTGGGATGAGACCAGCCGAAATAAGGTGATGGATATGTATTGGGAATTAAAACCATTTCTTGAAAAAAGGTATAAAGACCGGTTGTATCTTAACTGGGAAAGAAAAAAACAAATCTAATATGAATAAACTACCAGCATTTTTTATTAGAAGATATGATTCACATAAACTTGAAAAAGTTATGAAAAGAGGTGCTACACACGCTTATTTTAATACAAGAAATAAAGAAGATTTTAAAATAGAGTTAGCTAGGACGGCAGTTGAAACATTTTTTTATATGAAATATGAAGTTGATCTTGGAAATATGTCAGAAAAAGAATGGGAACCAATTATTGATTATATAATTGGTGTGTTCGGACCTTTAATGGATTTATATTATAGAGGTTTAAAAAAAGATTATTCTAATGGTTAATTTTTTTGTTAGTTTATAGTATTTTTAAAATAAAAAATCATTATAATTAAAATTCTTCCTTTCTTATTGGGGGTATAAACCGAACCCGGACTTCGTCCGTGATTTTATTTTGGTTCCGATTGGCCGCGTTTTTTGAATGGGTTAAAATAAAAATCTTAAAATTATACGAATAAACCGGCAATTGTAAATATTTATTATTAAATAAACAATTTAAAAACAAAAAATTATGCCACTAAAAGTAGATAAATTAATCGCATCTGAAATTGTTCTTAATGGAACTGAATTAACTGGAGTATTACCTTATAAAGTATATACAGCTTTATTGACACAGAGTGGTCAAGGTAATACAACCGGAATTAATTCGGGACCATTAACAAAAGGAGTAACTTATAAAATTCAAGCTGCTGGTGGTGACTTTTCAAATGTTGGCGCACCAAATAATAATCCAGATACTTATTTTGTTGCAATAAATAACGACACACCATTAAGTTATGGTGGTAGTACCTTACTATATAACACAGGAGCCCCAGAAGTAACAGTGTTAGAGAATACTATTGGTAATATTTGGTTTACTTATATAGCACAAGGAGTGTATTTAGCAAATAGTGTTGAATTATTTACACAAAATAAAATATGGGCAACAGCTTATTCTGGTTCAGATGATGAAACTATTTTTGTGGGTTTTGTTTGTGCTAATAATGGTACATCAGAAATTAGTTTATATGCAAGTAATGGAAGTAATCAACATATTAATATAAGATTAGAAATAAGAGTATATAACTAAATAAACAATTAAAAAACAAAAAATTATGCCACTAAAAGTAGATAAATTAATCGCATCTGAAATTGTTCTTAATGGAACTGAATTAAACGACAATAGTGTCGCACATTATGAATTAGACCGTGATCAAACCGATGTTGTCACAGTAAATACAACAAAAGGTATTATTGACATTCTTGGGATGGAAGATTTCGCACCATCTCCAGGATTTGGTAGTTCAATCTATTTTGTGATCAATAACCCGGATTTGGATCTTACCGTTGAAAATAGAGATAATATATATGTTCAATACTCTGTATATTATAGTCAAAATCCTAGTGATAATGCAATTCCTTATTTAATTTCAACTGGAATTAGCTCTGGTGTGAGATTTGATTTATATAACGCAAACCCAGCTGATGCTGAAGTTGATAACTGGAGTGGAGCTTTGTATGTATATTATGAACTTTACACTATTAATTAATTAAAATTAACTTACATAGAAACCTCACAAGTATTTTGTGAGGTTTTTTATTTTGTCTAATATTTATAAATAAAAAATTATGGGAAAATTAATAATAACAGAAGAAGAAAGATCAAGAATTCTTGGAATGCACAAAAGTGTAATCTCAAAACAATTTTTAACTGAAGCAATTGATACTGAAGGTACTGTATCTCAGATTATGAATCAAGTTGCCGGAATTTTAAATAAAGAAATTGATTTAAAAATAAAACAAAATCCACAGTTCCCACAAGCTAAATTAACTGTGCAAAGAGTTGCTAGTGGTGATAGAGTATTATATAAATTTATGTATGGAAACACACAAGTTGGTGAGGTTCAAGACATTTCTATTATGCTAACTCAGGGTGGACCAAGACTAATTGGAAATTCCATCATTCAAGCGTTTAATATTAACTTTAATAAAAATCTACCGAAAACATTACAACAATTACCACAACCAGGTCTTAAAGCTGCCGTTGACGGTTGGGTTGCAGGTTTCCAACCACAACCTCAAAAACCTGGCGCTGCACAATCTCAACCAGTTAAAAAACCTTAATAAAAAAACCCACTTTAATCGGTGGGTTTTTAATTTTATTGTGTTTTAATTATTTCAAATTTTGTGGCTTTTGATATATCATAATGATCTCCGGTTCTTGAAAACCAATTAAAAGATTCATTTCTAGTATCAGTATTAAAAATTACACCAACATCATAACCTTCATATAAAAAATTAACAACATATAAACTTCCATTATTTACATAAATTATATCACTCTCACTTTCCAAAACACCATCTCGAAAAAACATATCCGTTTTGTTTGTCAAATCAATAACATATTCACAATTACCATAGTTGTATAATACAGGTTCCAAAACATTGGAGATCACATTAAAAACTCCCAAAGTGTCGTAATTAGAGTATTCAATAGTTTCATAAACTTTAATTTTGATAATTTGTGAATTAACAAAACTAAGAATAAAAAGTGTGAAAATAAAAAATATTGTTTTCATAGATATTTGATTTGTTCTACAAATATAAATATTTTTATTTGATTGTTTTAATATTTATTGTAAAAAATATTATGAAAAAAATTATCATATCAGAAGAAGAAAAATCAAGAATATTGGGATTACATAAAAACGCCATTTCAGAACAAAATTTAATGGAACAAGGAACATCAACAGAAAATCCTCTTTATGTGAAGAAACAAACAGCTATGGGTGAATTAACCGGACAAGCAGTTAGATCAATTGAACCAACTGGGATTAAACTTCAAAAATATGAACAAACTGGAGCGTATTATATTCCTGGACCTTCAAATATTGCATATACGATGCAAAAATACTATGGTGGTTCAATTGATAATATTATATATAAAAATGTGTTGGTTTTTACAAAGAAGGTGGGTATTCTTGATGCCCAATCAATGGAATATAAAGGATCTTCAATTCCAATAAAGGATAATAATTTAGATAATTTAATATCAATGTCATTCGTACCGAAAGCTCTTTATATTGGTGAGGAAGTACTTGGTGATAAACAGAAACAATATATATATCTATTTGATAGTCCAATCACAACTAATTATTCTGGTGATATTAATAAACCTTTTATTACCAAAAAAACAGAACGAGCTAATGGTATAACTACCGAATATGTAAAACAAGCAATTATAGCGGATTTAAATGTAAAATCTGGTACTGATTTAGCTGTCGATGGTGACAAAGCAGTTTTAACATTACAACCGAATTGGACAAAATTTGGTAAAAATTTTAATATGTTAAAAATAAGAAATTATGATGGTGCCGTATTTTATAACTCATTGGGTACTGGTGGAACACCAATTGGTTATGTCGACTATTTGTTTGGCTACCTCCAAAACATAACACTAGGTAAGATGATAGGTGTTAGTAAAGCACAATAATTATTTATTATAATGTAATTTTATAATTTCTTTATCCATATTTGTAAATTCAGTCGTCATTGACCACCCTTCATAAAAAATACTATTAGGGTATTTCATTGAATCATTCATAAGCCCCAATGACTGTGTCAATTCTTCTCTAACGATATGTTTTTTTAACATAACTGCCTCTTCTGGCGGCAACCAATCGCATCTTACAACATCAACATAAAATGAACCATGCGAGTAATCATTATTTTCATCTGAAAATATACAAGCTAAACCATAATTATAACCACTAAATCTAACAACTTGAGGTTCAATTTTATCGTATTCACCGCATAGACCAAAAAACGCAATCAAATTTGCTTGAGACTTTTCATTGACAATTTTTATTTCGATTGGATTGATTAACTCATTTAACTCATCAACAACTTTCAATAACTCATTATATGTTACAGAATCTTTTGTCCCCATAACAAATATTTTTACATCAGTCTTCCATTTTTTAGGGGGTCGTATTGTTGGTTTTCCATTTGTTACAAATTCAGATCTATAAGCAATTTCATTGTAATACTGGATAATACTATCTTGTGAATTAACAAAACTAACAATAAAAAGTGTGAAAATAAAAAATATTGTCTTCATAGATATTTGATTTGTTCTACAAATATAAATATTTTTTTTAACTCTTTATGATATTTATAAATAAAATTAAAATATGAAAAAATTTATCATAACAGAAGCTGAAAAAAGTAGAATTCTTGGAATGCACCACAATGCGATTAAACAAGAATTTATTTCAGAACAAATAGCTAGAGCCGGAGAACCTGAAGATTTGGTAATAAATCAACCAACCACAACTCCGACTGGAACACCGAAACAAGAAACCGTAACATTTCAAACACAAGGTGATAAAAACTATGTACCAACCCAAATTTTACAGGCACAAGATAAAGACTATTATTATAAAAAAGAAGGCGATAAATACTATTTTAAATTAGTAGAAGAACCAGTATCTACAAAAGCTAAAGAATTTGCAAAACAAGGTAAATTTAAAGACTGGACTGAGGCAAAAAACCCTAAAGCAATTGAGGGAATCAGTAAATTGAAATTCACAAAAGTTGAAAAAATGGAGTTGAAACCTTTATCTGGTGTGTCGCTCTCAAGTAAAGTTATAACAACTGGAACAACAGTAGGTGGTGGTGCAAAACCTTTAGCTCAACTAGCCGGAACACCAACACCAGATTTATTAAAACAATTTCCAAATTTAGCAACATTAGATCAAGCAACACAAACAAAAATTACCACTTGGACTAAATCACCGGCTGGTCAATATATTTTAAATACACCAGCTGACCAGAGAGAAAAAGCAATGGATAATTTAGATAAAATGTTTGGTGGTGACCCACTAACAAAAGAACTTAAAAAACCAATCAGACAAGCACTTGGAATGAAAGCTGATAATATTTTTGGTAGAATTGGTTCGGCCGTTAAAGGAGGTGTTGCAGGTGCGAAACAAGGATTTCAACAACAAAGTTAGATTTTATGGATAATAGAAAAATAAATCAAAAGGATATTGATGAAATCGTTAAAAGAATAATTAACGAAGGCAATACTTGGGAAGGTATTAAAGGTTGGTTTAGAGGTAAAGGTTATAATTATTCAAAATATTTATCTGAAATTGATGACTTATTGTATAATATTAAACGAAAAATAATACAAGATGAAAAGTTAAAACAACAAATAGATAATATCACATCTGATTTAACAAAATCATCAGCTGATGATTGGCAAAAAGACGAATTAACAAATCTGATGAAAGATTTGTCAGAAACAATTAATAAAACTAATTCCAAATTAGAAGGATTATCAATTAGAATTAAAAGAATGCGATGAAAAAAGAAGAAACAAAATCAAGAAACAAAAGAAATCTTTATAAATATCTAAAAATGATTAAAAATAATGCTAAAATTCTTGCAAAATATAATGAAGAATTAAAAAAATAATTATGGGAAAAAAAATACTTGTGACAGAACATCAATTGGAGAAATTGGTAAATTATATTTCAGAAGAGGCTGCTGGATATGATGATTTCGACCAAATGTTACAACATGGTGGGAAGTCTATGTCTATTTTGATTGATACTTTAAAAGATTTAATGACGGTTTTTAGGGGTATAGCTGAAATGACAAGTTCAAAAACTATTGAATATATAGATTTAAAAGAAAATCTAAAAGAAGCAATTGATTTAATTTCAGAAATAAATAGTGTGTCAAAAACTGTTCTACAAGATTTTACAGATAAGGAAGTTATTAAAATTAGTGAAATACTACATAGAAAATTAGAGTCGTATCAAGAAAAAATAAGAATGTTAATTAATATGGGTGAAGATATTTTTTCTAAAGAAAATGTTAAAAGTAAATTAGAAGAAATGACAACAATTGTTTTAGAATGGGTTGAATCTTATGCTTATGCTCTAAAAGATGCCGATACTAAATTTAGAAAAAGATTAAGAAAGGGAAAACCATTCCAAAGACCGGATATGAATTAATGGTTTTTTTTGGTTTTAAAGATATTTATAAAATAAAAAATTATGGGAACAAAAAGATTTTTAATAACAGAAGATGAAAAAAGAGAAATAATGTCTCTTTACAATTATAAAGGTTTATTACAAGAACAAAAAAACCAACCAAAGGAATATATTTTAAATACTATATTAAGTCTTGAAAATAGTATAGCCCAACATCCAGAGTTGAAATTATTCCCAGGGACAAAATTTGTTTTAAAATTTAAAAATGATGGAAAACCATATTTAATAACTGACAAAACTACCATATCTCAGTATGTTGCAACAGATACTGGTCGTGTTTTTGGGGATGAAGATAATATAGTCGATGGTAAAAAAAATAAAGCTGTTGTTTATTATAATTGTTCTACTGGTAAATTTGGTACTAAAAATAATACAAGTATAAAAAATATTGAGGGTGATTATGGTAATCCAGAAAAGATGAGTTGGTACGCACAACCAAATCAAGTTGAACCTTTTAATAATGTTTGTAAAACAAAACAAATAGTTAAGACTACAGATCAAGTATTAATTAATGCGAAAAAATGTGGATTTAAAACAAAAGCGGAATATGAAGCACAAAATTGGGCATGTCCTAGTGCATCTCCAGCTGAAAAAGAAAAACTCAAAAAAGAAACTCTAAAAATAATTTATCGTGAGCGTGGTGGCGGTGGAACTGGTACAAAATATCAAGCTTGTACTGAAACATATGTAAAAGGGTGTATTTCAGATACAATTAAAAAAATACAAGGATGTTTAGGTTTATCAGTGGATGGTAAAATGGGACCAAACACAGTAAGTGCTGTAAGTGCTAAAATTGGTAGAAGTTATTTTACAGATGCTGATGTTGAGAAACTATGTGGTGGTAAAGTAATAGATGGTGGACAAGACCTTGAAATACCGGATAGTGATCAAACAAAAATAGAACAACCAAAACCAACATCAGACCAAATTGAGTTTGGTGGAGAAGAATATTAAATAAAAATGGGGATTTATGAAATCCCCACCAATTCTAATTCAAAAATAAGTTTTTGTCCGGCTAAAGGGTGGTTAGCGTCAATAACAACAACCTCATCTTTAATTTCCAAAACTTTTACAATACTTGGACCCATAGGACCAAATGTTTGTAACATCGCACCTACCTCAACATTTTCTGGAACCTTTGTTTTTTCAATTTCAATCACCAGTTCTTCATTTCTTGGACCATAGGCTTGATCTGACTCAATTTCTACTGTTTTTTTATCACCAACTTGCATACCAACTAAACCTTTTTCAAATCCAGGAATAAGTTGACCTTGTCCTAATTGTGTTTCTAATGGAGTTCTCCCCTCCACCAAAGATGAATCAAAAATTGTTCCATCCTCTAATTTACCTACGTAGTTCACAACTACATTACTTTGTTCATTTACCATAATTTTTTTTAACAATCATACTTAAATAAAATTGAATTGTAAAATGTATTTATTAGAAATGAAAAAATTTATCAAATATCTCATAATTCAATTAATGAATAAATATGGTTCATTTATGTGGTTTGGAACACACTTATCAATGACACAGACCAACTGGCATTATATATTTGAAACTTTTTTATGTGTTTTTATTAACTTTTTAGTTTTATTTTCGTTATATTTGCAATATAAAGAAGAAGAAAATGAAAAACTACAACAAACTTCCAATCCCAAATGATTCTGCTTGGAACAGAAAAGGAGTTTTACCATTCTTATGGAGAAATGCACACTGGAGACTAAGATACTTTACTGGAGGTATAAAAAATATCTTCAGATGGGCCCCAACATTATATAAAGATAAAGATTGGGATAGTTGGTACATATTCACAATTCTTCAGAAAAAAATAGAATTCCAAAGAAAGGAAATAATCTATGCAAATCGTCATATGGATGTTGATAGAGATAATCGTGATATGACTATTGTTTTGAATCTTATAGAAAGAGTTAAAGACGAATATTACAATACCGAATACCTTGACTATGAAGATTCTAAATTCAGTTTTGAACCTATTGAAGGTAATGAAAATCTCAAAAAAATGGAGATTGATATTTTGACAGAAAATTATAATGAATACTTAAAAAAGTATCCGTCAAGTGTTCGTAAAGTTTTAAAAAATAAACCTAATTTAGATAAAAGGGACTTATGTTTTTATGTTGCAAAACATAACCAAGAAAAAGCACATAATTTATTATTTAAAATTTTAAAAGAAAGAATGGAATGGTGGTGGGATTAAAATTGTTTAAATTTATTTAGGAATTACATCAACCGACGATTGTATAATAATCGGATTTCCAATACCAAGAACATCCCAAGCTGATTTAACAATATATTCTAAACCATCTGGATATAAATCCATTGAGTTCTCAAAATCATCAAAATGTAAGGTTACATTAACCAAATAAGCTTTTTTACTCCTAATATAGGTCATATTACTTATTTTTATGAAACTTCCTTTACCAAAAGTAAGTTCTGTTTGTGATTTCAGCCCAATATCTAAAACTTTTTGGAGAAACTTTTTGTATTTCATATATTTTATCTAAAAATAAGCATAAAAATCTTTATTTTAAAGTAAAAAGACTTAATTTTAACTATTCAAACCAGTAAGTTATGAATATTTTATATTTTTTAATCATATCATTAGTTTTTTTAGGTGTAAATGTTTTAATATACTACATATTGTATAGAATTTTTAAAAAACACATTAAAAACATTCTGAATAAGGTAAATAACATTGCAAATCAGTCAATAACCCAACAAAAAACCTCGATTACAAGTCATTTTGATCAAGAATTGAATAAAGTTAAGGAGATTATTAGAAAAACCACCAAAAAATAAGGTTATAGACTGAAATATTTAGCATTTTATCAGTTTATAACCTTAAAAATCATCATTTTCGGTGTTAATTTCTTGAATTTTGAGTATTTTTACATTTTTTCCCTTATTTTTTACTGAAATTTCGTGTTCATTGGGGTAAAGTATGTTATTTCTGAGTGTTTCTTGTAAATCTACCTCATTTTTTGGTATTTCTGCGGTAATTAGGTAGTATTTTTCCCCACAACCAGTACAAAATGAGTGATTTGACAATAATTCTTGTCTATTTTCACTAAAATGTGTCCCAATTTCGTCTAAATTGATGTCTTTTTCGTCATCTACAACCAAAATTCGGTATCCTATAAGTGTTTTTTGGAGGTTTTTTACCCTATTTAGGTGGTATTTTAGCTCATTTTTAGCCTCTTTTTCGTCAAAATCCATCGTTTTTAACGCTGAAATGAGGGTTTTTTTGTCTATTATTTCACTTAAAATAGGTAATAACTTCATATAAATAAATACTCTAATTAATCCTTTTTCTTTTGTTGTTTGATTTCCACCTCATATGGGCCGGTATTTGTCTTATAATTGTCATATTTCCAGATCATAATACAATCATCAAGAGTAATTGTCCTTTCAAATACCTTTCTTTCTACTTGTTTTTTTGTTTTTTTATCACTCATAGGATACAAATATAGTAATAATTACCTAAAAAAAGAAACCCCTCTTTTGTGAGGGGAGTAAAAAACTGATAAAATGTTATTCTTGGGATTCTGATTTATCCTCCTTAAAGAAATTTGTAAGAAATTTACCAACAACCCCAAATATAATTGAGGACACAATCATAATTTTAAGTTCAGTTGTTGTGAAAATTTCTTTTAGACTATCATACTGCCAAATACCACCAATTGCAATAACTGTTGCAACAGCAAGTAAAGCATCCCCTAATTTTCTCCACTTTTTCGGTGTGGGTTTCCAATAATTTTTCATCATAGTTGTTTTTATATAAATATTTAGATAAATAAAAAAGGGACAGTAGCGAATTGTCCCTTTTAACATTACCATAACCAGTAATGGTCCTAAGCAAACTTTTATTGACCTTTAATTAGGTTAATACATTGTTTTAAATATTCTTTAGCTCTTGGTGATGGTGTATATTCATCATCTTTTGTTTGTAGAGCTAAAACTCTCTCAATATCTTTAACAAGTTCAGTTCCGTGTTCGTTTTCTTTGTATAATTCAAGAATTTTATCCATAGCTTTATGACAATCACCAGTTGTTTCATCGTAATAGTTTTTATTTCTAAAACGATTTAGATTGTTCATCATTTCATAAGCTAAATGTGCTCCACCGTCTTTAATATCGTTAGCCCATCTAAGATTATTTAAAATACCAATAGTATCAACCATTGAATTTACGCCGGCTCTTCTTTTTTTAATTCCAGGAGAATATTTTACGTATTCATCTGCAAAACCAACAATCTCATTTAAAGGAACAACATTTTCTGGAATACATCTTGGTTTTACATCTTCCTTCTTTTTACCTTTTTTTTCTGAACTTGGGTTTTCTTGTTCGGATAGCACACGATTGATGATTCGTGTAATATCTCTTTCGTTTAATCTATTTCTTTTCATAGTATTTTACTATAAATATGTTTTATTTATTAAGATACAAAGTATTTATACAAATAAATATCGACAACTATGAGAATTTTAGAAAATATAATTAGAAAATCATTACTTGAGATATATTCACACTCAATGAGATTAGTTGAGAATGTAAAAGTGTCTGAAAATTTGAAATACCATTTGGATAATAACATTACACTATCTGAAAACATCTTTAGAATTTATTCTGATGAATATTTCAATTTAATAAATGAAGTAAGAAAATTATATAATCGTGGTTTAATCCAATTAAATGAAGAAGATACTTGGATTGTTGAAAGTGATTTAGGTAAAAAGGTAATTCTTGAAAGTGGTGAGGAAGTTTGGCTTGATGCTCCAATTGAGGTGGAAGAACCAATTACCGAAGCAAAACACAGAGGAAAAAATGTTAAATTAAATAGTCCTTTTAGGACACCAGGAGGACCAAAGAAATTTGCTGTATATGTTAAATCACCAAGTGGTAATATTAAAAAAGTAACTTTTGGTGATCCTAATTTGAGAGTTAGAAACGCAAGTAAATCAAGAGCAAAATCATTTAGAGCTCGTCATAAGTGTGATCAAAAGAAAGATAGAACAAAAGCTGGTTACTGGGCGTGTAATGTTTCAAGATATAGAAAAAAATTGGGACTTAAATCATCAAGAAGTTGGTAATTAATTATGACACCATACGAAAGATTTATTAATAAAAAATATATAATGTTATTTAACGCCTTTTTAAAAAAAGCGTGTGAACCATTATTTTATGAAAAATATAAGAAAAAAATAAATCTTAAATTATATGGTATTGCAATAACACCAAAAAGTTCTGTCAACAAATACATACCAAAAGAGGAACTTTTAAATTCACAAGCAACTGTTAGTTTTTTTATTGATACTGAACCAAATAATATAAGAACTAATTTTATTGAAGATTTGATTTTATTAAAAGGTGAAAATATTCTACAATTACAAGATGGTCAGTATATAGAATATGATCCAGATAAGTTTAATATTAGAATTAATTTTAATAAAACACCATTATTTAAGTTAGACTATACTACGGATAATCGTTTAAATGAAGAAATTGAACCATCCGAAAGAGCAATCAAAAATATTTGTGACGCAAAAAAATTTTGTAAAGCTCAAGGAAAAATAACATTCGGTCAGTTAAAAGAAATTGTAACAAACGCAAAAGCAAAAAGATTATATCAACATATTGGTGAAGGAGGATATAAAGCAACATTAAGATTACTTCCTTGGTTTTTTCCACAATTATCAATTGTGGGTTTTACCGGATCATTATTACGAGCGTTTAATAAAGTGTTTAGACCTGGAATTGAAGAAACAACCGGTTATAAAACTTGGTGGGGAAAAACAATAATGAAAATTTTTAATTTGGTTGAGGGTGAGTTAGGAATTGACGACCCATTATCAAAAATATTTTTTATATCTGATGGACTTATGACAATGCTTGATGATAAATTAAAAGTTAAGTTTGCTAGATATATTGCAGAAATTGCATCAGAAAAATCAGATGATGAGGAGGTTCCAGAATTTTTCGTTGAGAATGAATTAAGACATTGGTTAAACGAGAAATTTTTATTAGACCCACCACTACCAGAAAAAAAAGTTAATACAAATGATGTTCTACCTTTTGACGAGATCAAAGAAAACGGAAAGAAAACAAGGTTATTCAAGGAGAGTTTAAATAGTGATGAATTAAAATGGCATTTTGATGAATTGGATAGAAACGTAAAAATAATAAAATCGAATGGTTGGAAGTTTCAAATGGATAATGAAATACCAAAACAATTAAAAGAAGGTGAGACGATCTTCATACCAAAGGGTATGTATCATAGAGTTATAAAAGGAGATGGTGATTTGGTTGTTGAAATAGAAGAGATTAAAAATGATATTATTTTAGAAAGAAATAAATCAGAATTAAGAAATATTATTAGAACAATCGTTAGAGATGTCGTAAAAGTTTTCAAAGAAAATGAGGACGGAACATTTTATCTACCAGAAGAATTGGATGATGATAATATGTTCTATGAATTTACTGATTTACCAATACCAATTGGTTTTGAATTGGAGATTGAACAAGATAGAAAAATAGACGATTTTATATTAAATGCTGACTATTGGAGGGATGAGGATACAATATCAATTAAAATAAAATATAACCCAACAAATAAACAAAAATTAATTTATGATATTGTTGGCGAATTAAATGAGTTGGTTGGACACGAATTAAGACATGTTTATCAAAAATTAAATAGTCTTTACGATTTGGATCAACCAGAAGAAACAGATTCATTTAAATATTACACACAACCAGAAGAAATTGATGCTCAGATTTTTGGTTTTAAAAGAATGTCAAAAATGACAAAAAAGCCATTTATAACTGTTATGAAAAATTGGTTTGAGAAAAATAAAGATATTCATAACTTAACAGACGATGAAACAAAAAAAGTTATGGAAATAATTATAAAAGAAAAAAAATGAAGATTTAAGATTTAAATCTCCTTACAATAGCAAATAAAATTCTTTTAACAATTTCACCACTCAAATTTAAAACAATATATCCACCAATTCTTTTTACAACATCAATTGGATTAACCATATCTGATTCACCTTGGACTAAATTAAACAAATCACCAATTAGTGGGATAATAAAAGTATATGCCAATATATTAGAATATTTTAAAGTAGGTATTGCTAAACTTTCTATAAATTTAACGAACACATTTCTTAATCTTTCACCGACTTTTAATGTATCATCAAATACCTCAACTAGGTTTCTTTCTTTTATTTCGTCTAAAACACTTTTTAATTTTTCTTTATTATTTTGATAATATACCAAAATTAAACCAACAGACATTAACACTAAATCGTCAGGTGATATTCCGTCAAATTTATTTGCAATAAAATCTTGAACTGGTTTTACAAATCCGGCAATAGTTACACCCCAAGTAGATAAAAAGGTTAAATCCAAACCAATCTGGTTTTTGATGTTTTCACTTAATTCCCCAAAGAAGTTTTTCATATTTTCTAACTTTTTTTCAAACATAATTTTTCTTTCTTCAAGAATTAGTTTTCTATATTGAGATTCTTTTACTATTATTTTCATACTAAATAAATATTTCGTTATATTTATATTTGTATGGCAAAGAAAATAAAATATGAAAATAACGCTCCACTAGAAGTTGGGGACAAGGTGATTTGTGTTATAATGGATGATCCATATTCACCAGTAAATCCAGGAACACCAGGTAAAGTTAAATCCGTTAGTGAGGTCCAAGGAGACAAAATATATTATGTTGAATGGGTTGGTGGATCAAAACTCGCTTTAATTGATGGTGCTGATAGCTGGAAAAAAATAGTTCAAATTGATGGTAGTGAAGAATCGCTAACCGAAAATAAAATTGTTCTCGTAAGAACAAAGAGAGATATTCTCAATAAAAATTTTTAAAAAAAAACAAAATATGAACCAATATTTCTTTAAAATGTCACAAACCGAAAAAAATAATATTTTGGATCAACACAAAACAATATATGATGGTTATGTAACACAATTTGGACAACAATCAAATACACAACCATTATATGTTCAAGATTTTGCGAATGATAAGGGTGGTATTGTTGTATCAAATAAAGGTAATGTTAAACCTTATACAAATGTTGGAATAAATGAGTCACACATTCCTCTTGATAAGATTGCTGACGGTCCAGATGATTTAAAAAATGGAACCGTAGATTTTGATGATGTTGAGGATAGAGATGATGAATATGAATTCTTTTCTACTGGAAATTCTGATGACTATAAAGACCGAAGTATGTATGATCCATACTATGATGATGAGGAAGATTTCTCCGATATGATGGCTATTGAAGATGATTATTTAGATGATGAAGAATATGAAATCGATGAAGATGATGAAATTGATTTTGATAATAAATTATCTATTGATCTAATTAAAGATGTTCCAGATGATTTAAAAGAAGATTTCATTGTAAAACTTGATGAATCTCTTAGTATGTTTAAAAGAATTATCAAATAATAATGGAAGTTAGAGAAATTGTTTCTTATTACATTTATGAAGATACAAAAAGGATGGAAATTACATTTCGTCTTACAATTGATTCAGAGGATGAGGTAAGAAATGATATTATCAATTTGGATGAGTCAAAAGAATTTGGATATAATCTAATTGAAGAAAGTTACGATTTTTTTAATACATTGGATGATGATTTTGAAGACGAGGATGATTTTGAAGATGAATTTCCGACAATAGATGAAGATACTCTTTTTTCTTTCCTAAACGAATATTATATTGTATATCCAGAAAAACTACCAAAGGTAGAAAGTTTTTAATCCTTATATTTTTTTTCATACCATAGGTATATTTATATTAAAAGATATTCTATGGATAATCTTGAAGATTTAATTTCAATTATGCAAAAATTTACTTTTAGTGATAAAAGCGAAGGTGAAATTGATGAACAAGAAGAAGGTGGTGGATCAACGGCGACTTCTGGTGGTGGCAATGGTTATCCGACTGTAACAAAGTGGGAAACCGGACTTACAAGGAGTGTTGCAAATCAAATTGACTATAAAGTAACCTGGAAATCTTTAAATAAATTAACAAGAGGAAAAGCAAATACATTATTATGAAAAAACCTTTATATTTTTTGGATCAATATGAGAAACAGAGAATCCTTGAAATGCACAAAAAAGCAACAAACCAATTGTATCTAAAGGAGGATAAAGAACCACTAAACGAGTTTTTTTTGACATTACTTGGTATTGGTCTTGCGGCTGGTGGTGCTGCGGCACTTTATAAAAATTGGGATTCATTAACCGGACAAAAAAGTAAAGATGCTTTTAGTCAAATCAATAAAGGGTGTGATATACCAACTTCTAGTAAATTAAAAACATTTAACAACCCAAATGATTATCAATATATTGCAAAAAAATTAAATAAGTCTTTTAATTGGAGTGATTGGTACACATTGGGGATGGATTGGGGAACATATAATGAAACTGTAACAAAATTATTAAAGAAAATAAGATCAATTGGTGATTATTGTAAAGTTAAAAAAGAATATGAAAAACTTTATACTCAAGACTTGGGTGAAGTTTTGATGGATGAGGTTTATCAAAATTTTGACACAATTGTAATGAATGGTTTATCAGGTGCTGTAAAGAAAACAATGGAAGTTGATGGAGATGTTCCAGGTTATAAAAAAATTGAAAATAAAACCAAAGAGGACGAAGGTCTTCGTGATCCAGGTGGGGGTAATAAGGGTTCAGAAACGGAAAAAGATGATGATCTATCTTATGTTGTTTGTTCTGGTGAGTTTTATAAAGGATGTAAAGATGGAATTTCTGGTGGCCAGATTAAAAAACTTCAAGGATGTTTAGGTCTTGAACAAACAGGTAAATATGATGATGAACTTGATAAATTGGTTCAAAGTGAAATTAAAAAAAGTAAAATAACCACATCCGATATTTCTGATATTTGTGGTGAATTATAAAATTTAAATATATAAGAAAATGAAAAATGTTAATTTAGAAATTAAAAGAATGCTTGGACTTCTTGAAACAAAAATGGGTGATGTAAAACCACTTATTTCTGAACAAATATTAAATGAACAAGATAGTGCTATTTCTTTTAAAACACCAGAAGAATGGCTAACCTGGATTTCAGGACCTGCTGGTTGTTTAACGAATAAAGGGGCTAAAAATATAAGTAAAATCGGAAATATTAAACCAGAGAATATTCAAAAATTAAGAAATTCTGGTGTTAATAATGTCAACGCCGGTGACCAATATGTATCATTTATGTTAAATGATCTTAGATTTTTTGTATTTGCCAAAAGAAATTCAAAAGGAGCTTTTTTACTTGTAAAACAAGATACTGGAAATAAAGAAAAACCATATTCTGAAAATCAGTTAGTATGTCCAGAATTAAAAAGAGGTGAAAGTTTTGTGTCTGATGTTAAAAATCTTTCTGCTGAGCAATCAATTAGAGTTGATGAACTTGTTGGTCCGAGTGGTGCTAAAGAAACCGGTTTTAGTTATACAAAAGTTAGACCAAAATCTGGAATCGGAACACTATATGAACCTGTTGATTTGAATACTGGTATGGGTGTAAATGATAAAAAACAATATATTAAAAAAACATCATTGGATGGTTTAAAACAAGAATTTACAGAACCAGGAAAATATTTTATTTGGGTGAGTTTAGGTGGGGAAGAAAGAGGTTTTGATATTCCAGATGAAGTTGAGAGTATGTTAAAAAGAATGGGTTATACAAGAGACGCTGCATTACCGGGAACACAGGAGGCGAAAAACCCAACTTCAGTTAAAAAACTTTGTCAAGGTGGTGATTGTGATGAAGTCTTATTAAAATATGCAAATGAGATTGAGGGTGATAGACAAATATGGCCGATGAATGCAAAACAAAAAGAAGATGCTAGAAAACAAGGTATAAATGTTTCAGATTATAAAGAATTTGTAAAAACCTCAGCATCTGGAAGACAAGCTAAAAGAGCAATAAAAGATGTCCAAAGTCAATATGCTGATAAAGATTCGTGTAGAGCTGCAATAACAGTATTACATGCTTGTATGGCATCTAATGATGACGCTGAATGTGCTGATTCAATGAACCAAACTTATAGTAGTAATTATAAAGGTGGTGAGAATGAATATTTTGATACTTTAACAACATTAAAAAAATTGGTTAGAAAATGTGGTAGAGTAAATCTAAAAGGTTTCCTTGGTGTTGGTGGAAAAGATTATGAAACAATGTTAAGAGAATTAAATACATCAACAAATAGATTTAGCCCTAATGCCGAAGAAAATAAAGCATCACAACAAGCAGGAACACAACTTGAGGAATCTCTTTCAAGAAACATTAGATTGAGTTTGAAAGAAATAAAAAGAAAAACAATGAGATAAGGATAATGTCTCAAAAACACTTACTGGATGTAGTTGTCCGGTAAGGATAAACCAACAAAAGAAGGAGGTGTTAATTATCTAGCAAAGTAGGAACTTCGGTTCCTATTTTGTTTTATATTAGATTTGGTTAAGGGAAAAAAGATTAAAAATTTAATATTTAATTTGACAAAACAAAATCAATTACTCATAATTGAATAAAAAAGATAAGCTATGTATGTAATTGTTAAACATGTAAAAACTGAAAATAAAAAAAGAGTCCCGGTTATTTTATTAGATAGTCAAGGTGAAATATGGGAATTTGATACAGAAAAAGAAGCGGAAAAAATGAAAGATACATTTCAACTCAACTCGGATTCTGGACATAAATACGAAGTTAAAAAGATTTAATATATGTCTCTATGATGTAACTGGATAACATATTTCTCTTCTAAAGAAATTATTCAGGTTCGAACCCTGATAGGGATACAAAAAAATATAATAAAGAAGATTTAGAAAGATTAATTTTTGTTGATGGTAAATCTTATCGAGAAATAGGAAGAATTTATTCTGTAAGTGATACATATATAAAAAAAATTGCAAATAAATTAGGTATAACTTTAAAAAAAATGAAGAATTTACCTATTGATTTTAAACTACATAACTATGGTAAAATAAAAAAATCAAACTGTATTAACTGTAATAAAGAATTTATACAATGAGTTCATATTAGTGATGACCATATCAAATCTTAAAAGAATTTAATATTTTTTTCAAAAAATGTTTTGTAAATCCAAATAAAACATATATCTTTGTATTGTAATCAATTAAAACAATAAAAAATATGAAAACAGTTTTCTCTTTAGTCGTAGTTTTGGGTGTAGCATTTTTTATGTATGAAAACTCAAAAAATAAGTCATTATCTGATTTAAACAATATTTCAGATTTGGTTGATACATTATCAACTCAATATGGTAGTGGTAATAAAACACAAACTCAAACTGAAAGTGATAATCAACCTACTGAACCTAGTGAGCCTGTTGAACATTCAAAAGAAGCAATCAACTACTTTAATACTATTTGTAGAGGTTCAGAGTATGGTTCAGGTGACCAAATCTCAAAGTGGAATAGTGATGTTAAGGTATATGTTATGGGTCAAAAGCGTGATTACCTTATGGACGAATTTAAAAGTATTGTAAATGAATTAAATTCTTATATTGATCCGATTAACATCAAATTTGTTAATTCAAGAAGTGAGGCTAATTTTGTTGTTGTTTTCGGTTCAGCTCAAGATTATGTAAATGTAGAACCATATGCTGCTAATTATGTTGAGGACAATTGGGGTTTATTTACTACAAATTCTGGTTCTGTTATTTATGATGCAAATATGTTTGTTGATATTTTTAGATGTACAGATATTGACGGTCAAAAACACTTACTTCGTGAAGAATTTACTCAAGCTTTAGGTTTCAAACAAGATTCTTACGATTATCCAAATAGTATGTTTTACCAAGGTTGGACTACTACAACTGAATACGCACCTATCGATGTTGAAATTATTAAAATGTTATACAACGAATAATGGAAGATATTTTTGAACAGATACATTACGAGTTTATAACATCTGAAGATTATATAGTCTATCTTAAAATCTTAGAAGAACAAAAAAATTAAAAGGAGATTTTTATCTCCTTTTTTTGTTTTTTTTTAGTCTCCCATATATTTATTATTAAAATAAGAAATAAAAAATAAAAATATGGGAAAGAAAATAGTTAGATTAACCGAATCAGAACTAATTCATTTGGTTGAGAGAATAATCAAAGAACAACAAGATGTTGAAGTAGAGGAAGGTTTCTTTGGTGATTTAGGAAAAGGAATTAAAAGAGGTTTTACTGGTTACGGTGATGAATCAGAAAAAGATGCTAAGCGTGATGATTTAAAATCTGAATTAGACTCTATACCAGAAGAAGATGTGTTTTATGATAATTGGGATAGAAAAAAAGAATCCCTTATGCGTCAAGCTGAAGAAGATAATTATAGAGGAAGATGGGAAATTGTTGGTAACAAAGACAAATATGTTAAATGGGTTCCTCGTCATTCTGACCCAAAAAGAAGATTAGGTGCTGGATCACCATTTAGTCCTGGAACAATGTCAGAAAGTAGAAAAAGAAATAAATAAAAAAAATCCCCAGGTTATACTTGGGGATTCTCATTTTGTAATACTTGGTAATCAATATCATTTAACGAATCAATACCAAGTTCAATAATTTTATCCAAAACCGTATCGGAATCCAAAAACTCACTAATAAAATTTTTAATCAATTTAATATCACTTAGACATTCAACAACAATGCCCGTATCTTTTTGATATAAAACATCTTTTGTTATATCAAAGTGTGATCTTAAAACACCATAATCAATAAACAAATTAAAAATCATCTCTTGTTTATCATCAGTTAAAAAACAAAAAACAAAATCTTCAGTTTCACTAATTGAATTAAAAATCACATTTAAAATATCGTCACCAATAACAATATTAGTAAAATCGTCCATAATATCATTTGCCAACTCTTGGTTGTCAATTTTAATTTTATATACTTTTATTGTCTTCATTATACAAATATATAATATTAGTTTGAATTAAAAAAATAAAATTTAATATTATTGATTTTTTATTTAAAAAAAAACTTACATTTGTTCTATGATTACATTTAATGATATAGAGTTTATACCAAACAAATCTGGTAATGGGTTACACGGATTAATTTTCTTTCCTGGTGGATACGGACTTTCTGTTGTTAGATGTAAAATTCCTTATAGTAACAGATATTCGTCTTACGCAGATGATGATACTTGGGAAGTTGCAATTTTAAAAGGAACAAAAGATCAGTGGGAAATTTGTTACGATACGGAACTAACAAATGACGTATTAGGTTACCAAACAGAAGAAGATATAAATAAAATAATTAAACATATATTGAGATTGCACTAATTTTTTTCCAAAAACACTTGTTTATTAGAAAAAAATACCTATCTTTGTAGAGTAAATTAAAACTTTTAGAAATAACGATATATTTATAACAAAAATGAAAACAAATCTTAGACATATGGTCATTAGCAAGCAACCGCGCAATCAGTGGTCGTTCTGTTATAACACGCTTAAACCGTCGAGGGCATTTTCATTTATGAGTTAATAACGATTAACAAACATAATAAAGAAATATAAGACCCAAGGCGACAAACCTTGGGTTTTTTGTTTTATATTGGTTTCTTAGTATAGTTTGGTAATATCCCGGCTTTGTAACCCGGAGTCATCGGTTCGAACCCGATAGAAACCTCAAAAAAGAAAAAGTTCTTTGACATATTGGCTTCATAATGTTCCCTCGTCTAATGGCAGGACACGCGGTTTTGGTCCGTGGAATCGAGGTTCGAGTCCTTGGGGAACAACAATAAATTGGAAGTCTAATTGCAGCGGTCTGCAACCCCGTCTTGAAAACGGGCGGTACCTTGACCGGTATGGGGATCGACACCTCAGGCTTCCTCTAAATCAATACAGAATGAATGATACGAGTCCTCCAAAACTCGAAAGGAGTCAGGGTATTGATTTTTATTGCGAGTGTGGTGTAAACAGGTGAGCACGGGATGTTTGGGACATTCAAGAACGGTTCGAATCCGGCACTTGCAACGATAAATAATTTATAGGTTCGACTAACTTTTTTTGACTTTTGAGATATTTATATAGAAAGTAGATTATGAAAGAACTATATGTTGGACATTATGAAAACGCATTAAAAGCACAAAAAATTGCGGTAGAAGTTATTAAGAATAATAAAAAACTTATAAGAGATGAATATTATAAAAACCCAAATAAATGTTTACAATGTGATTGTGATTTAGATTTCTACAAAAAAAGAAACAAATTTTGTGGTAATTCTTGTGCGGCAACATATAATAACATAAAAAGAGGGAGGCGTAATGAAGAAACAAAAGATAAAATATCAAAAACATTGGTAGGTAGGACTTTATCACAAGAAACAAGAGATAAAATTTTATTATCATTATCTAAAACTATAAAATTTGGAACTTGTAAAATAAAATACACTAACTGTAAAATTTGTAATAAATTATTCACACAAAGAAATTATAGTAATAAAGTTACTTGTTCCGAACATTGTAGAATTGAAGCGTCAACAAGTAGAAAATACAGAAATGGTAGTAGAAAAACTATAAAATACAAAAATGTGACTTTAGAATCTACTTGGGAGTTAGAGGTTGCGATGTACCTTGATGAAAAAAATGTAGATTGGGTTAGACCTAAACCATTAAAGTGGGTGAATAGTAATGGTAAAAATAAATTATATTATCCAGACTTTTATCTCCCTAAATATGATTTATTTTTGGATCCTAAAAACCCACATTGTTTGGTGTTAGATAAAGAAAAAATGGAAGTTGTATCAAAAAAATATAAAATAATTTTTGGTGATGTTAATTACTTAATTAACCAATTAAATGAAATAATAAACAAATAAAAATAAGTGTTATGGAAAGTGACAAGTATGACAAACAGAAGTCCTCGTAGCTTAACTGGTTAAAGCTTTCCACTTTTAATGGAAAGAGTGTGAGTTCGAGTCTCACCGGGGACACAAACAAGTGTTGACTTCAAGTCCCAGTAGGGAAGTACACTTAAAAAACAAAAACGGGGAAAGTGACGACTATAGAAACGACGAGTACCAACGAAGGGATTCTTAAAAAAATTCAGAAAATGTCTGAATAATTAAAAAAAAGTATTATCTTTACACACTCTTAGCTCAGATGGTAGTAGCGGTTGTTTTACATACAACAGGTCACAGGTTCGATCCCTGTAGGGTGTACAATAAGGAAGTGTTGAGCAATTGGCTGGCTCGCTTGACTGTAAATCAAGTCCGAAAGGCGTGTAGGTTCGAACCCTACCACTTCCACACTGGACAAGTAGCTCAATTGGGAGAGCGTCATACTGTTAATATGAAAGGTGTAGGATCGTACCCTACCTTGTCCGCCAAAGATACAATGTTGGGCTCCCTGTAGTGGTAACGGATTAAACCTAGGTAAGTAAGCCACAAGAATCTAGTAAGAAGTGACAGATGGGTTCGTCACGACTAAAGTATCGACCACCGAGATGCTGACGAGCTGAGGGGGGTGGTTAAGAAATACCCCTAAATACGTACCACGGTACATATACCCTCCGCCTGATACGCGGTTGAAAGGTTAATAGGTCCCATGTAGGTTCGATTCCTACTGTGCCGACTACGGAAGATAAACCTTGATGGCGATAGGGTCCGCCTGCTAAGCGAGATGTACCTTCGGGTATTTGGTTCGATTCCAATGTCTTCCGCAACAACCCGTATGATCAGGGATCAAAGTTGGCTCATATCCGACTTGAGGTTGGTTCAAGTCCAACATACGGGACAACATGGTGTATGTAGCTCAGTTGGTAGAGTACCACTCTGTGAAAGTGGAGGCCATGGGATCGTGACCCATCATACACACAACATATCCTCGTAGTTCAACGGAGAAGAACCTATGGCTACGGACCATAAGATGGGAGTTCGAATCTCTCCGAGGATACAAAAGATGATACAAAGCGTAGAATGACAGACGTGGAGAGACGTGTCGCAAGGGTACACACTAAGGATAGGTATTCAATCTTAATTGTATTGATGTAATAACCCAACTCTCTAATGGTGTGTGAAGCGTCGTAGAAATACGAATCCCAGATTCCTGATAAAGTCATTTATCATCTTTTATTTGCCTCCATAGCATAATTGAATAATGCAACATCCTTCTAAGATGTTTTATCCAAGTTTGAATCTTGGTGGGGGTACAATCCGATGTCGGTCCCGAGCTAGGTCGGGCACTACTGCAAGACTAGTGTAATGGCTAACACGGATGATTCCAAACCATCAAATTTCTGTTCGACTCGGAAGTTTTGCGCTAAAAGGAACCCTGGTGTAAGCAGGTGTGTCACGTCTGACTGAAGATCAGAAGGTAACCGTTCGAATCGGTTGGGTTCCACAAACAATTAAAATTAACTAAAATGAACAGAGTATTCAGAAAAGTCACTGGTGAACCTGTGTCAGACATTGTAAAACATACAATAGACATTCTTAAAGATTGTCCCTGGGCTGAGGTTCACATAGGAACTGATTCTCAAAATCATAGAAGAAGTACTGTTTATGTAACTGCAATAGCATATAGGTATGGTAATAGAGGTGTCCACTATATTTACCACAAACAAAAAGTGAAAAAAGTAAAAGACAAATGGACACGATTATGGAATGAGGCCGATTATTCAATTGAAGTTGCTGAATGGCTAACACAAAAAGTTAGTGTTAAAGTTGAAATAGATTTGGATTATAATAGTGATGATAAACATTTTAGTTCAAAGTTGGTTCAACCGGCAACAGGATGGGCAATGTCATTGGGGTATAAAACAAATATAAAACCCCATAATCAAATTGCAACAAGAGCGGCAGATCACCACTGCCGTTAATATGTAAGTGTGGGTGAGCGGTTGAAACCGTCGGTCTGCAAAACCGATAGACGAAAGTCTTACGTCAGTTCGAATCTGGCCACTTACTCAAAAAAAAAACGCCCCTATGTCGGAATTGGCATACGAGTATGATTTAGGCTCATATTTTTGCAGGTTCGAGTCCTGCTGGGGGTACAAAAAAAAGTTTGAAAAAAATTTGGCAGATTAAAATAAAGTACATATCTTTGTTGATATAACTAATATAAAAACAAAATTTATGAAAAATTTAATTCTTTTAGTTGGTTTACTTATTTCGACATTTTCATTCTCACAAAAATTGATAATAAAAATTCAGGAATCAAACACCTTTTACTCATATTCTGAGTCAAAAAATCTTAAAGTTTTATTAGAGAATTCTTCTTTGGTGTCAAATGATGTTGTAAACACTCAATATCTTATTGATTTTGATGAAAAAACATCCTCATTTTACAGAAACGGCAAACTTGTTTCAGTTTTACCTATCAATATAATTAAATTAAACCAAACACAATTTCAAATTGAAATCTTGGAGGAGGGATTTGATTATGGGTTGATTGTAAACACCGATATTAAAAACGAATCCGTTACACGTTATGTTTTTTATTCTTCATTAACGGAAATAAATGTTATGACAAATTTTGAAATAATAAAACCATCCTAGTTACTGGGTTGGTTTTGCTATAAAATTAACGACACCATATACTAGACCATCATTAAAATTAACTTGTGTACGTTTGTTTTTTGTACCATCAATTTGTTTACCTATTAAACCAAAAAGAGCAGATGAACCATTTGAGTTTGGTCTAACAATTTCACTAACCCTAGGACCAACACCAGAAATTTGATTAGTGTCGTTTGTAAGTTCTTTTAATATCATATATTTCTCATCACCAGCGATGTCAATACTTAGGTTTTTAACTTTTTTTCCGTCCCACCACGAACCAGTTTTTTTAGGGTCTTGTTCCATTTTAGTTTTTGGTATAGAAAATTTAATCTCACCATTGTAATCTAATGATTTTTTTCCATCTTTTTCAATTAAAGGAATAAAAAGATTCATTGTGACAAATAAAAGTCTGACATCTTCCATCAAATTTCCACCTTTTGATTCTTCAATTACTCGTTGAATTACATTAATTAATTCAGATTCGGTTAGTCTTATTGTTCGTTTCACAATATTATGTATTTAACCAATAAATACATTAATAATTGAAAAGTTGAATATTTATTATAAATAAAAAGAAATGAAAAATTTACCAGTATTTGATATTTATACTGAAGATGAAATTAAAAAAATGATTAACATTTGGGGAAACTTAATAATAAAATAATTAAATAACATTATGAAAAAAGTAATAAGATTAACAGAATCAGATTTAACAAGAATTGTTAAAAGAGTAATCAACGAAGGTGGTTATGAAAGTGTAAAAAAAGATTTGAAAGTCAGAAAAACCGCAAACAACATTACTATGGGATTATTCAATGGTATTGGTAGAATGATGATCGCATTTGGTAAATTAAAAACAATGATAAAAGGCGATTCTTTTGAACATAGTCAATATAAAGTTGCTGAAGGGTTGATGGATGATTTTATTAAAATGAAAAAAACATTAAGCACTATTAAACAATTAGTTAAATCTTATAAAGAAAAAGATGTTAAACTTCATAAAAGTGATTTTGAAGATTACGATATAGATCTTAATGAAATATTAAATGACTTGGAATCTGCTTATGATAAAGTTAGGGATTTAGAAGATTTGGTAGAAGATGATGTAACAATAAGAAATTTAAAGGCGTTAGAAAAATCAGTAGATGCTGTTGTGGAATTACTTGATAGTATTGAAGATTAAAATAATTAAATAACTTGACACTTTTAAAAAGTATCATATATTTATAACAAAACAAATAAAACCGCAAATGAAAAATTTACACATATTATTGATAGGGGGCGATTTAGCTGAGGCAACTTTTAAGAAGAGGGTGTAATATTTTATACATACAAAATTAAAATGAACCCCTCTCCAAAAAAGAGGGGTTTTTTCGTTTAAGGGTATTGTGTAATTGAAAAAAAGTTTTTATATTTGTAAAACAAAAGACAAAGGTTCTTTGACATATTGGTAAAATGCTTGGGTGGTGGAATAGGTAGACACGCCGGACTTATATAATTTGAGTGCCAGAGTGGAAACCCTCTGAGTAGAACTCCGTAAATTCGGTGAACCTTTTAAAATGGGAATACCGAGCCAAGACTCAGAAATGAGTAAGGTGTAGAGACTAGACACGGAGAACCTAAGTCTAAAAAGATAAGGTTAAGGTATAGTCCAGACCACAAACAACAATTTGGTTGGTAGTGAAAACTATAGTGGTAAGAAAATCCTGTGGGCATTTGCCCGTGCGGGTTCGATTCCCGCTCCAAGTACAAAAAAGATTTGGTAGATTAAAAAATTCTTCATATCTTTGTAAAACAAACAACGGAGGTGGGGAAGTTAGGGATGGTAACCCCACCTCCAGAAAAAGGAAGGAAGTTCATTGAAATTAGAAATATTGTGGTTGTAAGAAACGGGAAACTCGTTAAGTGTATCAACCTGTTAGATTAAGATAGTGAAACGAGAGTTTAATCTAACTACTAAACTACAAAAAACAGTCAAGTGGCGGAATTGGTAGACGCTGGGACACAATACTCAAAAGTCCTTGGGATAAGGTGAATTTCACACTTATCTCGTGATAGGTTCGAATCCTTCTTTGACTACATATCGCGTGAAGGTGTAATTGGTTGCATGGGACGCTCATAACGTCTACGGGGTGGTTCGAGTCCACAACACGCTAAACAATCGGAGTTAATCCACCGCCACGAGGTGATTGTTGGAAACGGGTAAAGCCGGCTAAGAGATTAACAAACGTTCATTGACAATATTGGTGATAATATCAAGGTATTTTTTTGATGTTGAGGGTTTGACATATTTTTGTTCCGAAACATCAATAATACAGAGGTCTATTTTTAAATCGTGACAAAGTTTAGTTTTAGATTGGTCGTTTTCTTGGATTTTATTTAACTTATCTATACCATAGATAGGTTCATAATGAAAAATACCATTTAATTCTACTGCAAAATTAAGTGTTGGGAAATAAATGTCTAATTCAGAACCGATAACTTCTTTTTTATTAAAGTCGATTGGAAGGTTGGGATAAATAACTTTTAATTGGTCCTCCAACCAAATTTCAAGTTTAGAGCGTCGATTTCCGTGTGTTTTGTTTTTATTATTAAATGTGGTCGAACACGATTGAGAACAAAAATAGTTACCAGAAGAATCTTTTTTATTTGAGGATTCTTTTCTGTCAAACTCACAATTACAATTTTTACATTTAAAAATTATTGGTAATACTTTTTGAGCATTATAATAACATTCGGTAGAACAATAGATATGACGATTACGATTATTTTTTAATTCATAAGTTATTAGTTTTTTTTCAACAAGAAATGATTTTTTACATAGTAAACATTCACAAGGTAATTTAGATGTTGATTTTGAATTTTTATATTCTTCTTCTGTGAATAGTGTTTTCATATTAAAAAGTGTATATATAAATATCTTGGTTTTGTAAAAAAGTATGTTTTCTAAACCTTTTTAACGAAACTTTTAATAATAGGATGAATAGGTGGAAGGGCCTTTCCTGAAAGATGGCTTGCTAGGCCCGTGTTCATCCTTACTTTATAGCTAACCAAGCTTTACTACAATACGGGTTCATACCTGTGGGTTAGGGGTGACGGTCAGGAAAGACTGACATTTTTTGAACTATCGTTATATTTATATATAAACGGAGGTTCAAAATGAAATACATAGTTTATGAAATAAGAAATAAAGTTAATGGTAAGATTTATGTTGGTGTACATAAAACTGATAATATTAACGATGGGTATATGGGTTCTGGAAAAAACATAAAAGATGCTATTAAAAAATACGGGATTAATAACTTTGATAAAAAATATTTAGCAATATTCGACAACCCAACACAAATGTTTCAGATGGAAAGTGAAATAGTTAATGAAAGTTTTGTAACTAATAAAAACACATATAACATTTCTTTGGGTGGTTTAGGTTCTTTTGATCATGTAAATAAAAATTATTGGACAGAAGAAAAAAGACGGTTACACGGATTAAAATATGGAAGTATTGCCGGCTCGTGGGATAACAAAGAAAAAAGAAAAAAAACTTGGGAATCGGTACCTTTAGAATTTAGAATTAATAATGCAAAAAAAATGGGTGATAAATTCGGTGGTTTTAATAAATTGACTGAAGATATTGTTAGTGAAAGGTTAGATTTAATTAAAGGTGTTGATATGACAACGTATGGGTGGGTAAAAAAAGTATCTGATATTTTAGGTTTAACACATTCACAAGTAAAAAGATTTGTTGATAAACACTATAAAGGTGAGGTTTACAGAAGAAAAAAATAAACTATGCCGACGTAGCTCAATTGGTGAGAGCAGGACGCTTATATCGTCAAGGTTATGGGTTCGAGTCCCGTCTTCGGTACTGGGAGTGTATACAGTAGAGTTCAACTTGAGAAGGAGTTCACGCACTTAAAAGGGGGGTAACAAGAGATCAGGTCGTTTAATCAGTTTTGTCGGATAAAAACTGACGTTGTTTTTGGTAATAGTTTGATGTGACGAACTTATACCCGTGATGTTAGTAGGATTGATCCCCTCATTCACGTAAATGTGACAACCAACCCAAAGTTGTCACAACTTGCGGGTATCGTATAATGGTATTACTTCAGACTTCCAATCTGAAGACGAGAGTTCGATTCTCTCTACCCGCTCAAAATGGGAAAGAGATGCCCGAAGTTTTTAAGTTTTCTTCATAAAAACTTAACGGAGCTGGTACTACTACGTGACGGAGTACTCATTGGGAATAAGGTCGGAAAGTTCTCCCACCCCCAAGTAAGAACTGACTTTTTTATGGGGGATGCCCCGCAGGTTTTTGAAACAGAAAAAACCGAATTAACTACTCCTCTGTAATCTCAGGAGGGGGAAATTTGGGGGTGTAGCTCAATTGGCTGAGCGGCTCGTTTGCAACGAGAGGGTTTTATGTGGGTTCGAGTCCCACCTCCTCCACTTCGTTATTCACTTTTTCCACAAATTCAGATATTTATATATAAATACTTATATGAAAAATTGTAAAAATTGTGGTAAAGATATTAAAGAAAAAAATACATATTGTTCTTTAACTTGTAGAAATATATATGTAAATAAAAATTTAAGAGACTACACTAAAGTAGGAGAAAGTTTAAAAAAAAACTCAAGGGAAAAATATTTACAAAATCCTAAAAAATGTAAAAAATGCGAAAATTTTATAGATTATGAAAATAGACTTAATTTATATTGTTCCAAAGAATGTAGTAAATCTGTAATAAATCAGGTAAACAAAAAAGGACTTAAATATAATATGTCCGAAGAAGGTAAACAAAATATAATCCAATCTAATTTTAAAAGATTAGGTATTTTGGATGAGTATAACGACTATAAATTAAACCCAAGTAAATGTAGTAATTGTGATATACCATTAAATTTTAAAAAACGAAACAATAAATTCTGTTGCGTTGAATGTAGAAGGATACATGAGAGACATTTGATGACGGAATATTGCAAATACAAACAAGACTCTAAATTTAATTTTAATTTGTCCGACTTCCCAAGTGAATTTGAATTTTCTCTTATTGAGAAATATGGTTGGTATAAACCTAAAAATAGGGGTAACAATTTAGGTGGAATAAGTAGGGATCATATTTATTCTGTAAATGAAGGATTTAAAAATAATATTGATCCAAAAATCATATCTCATCCCGCAAATTGTAGATTGATGATTCATAATGATAATATATCTAAAAATAAAAAATCAGACATCACAATTGATGAACTTTTGAAAAAAATTGAAGATTGGGATAAGAAATATTTGGTAGATTGAAATAAAATACATATCTTTGTTAAACAATAGTCAGGTGGACGGGAGTATGGAAGATTGAATAAGAAGCGTATTGAGTCAAGAACGTGAAATCGGAGTAACAAGTATTGTGGTACTCAATGTCAATCTGAAACCGCTGGTTCGAATCCTTTTTAATCAGCAAAGTTCGGAGTAATTAACCGAACCTAACAAGAAGATGGGTCATATAGCCTAAGGAAATTTGTCGACACTAATTCCTGTCTGTCTTCTTGCGTAACTACTTATGGTGTAAATTTGGTTTGCACACGGGTCTACTTCGGCCCGAAGGTTGTAGGTTCGAGTCCTATGGGTAGTTCAAAAAATAAACAATTAAAAACAATGAATGATGAAGGAAGTTTTATCAGGGACTTGTGAATCAGGAAGGGTTAAATTTGTTAAAACTAACATAAAAACTGATTTATTAAGGGCCTTAAAGAAAAAATTTAGGATTAATCCTCAACAAAAATTAAAAAAAGATTTGGTAGATTGAAATAAAATACATATCTTTGTAAGACAAATAAGGTGAGTTTCCCTACATCCGGGGTTAGTGAGAAACTTAAAGGGGGACAAGTGGTACACAAGTCCACGACTCATCTTAAACGGTCCGTTCTTCTAGTGGTTACAGGAATCCGGGTTTTCATCCCGGCAACATGAGTTCGATTCTCATACGGACTACAATGAAATGAACAACACATACACACAAGTTGTACCTCTATGGTTTTAAAGTGTTAATTTTGGGCTATTGGTGAAATGATATCATATACGGCTGTCTACCGTAAGTCGACGGATTGTAACCGTCATAGCCCGCCAAAAGAAAGTTCTTTGAAAAAATTGATAGTGATCGCCTCTACGGAAGTTGTCGACAAACTACGTAGGTTAAGGATAGATATGGCCCACTGCCGGTGCACCATAAAACTTAAAAAGGCAGTTAAGATTGGAAATAGGCGGGTACACCAACACTATCAACATTATTGTGTTGTTCCCTTGAGAAAGGAATTGCTTGAGTAGACGATAAAGGATACCATTTATGGTAGGCAACTTACAACATAGAGGACCTCAACCTCGTATAGATTGATTTAAAGCTAAGCCCGTAAAGTCAAAGCTTAGTGGAAACGAATTGCTCAAGGCGGGATTATATATGTCCACTAAATCAATCTTATTTTTAGTCAGGTGGCGGAATAGCCATATATGTCAATTGGATTGACTGTGATTGGTAGACGCTGGGAATAACAATGCCAACATCGAGATTGGGTTGAATACAGGTTCGATTCCTTGACTGACTACGAAAAAATTAAAATTATGAAAAAGTTACTTTGGAAATTATTAAAATTGGTTGACGATAATTGGGGTTATTCAACACCAATCCAACAACGATTTAAGATCGGTGAAAAGTGTAAGATTCATTTTTGTTACACCGAAAACACCGGATTTACACCAGGTGAATCTGTCACAATAATTGAAACTGGAAGACACGATTATTTGGTGAAGAATGAATTGGGAATTCAAAGTTGTGTTTATCAATTTGAATTATCTAAGTAAAAAAAATAGTCAGGTGGCGGAATGGTAGACGCTATACTTAAGCAGTTGAAGCTGGGTAATTCAACAATACCGGTTCAAATCCGGTCCTGACTACAGGTCGTCTTTTTTGATGCTCGCCCAAGTGAGTCCCATTGTTGAGACGTTAAAGTAACAAGGTAGAAATGTTGGGGTTAGGTAAGTTTCCAGAAACTGCGGTCTCTTTTTTTACCGAATGGGGTTTCCAAGACCTAAAATCGAAACTTCAAACGACAGAAACAAAAAGGGGGTAACACCTTAATTCCCCCTTTTATTTTTAAAAAAAACATTTGGTAGATTGAAATAAAATACATATCTTTGTAAAACAATAGTCAGGTAGCTCAATGGCAGAGCGGACAGTACTCAAATCTGAATCGGTAAGTGGTTCGAATCCACTCCTGACGGCAAAAATAAAAGTTATATGAAAAAATTAATTTTAGCATTTAGTTTGCTCGTTACCAGTACGGTAATCGGTCAGTTTCAGTTACGTAATATGAGCGGATTCAAGAAAAATGAATATGATCTCTATGAGATGAGATTCACCAATCCGCGAGCGGCAATAATTAAATACAACACGGTAATTGATAAATTGGGTGCTGATACAAGTGGATTTGTTTACGACATAATGGTGAATCCCATTGATTTCGGATTCTTTAAGAAACCAGCTGAAGCCCGAACAATGTACATAAGCATTCTCCTATACGAAGATGAAGTATACAAAATAATGTTTGGTGAATTTGATGGCACTAGAGAAAAACGATTCTTCAATGTTTTAGATGAGAATGGAACACCATTGATCTTAACATACAAACCAGAATAAAACATATACTATGAAAGAACACGACAAAACATTTATTAGAGCGGCAGTAGCTTTACTTACAGTAATCGTACTGGGTGTAGCTATAACAATTATGATACTATCATAAAATAGTCAGGTGGCGGAATGGTAGACGCAACGACAAGTGTCAAAATGGGGCAACGTATGGGTGCCCAGATATATGACATACCGGTTCAAATCCGGTCCTGACTTCAGCGGTTACCTGACTCCGATAGGACGGTAAAACCCATTGGGAAATCGGAAATCCGTGAATGGGGGCGCAAGCAAAGAAGAACTTGCAATGGTGGAGTGCCTAAGACAAAAGAAACGAGACATATGGGTGATCATATGTTGGTTACAAATCTCCACCTTTTTTTTAAATTAAAAAAATTATGACATTAAAAGAACAAATAAATGCCGATTTTATGTCAGCATTTAAGAACAAAGAAATGGAAAAGAAAAACTTCCTTGGAGTTGTTAAGGGTGAAATCCAAAACGAAGAAGGAAGATCAGGTATTGCATCTGATGATGTGGTATTAGGTATATTAAAGAAAATGGAAAAATCTTTAACACAAACTAATACACCGGAATCTTTAAAAGAATTGGAATATATTAAACCATATTTACCACAAATGATGAGTGAAAATCTAATCCGTGAAAAGGTTACCACATATATAATGAGTGGATTGACCAATCTCGGACAGATTATGGGTGAGTTTAATAAAAACTATAAAGGACTTGTTGATAATAAAACAGTATCTATGATTGCAAAAGAACTTTTGGAAAATACAGATAAATTATGACACCATTATTGTTTATATTATTTATTTTGTTTATCTTTACGGTAAGAAAAAGACGATGAACTTCAGTTCCCATACAGCGGTGAGACGGGCTAAGTTAGATACAATTCCTCGGTGCTGGGAGTAGAAAGCTGAAGAGTCGTGTTGTTCCCTTGAGAAAGGAATGCCGGAAATAGTGGACCAAGTAACCACTACAACACTGAGGTCTTCTCAACCCTGGTTTGTCAGGAGCGTAATGCGGCACGGTGCCAAGTCCTAAAGACACCATGGTCCAAGAGCAATTTGGACGCGAGAAGTTATAAGGTTGCTAAATGTGGGTTCGAATCCCACCCTGGCATCTAAAATTTATATATTATGAGAGATGTTTTTTTTACTATTTTATCTACTGTATTATCAGTAATTGTTGTTGGGATTGGGCTTCAAATGGCTATGTATTTTATTAAAGGTGACGGTGGAGTTTTTCCATTTTTGATCGGATTAATTGGTTTTTTTATTGCAATAAATCCAGCAATTAATCAGTGGGAAGAAGTGTTCAGACGTTTGTTCAAAATTAAAGATTAAAACTTTTTATGGTTTTTTAGATATTTATCTATAACAAATAAACCATAAAAAACAAAATTTTATGAAACTTACACAAGAACAAGTCCTTGGGATTGCAAGACACATATTAACCTTTGTTGGTGGTATTGTCATAATGAAAGGTTATGCTAGTGAAGCGGTCGTAACTCAAACTATTGGTGGTATTTTAACACTAATTGGGGCTGTTTGGTCAGTGGTTGTTAAGAAGTAATTTTAACAAAATTTTATAAACCCCATCTTTTTAGGTGGGGTTTTTTAATATTACAATATATTTATTAAGTAAATTTATGTGAATGGAGAATTGGGTAGAAATAACAATTGCATTTATAACCGGTATTTTGGGTCCTTTATCGGTTATTTTTTTAAAAAATTTTTTGGACAAAAGAAAACAAAAACCAGATATGGTTACAGACACACTTCGTGTGAGCGAGTTAATAAATTCAAGAATAGAACATATAAAAGATGAATTTAATGCTGATAGAGTTTGGGTAACACAATTTCATAATGGTGGTAATTTTTATCCAACAGGAAAATCTATGGCAAAGTTTTCAATTATTTATGAAACTGTAGGTCTTGGTATATCTTCAGTGCAATCAAATTTTTATAACATTCCGGTAAATCTATTTTCAAAATCAATTAATCAACTATATCGGAATGATGTAATTGAAATTCCTGATTATAAAGATGAATCAATTGCAACTTATGGATTAAAATATATTGCCGAAGATACTGGTTGTAAATCCGGTTATTTATTTGCAATTAAAACTATTGATGATAAATTTATCGGAACTTTGGGTATTGATTTTACAAAAAGAAAAACAAAACTTGATATGGAATCGATAAATCATCTACAAGTGCATGCAACATCTTTGGGTGGTGTTTTAATGAATCATTTATCACAATAATTTTTTTTCTAGTTAATATATTATTTTATATCTTTGTGGTATGAATATATTTTTCCTTGATTTTGACACAAAAAAATGTGCTCAATACCATTGTGATAAGCATGTTTGTAAGCTAATAGTTGAATCAGCACAATTATTATGTGGTTCTCATTGGGTTTTAGGTTCTGAAGCCCCATATAAATTATCCCACAAAAATCACCCTTGTTCTATTTGGGTTAGAGAATCATTATCAAATTATCTTTATTTGTGTGATTTAGGTTTGGAACTCTGTAAAGAATATACCTACCGATATGGTAAAAGACATAAATCACAGGATGTAATTGAATGGTGTTTAACCAATAAACCAAATATTAACGATATTAATTTTACAACACCACCACTAGCAATGGGTGATGAATTTAAAATTGGTAATGATGTTATTAAATCTTATAGAAATTATTATATGAGAGCAAAAAAAGATTTTGCAAGATGGAAAAATAGACAAATTCCAGATTGGTTCATATTTATATAATATGAAATTTAAAATTCGTGAATCAGTAAAGTCTTCTGGATTGTCAAATGTTATGTTTGGTGATAATATTGTTGGTAGTGCAACACCATCCAAAGACAAAATAAATCCAGAACTTTTAAAAGATGTTAGTGATGCAGCAAAAAAAGCTGGTGTGGAGGTTACAATTACTACTGCAATCACTGGACACAAAAAGGGTACAAGACACGAAACTGGAAATGCTGTAGATATTGCTATTGTTAATGGTAAAGGATTTTCTGGTGGTGTTTCAGATGCAAAACAAAAAGGAATATATGATGCTATTCAAAAGTTTGTCGACACTTTAGTTTCTATGGGTTATAAAAAAAATAGCGAAAAAGGTAATGATAAAGCCGTTTTAACTTTTGGGTTTCCAAATCACGAAAATCACATACATATATCAAGAAAAAGTGGAGCAAGTTCAGAACCAAAAAGTATTGAGGATTTAACCATTCCTGACGAATCAAACTTAACAATTTCCGACATACCCGGTTTCCCAACAAAAGATGACGAAGAAGAAATACAACATATAGACAGAACCTCAAAACAAAATAGTATTATCAATTCACTTTCGGATATTTTTAATATGCCTGAAGAACAAAGAAAAGAAAAATATAGAGAATTGATAAGTAAGGTGTTTTCTTTAAATGAAAATAATGGTTTGCAAAAAAGATCGTCAAAACTGAATGAGGAAATAGAAAGAATTAGAAAAATGTTTTAATTTTCTTGACTCACCCAAATATTTATTATATGTTTGTAATGTATTTAAAAAACAAACAAAATGAGTGAAACACAAAATGAATTAGTTGAAGTTGAAATCTACGGATATATCAACGATAAAGGTCAAAAAGTTTATACACCTAATTTAGAGTTTGCCAAAATTATGGTAAATAAATATGGTAACGGTAAGCTTTATATCGAAAAATATTAAAAAATAATCACAAAGCACTTGACAAATTAGAATAAATGTCGTAACTTTGTAAAACAAATTCGGAAAAGTCCGAAAAAGTTCTTTGAAAAATTAGATTATCCTTTCAGGAGTAAGAAATGAAACTGATAAAGATATTGGGCCGTGTATAGTCCATAAAATAAACCACGAAAGTGGGATAAAGTGAATCATTCGTGTAAATGGTTTGCGGTTTGGGTAACTGAACTTGAGTACACAAGCGGGATACCGTTTAACCTTTAGTACCGAGGGCAACGCTGTAGGGAAAGTGGTTAGATGAACTGGCAATGTGGGTTGTCAGTTTGAGGTGGGAACACCAATAGGAATAACTCGTAGGAATATTGCAAAAAATAGAATTATCCAATTTTATTATTGCGTGTTCCAATATAATAGGATACTTAAAACCGAAAGGTATGTTCGTGTACAGATGGTGCTGTTACCAACCCTAATTATTCCTTACCAAGGGAATTGTTTTGAAGTAGTCTAAAAATATGGAAATGGGGACATTTCAGAGAGTAGTTAAGTATCGATCCGTTCAAAAGATGGGTTGGCTTGGTTGACGGACCACTACTTTCACAATCCACAACACAAATACTTTATGGAAAGTAATGATTCTATTATTAACTACAGAAAGGAAAAGTGTCCGTCAGGTTTGGATGAAAGGTGACTACATAGTAATGAGCCGTTCATTGCACACAAAGATCCCAAGTCGATGTGTAATTATCCGAAAAACCTTTAATCCCGCAAGGACGAACTGGGGAGGCATCCTCGGAAAGAGTCAAGTAAGATGAGAGTAATTCAAACCTAAAGGAGTGGTATACCTAAAAAACCGTCACTGAGAAATACCATTCAAAAGATGGTGGATACGAAGGGAAAAAATAATCCTTCAAAAGGTTCTCAAACCAAGCTGTAATCTCAGGCTTTTTTTAAAAATATAAGATCTTATTAAAAAAAAATTGGGGATAACGGTTGGTTATCCTTTTTTTATATATATCATATATTTATAGTTTATATATTATAATATATGGAAAAATCCCTATTAATAGAAGAGGTCAATAGAATTAACTACTTAATGAATTTTGATATTAATAAAAGTATCGAAGACCAAAAAGAAGTTCAAATATCCGAGCAAACTATATTTGAACAAACACAACCTCAACAATTAACACCAGAACAAATCCAAGCAGCAAAACAAAAAATCCAAGCAAGTGCTAATAAAACAGCTTATGCCGTTTTTGGTGAATTAATGAAAGCCTTCGATATGGATGGTGATAAGGATCTAAAAGATAATGATGGAACGAATGAGGGTGTAGCTTTAGCTGCAATCAAAAAAATTCAGAATAAAGAAACTCTTGATGCTTTAAACAAGTATATCGCAAGTTGGAAACAATATCCAAATTTAAAGTCTTGGTTGAATGCGGAAATGAGTGATTTTGATAGTGAATACGGTAATATCTGGAACAATCTTGAGAAAATGGGTTATGCCGGCGCCAATAGAAATGTATTACTAAAGGTTGTGGGATATACACCAGTTGGTATGGTAGTAAAAGGTGCTGATAAAGCAATTGATTCTTTAAGAAGTTTATCTTTAGAACAAATAATGGAAGGATTTAGGGATATTGTAAATGGTATTGGTGGAACTGTTGCAACATTAATTTTAACCGCTATACCAGGTGGGCAAGCGGCAAATATGTTAATTTATGGTGCTTTAACAGCTTGGGATTTTGTTCAAATGGATAAAGGTAAAGGTAGTTTTTTTGATGCAATTTTAGACACATTTTCATTATTATTGTCTGGAATTGGATTACAGACCTCTTTAAAACCACTACAAGGGACTAAAGCAGTTCTTGGTGCTGAAAAAACCGCAGTTGGTTTTTTTGGAAAAATGGCACAAAAATTCCCAAAATTAAGTCAATTTTTTAATAGTATTATTGGTAAAATCGCCGGTGGTGCAAAGTGGGTTATTGATGGTATTAAAAAAGGTGTAAATTGGTTAATTACAAAATTATCCTTTCTAAAGAATTTTGGTAATATGTTATTGGGATCTTTAAATAAGATTACAGCTTTTTTGGATGAGATTGTAAATGCAATAAAAGGAACAGCAGGAAAAGTAGTAACCAAAACAATACCAAAAACAACAACATTACTACAAAAGGGAACAGCATATTTTACAACATACGCAAAAACAAATTTAGGACCAATATTCCAATCCATTGAAAATGTTCTGGGTAAAGATATAATGAGTAAGTTAAATGAAAAAACTGTTAGTTGGATTAAAGATAAAATATTTGAACTTGGTTCTAATGCAACAACAGAAAATGTAAGACCCTTGATTTGTCAAGCTGGTAAAACATATTGTGACACTTTTGATGTTATTATGAATGGTGTTGTTGCTACACATTCTGTAAAAGGAACTAAAAAAACCGGAAAAGAAACTGTAAAGTTAGCAAAAGGTATTAAAAAAGCTGAAACTGGGATTGAGAAAGCTGAAAAAATTATAGGGGCAACTAAAGCCGGGACTAAAACAATAACTAAAGGTGTTGGAACAACTGATAAGGAAGGAAGTGAGGAAACTTACGGATAATTATTCCTTTTTCAATTCACGATATATTTATATTGTAAATAATCAAATTAAAATTAAAATATGAAAAAAATAGTAAAATTAACTGAGTCAGATTTGGTGAGAATTGTAAAAAGAGTGATTAATGAAAATAATACAAGTCTTCTAAATGAAGGAAACGGACAAAATGCTGTTAATGCGATTAAAAAAGGAATAGCTGGTTTGGGTACTGATGAGAGAGGTGTTTTAAACGCCGTATATATGATCAAAAATAAAGCTGATTATATGGAAGCTTTGGCTGCCGTAAAAAAACTTGGATATAGCACAATAGGATCTTACATCTCAACGGATATGGAAGAAGTAAGTTATGGTATGAATGTTTTTGGTTTTGCTGATAAACAAAATAAAATTATAAGTGAAATAAATAGACATTTACAACAGTTTAACCCAGAAGAAAGAGTTAAAACACTCTCAGCTCAAGGTTCGGCACATGGAAGAACACAACAATCTTCACAAAAAAAACCATTCCAGGGTCTTAGATAATTAAAAAATTAAAATATTAAAAAAGGAGGTCTAAACCTCCTTTTTTATTTTAAGAAACATTGAAAATATCAATCCAGTTATAAGCCCTCCTATATGTCCAATTGAGGATCCAGATGAGGTATAATCATATGGGTAGAGAACAATTAAATTACTATAGACCATATATGATGCCAGACATAATAGTAGTATTGTTCTTATTTTTCTTGTAAATCTTAGATTAAAAACTAAAAAAGAACCAACAAATCCGAATAAAGCCCCCGAAGCACCAATACCATACGATTTAGAATCGTAATACCGTTCAATCAAAACCCTTTCTTCTTTTGGATGTTTAAATCTATCACTATACTTTACAGAAAAAATATTAACATCTTTACTTATTAATTGTCTTTTACAATAATCAAGTTCTTGGTTTTTCAAAGTGTTATAAAACAACACACAAGTTAAACTTGATAAAACATACATCCAGTAGTAGTTTTCTGTACCGAATTTTTTTTCGAATGAAACAGAAAAAAATAAAAATAAAATTAAATTGATAAATATATGTGTCGGTTCATATGAATGTGTGAACATAAATGTTAGAATCTGATAAATAACAAAATTTCCAGAATCGGTTGGGTAAAATCCAAGATGTTGGTTAATATCAAATGAAAACAAAAATAACGATATACAACTTATAATATAAACAATAATATTGATTCCAAAAATAGTTTTTACACCACTTGGTAAATTTGTCAAATATGTTTTTATTGTTTTCATTCTACAAATATACAATTTTATTTTAAATAAAAAAAACCCCATCTTATGATGAGGTTTTACAATTGGTGGAGGTGCGGAGAGTCGAACTCCGGTCCATAATATCCTGTCAGATAAGGACTACATGTTTAGGTTGATATTTTCTAATATCCCAAAATAGTTGATTTGTTCTTCACCATCGTAAATCAACAACCAATGGTCCCGAATCGGATTTAGAGAGCCATCCGGTGTGCTCTATCAAACTACGACTTCTGTTGCTAGGTTATATGTCTGCCGACCCCCCGTTTCCGAACTTATCTTAAGCTACAGTAACTTCAGAACCTCTTACTAATCCAAGAGTTTCCATTTTGTTTAGCACATTGCCAGTTGTTTTCCAAGTCAGTTTTTAAAGAGATTAACTTAGTCCCTACATGCCCTTATTCCTCAGCCAATACCTGTCAAATCCAAAAACACCCCCATATTTTCAAAGAACTATATATAAATACAAATATAATTATATTTATCTAATATGGCAAGTGAAACTTATGAATTTTTAAAAAAAATTGCTAAAGGTGAAGAAATTAGTAGATGGCATTATCCTGATGATCTAATTTCGTATGTTGATTATAGTAGTAAAACGCCAAAAATTACAATAACATTTGACGATGACGATGACTTTCTAGCGATTTTTGATATTGATCGTGATAATCCAGATAGATATACCTGGGCTAGATTTGTTGGTGGTCAGTATTATAATGATGATTATGATAGATATAAATACGAAGATGATTGGAAAGAAGGGTATATTATTAAAGACTTCAATCCAATAAATCTTGAAAAACTTAAAAGAATAGTAAAACTTGTAAATCCAACTTTAGAAATTGAGGAAAATGAATCGAATGTTGCCAAATTTCTTGATAAGATGTTTTCAAACCATATTGATAATTTAATATATGACTATGGTACGACACATTCTGAATGTATCGGAAGGGCAGTTAAAGAAGAAATATTGAATGATGTTAAAAATCCATTTTATAAATTTGGTATTTTTGAGTTGATACCTGCCTATAAATTTATAACTGATGTTAGAATTCTTTTAAGATTGTATAAAATGTTAAACGCTGAAGATGAAGATTTAAAAGGTTTATTAAAGTTATTATATGAAAAATATGGTAATAATAATGTTGGGGATTGGTCTGAACTTGAATATAATTCTTGGTGTGATGATTACGATAATGAGGAAACACAAAAAAATATAGGTAAGGCTTTAGATGATATATTAGAAACAATTGAAGATGATTTGATGGGTGAAAATACTAATTTTGACGAATATAATAAATTATATAAAAAAGTAATTAGCCTTGGTGGTTTTAACAAATTAATTAAAATTCCGGAAAAAAATATTGAGGTTATTTTTGAAACCTTGGATTTAAAAACAAATAGACTAATTATTAAACTTTGGAAAAATAACCAACAAGAAAAAAGGTCTGTTAATAATCTTGATGATTTGAACTTAATCCTCTATCATCCGGAATTATTTGAAAGTGTTAGAAAAATATTAAGAAAACTTTTATAAATCAAATAATGTTTCTATATTTGTGGTATGGAAAGAAATTTTGAATTATTAAAAGAAGTATTATCAATTCCCACAAAAACTTATCAAGAAGGTTTAATGGTTGAATTCATTTGTAATTGGTTGAGCGAAAACAATATACCATTTTATGTGGATCAGTTTAATAATGTTTATGCAACAAAACAAACTGATGAAGATATTTCTTATTTTCCTTGTGTTGTTGCACATACGGATACGGTTCATAATATTGACACAATAAATGTTGTTGAGGAACAATTACCAAACGCACAGAAAGAAATAAAACTGGCACTTAAAGCGTATAATGATAAAGGAAACCCAACCGGAATTGGTGGTGATGATAAGTGTGGTGTCTATGCTTGTCTTGAACTTCTAAAAGAATTGCCAAACTTGAAGGTAGCATTTTTTGTGGCTGAAGAAACCGGTTGTAAAGGTTCATTTAACGCCGACCCAGAATTTTTCAAGAATGTTGGTTATGTGATTCAATTTGATGCCCCGGAGAATAATATGATTTCCGAATATCTGATGAGCAAACCTATGTTTAATAGAAATTCTGAATTTTTTAAGGTTGGTGGTCGTTTGATTACAGAACATTTCCCAAGTGACACAAAATATCATAGTCATCCATATACGGACATTTATCCATTAAATAAAAATTTTGATTTATCTTGTTTTAACATATCAATTGGTTATTACAACTACCACACAAAAAATGAATATGTTGTTGTTGAGGATACATACAACGGAATTAAGGTGGGTAAGCTGATGATTGAAGAACTAGGTTATACCAAACATTAATAAAAAAGGAGGGTTTTTAATCCTCCTTTTTATAAACAGCCCAATATTTTAATTATTTCGTCATTTGATTGTGAATAATTAACTCTAATTAATTTTATACTGTTTAATTCACAAAAATCATTTTTTATTCTATCTCTTATTTTAACTTTTTCAAACTCACTTTCACCACCAAATATTGAAATAGGTTTAAAATGTTGTATCCCATCAAATTCAATACATATATTTTTTTCTGGGAGATAGAAATCAAAACGAAGTTTATTTTTATCTCTACAATTTAAAAGAGACTTGTCGTACTGGAATTTTATTTTGTTTTTAGTTAGAAAATCAAAAATTACCTTTTCACCATAACTAATTTTAGTTCTTTTGTCAATCCCCAGCCAATCGTAATAATCAATCCATCCTTTATCTTTATATGTTTTTTCTGGTTTTTTTGGTATGTTGGTTGGTAATTTTGTTAGTTCTAATTTTGTCCATTCTTTACCCATTTTTAGATTTAAACTACGAGCCCAATCACGAGCCTCATCAAATGGTTTGTATTTTTTAAGATTATCTTGTATTCGGTTAGTTCCTAAAAAAATACCCCAACCTTCCCATTCTGATTTATATATTGAGACCGGATTATATGGTATCCCAGTTTCTTCAGACATAATTTTATTTATTTGATTATAATAATCATTTTTACTTTTAATATTTAGAAGTCTAATTTGTTTTTTACATTTTTCGTATGTGTAGTACACACCATATTTATTTTTTTTATATATTGGTTTTCCTAAAAATTCAGACCAATTTTTACAAATATTTTTACCGTAAAATGTTATTGGATTTATTGGTGCCTTTTTACCATAAATCTTAAGATTTTTATAATTAGAAATATATGATTCTTTTGTTGTTATGTTTTGATTTTTAATTAAATCTTTTAATTCAGTATAACTATAATATTGTTCTTTATTAACCAACATATCCTATAATATAATTTATATTATATAAATATTTGATAATTTAGATTATGTTGGTTTTTAATAAAAAAAAGGAGGGTTTTTAATCCTCCTTTTTCTTTCTACCTCTTTTTTTCGGTTCTGGTTTTGATCTATCTTCAATTTCTATTGTCTGGCCATCACCTTCTCCTTTGACAAATAACACATATTCCTTTTCTTCAATAACTTCATTCAATAATATTTTTTCTGAAATTAAATCTTCAATTTTATCCTGGATTGCTCTCTTTATTGGTCTTGCACCATATTGTTCATCAAACCCAACTTTGGCAATTAAATCAATTACTGAATTTTCATACGAAATTTTATACTTCATTGAATCTAACCGTTTTATTAGTTTATCAATTTCAAGTTTAACAATTTTATTGATTTGTTCTTTTTTTAATGAATTAAAGACAACAACATCATCAATTCTATTTAAAAATTCTGGTGCAAAAAACTTACTTAGTTCTTTCTTTAGAACATCTCGTTTATATTCTTCTTGAACAGCTTCACTATTATTTGATGTTTTAAAACCAACACCACTACCAAAATCTTGCAATTTTTTAACACCAATATTTGATGTCATTATAATTAAACAATTTTTAAAATTAATTTTTCTACCAAGACTATCAGTAATATGTCCGTCATCTAATACTTGCAAAAGTGTTGAAAAAATGTCTTTGTGTGCTTTTTCTATTTCATCAAATAATATCACGGAATATGGTTTATTTTTAACTTGCTCTGTTAATTGACCACCTTCGTCTGAATTAACATAACCAGGAGGTGAGCCGATTAGTCGTGAAATTGTGTGTTTTTCTTGATATTCAGACATATCTACTCTAATTAAACTATCTTTACTCCCAAAAATTTCTTTTGCCAACTTTTTCGCCAAAAATGTTTTTCCCACACCAGTAGATCCTAGGAAGATAAATGAACCAATTGGTCTATTTGGATCCTTAATACCTACTCTATTTCGTCTAATTGCTTTTGAAATCTTTTTAACCGCTTCTTCTTGACCAATAACAGAACCATTAAGTGAGTCTTCCAAATTAACAAGTGAATTTTTTTCGTCTATATTAATCTTACTAACTGGAATTTTTGTCATATTTGAAACGACTTCGTAAATTAAGTCCTCCGGAATACCTCTTTTACTATTTTTGAGTTCGTCCTCAAATTTTTTCTTTTCTTCCTCAAGTTTAGATAAAATATTTTTTTCTCTATCACGAAGTTCGGCAGCTAATTCATATTTTTGTTTTTTAATAACATCAACTTTTTCTAGTTTAATATCTGCGGCTTCTTGTTTTAATTTTTCTATATGTTCCGGAAGTTTAATATCAATTTGCATACGAGAACCAATCTCATCTAAAATATCAAAAGCCTTATCTGGAAATTCACGATCCGTAATATATCTATCCGCTAACTCAACACATAACCAAAGTGATTCATCTGTGTAATTTACTTTGTGGTGTTCCTCATATTTTTCCTTACTCTGTTTTAAAATTTGAAATGTCTCTTCTTTTGATGAAGGGTCAACAATTATCTTTTGGAATCTTCTTTCTAACGCACCATCCTTTTCAAAATGTTTTCTGTATTCGTCAAGTGTTGTAGCACCAATACATTGAATTTCACCCCTTGATAGTGAAGGTTTAAGAATATTTGAAGCGTCTAATGATCCAGAACTATTACCAGCACCAACCATTGTATGAATTTCATCAATAAAGATTATAATATTTGGGTTTGATTGTAATTCTTCAATTATAACCTTCATTCTTTCTTCAAATTGTCCTCTATATTTTGTTCCAGCAACAAGTGAGTTAATATCTAATGATACAATTCTTTTATCAGCTAAATTTTTTGGGCATTCACCAGAATGTATCATCATTGCTAACCCTTCAACAATGGCCGTTTTACCACAATTGTGTGACACAATACCGTTTGAAATATATTTACGCTCATTATCAAGAACTTCAAGATCATATGTATTATGAATACCAATTTCATTTTTTTCAATAACATCGTATAAATTATTATCTTCACAAAAAATAAAGTCGCCCAAATTGATATTTTTTAATTTAACCCAAAATGATTCATTTATCAATTCTGAATTTTCATTAGTTGTTGTTGAATCAACCTCAACTAAATGATCTTCAGAACCCGATAAAGTATTACCGTTAGATAATTTTATTTCATAACAAAGTTTATTTTGTTTTTCATATAAATTACCAATTAATTTATATCCTGATGGAGTTTTAATTTTATATGTCCCCCCTTCTTTTTCAATTAACTCGAAAAAATCTTTAATTTTAATTTTCATAATAATAATTTTGTATTTTATTAATTAATAAGTTATAGTCAAAATCATAAATCAATTTTATATTATTGTCTATACAAAATTGATTTTTAAAATCAACTTTTTGTTTATATATCTGTTGATTATCATCTAATTTGTTTAAATTTTTCTTATTTAATAGTCCATATAATTCAATGTATGTATCTTTCTCTTTTAGATAAAAATCACACTTTAAATTTGAGTTTGGATAATTTTTTTCGTAGTCGAAATTAATTTTATTTTCTTCCAAAAATAACGCAACTCTATATTCACCAACACTTTTATATCTAATACCATTATGATATACAGATATACCATAATATTGTCTATTTTGATTTAGATTTATTTTCTCATAAAATAAATTTTTTATGATTGTTGGTGTTGTTTTAAATATATTACAAATGACTTTACTATTAACATACTGTGTCAAATCCGAATATTTTTTTATGTCATCATTTTTAATGATACAATCAATAAATTCATTAATTGTATTATAGGTAGAACAACCCATAATAATTCCTTTTGTTTTTTCTTTATAGTTTGCGTGTTGTAATAACAATTTTGTTTCTTTCACATCATATTTAAATACATTTTTTTTCAACTGCACTTCTTGAAAATTTTCTTTATTTTTTAATGTGTTTATCCATTTTTTTTGTCTATTTAAGAATTTTTCAGTCCCAACAACTTCACCATATTTATCTATACATTTTTTTAAACTAAAAGTTGATTGACGCTCACTCAATTTAATTTTAGCATCATTTAGGTTATATCCCTTATTTAACCAATATTCAATATTTGTAGTTTCACTACTTTTATATTTTTCTGGGTTTGATTGTTTCTTTTGTTTTAAAATATTAGAATTTTTACTTTGTTTTTCGGATATAAAAATATCAATCATATCCAATTCCCAACCCATACTTAATAAAAAATCTTTATTATAGATACTTTCAGGATAGTTTAATACCGACCTTAACACTGGTTTTATTTTTTTATAATTTAAAAACTCAGTCTGATTAATTAAGTCATTAACTTTTTGGATGTCTGAATCCCTAAATTTTATAAAATATTTATAAAATTTTTTATCTAATATAAAATTTTGAAACTCAATGACTGTATTAATTTCAATTAAATTCTTACCGTTTTTCTTGATAAACATAATAATCCAGGTGTTGGGATATACCAATACCTAATAATAAATATCACAACTTTTTAAAATTGTGAGTATCAACATTAGATACTTTCTCAACCTCAATCCAAGTGTCTCCTAATACACATCCGGGTTCACCAATTATAATTGGATTATTTTTTTTTCTCCTTGATAATATCTGTGCAATTCTTAACACTTCTTTTTGCCTCCCAATAACAGGATCCAATTTTCCTTGTTCAGCAGCTTTAATTAAATCTTTGCTGAAATTGTCTAAAATAGGTGTGCTACCATCACCTTTTCTTTTGTTTTTGTCTCCATCATCTACAAATTCTATTGCCATATCTAAAAGTTTTATCTAATTTTAGATATAAATAGATTTGTTGTCAATATTTGTCTTTTTGTCATATACTAAAATTTTATACTGACATTTTGTCATACTTTTTTGTTTGGAACAAAATTGGTTAAAAAAAATTACAAAATAAACCTTTAAAATATAAAAAAATGTTTAACAGAAATTTAGAAAGATTATTTAATGAATTTTTTAATTCGGATCCATTATTTGGGAATACTAATGATTGGGATAAAAAAACTTATCATTCACCAGATGGGTCAATTTCATTTACCTACATTACAAATAAAAGAGGTAATTTAACCAAATCCGATGAAATAACACTATTAAAACAAAAATTGGATATGGCGGTTGAGGAACAAAATTTTGAGGAAGCTGTGGAGTTAAGAGATAGAATAAAAAATCTAGAAGAAAACAAAGAAAAAATAAGTGAGCTCAATAAAGAACTTGAAGATTGTATTAAAACACAAAACTTTGAGAGGGCTATAGAAGTGAGAGATAAAATTAACTCCCTAAAATAAAAAAACCCCCATTTTTTGGGGGTCTTTTTATTCAACAACCATCACAGCTCTTAATTTAAATTTGGTGTTATATTCTGTGTAAATAACCAAACCAATTTTAGTTGCTTTAACATTTAACATATTTTCATTGTGACCAACAATTGATGTCCTCCAAGAATCAAAAATTATTTGGGGCTGTTTATTGAAATATTCAACACTACAAATAAATGTACCGTAAGTAAAAAGTCCATAAATGTTTTCACCAATTATGTTTGTTCCATTAAAATCTGAATGAACAAGTGTATTTCTATCACACAAAACTTTTGCCCAATTTTTGGAATAGTGAATCAAATTAGTATCAACAGACAATTTGTTTAATTTATTTTTAACTCTATAATCGTTAATTAAACCAACTAAACAATTATTCAAACTATCAAAATTAGTTTTGTTGTATTCTTTTTTATTTCTGGCGATAAACATTTCATCTGATTTACTATTTTTTGTTTGGGTAAAACAAATGACAGAAATAAAAATTACAAAAAGACTTGTCAATGATTTCATATTATATATTTTAGAATTATAATACAAATATAACACTTTTTTTTTATTATGATATTTATCAAATAGAAATTTTATTTAAAAAAAATGAAAAAAAATATTTTAGAAGAAATAAATAGAATGAAATTCTATTTTGACTATAAACCGGGTAAGGTTATTTCAGAACAAAAAAATACTTGGTTAATAAAAGAACAAGTAACAGATTGGACTGACGGTGGTTCTAAAACATTTGAGAATGCCGATATTATAAAAATAATTCAATATATAAAAGAAGTAGATGCTGGAAATAATTTTTCAAAATCACCAGTTTATCTTGCGATGTTAAAATGGTTTGAACAAAATGATTCATCAGAAACCAGACAATCTCTTAAAAATTGGCTTGGTAATGAATTAACATCTGGAATTGGACAAAGTCCTGAAACAACATTAAATAAAGTTGTAGACGCATCAACACTTTCTGGTTTTGATAAAACAAAAAAACTTTCAAACAACCAAACAACTTCTTCAACAGAGCAAACTAATATAAAACAAAAACAAGCATTAGATTTACTTACAAAAGTAAAAACTAAACTATCTACAATTGTAAATCAGGGTTTATATGTTGAAATGAAAAAACAAGTGGATAGATTATTAACAGAATTAACGGCATTTAATTCTAAAAATGTTATAATGTCAACACAAACAAGTGATGAAATTATAAATCTAATGAACCACATATTGGGTGCTTTTGGGTCTGATGTACAATATTCAGTAGATTACGAAAGTCCAACTTATGGGTCATTGACTGGAAATGAAATAAATGGATATTTAAAAGGTGTTGATTTAAGAAGTTCGGCTGAAAGTGATTCTCGTGTTGTACTTTCAAAAAAACAAGTTGAACCATATAAAGAAAGTATTATTGCAACATTGACTACTGAAGCTGGAAAACAATTACAAAACAAAGCATTTTTGGATGGGTTTTTTAGAGGTATTAACCCAACTTTAAGTGATATGATTATCAAAGCCAAAGATATTGTTATTGAATCAGCTGATGTTTCTGTTTTATCAAAATATAAAGAAGAAAAGAAAAAGGATGATGAAACTGGTGTTGAGTTAATTACAACAACATATAGTTGGCCGCCAGAAAATATGAATGTTGAACAAAGAGATGAAATTTCCAGAAACTTTTTTGAAGATGATGATGTAACATTAACTGATGAGACTAAAACTGAACTTCAGAAAAAAGTAAATGAAGCTGTTGCTGAATACAAAAAAATTATGGCCGATTCTGGAAATAAAGCAGTACCTAAAGGTTTGTATTTAAATTTTTATTCATCAACAAGTAAAGTTAGAACCGCATATTCAGATAAAAAAGGAGAATATTCGGAAACCAATAATGTACCATTATCTCTTGATAGGATTGCGACTATGAAAGAGTATTTAAATGAAATTATCGATAATTCTGAATTAAATGTTTTTGAAAAAATAACGGTTTTAGATTTATCAGATCCTAATAGAGGTCCTGGTTGGAATAACACAGAAAGTACTTTTTTAGATGGTACACCAATGGATTTTAAAACAGCTTATGCAAACGCACCATTATATTTGAAGGCTCGTACTCGTAACCCAAATTTAACACCAAGACAATTTTATGGTGTAAGAGACGGAAATGCTGTTAGAAATGCAAGTAAATTGGCTGGCGTACAAATTGGTGGTGTAGCATTGACAGAAGAGTATGAAAATTTATATAGTGAATTTAGATACGCAACTTGTGGATTTAATATGTCAATAGAAGCACCAAAAGGGGTTTCAAAAGAAGAGAAAGAATTAGAATTTGTGGTATCTACTTCTGGTGGATTGGGTGTTATGATTACTTGGACAAGTATAAATTGGGATATAAATATAAATATCGGTGACGGACCAAACAAAAGAAAAAGCGCAAGACATATTGCTTTTGTAAGATTAAAAAGAGCTGTTACTAGAAATAAAGCGGTAATACCAAAAAGAAAAACTAATTGTCCCATTTGGTAAAATTAAAATAAAAAAAATATGGCAATCACAAGAGAAGAAATTAAAGGAACAAAAATTATAAACGAAATTGAGTCATCTAATATTGTTAGAACTGAATATGATGTGGAAACAAAAAAATTGATTACCGAATTTAAAAATGGTATGAAATACGAATACGATGAAGTTCCACTACAAACATATACAGCATTTAGAGTTGCAAAATCGCAAGGTTCTTTTTTTAACACCAATATTTCAAAAACTTTTAAATATAAGAAATTAAGTTAAATCATTTCTGGTATATTTATATATAATGGAAAAAGATTTAATTAAAAGTTTTGAACCAAAAAAAGAACTAAATCCAAATGTCTGGGATATTAGTGGGGAGGAACCAAAAATTAAAAATGATATTAGAAAAAAATTATTAGAAATCGCATATGAATTTATCGATTTTTTAGATGTTGATATTGTTATAACAGATATTATTCTAACCGGATCACTATCAAACTACAACTGGTCAAAATATTCGGATTTTGATCTTCACATTGTTGCAAACTTTCAACAATACCCAGAAAACCAAGTTGAACTATATGAAAAATTATTCAACTTGAAAAAAATGTTATTTAATCAAAAACACGATATTAAAATTAAAGGTTATGAAGTTGAACTATATGTTCAAAGTGAAGCCGAGACACATTTTTCTAGTGGTGTCTATTCTATCTTATTTGACGAATGGTCAAATAAACCAAAAAAGGAGACCGTTGAAATTGACAAAAGTCTATTGAAAGAAAAATCTAAACAATGGATGAAAATGATTGATGAACTAATTGATAGCTTAAAAGACGAAGATATTGATTCGGCTAAAAATCTAGTAAAAAAATATAAAGAAAAATTAAAAAAGTATAGAACTTGCGGACTAGAAAAAGACGGTGAATACTCAACTGAAAATTTGGTATTCAAAATATTAAGGAGAAACGGATATATTGAAAAATTACATAATTTGACAAGTGATATTATAGATAAAAAATTATCTATGAACCAATAATTTATTAAAAAATAAAATAATCTTAAATATTGATATATTTATTAAGAAAAAATAATTTAACTAAAAAAATTATATTATGGGAGGATTAAGACCTATCGGAAGTGAAAAGTTACAAGGGATGGACAAAATTCGTAGAATTATGGAAATTGCCACATATAACGAAAACATACCAAATCCGGTAAATGAGAATAGAAACACAGAATACACCGTTAAACTTGCTGATGGAAATGTTTATGCTATTGTAAGAGAGAAGTTGGGGTATATTATCAAATCTGCGATAAATGAAAATGAAACTGACTATATTGAACCAATACAGGAAAGAAAATATTATAGATCATATTCTGAAGCTTTAAAAAGATTGAATATTATAACCAAAGAGTTAAACACTCTTCACGGTAATAAAAAAGGTATTTCTTTGTTTGAGCAAGACGAAAAAAAAAAGGATAAACAATACTTTTTAAAAACACCAAGTTCCGATAAAAAGGAGGCAACGCCAGCTCAAGTATCAACACCAGTAAGTGGTGCGACAGCTCCTACAGCTGAATTGGGTGAACAAGCTGTTGACCCAACTGCCGTTCCAGCTCCTGCTCCAGTTGATCCGACTGCAACTACGGCTCCTGCTCCAGTTGACCCTACGGCAGCACCAGCAGAACCAGATATGGTTGCGGGTGATGAAGTTCCAATGGAAGAGCCAGATATGGATATGGAAGAACCAGAAGGTGAAACTGAAGGTGATAAAAAAGAAGAGGTTTCTTTTAAGTCAATTCAAAAACTTACAGGTAGATTAACACAAAAAATTAGAAAATACACAGAAGAGGAAGAAATGACTTCTGATGATACAAAATATATTATCAACTCAATTTTATCGTCCCTTGAATTGGATGTTTTAGATGATGAAGATGTTGATGAAATTATTGACAGATTAGAAGGTGAGGAAATTGAAGGTGAAGAAGAAGGGATGGATCCAGAAGAAATGGCCGGTGAAGAAATGGGTGGTGAAGAAGGTGGAATGCCAGAACCAGGATTAGAAGGAGCACCAGTACCACCAGAAGGTAATGCTGAGGCAGCAATAGAACCAGAATTAGAAGAAGGTTATGAAAATCTTTCAGATGCTTTTACAAATAAGTTTAAAGGTGCTTATACAGCAAATGTTGCCGACCAAATGATGGAAGAAGGTGATGATTATCCAAAACACGGAGCTGCCGGTAAAAGACATAGACATTTAGCACACGGAACATTCGGTGAGTCAAAGGTTGATAAAATAATTTCAAGCTACTTCAAAATAGACGAAAACGAAATTTTAGTAAAAGAAGAAGAAAATAGAAAAAAAATTGAAAAAAATATAAATCTTACTTCAAAAAGAATCAAAAATCTTTCAGAGAGTATTTCACAAGAAAGAGCTTCTTTAAAGTTTATTGAGCAATACCCAACATCAAATTTATTAGGAAAATCAAAAACTGGAAATTTGATTTTCCAAAATAAAAATAAAAATTATAGAGTTTCACCTACTGGAAAATTACTATGAATTATTTAATTTACATAAATGGTTTGGGTCCTAATTATAAGGGTGAGAATATTTATGAATTTATTTTTTCCGACACAACTGAAGTTTGGGGTGAAAATTGGGAAACAAGACCAGCAAATGGTTACCCATCACCACCGGACATTGAATACATCAAAAAGGTTGGGATATTACATAAAGGGAATATAACATTAGATTTGGTTCAAGAGTCTGATGTTTTTTCTGTTTTGGATTCAATGGATGGTGTTTTATGTTTGGGATGGGAAAAAGAAAGTAATGATGTTGATTTTTCTGTTGTTAAAAGATTGGTTTTTAAATTTGGTGAAACAGAACAGGAAGTAAAAGACAAATTGTACGAAAGAGACATAATTTTAGAATTTGAAAAAAAAATGGTTTATGAAAACTAAAGAATACATAAAAGTGTTATTGGAAAACGGTATTAAAGCAAACACGATTGAAAATTTGAACTTATCACAAATTGAAGTTTTGGCTAAAAGATTCATTGTTTCCGAACAATGGACAAAACAACAAAGTACCGAGATTAAATATTCAACACCGATTACTAATTTACAAGGTGGAAAACCAGCAGCTATTCCACCACCAACAGATCCTTCCAAAAAAACAATGGTTGGTCTTGAAGGTGGAAAACTTGTGGTTACTCAAGCTGAAGGTGAAATGACAGAAGACGAAACAATGGACATTGTTAATGATCCGGATGCTACTGCTGATGGTATGCCAACAACTGAAGGTGAAATGAATGAAAAATTTGAATCTAAAGCACAACAAGGGTTATTCTGGGCTAAGTGTAATAACTCAACCGGAAAAACAAAAGAAAAATGGTGTAAGATGGCTAAAGAATTTTCTGATAGTACATCAAAAAAACAATACAAAGATATGCCGGAGAAAAAACATCCAGAAAAAACTGTTAAAAAGAAAACAACAAAAGAAAATTATGAGAAGTTTTTGGAAAACAGAATTGTTGAGATGTTAGGTGATTATATCAATCCTGCGATGACAAAAGGAAAATTAATTCAATCTGTTAATGAGAGAAAAAATTCTGAGTCTTTTATGTTGAAACAACCTAAAAAAAATAGTATGTTTTCACAAGACGAAGGAAAAGAAATGAAAAAACCAATTGGAAGAATGTTCTCTATGGGTGGAGAAATGTCAGAAGAAACAAAAGAAAAAACAAGAACAAAACCGGATACAGATACAGACAAAAAAGAAAAAAATCCAGGGAAGAAAAATCCTTTTGAACCAAAACATAAACCGGCACCAAAAGCAGGAAAAGGCGAATATAATGAACAAACTATAGCACCAACGAAACCGGGAACAAAGGAAAGAACAAAAGAAAAAAATCCAGGGAAGAAAAATCCTTTTGAACCAAAACATAAACCGGCACCAAAAGCAGGAAAATCATCTTTACCGAACTTCTTAACTTGGGATAAACTTGGAGTTAATTTAAAATAATTTAAAATGAGAAATATTACAAATAGAGAAATTGACAACATTGTAAAAAGAGTTTTAAAAGAAGCTCCGATTGATTATGACGGTCCAGAAAGAATGGATCCAAGTATTGAAAGAAAAATATTGGGTAAGGAAACTCCATATTCAAAACATCCGGCAATGCCAAAAATGGATAGAGATTTTGTTGAACTTATTTCTTCAAAAAGGTTTAAAGATACTGTTAGTAAATTAAGAACTATTCTACAAAGAACAACCGGAACAACTTCTCAACTTACGAGTCGTAATCCTATGGTGAGTTTATTGATGTTGGTTTCACAAGCAATCAACCAAACTTCAAGAATTGAATCTCAACATAAAGAAGATCTTGAAAATATGGCCGTTGAATTGGTTAAAAAAGAATTGGGTATTCCTTCGGGACAATTACAATTTGACGCAAAACTTGTTGGTATGGGTCAAAGTGAGTCAAATGAAAGAATGAGAAGACAAGCTGAAGAACCTTCACGAGAAGACATGACACAAGCATTTAAAAATGCGCAAAAACACGAAAATGATGTTGAGGCTTTTTTGGATGCTATGGATAATTTTGATATGGAGAGAGCAAAAAGAAGAATGATTAACGCTCTTATTGGTGGTGCAGCAAAAAAGGGACAATATATGTATCATTTGGTTTCAGAAAAATTAAATGACATTCACCCAGATTTAATTGAATATTATAGTTTATCAACTGCTATTATAGACCACTTATACTGGTTGTATCCAGAACAAACTTTAGCCGCAATGTCAGCACAAGGAGGTAGTGAAGCTGGAACATCAGAAATTGACGATACAACAGATCCACCAACAGTAATCGCAAGAGGAGTTAATTTTCCGACATTAGTTCATGAACTTATTAAAGGTGTTCACGAAATACTTGGGACACAAGGATTACCAGATGACCCAAGACAAGCTGAAATGGTTATGGCAGCTGAAGATACAGTTCCAGCTGAAGCTTGGGATTTAAAGTTAGGTCCAGTATTTTGGGAATTATTACAAAGATCATATCCAATTGACATTTTAAGTGATGAAGATAAAAAACACATTCAACTATATCTTTTTAGTAAAATAAGTGCTATGCCGGCTAAAGAATTTTTTGACTTATTTAAGGAAATTTTAGAAGAAAAACCATCTGGAAAACAAAAAATACAAAGAATGGTTGATGAACTTGTAAGAGAGTTAGAAGAAAATGACGAAGACGAAGAAGAGGACGAAGAAGATGATGATATTCTTTCTCAATTGGGATTATAAGTAATATATAAGAATAATTAAAACCCTACCAACCGGTGGGGTTTTTTATTTTTAATAAAAAAATAAAAAATATTAAATTTTATAAAATTGTAAATATTTATTAGTAAATAAACAATTTAAAAAACAAAAAAATATGCCTTTAAAAATTGATAAACTAATAGCAACCGAAGTTTTTGTTGACGGAAATGAGGTTACTGGTAAAGAAGGATCTCTTACAAACATTTGGATTCCATTACAACTGAATGGGGATCAAAGCGGTGGTGTTATTAATCTTTATGGAATTGAAAACAATTTATTTTATGGTGATGGATCAGTTTTAAATTCTGGGAACTTATCAAACCAACCTTTTTCATTCTACGAAGATAATAATGGTTTAATCCATATTGGTGTTCGCACTGATGTAGGAGGACCGGCTTAGTAAATAAATAAATAAAAATTAAAAAAATAAAAATATGGGACAAAGTTTTACAGAAAAAATATTACTTCCAAAAGGATCAACAATTGTTGAAGGAAGTTTCCAAGTTCAAGTAGGAACATATTGGATAGATGGTAATGGTGAGATTTCACAAAAATTAACAGCACAACAGTTATTAAACCAATATGGTGTGATAATTACAGCATCAAATAGGGATGAAGAATTAGTTGGAAGTCTTGGACTTTTAGAATATTCAGATATTGAAGTTGTGATTGATCAAAAACCAACTGGTGGATGTGCTTTTAAACTACAAATACCAGCATAACTAGAAAATAAACAATAAAAGAAAATTAAAAAAATGAAGACAACACCTGAAAATAGTTACATTAAATTTGATGTTAAATTACCTAATAATAAAATAATTACAGTTACAATACCTTTACGACAACCAGCGGTACCGGCTTAGTAATTATTTATTTTAGAATATTTTTAAACCCCCATCTATTATATTTGGGGGTTTTGATATTTATATTAAAATATCTTTATGGGTTTAACAAAAGAACAGGTGATGTTGGAGTATGTGAGATGTATGAAAGACACTCCATATGCTTTAAGAACATATTTACAAACATATGATAATACCGTTTCCAAATATGTACCATTAGAGTTATTTCCAGATCAAATATCACTACTTAAAGATTATGAAGATTTTGAAGAAAATATAGCTTTAAAATATCGTCAGGCTGGTGTATCAACAGTAACCGCTGCTTGGATATCAAAAAGACTGGTTTTTGCAAAAAAAGAACGACCAGAAAAAATATTGATTATTGCCAACAAACTTGATACATCAATGGAGATGGCAAATAAAATTAGAGCCTTTGTAGAACAATGGCCTTCTTGGGTTGGAACCGGATTTTCAGCTGATAAAAACTCACAAAGACACTATAAACTAACAAATGGTTGTGAAGTTAAAGCTGTTGCAACATCACGAGATGCGTTGAGGGGTTATACACCAACAATACTTGTATTTGATGAGGCGGCGTTTATCGAAGCTGATGGTGATTTCTGGGCAGCTTGTATGGCGTCCCTATCTACCGGTGGTAAAGTTATTGTTGTTTCAACACCAAACGGTTATGATCCAATTTATTATGAAATATATAATCAGGCAAATAAAGGAATTAACAATTTTAAAATTTCTGAAATGTTTTGGTGGAAAGACCCAAGATATTCAAAAGATTTATATTTAGTTCCAACTGATGATATGGTTGATTATCTACTTAATAAAGATGAAAGAGATCATTCTGGGAATATATCATTTGAGGACTCGGATCCATATAATAGGGATTATGAGAAAATAAGAGAATATTTTTCACAAGGATATAAACCATGTTCTACTTGGTATGAGAAGATGGTTAAAAAATTAAAATACGATAAAAGAAAAATTAACCAAGAGTTAAATTGTGAATTTTTAGGGTCTGGAGATAATGTATTTGACGGAAAACAACTTGATTACATAAAACAAAACACAATACAAGAAGCTCCAACAAAAATGATGGGTAATGCTCTTTGGATTTGGAAAGAACCAGTACCGGGACATAAATACATTTTAGGTTGTTTGCCACCTAGTGAAAAAGTATTAACTGATTGTGGGTTAAAAAATATTGAAGATGTTACATTAGATGATAAGTTAGTTAGTGAAAATGGTGAATATGTTAAGATTTATAATAAACAAATATACCCAGTCGTTGATGAGGATATTTTTACAATTAAGGTCGACAACACTTTTAGAAAAACGACATTCACAAAAGAACATCCGTTGTTAATAAGTAATCCAGTTTTAAAACGTAATTATAGTAAAAAACATAATTCATTAGATTTTAATGAAAGATATTGGGATTTTAATTTTAAATACACAAGGGTTGAGGAAGTTGAGGTTGGTGATTGGGTTAAAACTCCGAATATTTATAATAAAGAAATTGAAAATATATTAGAGGATAAATGGGTTATTTCTGAAAATATTAGAACCGATTTTAATATTAAATCACCATTAAAGGATAAAGATTTTTGGTGGTTTATAGGTATGTGGTTAGGTGATGGTTGTATGTATGATGTTGGTCATAGTTTTACAATAAATATCTGTTTTGATTCTAAAGATTTGTATTATTTGGATAAAACAAAAAATATAATAAAAAGATTATTTGACAGAAGTCCGTCATTTTTTGATAAAGATCAGAATAGTTATGAATTAGTGTTTAATTCAAAATTTCTATATCATTTTATATTAGAAAATTTTGGTAAATATTCATATGGTAAAAAAATATCAGAATGGGTTAAATTTATACCTAAAGAATATAAAATTGAATTGATAAAAGGTTATTTAGCTAGTGACGGTTGTTGGTTGAAAACCAAAAAAAAAGGTAAAGTAAATTCTAAAATAACATTTGTTAGTATAAATTTGGAACTATTGGAGTCAATCCAAGACATATTGTTTTCATTTGGTGTTGTTTCATCGTTAAGTAAGTTACGAAATGAAAAACAATCACAAATAAAGGGTAAAACTATAAAACATAAAGAAACATACAGTTTATCATTATCAAATCAAGATAGTTTGGATTTAATTAAAATTTTGAATAATGATAAACTTGACCCCAAATTAAATAGATTTGAGTTAAGTGATTTTAGTATTAATAATAAAAGGATTATAAGTGGGTGTCATTTTAGTAAGGATAATAAATATATTTACTTTAGGATTAAAGATATTGATAAGAATCAATTTACTGGAAATGTGTATAACTTTGAGTGTGAAACACATACTTTTATGTGTCACCACATTACCACACACAACTGTGATGTTTCTCGTGGTGATAGTGAGGACTTTTCCTCACTCCAGATTATTGATTTTGATGAAAGAGAACAAGTATTAGAATATGTTGGAAAGATCCCTCCTGATGCTTTAGCTGAAATTGCGTATAAATGGGGGATAATGTATAACGCATTTTGTGTTGTGGATATCACCGGTGGTATGGGAATCACAACTGTAAGAAAAATGCAAGAACTTGGATATAAAAACCTTTATATTGATGGTGTTGATTCTATGAATATTTGGGCTGTTAATAAAACATCGGCAGATAAAATACCAGGAATAAATTTTAATAACAAAAGAGTTCAAATTATTGCGGCATTTGAGGAATATGTAAGACATAAATTTAAAATCAGAAGTGTTCGTTTGTATAATGAGATGAATACGTTTGTCTATATAAACGGAAGGCCAGATCACCAAAAAGGACAACACGATGATCTTATAATGGGTATATCAATGGCAATATATGTTGGTGAGTCATCATTCTCAAAACTTGAAAAAGTTACAGAAAAAACAAAAATAATGATTGAATCTTGGACTGTTGCAAATAATGATAATATTGGAAAACAAATTCATTTTGATCCTGTAATACCAAATATGGGAGTTAATAACGATAGATTTAATAGAAATAATTCCGGACCGTCAAGAAGAGATTATATGGAATATGGTTGGTTATTTGGTAAAAGATAGTATTTATCTATATGGGGTTAGAAAGACGAAAAAAATCTGGCAGATTGATTGGTGGATCAAGATTGGTTGTTGATGGAGAACCAATTTATTCCGTATTAAAATTTATCCCAGATATTAAAAAAGAAAGAAAATTAGATGAATTTATTGATGGTGAAGAAATTCCAACCCCAACACCAACACCAATACCAACTTTAGAAACTTGTAGAATTGAAACACAATTTTATGAAGATATTATAACACAAGATAACTTCAAACTAGTTTGGGATATTTGTAATATAACGCCAACACCTACCCCTACACCGACACCAATACCTATAAGTTGTGACTGCATACAAGTTACATATCAATTAATAGGTGAAGAACCTGTTACGGTTAATGTAATAAAAGAACCTGAATCATATAATGGTAAAAATGTTTATTCATTCGAGGTAAATGAAGAAACCAATATAATATATTGGAGAAATGATTTTGAAGGCGATATAAATTGGGTTGTTGAAAATGTAGATGGGGAAGGACCCTTCTACCAAGCAAATTTAGAATCCGATACATTTTGTCCTTTTGGGATATACACAATACAAGAAGGTAGTATTTTTGAATCATTTGTAGTTTCTGAATGTGGTCTAACACCTACTCCTACACCAACACCAATACCTATAAGTTGTGATGAATGTATTCGTGTATCTTTTACTTATAATGGTGTTGATTATGAATATGATGTACCAAAATCAGATGAAATAGTTAATGGAAGAAATAAATATGCTTTCGATCCAGATGCTCCAGTATTTATTGAAATATTTTGGAATGAAACTTATTGGCTAATAATAATACAAGGAGTAGCTTTAGATAATATTGTTTATACAAATAGTGCTGATGTTTTATGTCCTACGTTTGATAATTGGGTTTTTGATGGTGGTTATGAAGTAGAAAACCTTGTAACAACTTTATGTTACCCAACAATTTAAGCTTAATCAATAATATCACATAAATAATTTTAAACTATTTATATAATAAATTAATTTGGTGTTAAACATTTAGAATTGAAAAAATATAAATAAATTTTAATTATGGAAAAAAATAACTTGACAATATGGCAGAAATTATCCAAAACATTTGGCCCCAACTCACTTTTGAATCTAGACCAACCAACAGTTAAATTGGATAAAACGGTTTTATTAAAAACAACAGATAAACAAGAATACGAAAAAGAAAAATTAGAATACCAACAAAGTTTATTTTTAAGTAATCAATGGCAAAAAATTGAGAATAATTTATATGCTCAAGCGGTGTATTATGAACCTAATAGAATTGCGGCTTTTTATGATTATGAATCAATGGAATATTGTATTGCGGGAGATACTAAAATCGCAACCACAGATGGTTTTATAACAATTAAAGAATTAGCCGAAAAAGGTAGAGATTATGAATTTATTACGTACGCATATGACCACAATTTAAAAAAAGTTGTTCCGGCTTTAGCTAGAAATGCTCATTATACGAGAGATGAAATGACATATAAAATTACATTTGACGACGGTTCATATATTGTAACAACATGGGAACATCAACTAATGAAAAGAGATGGTTCATTTGAACGTGTAATGAACTTAAAAGAAGGGGACTCAATGATGCCTTTTTATAGAAAATCATTTTACAATAATGAAAAATATAATTGGGTATATACTTGTAATTCAGAAGAAGGTCATAATGGATGGGTTTCGGAACATAATTTAATTGCAGAATGGTTTTATGGTAAAAAAATTAACAAAGATGAAGAAGTTCATCATATAGATTTTAACGGTAAAAATAACAAACCGGAAAATTTACAAATAATGAATATTTCCGAACATAGAGCTTATCACGCAAGATTAAACAACGAAAAATTGTGGACAAACCCAGAGTATAGACAAAAAATGTCTGAAGTTGCAAAAAGAACAGGTGAACATAGTTGGGATGGTAAGAGAAGTGGTATTAATAACCCAGCTTACTTTAAAATACCTTTTGATAGTATCATAGAAACCGCCAGAGAAATAAAAACATTAAAGGGTACTGCAAAAAAATTAAATGTATCATATAGAAAAATACAAAGAGAAATCGTAAATAGTGGGTATAAAGATTGGTCCACATTTTTAGAAGCATACGGGATTAAAAAATCAATATACGCAACAGTAAAAAGTAAGGGAAACACATTAGTATTTAATCATAAAATAGTATCAATAGAAGAAAATGGTGTCATACCTGTTTATGATTTAACAGTTCCAGGATATAAAAACTTTGCAACTGATACTATATTTTCACATAATACTCCTGAAATATCAACGGCTTTAGACATTTATTCTGAGGAATCTACAACACCAAATCAAGATGGTTATGTTCTACAGATATATTCAGAATCAAAGAGAATCAAATCAATTTTAACTGATTTGTTTAATAATGTTTTGGACATATCAATCAATTTACCAATGTGGGTAAGAAACACTCCAATTAGAGAGAATACTATGATACCATTATTAGATGGTACAGAAGTATCAATAAAAGAATTGAGTGATAGGATTAAGAATGGTGAGGAGATTTGGTCTTACTCAATACAAGATGGAACTAAAGCAATTGTTCCTAGTAAAATTATATGGTGTGACCTAACTAGAAAAAATAGTGAGTTGTATAGGGTCACACTAGATGATGGTACATATATTGACACGACACCAGATCACGAATATATGCTTAGGGATGGGTCATTTAAACGAGCTGATAAATTAACTAAAGGTGAATCATTAATGCCGTTTTACACTAAAAAAAGTGAAAAGAAAAAAGACCGAATTGTCGGTTATGAAAAGGTATTTAACCCAAGTACAGGAAAATATAAATTTACCCACACAATGGTTTCACATGAATGTGTTAGAGATTTGGAAAATGAAAAAATAATTGGTGAGCAATTTGACACACATCACATTGATTTTAACAAACTAAATAATCACCCAAAAAATTTGAGTAGAATGAGACATTCGGATCATTTTAAATTACATGTGGAACATTTTAATAAAATATTAGGTTCGCCAGAAGTTGTTAAAAAAAGAATGGATGGAATTGATAGGTATTTGCGTTCAGAAAAACGAAGACAAAGACTATCCAAAGAAATGACTGGTGTCTATAATAGATATTTTGAAAATTATAATAATAGTGAATTACATGTCAAACACAATATAATTCGTTCAAATAAAATGTTAAATCATTGGAGAGATAATAATTTTATAGAAAAAACAAAAAAGGGGATGACAATTGAAATTAATGATACTTGTTTATCGTATATTTCTAATTTAATTAAAAATTGTGAGACATATGTGGGAGTAAATGAGTTGTCAAAAATTCTCAAATCAGATAATGAGTTTATCAAACTATTCAAAGAAAATTATAAATTAAATAAAAATATCACAAAATCAATTAATCCAACAACATTAAAAAAAGTTATTTTAAGAAAAACAAATAAAAATTATTTTGATTTTATATCTGATATTAAACCAGAAATTATTTTAGATGAAAAATATATTAAAGCTAAGTCAATTTTTGAAGGAAAAACTAAAGTAAAAGTTATTAACCATAAAGTTGTTTCAGTAATTAAGTTAGATGAAACATCTGATGTTTATTGTTTAGAAGCTGTTGGTCCGAACGGAGAACATGATAGACATAATTTCCCAGTCTGTGGTTTTGATGTAAATGGTAATCATTCAAGAGAAACCGGTGTGTTTTTGTCCAACTGTAAATATGGCGATAATTTCGTTTATTTAAAATTAGACCCAGAAAAAGGTGTTGTCGGCTGTCTTCAACTACCAAACATAGAAATTGAAAGACTAGAAAGAGGAATGGAAGCCAGAACTATGAATTCGGTTTTGGGTCCTGAAGTTCAATTCAAAAATAAAAATTTAAAGTTTGTTTGGAAAAACAAAGACATGGAGTTTAACACTTGGGAAATGGCTCATTTCAGATTATTAGGTGATGATAGAAAACTTCCATACGGAACATCAATGCTTGAAAAAGCTCGTAGAATTTGGAAACAACTTGTTTTGGCTGAAGATGCGATGTTAATATATAGAACATCAAGAGCACCAGAAAGAAGGGTGTTTAAAGTGTTTGTTGGAAATATGGATGATAAGGATGTTGAGGCTTATGTACAAAGAGTTGCAAACAAATTTAAAAGGGATCAGGTTGTTGATTCTAAAACTGGTAATGTTGATTTAAGATTTAATCAAATGGCCGTAGATCAAGATTATTTTATTCCTGTTAGAGATCCAGCGGCAACTATGCCAATTGAAACATTACCTGGTGCTCAAAACTTATCGGAGATTGCCGATATTGAATATATCCAAAAGAAACTTGTAACAGCGTTAAGAATACCAAAAGCATTTTTAGGTTTTGAAGAACCGGTTGGAAATGGTGATAATCTATCATTACTTGATATTCGTTTTGCTAGAACCATAAATAAAATACAAAAAAGTATGATTGCCGAACTGAATAAAATTGCAATCATTCATTTATTTTTATTAGGTTTTGAAGACGAACTACACAACTTTACTCTAGGACTTACTAATCCCTCAAAACAAGCTGATTTACTTATGGTTTCAGTTTGGAAAGAAAAAGTTTTATTGTATAAAGATATGGTTACAGAAATTGCAAACACATTACAACCAACTTCTGCAACTTGGGCTAAAAAACACATATTTGGGTTCTCCGACGAAGAAATTAAACTTGAAATACAACAAATAAGATTAGAAAGAGCTGTTGCCGCTGAGCTAGCAAATACCGCAACCGTAATTACTAAAACTGGTATGTTTGATAATATTGATAAATTATATAAAACAGTATCGGGTGAAACTGTAACAGCAGGAGGAGCACCACCCCCACCACCAGGAGGAGAAGGAGCACCACCCCCACCACCAGGAGGAGGAGAACCAATGATGGATAGTGTAGAAAAAAGAAACTTTAACATCTTACTTGAGAGTAATGATTTGGTCGAAGATGAATATATTGATCTATCAAAAGGTCGTAATTCATTGGGTGATATTGAAAAAGAATTGGACAAATTACTAAATGGGTAATATTTATAAAAAAAAATTGTTATGAAATTTGGTTTAATAAAAAGTAGAATAGAAAATATACTAACAGAAGGTTTCACAAATAACACATTTAAAGACCAAATGTTTGTTTTTGAAGAACTTGTTTTGAAAAATAAAAACATCAAAAAATTATATTTTCTTTATGATGAACTTTCATCAAATAAAGGTCTAGACAAAAATTTGGCAGAAAGTTTTATTAACGAATGTATTATTGTATTTGAAAATACTGTAAATAAAATTACAATAAACGAAATTAAAGAACTTGAACTTTGGACTAATGAAATAAAAGGTAAAAATAATTATGAAGATATAGATAATTTATTCTCATCTAATGTTTCTCTGTTAGAAAACAAATTAAAAAGTAAAAATTTAATTTTGGAAAATTTACAAAAAAAATCAGAGGATGAGGTGGAAATTAATACATCATTATCAGAATTAGTTGAGGTTGGGAATAAAACAATAAATGATTATTTATCAACATTAAGTGAATCTGAAAAACTAAAAGTAAAAAATGTTTTAAAAGAATCTGACGACAAACTACAAGTAAAATTTGATTTATTAAAAGAAACGATTGTTGAGAAATTAACAGAACTCAAAGAAAAGGAAAATGATAATGAGGTGTTGAGTAAAATAGATCAAACAATCAATAAAGTTCAAACTGAAAATTTTGATAAGTTAAATTATTTAAAATTAAAAGAACTGGAAAAAGAATTATAAATTTAAAAACTTTTGTTTAAATTTTGCTTTATTTAAAATCTGTCTTTTTATGACAGATTTTTTTTTGTATTCTTTTCTTTCGTTTAGATGTGAGCTTTGTCTGGTTTTAATTACCTTACCTTTTAATTCCTTTAGAGCCCTTTCAATCCCACCCTTTTTAACATTTACTATTAACATATTTGATATATATCACAAAATTACATATATTTTAATAAAATAAACCGAAAATTATGAAAAATTTTTATGAAAAAAGGAAAAACATTAAAACTAACTGGTTTTAGAACATCCAAGGTTCATTATGGAACTGTAGATTCGAAAGAATTTAAATCCCTCTATTTAAACATTCAAACTTGGGTTGAACCAAAACAAGACCCCGAAAATTGGACTCGTGTTGTTTTAAATTTAACACGAGCAGTTAAACATTCCGTGTATGAGCACATTGATAAAAAAATGTTTGACGACAAATTTATTGTTGATTTGGATTTAAGAACATCTGGATTACAATTAAAAAAGAAATCATTTATGAACTTGGAGATAAATTTGTTTTTAACACAAGAAATTGATTTTAAATCTTTAAAATTAAAACGAACTCTAAAAAAATTAACAAAAGATATATATTCTGATGTCTTTTCAAATAACGAATATTTTAAATTTTATTTAACAAAAAACGGAAATTCAAAGGTTGCTGTATTAAAAACTGAAAAAACTTGATATTTATATGAAAGTAATATTAAGTAATGTCAGAATCCGTAACATATATTTATGTATTGAAAGATCCGGTTAATAATGATGTTAGATATGTTGGTAAATCTGATAAACCAAAAGAAAGGATTATTGAACACATAAGAAAAAGTAAGTATAAAAAAACATATAAAAATATTTGGATTCAAAAACTAATTAAAGAAGGTAGAAAATCATTATCTGAAAAAAGAAAAGGTGTAAAAAACCCTATGTTTGGTAAAAAACAATCAAAAAATTGTATTGAAGGTAAATATAAACAAGTAAATCAATATGATTTAAATGTTGATTTTATAAAAAGTTGGAAATCACTAAAAGAAGTATCAGAATATTTATCTATAAACCGAAACTCAATTAGGATGTGTGCAAATAATCAACGAAAGAGTGCTGGTGGATATAAATGGAAATTTAAATAAAAAAATGTATATAAACACAAAGAACGAATTAAATAAAAAATTAATTCTTATCGAATACGACGCCGGTTATATTAACCCAAAGAGTGAAAATAACCATTTCATAATGGAGTCAAAATCATTTTTGGACCACTCAAAACCATTTGAATTCTACGCTGTTTTACAAAAATATAACACACCAAATAGAAATGGAAGGGTATATCCGGAAAAAATATTAAAAAGGGAAGCCGACAATTATAAAAAAATGATTGAGAAGGGAACATCACTTTCCGAACTTAATCACCCAGAATCTTCTTTAATTGACCTTGATAGAGTATCGCATATAATTACTGATATTTGGTGGGATGGACCAGTATTGTTGGGTAAATTAAAATTACTTACCTCACCTGGTTTTCACGAAAGAGGAATTGTATCAACAAAGGGGGATATGGCCGCCAATTATTTAAGACAAGGGGTTACTTTGGGTATTTCTTCTCGTGGTGTGGGATCTTTAAAAAAAGTTGGAGAACAAAATGAAGTCCAAGACGATTTTGAATTAATATGTTTTGACCTTGTATCATCACCATCAACACCTGGTGCTTATTTATTTTTGGATAAGGGTGATCGACACAAATTTGAAGAGAATCTGGATGAAGAAAATAAAATTAGAAATCAGAGAATTTCCGGAATGGAAGAAGAAAGTCTTGATAAGACAAAAAAATTAATGGATAAACTTTCATCTTTTCTTGATAAATAAAATAAGTGTTCCTATCATTTGAAAAAAAAATAATTATGGAGCAAGGAGAAAAGTATTTTGTAGCAAAAATCGCATCAGATCTTTTGGATAGTGAATCTGGTCGTGTAAAAAAAGTAAAAGAAGAAAAATTGGTATTGGGTTATACACCAACAGATGTTGAGGCCAAAGTAACAAAAGTGTATGAAAACTACACAATGGATTGGAGAATAACATCAATAACTGAAAGTAAAATTGATGAAGTTATAGATTAAAATAATCTTTTATAATTTTTTAGAAAAGGGGATAATTTACATTATTCCCTTTTTTTATTGTCAAAAAAATGATTTTTTACAAAGTCAATATATTTATTATGAAAACAACTTAACAAATGAGTAAAAAATCAATGGTTGAAGAAGCTTTGTTACAGATTAAAAATGTTGAACAAGCTATTAACAAAAATGCAGAAGGAATACTTTCATCTACAATGAAGAAAGAAATCAGTTCTCTAGTAAAAGAATCTCTTATGGAACAAGAGGAGATTGAAAACCCTGAAACAGTAGTTGAACCTACGGAACCAGAAATGGTAGCAGAGCCAGATATGGAAGGTGAAGAACCGGAAATGATTGATGGTGATTCGGCTGACATTGAAGGTGATGAATTAGGTATGGACGATGTTGAAGAAATACCTGCTGATGATGATGAGACAGTGGATTTAACCGGAGCATCTGATGCTGAGGTATTAAAAGTATTCAAAGCTATGGGAGATAGTGATGGTATTGTTGTTACAAAAGATGACAACATTATAACACTTAACGATGGTGATGAAGAATACATAATTAAAATAAATGAACAATTAGAAAAAGAGAACATGGAAAAAGAATTAGAAGAAATGTTTAGTGAAGAGTGGGAAGATATGGATGATTTCGACTTTGAAGCTGAAGAAGAAGAAGAAGAAGAAGATATGTCTGATATTTTTGATTCGGAAGAAGACGAAGATGAAGAACTTTTTGAAATGGATGATTTCGATTTTGACTCAGAAGAAGATGATATGGACGACCTTGACTCAGAAGAAGATGATATGGACGACCTTGACTCAGAAGAAGATGATATGGACGATTTCGACTTTGAAGCTGAAGAAGAAACAATTTACGAAATTGAAATGGACGAATTGGAAGAGGAAGAAATGGAAGAAGAAGTAATGTACGAATCTAAATCTTTCAAACCAAAAGGTAGAATTGGTAAAGTTAAAAAAGTAGATTACACTTCAAACACTAAAGGTGGATTTGACGAAAAGAAAAAAGAGGCATTCGGTAAAGGTACTAAAGCTGTTGGCACCGGTAAAGCAAAGTTTGAGTACAAAGATGGTGAAAATCTTGATGGTGATTTTAAAGTAAAACCAAAAAAGGTTGAAGCTAAAGAAGCTTCAAGATTCGTTAAATCAATTGACAGAAAAGTTAAAAGAGGTTTAATGGCTGCTCCAAAACATTTAAAAGAAGAAGTTGAAGAATTAAGAAGTAAAAATGATGAATACAAAAAAGCTCTTGATTTGTTCAGAACTAAATTAAATGAGGTTGCAGTATTTAACTCTAACTTGGCTTACGCTACAAGATTATTCACAGAACATTCAACAACTAAACAAGAAAAAATCAATATTTTAAGAAGATTTGATGATGTTGAAAGTTTAAAAGAATCTAAAAATCTTTATAGAATCATCAAAAATGAAATTTCTAACACTTCATTAACTGAAGGTGTTTCATTAAATGAGTCAATTGAAAGAAAAGTATCTAAAGCACCTGCTTCTGGATCTGCTGTTAATTTGATTGAATCAAAAACATATGAAAATCCTCAGTTCTTGAGAATGAAAGATTTGATGACAAAAATAAAATAAATAAAAAAAAAATAAACTTTTTTAAATAACCGTATATTTATTTATACATAACAATAAAAATAAAGCTAAAAAAATAAAAAAAATGGGAGCATTATTAGAATCAGGTCTTGTTGGTAACATTGGGTTGAAACACCTTAAAGTTATTAAAGAAGATACAATTAACAAATGGGACAAATTAGGGTTCCTAGAAGGTCTTAAAGGCCACCTAAAAGAGAACGTAGCACAGTTATATGAAAACCAAGCTTCTCACTTGATTAACGAAGCAACTTCAGAAGGTTCAAACGGAGCTTTTGAAACAGTTGTTTTCCCTATCGTAAGAAGAGTTTTCTCTAAATTGTTAGCTAACGACATCGTATCAGTACAAGCAATGAACTTACCTATCGGTAAATTGTTCTACTTCGTACCTCGTATCCAAGGATATAATCCTCTTGAAGCTGGGAACGCACATTATCCACCAATTGGTTCACCAAACAATTATGAAATTCCAGAAGCTCTTGGTGCTGGTTATCCACCTGCTGCTGGTTCATACAAAAAGAATCTTTATGACTTATTTTATGAAGGTGCTGAAGCTAGTTTAGATCCTGCTGGTTTATTTGACTATTCAAAAGGAAAATGGTCTGCAGTTACTGTAGCTACTGATGTTATTAAGTGGAGTGCTGATGGTGGTTTAACTACTTCAGGTGCTGTTCAATCTTACCTTGATAAAGTTAATGTAAGAAAAGTTCTTTTACAACTTTGTAATTTTAGAACTTTAGGTGAAGGTGCTGGTAAATTAATCGGACCTGACGGAAACGAAGTTGATACTGAAACTTTCCTTTCTGACCTTAAAATCTTCGCTAACGCAGAAATTAGTGTTGAGGACGAAGCTTGTCAAATCGTTGTTGGTCAACCACTTTTATTTAGAGTTGTTACTCAACAATATGGTAAAGGAATCGTAAATTACGGTTCTAAAAAAACAACTTCATTCCCTGATAGTGGAAATGGTGGTTCTTACTATGACATCTGTGATGCTGAAGGTTGTATCTACTTAGAAGTAGATCTTTCTTGTCCAGCATGTGCTACTTGTGGTGCTGACACACTTGATGGATATACTGGAACAACATTAAATGAAGAAGGTTTTGGTGCAAATGCGTTCACTGCTGTATATAGAACTTACGAAAACTTGGAATTCCAAGATGAAATCGGTGAAGTATCTTTTGATCTTGAGTCAGTAACAGTTTCTGTAACCGAAAGAAAATTAAGAGCTCAATGGTCTCCAGAACTTGCACAAGATGTTGCTGCATTCCATAACATCGACGCTGAAGCTGAACTTACTGCTTTACTTTCTGAGCAAGTTGCTGCTGAAATCGACAGAGAAATCCTAAGAGACCTTAGAAAAGGTGCTGCTTGGACTTTGAGATGGGATTACAACGGATGGAGAAGATTGAACTTAACAACTTCTTACACTCAAAAAGATTGGAACCAAACATTGATTACTGCAATCAACCAATTGTCTGCACAAATCCACAAATCTACTTTAAGAGGTGGTGCAAACTGGATTGTTGTATCTTCTGAGGTTTCTGCAATCTTTGATGATTTAGAATACTTCCACGTATCTAACGCATCTCCAGAGCAAGATCAATACAATATGGGTATTGAAAGAGTTGGAACATTAGCTGGTCGTTACCAAGTGTATAGAGATCCTTACTTCCCACCAAACACAATCTTGTTGGGTCACAAAGGTACATCTTTACTTGACACAGGTTACATCTACGCACCGTATGTGCCTCTTCAATTAACACCTACAATGTATAACCCATTTAATTTCACACCAATTAAAGGGATTATGACAAGATACGCGAAGAAAATGGTTAATAACCGTTTCTACGCTCGTATCACTGTTGATGGTGTTCGTACATTTGATTTAAGAGAATTGAGATAATCAAAATCTTAAAAATATAAGGAAAAGGTCAGAGAAATCTGACCTTTTTTATTTGGTGTAAAATTGAATGGATTATAAATTTATTTTTTATATAATTATACATATGAAAACAATCCTATCTAATGATGATATTTTGGAAATCATTTCTTTATATCAAAATCAAATTCCCAGTACTCATAAATTAGCAGAAAAATTTAAAGTAGGACATAAAAAAATTTCACAAATTTTAAAAAATAACAATATTAAAATTAACAAAAAAAGAGGTCAAGTAAAAGATTTCCAAACTTTAGAAATCGAATCTGTAAAGACAAAAAAATATGAAACAGATGAATATGAATTTGTTGCTGTCTGTAAAAAAACAAAAATAACTATAAATGATCCAAACAATTTATCTGGTAAATTAACAAAACATATAATTGAGAACTATGGTGATGTTAATATACCCATTAATAATTACCAAAGAAAAAAATATGAAATACAATATGGTAAAAAATGGTATGAAGAATATTTTGATATAATAAAGAAGGAAAAAAAAGAAATAAGAAAATGTTCGTTATGTAAATGGGAAACAACTGATATAAACAACAAAACCGGTTGTTTTGAGCAACATATCATTAAAACACATAATATTACAATTAAAGAATATCTTGATGAATTTCCATTGGAATATAAGTTTCATCCAACTCTTGTTAAGAAGAGTGAGTTAAATAAAAGTGAAAATATTGTTGTTTGTCAAATTTGTAATGAAAAAATGAAATCAATAACAAACACACATTTGAAAAACAAACACAATATGGATATTGAGGAGTATAAAATGAAATTTCCAAATTCAAAAATCGTATCTGAAACAACCTCAAAAAAATTAAGTGAGTCCACAAAAATATTAAATCAAACATTGGAACCAACTTGGACATCAAAAGGTGAATCCGAAATTAAAGAATTTTTGGAGACCTTGGGGTTTGATGTTGTTAAGGGTAAAAATAGAAAAATATTGGAAGGTAAAGAAATTGATTTGGTAATTCCTAGTTTAAAAATTTGTTTTGAATATGATGGTTTATATTACAATACCGAAAAGATGGGTAAAGACTCAAAATATCATTTAAATAAAACAATTGATTGTTTTCTTATGGGTTATAAACTATATCACATTTATGAAGATGAATGGGTTAAAAATAAAGAACTTGTCAAAAATAAAATCAAACATATTCTAAATAAAAATGATGGGATAAAAATTGGGGCGAGACAAGTAAAAATAAAAAATATAACTAAGGAACAAAAAACCAATTTTTTGAATGATTTCCATATACAAGGAAATGATAAATCTGATATATTTTATGGTGCATTTTATGGGGATACAATGGTTGGTGTCATGACCTTTAATAGAAAAAGAAATATGACCAAAACACAAACCGGTGAGTTTGAATTGTCCAGATATTCAACAAATTCTGGATTTATTGTCAATGGTTTGGCTTCAAAAATCCTTAAAAAATTTATAAAAGAACATAACCCAAAACAAATTATTAGTTTTGCTGATAGAAGATGGACAATTAGTTCAGAAAATAATTTATATACAAAATTGGGATTTAAACTTACATCAGTTGTTAAACCATCTTACTATTACTATAGTTCAAAAATTAATAAATACAAAAGATTTCATAAGTTTTCTATGGGTAAAAATAATTTGAAAAAAAAATATCCCAACCTTGATTTCACCAAATCTGAATCACAATTAACTGAAGAACTTGGATTTGATAAAATATGGAATTGTGGGTTATTTAAATATGTTTTGGATTTAAATATATAATATTAATTCAAATCCAAATATTGTTCATTTATTTAGTAAAAAATTTTGATAATGAATAATCTTATTTATATTTATATATATAACTAAATCACTATGAAAACAATATTATTTTTATTTTTAATTTCATTATCCTTTTTTGGTTTTAATCAGTGTAACCAATATCTTATCTACGAAAGTTTTTCATCGTCTCTACCAACCCAACAAGGCACTTGGGTTAATACATCTGTTTTATATGGTACTACAGCATCGACGGCTCGTACTGGTGTGAGTTATTTAACATTTAACGCCGTAAATGACGCTATGCGATTACCACAAATAGCAAATCCTGGTGTTTTTAGTTTTTATTACCGAAGAAGTTCCACATCAACCGGTACTCCGAAATTTTCAGTTGAAACCTCAACCGATGGTTTAGTCTGGACTGAACGGTTAGCTGTCACATCATTTTCAACAACATATACTCTTGCTTCGGTTGATTTGGGTGCATTGGGTTTAACAAATATTTTTATACGAATTGTTGATAAACGAGCGTCAGGTAGTGCTGAAAGATATGTTGATGATTTGGGTTTGACATCAACGGATGCTAGTGAAAATACACTAATTCCTTTTTTAGCCGCTTGTAATCAAACACTAAATGTGAATTACACATATACAATAACAGATAATCTAGGACCAGCATCTGGTAATTATGGTGGTACGGGTGGAAACGGTTTAAATAGAACATTGACATTCACACCATCTGATGCGACAAAAAAATTAAAGCTTTCTTTTACTAGTTTAGATTTGGAAACAAATTATGATTATTTATATGTTTATGATGGTCCCAACACTTCAGCAACACTTGTGGGGACTCTTACTGGTACGACAACACCAGCAGATATTACGGCAACCAACGCAAACGGAGAACTAACATTAAGATGGACAACGGATGTTTCAAACACCGGTTCTTGGGGTGGATTTATTGCAACATTAAGTGTGCCAATTGGTCTTCCAGTTGAGTTATTGTATTTTGAAGGTATTGCATACCCTACACATAATGTTTTAAAATGGGCAACAGCTTCGGAACATAACTCATTTTATTTTGACATAGAACGATCAACAAATGGAATTGACTGGAAAACAATTGGTATAAGTCCGGCCGCTGGAAATTCAAATACTCATTTGGATTATTCTCATTCGGATAAAATTGATCAATTTACAATTCATTATTATAGGTTAGTCCAATATGATATTGATGGATATTTTAAAATATATGGACCAATTGTTTTGAATAATGAAACCAAAACTAAAACAGTGATTAAATATGTTAATTCATTAGGACAAGAAGTAGGATTTGAATATAAAGGCGTTCTATTTGAGATATACGAAGATGGAACTTCTAAAAAAATTATTAGATAATTCTATTTTGAAACCACTCTAATTGCTTTTGAAATTACTTCAGTTTCACCTATTGTGTATGCTCCTCTACTATATGCTGCTTTAATGGACTCTATTAAATAATATGTTGCAGCTTCTTTTTCCATTGTTGTAAGGATTGCATCCAAATGTTCCTCATTTAGAAGTTCAATCGTCCCAAATAAATTACCAAAGTTTGTTTTTGTGTTTTCCATATTTTAAGATATTTATAAAATAATGATAAGTGATATAAGGATAAAAGAAATAATAAGGGAGGCAACATCATCTGGTGGGAGTAGAGGTTCTTATATCGGACCTTTGGTTCCCGGAGTTAGAAAATTTAAAGACACACAAAATGGTCCTTATATAAATCCAGTTTCAAACTATGACTCACCAGAGTTAGAATACGACAGTTATGATGGAAAAATGGATACACCTAAAAATAAAATAAAAAAAATTGAGGGGATAGCAAAAAAAGTTACAAACTATATGAAAAAACACCCAGATGTTTTTACAAGTGATGACGATGGGAATAATATAAATGCAACACCAGGAAAAAATAAAAAAATTGTCCCAATAAATGAAGCAAATTCATCTGTTACTGCTGGTGAATTTAATGGACCATTTTCATTAGGTTTAAAAAAATGGCCAAAATCAACACTAACTCCTTTTGATTATGTGGTTGATCATCACACAAATCACCATGCAAAAAAATCAAATCTAAAAAATAATAAAAAAAGTAAAACATATTATAAAGGTTCAGAATTTTTTAAAAAATTAAAAGATGATACACATCCCACACACACAATAAATGAAGATTTGGCGGTTTGGTTTGGAAAAAAGAAAAAACCAAAGGGTTCATCACAACCAAAGGGACCTTGGGTTGATATTTGTCGGAAAGTTGATGGAAAACATCCACCTTGTGGTAGAAAAGATGCCGACACCGGATCTTATCCCAAATGTAGAGCAGCTGGTGTTGCCGGTAAAATGTCCGATTCACAAAAGAAAGCAGCTTGCCAACAAAAAAGAAGAGCTGAGAAAAAAGATCCGCAAAGTGGTAAGGGACAAAAACCAGTTATGACATCATATAAATCCAAAAAGGAATCAATTGATTCCTTGGTTGGTAGAATTATCAGTGAGATTAGAAACTCTTTCTAGAATATTGTGTAGAGAATTTTTAATTTGAGAATTTATTGTGTCCTCATAATTTAATCTTCTTTTTTCTGTTTCCGTATCAAAGACATAAGTAATTCGTTCCCAATCTCTTTTTGATAATTTTACATCGTAGTGATATATGTGATTTGTTAAATCAACTCGACCATCATTCATTGTGATGAATATATCCATTTCTTTGTTCTCCAAATATCTTTTATTCGACATTGGGGCAATCATAAATTTTGTATTTTTGTGTTTGATTGCTTTAAGACATATAAGAAAACAAGTCTTTTCATAAGAAGATATTTCTTCTTCTTGGTTTGCAAAATTTACACCACCTTTTTTTGACCAAATGTAAAATTTTAATTTTAATCTTTTGAAAAACCTCTCAACTTTAGACATCATAGTTTATATTTTTATTGATTTATTCTACAAATATAAACAAAAGAATTGAATCTAAAAATTAAATTTTAAAAATTATTTTTTTGTCCACTTACCACCTTTAGAATTGTACCTCTTTACTGCAGCACCATTACAATACGCACTTGGACAAACATCATATCTAGCCCTAGCCCAAGCTAAAGATTGTTGCCATAATTTTTTATTAGTTGCAACATTCTTTTTCTTTTTACCTTCCATCATCATATCCTCATCATAATCACCATCTTCACCACCTTCGGTTTCATTCATTAAAAAATCAAATACTTGATCCATATTATTTTTGGCTTCAGCAATATGATCTTGAGCCCAATCGTGTCCGTCTTCTAAAATAGATTCTACCTCATTCTCGTCAAGGTCAAGAAGTAACTCACATTGTCTTTTCATTTGCTCAAGGTTAGAAAAGAACATATATCTTGTTGACCTTTCTTCTTGTTCTTTTAAAACTTTTTTTATTATTCTATTTAAATTCATAACTATTAACTATTAAGCCCATCTACACCACCAAGGGTAATCATATTTAATTGTGTAACTGATGTTCCATATCCATCTGTCCATACCGGATGTGGGGGTGTAATTTGATTTAGAGTTATATCACCAGTTGTGAAATCATTACAAATCTCACAAACTAAAACTTCAGTATTTGCACTTCTTGGTATATTACCAGTACAAGTACAGTCGGTGAAAGATCCACTCACTAAAAACGGTGCTTCAAAATCATTATCCTCAACCGCAATCACATTAAAACACAATTGTCCTTCCCAAAATGGACCTTCAATCGTATAATATTTACCAATTGGATTTTCATAAAAGAAATTAGCATTTACGGGTCCCAATAATTCACTATCGGTACATGCACTTACAATATATGACCAGTTATTATCTTGATAACATTCTAAACAACTATCATACATTACAACAGAAGATATACCTTCTTCTATTGAATCTGTGGATTCTGAAATAACCGTAAAACAACCAGAGTTTGTTTCACCAGTAAAATTGACATAATATATATCACCTATTGTTATTGTATTTTCTCCTGGATTAACAACAATATTAATTAAATCATCACAACTTTTTATTAAAAAATTTGCCATTTTATATTTTTTTATTTTTTATTCACTATTTAAATTTTTATCTGTTTCTTATAAGTATTTGCTAATCCAAAAGAAATCATTTTTAAAATTATTATATAGTCCTCCAATCATTTGATGGATTAAAATAAATAACATTATTTCCCGAATCAATTTGATAACCAACAATTCTAACTACGTCACCAGCACCTATTGGTGCGGTTGCAGTAATTGCTCCATCGGTTGTTGATACATATAAAATCGCACCAGTTGCCTCTGTATATGTTGCAGATCTAACATAACCTCTAATTAACATACCAGCACTTGCAGTTGTACCTAAAGCTATTGCTAAAAGTCCTGTTGATCCTGATACTGAGTCGGCATCGGCAATAGTCCATACTGAAGAACTATTTAAATAGTATAAATTACCTGCAGTTAAACTACCTGAACCAAAGGTAACAATATCACCATAACCACTAACAGATGATGTTAATCCAGTTACTGGGTTGTGAACAAATTTGTAATCACCAGCCACATCTAACTTTCTCGTTGGGTTTGACGTACCAATACCGGTGTTTCCTGTTAGAGTGTTAAATAACACATTACCTCTTACTGTTTCAATAGCTGTTTCAGTAAATGCACTTGTTGTTGCAGAAATTATTGGATTATAATAAATTCCTCTTAAACTTAAAGATCCGCCTGTGTAGTTTATGGTTGGGTCTAATACTAATAGATTACCATTTGTTGTACCAACAATCATATTAGCCTCTGGACTAATTTTTACTGAATTTATTGTAGATGTTGCCGTAGTTCCTGTGCCGCCATTCCAAGATGTACGACCTTGAAGTATAATTCCATTTATTGTAGTGTTATTCTGTATTCCTAAACTATTATCAATATTAAACCCATTTAAATTTCTACCGATTAGTCTAGAAGGGTTACTAGTGTTGGATGGATGTTGGTTGATAAAAAAATCTCCATTGGCAACAATTTCAGGTGCTGTAATAAAAATCCTATTTGAAGGTCCAAATGTAATATTTTCGTTACTTCTAAAATCATGGTTAATTCTAAATGTGGAAGCTGCTGTTTGTGCGATAGTAAGTGTTGTTCCAGTTATTCCTGAAATGGGATTACCATTTCTATAACCAAAATATCTTGAATCTGCAAATTTTATACTACCACCACCATTACTACCACCAGGATTTGTTGATCCGCCACCATCAATAACCAATGTTTCATCTATTGGCATTGTTGTTCCGGTTCCTATATAAACTCTCCCAGTACTTCCGGAAATTAACATCCTTGTCTGTCCAGAAGTTTTAAAGGTTAGGTTTTGATTATCGTTAGTTCCAATATTAATTGCGGTACCTAAAGAGTTACCGTTTTGAAGTATTGATGTTCCTTGCCAAGGTATCCAATTATTACCATCAAACCTATATGTTGTTAAAGTATTTGTTACAAATACAATATTATCTGTTACCGCTGTTGTGTATGACCAGTTAGGTGATGATGTTCCCGTATATTCTGCGATTTGATTGTTTCTTGTTGACCAACTACCCGTACCACCACTTATTAGATATCTATCACCAATATTTACGGTAGTAGCACTTGTTCCTGTTATTGAGATTACAGGATCTAATTCACTACTTGTTGTAGACCCTAAAGCCCTCCATTCAGTATTACCACTAGTATCAATTGCTGTTAAAACATATCCAGCAGTTGAACCTGATGTTACTCTTAATGTTTGTGTTCTAGTATTACCAGTTACAGTTAAGTTTCCATTAATATTTGTTGTAGTAGCAGTTAAACCTTGTAATGAAGTATTACCAGTAACGGTAAGATTTCCATTAATTATTCCAGAAGTTCCGGTAAATGATTGTAAAGAAGTATTACCAGTAACGGTAAGATTTCCATTAATTATTCCAGAAGTTCCGGTAAATGATTGTAAAGAAGTATTACCAGTAACTGTTAAGTTTCCATTAATATTTGTTGTAGTAGCAGTTAAACCTTGTAATGATGTATTACCACTAACAGTTAAATTTCCACCAATACTTGTATCACCAGTAATAGTATATGATCCTGGTAATGTTTTACTATTAACCCATAAATTATCACCAGAGTTTGCAC